AGCTCCAGCTCCAGCTCCAGCTCCAGCTCCAGCTCCAGCTCCAGCTACTCCTCCTCCTCCTCCTCCTCCTCCAGCTCCAGCTCCAGCTCCAGCTCCAGTTCCAGCTCCAGCTCCAGTTCCAGCTCCAGCTCCACCTCCAGCTACTCCTAGACCTGGTGAAGAACCAGCTCCAGCCCCAGCTCCAGCCCCAGCCCCAGCTCCTTCAGGTCCTTCAGGTCCTTCAGGTCCTTCAGGTTCTTCAGAACCAGCTCCAGCTCCAGCCCCAGCTCCAGCCCCAGCCCCAGCTCCAGTTCCAGCCCCAGCCCCAGCTCCAGTTCCAGCCCCAGCTCCAGCTCCAGCTCCAGCTCCAGCTCCAGCTCCAGCTCCAGCTCCAGCAGACGACCCAGATAACAGACCATATTAATATATTTGTTATACCATACCAATTACTAATGTAATGATATCTATTTTATTCAATTATAATTTTCATATTATAATTGATATTTGTTTGTTACACATTCCATGTAGAAATAAAATTAACTAGTCGTTTTATAATTTTAAACGTTATTGATGCAGCGATTTTATCGGAATAAGAAATTGTATTCGATGCAGAATTTACATACGTATAGTTTTTTACTAATACATGATTTTTGTTAATTAATTCACATATAGTCTCAATGCGATCAAAATCAACAACCTCTGCTGTAATAGGAACCTGGTTTGGTTTTGTTTGGTTAAGCGGTTTTGATTCAAATTTAAAAAAATTAGGTGTTCTGATTAATTTTATATTCAAATAAGAATATGTTTGTGGAATCCCAAGATCCTTAAAAATATGTTTCATGACAATTAATAAGTTGGACTCGTTATCATTTAATTTTTCTATTTCCACTAAATCATAAATATCTGGGTTCAAATCATGTAATGCCTTGATAAGATCAAAATTGATAATATCTGCTAGATTCAAATTTTGATTTTTTATATCAAATGTTGTATAATAACATTTATTATCAAGTTTTTCAAAACAAAACCCATCCTTTTTCATAATTATATTTGGTTTTCTATCATCAAGATCACTTTCAATCATAATTAAGATTATAATTGAATAATATTTTTTTACGCTATAAGTTACTCAAACCCCGCCTCTCAATCTAAGCACTAAATGAAGAGTGCTTTCCTTTTGAATATTGTAATCCGATAAAGTTCTACCATCTTCCAACTGCTTTCCAGCGAAAATCAATCGCTGCTGGTCAGGTGGGATTCCCTCCTTTTCCTGAATCTTCTGCTTGATATTCTCAATCGTATCTGCAGCTTCTACATCCAACGTGATAGTTTTACCAGTGAGCGTTTTAACAAAAATTTGCATTCTTTGTATTATATAAGATTGTTATTTTTCTAAATACTTTTTATACAATTCGAGTACCTTTCTTGTTTGCTCTGTATAATCACATATCGGTTTTGGGTATATATCTACATTGTAATTTACATTCCATGTATGTATATATTTTTTATCAACATCTTTTAATTCGGGTATCCATGTTTTTATATAAATACAATCAGGGTCGTGTTCTTTCGATTGTAACCAGGGATTAAAAATTCGATAATATGGTTGCGAATCTGCTCCTCCACCCATTACCCATTGAATATTTCCATTATTATTTGCAGGATCATAATCAACCAGTTTACTTGCAAAGTATTGCTCTGCTTCTCTCCAATCAAGCAGCAATGTTTTAATGTAAAAACACATCGTTATTAATCTTGCTCGATTGTGCATATATCCAGTCGTATTGAGTTGACGCATCCCAGCATCTACGATTGGAAACCCCGTTGTTCCGTTGCACCACGCATCGAACCATTTTTTATTTGTCTTCCATTTTATTTTATCATAATTAGAGTTCAATGACTTTCCAAGTACTTTGGAATTTGCAAGTAGTATATTAGCGTAGAAATCTCTCCAGTGTAATTGTCTAGTAAATGGTTTGTTATTTATGAAATTATGATACACTTCTCTAACGGAAACACAGCCAAATTTTATATATGCACTTAGCATACTTGTTTGGGTTGTCAAGTCGTTGCGGTCAGAAGGATACACTACCGATTTCATCCTCTTGAGAGCCTCTTTGCGTCCACCATGAACAGCCAGCATTTTATTTTCATCAACATACTTTGACCACATTTGTTCGAGAGAAACATGTGGTGGGTGGGTAAGTGATGCGAAATTAGCGATGGTTGCGTTATTTGGCACATGTACTTTGGTCTGGCTAGCCTTGTCATAGTAGGGTGTGAATTTCTTATATGTTTCACCGCCGTTATTTGTGATGGTATTTGGTTCGTGCAGATAATAATCGAATGCTGTTTCGATGTCGACACCATGTTTGCTGCAAACCTTGACAATTTCGGTATCACGCTGAATAGCATACGGAGTATAGTCTAAATTATATCCGACTACGTCAATATCCATGTGTTTTATACACATTTCGACCACGCTGTCATTGACACCATAAAAGAAGAGAAGCGTACCACCCTTTTTTGCAATCGCGTCTCTCAAGTCAAATAGGGATTCCATCATAAATTGAATAGCATTATTTGATCTGTATTTGTTTTTATTTGTTATCTGTTCTGGTGTAAATATGAAGATAGGTATGATATTTTTACAATGATTTGACAAGTGGATTAAACCAGTATTGTCATTCATGCGAAAATCTCTTCTAAAAATAAACAAGCCATTATTGTATTTTTTACTTTTCATTCCTGTTATATTCTATCTATATTCTAATTGTTTCAAATTTGACCAGAAATCATTGTTTTTCTCTTTAGCCTTTTCTAGTTGCTGTGCGTAATAAAATGCAGTCGATACACTTTCGGTATCTTCTTTGTGTTTGCTACTATTGAGTATTTTCATGGCTTCATCTTTATCTAGCGGGTTGATACTTGTTCTCGACATTTTATATTCTTCGACAGATCCATACTTTTGTGTATTGTGATAATCTTCTTCGGTTACTGGTATGACACTCTCTCGATATGCTTGTCTCAAATCAGAATATGTATCTGATGTAAAATTGGTTGCTTTTCCTAAAACTGAACCAGAAAATACTCGAGATGTGTTATCGTTTACGCCGTCATATTGGACAATAGATTTGACCTGTTTCTTTTGTTGTTCAAAAACGCTCGCCATATCGGCTTTGGACACTTTTCCAACGTCACAAACATCGTCATCAGATTTTAACCAGTCTCCATATCCCTCACCATTTTGATCTTCCACTGAATGCTGTTCGAATTGTTTGTTAAACCACGAATTAAACTCTTTTGTGTTTTGAAATTTTAATTTATCAAGTAGATCGCTCTTTTCTTGGTTGAAAAACGAATCGGTTGTCTTGTTTTTTGGTTTGGATTTGTTCTGAAATTCATATATTCCAAATAATCTGCGATATGCTTGTGAATAAAACAAGAAATATTTTGGGTCTAGTTTTGACTTATCGGGATGAGTTTTCAATACAATTTTTTTTGCCATTTTCATTGTTTCTTCATTTAGATCTTGAATATGAAACAATTGAAACAAATCGTCAACCGAATAATTATTTATTTCTAGGTCTACACCTTGCATTTTATTTTACTTTATAAAATAAAATATCATTTACTACAAATATCGAGTTATTATTTATTTTTGTTGTTTGTTAGTTATCTAAATATCAAGACTAATGGTGTTGCTCTCCGACTTCTTTCGGCGACCACTGCGTTTCGGCATATTTCCACCACCTTGCAACTCCTTCATGTCATTAATACTGATCGTACTGCTGTCATTCTGTGTCTCTTGAATATTGATCGTCTTAGTTTTCAATCCCGATAAAATATCAGAAATGTCGCTGGGTCCCTTCATTTCGGCTCTGGGAGGAGGACGTCTCGTCTTGTCGTGCATCTCATTCAACTTGATACCATCATCCATTCCGTAGCTGTTATTCCCGGGGCGATTTCGAGTATTCTGCTGCGTTTGGGTAGCCATAGGCGGAGGAGGACCGGCACCACTCGAACCCTCATTCATCATATTGCTCATGAAACCAGACAAATTGGGACTGCTCTGAGACATGGAATTAACAGCAGCCGTCTGGAATGAACGCATAAGATCGGGGTTCTGTCTCAGAATATCGTCCATACCAGGCATGGCACTCTTGAACATGGTGTTTGTCATGTGAACCATCATCGCACTTCCACCAAGCTGGAATAAAAGCTTGAGCTCTGGTGCCATCGTAGCCTTCGACTTGTACTTCTCATGCAACTCTCCAAAAATATCATCATAATCAGTAATATTCTCACCGATCTGCTCACTCCATCCGTCGAGTTTAATGTCGAACGGGTCAAAACGACCATTGAGAAATTCCATTCCATTGATAACCGCCATTAACATGTTACCCTGGAATTTGACAGCATTCTGTTTGGATTTCTCTTCCATAATTGTCTCATACTCGCCCTGCATCTCCATGAGTGACGATTCCATAGTATACTTCTTTGATAACTCAACACCCTTCTTCTCCAATGCCTCGAGCTTTCTGACATACTTGAATTTTTCACGCAATAACTCCTCGCGACTCATTTGAGACGTGAATTCCTTATCGGGATTCATCGGGATATTATTGAATTTTCCGTACCCATCCCACGTCTTAGTGTCATCAGCCGTTCCAGCAGTGGACTGGCCGATGGATGGGCTCTGAGAATAACCTGACCTACTATCAGATGAACCATTGTTATCGCTAAATGAAACACTCGGTTTATCGTCGAAAGAAATCTTTCCATTGAAAAGATCTGACTTAGGTTTGAAACTCATATCAGAGAGTTCATTCAGTTCATTTTCTAAATTAGTCAAATCATCTAAACCAATGTCACTCGATTTTTTTGATGAATCTTTTACTCTGTCGTTCATTAGTAGTTCGATACCTCCTCCGAAGTTAGTAGAAGATTTTTTGAACGACATATCACTTCCGAAATCATTTAGCTCGATAATATCATCCATTAATAAGTAATAAGAACATATATTTTTAAGTTCTACGAATTATATATATTTCAACCTTTTCAACCTTTGGAAAATCAACCTTTGGAAAAGGTTGAGCCAAATATAAGAGAAACTATAATTATAACTTCTTGCTCGATATATACCACATTCCTTGTAAAAACGAATCCGATAAATCATCCTTTTTCTTGTGTGAATCAAAAAATACAATCTGATCATTGAAATGATAGTCTGTTGTAATGAGCTCTGTGCATTTTTTTATACCTAGCTGTTTTCTATCCTTGTAATTTATCTTTCCACCGCCTTTGCATCCTTCCAGCTCGTTCGTATTTAAATCCTTCAGTTTATTTATAGAAGAGACAAACTCTATGTTCTCTACAAAAATACCACACATGATAAAGTATTGTGTTACCATTCCTTGCACTGATTTCATGCGATTTGCAATCGGACTTATTTGATTTTCAATAATAACATAATCAATCACTTCTTCGCCCGAAAATAATATATCAAATTTGGTTTTTATATTTGTTCCAATTGTGATCAAATCAACTCTTGACGCATTTGTAGTTTTTATCTCGTCAAAACAATTGGCCTTTACATGGTCGTTGATTATTTTTAATAACTCTGGTTTCTTATCTTGTGGCGAATAAACAATATTGTACTTGTCAGCAAGTGTCTGTAACTGACCTATTTTATTTTTTGAGAGAGAAGTCAGCTCTTTATTAGGAATATCATACGTTTGTTTCTTAGAATGTTTAATGCAACAGAAGCAGTCATTCTTCTTGTATTTTGCATTTTTTGTGCACTTGATACCCTTTTTGTCGATAAAACCGCAAATAAAGGTATCCATTTCACATATATTAACAACGTCCCATGATTTTATTTTGAAACCATCTTCAACGTTATTTTTTTCTAAGAGACAAAACGCCAAATTCTTTATTCCTATATCTATGCTTAGGACTTTCATTCTAACATAATAAATTATAAAATTATTATGTTATATTTTAAGTTACTTATAAATTTGTTAGCGTCGACAAAACATTAACATACTTACATTGCATTTGTGTTCACGTATAATCGCTCTTCTGACAGATACTGAACGTGCACCGACACCTCCTATAGTTAAAATCTTCTTCATATACTATACATAAAGAAATTAATATTTACATATGATTATGATATGAATTTATTTATATGATTTATCTATCTTGTTGATTCGGTTGAATCGTAGGAGCAACCATTCTCGCATTCAACTGCTCCCGAGACATGTAAGGAGCCTTCAAATCACTCATCTGATAAGGTTTGCTGCTGTCGAATACTGACTTGTAAACATAAGGATTAGAACTCTTCGAGTTGTCAAACTTCAAACTAACATCAAGCCCACTATCATGCTCGGCCTGTAGAGAATTAAATTTCATAATATTCATTCCATTCTGTTGCATATATTGACGATACTGCCAATTGCTGGTAATCGCCGCATTTTCTTGAATGCGTTTATTTACTGCGGCATCGGGTTGCCATGACGAAAAGTTGCGTCCGTCACTCATTAACGGCGGGCGATTTGGTAAAAAATTGTTCATGATATATTATGACATTATAATAATATTTTCAACAGATCGTTTTTTTTAAGTTTGATTGCGTTTTCAATTCCCTTTTCGGAAGCAATCTGTCTTAATTTAGCAACAGGCATCTGTTTGTAATCAACTTCCTCGGTTTGATCAGAAGAAGTCATTTGATCCTCAACATTATCAGATAAAACCCCATCAATAGGAGCATTCAATTTCAAAACTTTGATGTTTGGTTCGTCCTCTTCGTCGCTGTTAACAACCTCTTCACATTCAATCTCTGATTCATCTTCCTCGGCTTCAGACTCCATGTCAATTTTAGAACCAGCTTCGGAGTCGGCTTCGGAGTCAGCTTCGGAGTCAGCTTCATCTTCTAAATCATCCAGATCAACAATCTCGGAATCATCCTCGTCCTCATCCTCATCTTCTCCATCAGAAACTTCTATCCGTTCATCATCTAAACTGATTTCGTTATTATAAAAAGACTTTACTTGTTTGTGTTTGATTGAATTGGTGTCCTCTGCAAGAGTAGTGATTAAACTCAACATAGTTTTCAATCGATGATTTTGTTCTCTCAATCTGCTTTCAAAATACACAACTAATAATGCAGCAACGATGACAATCATTCCTAAACACAATAATATTGCTGGGCTTGTTAATTCAAATGGCATAATTATTATCATGGTATATATTTATTTTCTTATAGTAACGAATTATTGCGACCCATCGTTTTCTCTAGAATCTCTTTCGGATAATTCATCTCATTCAAAATATTGAATGCTCCTCTTACACGCGATATACCCCGTTTCAATTGATATTTAAATTTGATAGTATTATTTAATTTACTCTTACTTGTTTCCATGAACATATTAACAATTCTTACTTTATTGTTCAGATTTGTGCAGACTTTCGTGTAGTGGGTGGTTAACATACACGATACGTTTTTAAACTTGGTCATGTACTCCATAAATGCTGTCGCACTTACTACTGCTTCGTCGGGATTAGTCCCGGAATATAGTTCGTCAAATATGCCAAAATGCGTCTCTTGCTTGTTTTCATTCACACAATCTATTATTTCCTTGCATCGTCTTGCCTCTGCTTGAAACAAACTATCGCGGCCAGATGTATCTGGAATGTTCAAATAACAATGGATATGATCAAACGGCTTTATTTTTGCAGATTCATAGAAACCACAACCAAACTGCTGTGAAAAAATAAGATTCAACATGACCGATTTGAGAATGGTTGTTTTACCAGATGCATTTGGACCCGTGATTATCAGGTTCTCTTTCAATTTTATATCGTTTCGTATAGGTGTCTCGTCTTTCAGTGCAGCATAGTAGTTATTACTAATTTTAACTTTGGAACCATTGTCGGTATATTCACACATATGCAGCTTCTTATCGCTTATATTATCCTGAAGACCCTCGATGCAATCGATGTATCCGTTGAAACCAAATGAATATTCTATAGCCGCATTGTATTGTTCATCTTGATACAATTCATAGAAGTATTTCTGAACACTTCCAATCTCAAACAATTTCTTATAATTGGATAGTTCATAATTGGATATCAAATATAACCTATCTCTGAAGCCTTCTAATGTTGTCATATTGGATTTTAGTGTGTGTGTAAAATTCATATGAGTAACCATTTCTCCAGCATATGTAATATAATTCTTCATAGTTCGAATTGTGTTATCTAAATAGTCGCGAACATCGCCAAGATACCTGTGGATTTTACGCATATTTTCATTGAATCGAATGCAAACTAATATGTTTTGGTAGATTGAAAATACATAGAATAATGCAGATATCACCAAATACGCTTTTTCACCTGTCGAAACATTATTAAATTGAGTGAATAACTTTCCAATCGCATGGTTTGACATGACAACCTTCAGTACTTCAATATATTCATCCATCGTTAAAACTACTCCCTTTATCCTGATTACAAAAAATGGGACAATCAAAATGATAATTGGGACAATGAGAGAAATCAACGGAGACATCATATTGTAAACACTCATTATCTGCAAGAAATGTTCCGACTTATTTAACCAGTCCCACATCTTCCAATTTATATAAAAATACTTATCTTTGAATCCTGTATCACTTTTAATCTCCTTCCATAAATGAATCATTTCTTTGTAGTTTCTAGATTCATCTAGTCGAACATAATGTTTTAACACCTTTTGGTTGTCCTTCAGAAAATTTACATCGGTTGTATAATATTCAGATATATTGTCAACTAAAGTAGCTGCAAGCGGTGTTTCTACGTTTAAGTAGTGATCATACATCGACTTACTTTCATTATTTGACATATCTGGAAACGCACTTGAATCCGCATTTTTTACTAATTCAAGATCTTTGATAATATTTGCATTCAGTTTCCTTTTTTTTTCGTTATAATAGATTGGTAATTTGAAGTATTGTTTCTGTGTATCCATATGTTATACGAAAGAACATATAAAAAAATAATATTACGAACAAATATACGGGTTTAACTTAATTGTTTAATCTTCTATATTATTACTAAATATTTCAATAACATAAATGAAGCATTAAATTTTCTGTAGGAACTCAAGATTACATGGTAACTCCTTTATGTTTGAAGAATAATGGGTTTCGATCTCCTTTAGTTTATCTACATCTCGTCGAGTTATTAAATTAATGCCAACGCCCTTGCGACCCCATCTTCCACCGCGTCCGATTCTATGCAGATACGTATGAACACACTTTGGCACATCAAAGTTAATCACTATACTGACTTGTTGGATATCAATTCCTCTGGCCGTTACGTTAGATGAAATCAATACACGAGACTTTCCATTGCGAAAATCATTGATCGATCTTTCTCTGGTGATCTTATCCATACTGCTGTGAATACAACAAACTGGGAATTCATCCTCGATCATAGCATCAAATAAATCAGCCACCCTCTTAACGCTGTTGCAGTAAATAATACACTGCGACACAGGTAACTGCGAAAATATATCTTTCAGTGTAGCGTATTTTTGTTTGTCGTCCTCTAAAGCAACAAAAAACTGCGAAATACCTTCAAGTGTCAGTTGATCCGCCTTGACACAAATCTTAACTGGGGTTCTCATAAACTTTTCAGTCATTTTAAGAATATGATCTGGCATAGTTGCACTGAACAAACCAACCTGAACGTTATCGTGAAAGTAATTGAAAATATTATATATCTGTTCCTTAAAACCATCTGATAAAAGTTCGTCAGCTTCATCAAAAATTACAAGTTTTAGTTTCTTAATATTTAGTTGGTCACGTCGAATCATATCGTAAATTCTTCCAGGACAACCGCAAATAATATGAGGAGTATCTCGCGAACCAAACGTATTTCTATCTTCATAACCCGAACCACCAAACGCAGTTTGCACACGAAGTCCTTTCATCATACTACCAATACTCTTCACAACATTCGATGTTTGAACACATAACTCACGTGTAGGAGAGAGAATCATAACCTGAATATTTTCATCAGAAAGATCTATCTTGGATAAAGCACCAATAGTAAATGTCGCCGTCTTACCAGTACCAGACTGAGCTTGTGCGATAATATCTTTTCCCATAATAACAGGTTTGATCGCCTTTTGCTGAATAGGACTTGGCTTTTCAAAACCATATGCATATATACCACGTAAAATATTAGGGTCTATATCTAACTCATCCCAAGACGATATATCATATGCATCGGGATGGGGATCACTTTCATGCTGTTCACTTGTATTTTCCATTGACATTCTATTATAATATAGTCATTTATCTTTATATATGAAAAATTGATATAAAAATAAAACATTAGCTATTGAATCAACACTATGGCTGCGATGACAAAATATTATCATCTTGAGGATTTTAATAATATTATGATGAATGGATTTAATTATGAACTAGACGAGTCAACTATTCAAATTATTTCCAGGATTGCAAAACAGGTTGGTTCACCAGATTACGTTAAGACCCCTGTATTCAAGAAGAAAGAGGTCGTTCCTCGTTTTGCGAATATAAATTCAAATAATAACATACCACTTAACCAGCGAAAACCGCTTTATCAGCCAACAAAACTTGATACTAAGAGCGGGATTGATGTGCAAATCGATGTGATTCGATCCTTCTTGAATAAGATTACTGATAAGAATTACGTTGATATGCGAGCAAAGATCACAGATACAATTGATAAACTTGTTGTAGAGCATACTAGCGATGTAGATATGACACGAGTCAGTTTAATCATTTTTGAAATTGCATCAACCAACCGCTTCTTCTCCAAAATGTATGCGGATTTGTATTCGGATCTGATTGCAAAGTATCCTGTCATGGCTGTTGCGTTTGAAGATAGCATCGGAGCCTTTATTGGTTTATTTGACAAGATTGAGTATGTTGATCCAGCTACTGATTATGATATGTTTTGCAAAATAAACAAGGATAACGAAAAACGCAAGGCACTAAGTGCATTCTTTATGAACTTGATGATGAATGGGATTATTGACCAGAAGCGTATTGTGGATATAACCAGAAACCTGGTTAGTCAGCTGTACCACTTTATTTCAGAAGATAACAAGAAAAATGAGGTGGATGAACTGACTGAAAATATTGCTATTTTGTATAAGCCGTCTTTGTATAATGTTGAATATGAGCAGGTTGATGGTATGTCTATTTGTCAGGTTATTACGAAGTTATCCGGTTGCAAGGTGAAGGATTACAAGAGTCTTACAAATAAGACGATTTTTAAATTCATGGATCTTGTTGATTTGTAATTAGAAATAAAGCACCATTTTGAATAATGTCTACTATAATCAAACGTTTGAATCGTGAGCTAGGGGTAGATAACTATACAATTGAAAATAGCCCTGTTATAAGAGGCAATGAAACAATACCCGAATTTGATATTTTTTATGAATATAAAAATCAAACCATAGTAGTAAAAATAGGAAATCAATATCCATTCAAACCACCAATTTCAATAATATGTGGTTCATGGTCACATGAACGCTTTGGGAATATTCCATTATATGTTTATAAGTATATCGGGTTTTGTAGTAAAAAAATTAAGGAGGGCGATTGTCTTTATTGTAAAAGTATGATGTGTCCTGATACATGGAGCCCTGCACTTACAATCAACAAGATAATAGAACAATTTGTATATTTGGATACTTTTTTATCGAACTGCGTCAAGTTGGAGTTCATCTTTTTAAATAAACTTGAATTACCAGAGGATATGGTAAGAGAGATATTTTCGTTTTTATATGTAGATTTTGATTTTTGATTATAAATATTTGTTCTTATATAAACAACCCAAATCAATTTAAAATACTATCATATGTTATAAATAATATAATATATGAATGAAGAAATGGAGCAATCGGATGAGAATATAGTTATTTCTATGGATACTTCAACCGATGTTAAAAAAGAGGTTTTTGATATGAATAAATTGAATGATGTTTTTATACCAGAAGAAGTAGTGGATACAACCATGTATGTTTTGAATTATAATTTAAATTTCAATGTGAAACAATTGCTTCAAATCTGTGATTATTATGGGATAGCAAAGACTATGAGACAACAAAAGTGTAACAAGGATGAGATTATCATGATGTTGGTAGATTTTGAGGCGTCAGAAGAAAATTCTGAAATTGTAACCAAGAGACAACTTTTGTGGTATTATGTAAATGAATTGAAAAATGATTCGTTCATGAAGAAGTATATTTTTTTCTAGGGATCCTGTTGTATATTAAAATTGGTAGACCATTGTATCAACCGAGTGTCTCGTTATCATCTCGTGTTTGTTCAAGAATGACAATATGTCACATATATTGTCATCTACAAGAATTGTTTCTGTTTGTAGTATGTTAATAATGCTTGCAATATACTCTCGTTTCCTAGGTATTACAACTTCGTTCATAAATCTGTAATACCCGTCTACAAACCTATCAAAGTGTTGAATGTGTGACGTTTTTTCTTCGCTACATTCTGTGTCGTATAATTTTACTTTCATTGGTCCGTATTGGAGGTCTCGCGTTTTTAATATTTCAAAAATACACAGAATAGTGTGTTTGTTTTTTATTGGATTATTGAATAATTTACATATTGTTTCGAATATCCGATTTATTTCATGTTTCAGCAATTCAATAAACATTTGATTGTATTCGATTTCGTCGTCGTGCATATGAGTTTCAGCTATTGTTGCTTCATTGAGCTCACTAATAGTGTCTTCTAGTTTATGAATTAGCATATTTATCTTTCTTGTAGATTTGGTTGATATCTTAGAAATGTCCTGATTTACAATTAATTTGGTAATGTCAGTGTTGCCATTCAGTGTGGTGAAAGGAGTTCCCATTATATATTGAGTTGGTATATATTAGTTTAGTGTTATTAAATACAATAAAGTTAATTCAATTTTTATTGTAATAAAGTTATTGCTTTATTGTATATTATGTCTCTCTCTAAAGTTGACGATGTTGGTGGTTATCCTATATTAAAAAGTGTTCAGACAAGTGATTTTACAGACCTGTCTAGATATCAGATGAGGTTGTTAGATGTCGATGTAGTCGTTGTAGTTGGTAATTCAATCGATACTCATGATGATAAAAATTTATTGTATTATCCAGTGTATTTAGTAAAATACAATGATGGTCATGGCGATGAAAGCGATATAATAAAAGAAGACGAGTTAATACCGATTGGTGTCTACAAAATAAAGGAAACTGAGTTGATGAATTATGTTGATTCTGCTAACAATTTGGATGTTGAATATTTAGATGATCCTATTTTGTATGGATTTATAACCAAGGATATGTTGAGCGAGTATCGTATTGATGAAGATAGTTCAAGTGATTCTGAATCTGATTCTGATTCTGATGAAAGTAGTTCTGATTCAGATGATGAAAAAGAACAAGAAAAAGAAAAAGAAAAAGAAAAAAATAAGGGCAATGATAAAAAGAAGGATAAAGAAGTTATTGATCTGATTGACTCAGATTCATCACAAACCTATAGTACTGAAAATAGTGATGTTTTTACGTTGTCGCCCAACGCTGAAAAACAAAGTCTTCTCACCGAAGAATCAGAAGCCGATGCAAAATATATAGTCGAAAAATACAAACCACAGGATATCGACCCGTGGATTTCGAAATACATGAAAAATAATAATTATAACATCGTGGATAATGAGGGAGGTGGTGATTGTTTTTTTGCAACAATTCGCGATTCCTTTGCATCTGTATCAATGCACACAACGATTGCAAAGTTGCGTTCAAAACTCGCAGGCAAGATCACCCAAGAAACATTTACTAGCTATCGAGAACATTATGATATGTACAATCGAGAGATTAACGACAACACAAAGGCAATAAAAGACCTTGAGGCTCAGTACAAACGAAACCAGGATTTATTCGCATCTATCACTGATAGAAATGAAAGATCAAAATTAATGGAAATGGCAAAGGAAATACAAAAGAAACACACAGAGTTATCAACCAGTCGTAAATTTACAACCTCATTGCAGAATGAATACAAGTTTATGAAGAATGTTGAATCACTTGACGCACTTCGAAACAAGATGAAGACATCTGAATATTGGGCTGATACAAATGCAGTTTCAACGTTAGAGAGAGTATTGAATATTAAGTTTATACTTCTCTCCAGTGAAGCTTATACTGCTGGTGATATGAAGAATGTCATGCTGTGTGGTCAGTTGAATGATTCGTATTTGGAGAATAAAGGTATATTTACACCCGAATACTATGTCATGGTGGACTACAACGGAATGCATTATAAGACAATTGGATACAAAGGTAAACTGATATTCAAGTTCAGCGAAATTCCATTTGATGTGAAACGAATCATTGTTGACAAGTGTATGGAAAAGAATGCAGGTCCATTTTCTCTCATTCCCGATTTTAGAAAACTGAAATTACAACAGGCTGTATCAGTCAAGTCTAGTGAGCAATCTGATTTGTTCAACGAGTCTCGTCTGAGAGGCTTGTATGAAGACGATATCATATTCATGTTTTATTCTAATTCTAATGATACTCCTAATCCTGGAAAGGGAAACGGAGAGAAAATCCCTGCCGATAGAATCACGGAGTTCGTAGATTTAAAGAAACACAAACAATGGCGTCGTAAACTGGATAATTCTTGGATATCGCCATTCAAATTGCATGAGCATACATGGGCGAGTGTTGAACACTATTACCAGGCAGCCAAGTTCAAGCAGAACTCTCAGGATTTTTATTTGAGTTTTTCGCTTGATTCCAAGACGGATTTATCAAAGGATGTTGAAATGGCAAAGGCTGCTGGTAGCAAGAAGGGGAAATTCAAGGGCGTGCTTCTAAGACCTGTACAGGTTGATATTGATCCGGATTTCTATAAATCCAGAAACAAGACGGAACTTGCTGATGCGATTGAAGCAAAGTTTACACAAGATGAGGAATTACAAAAAATATTGAAGGCGACTAAACGTGCAAAATTAACACACTATGTACCAAGAGCTCCACAAGAGACACACGATGATCTTATGCTTCTGCGAGACAGAATGAACAAAAAATAAAAAGATTTATTTATCTTACTATGACTTACTATTTTATATAACCCACCCTTAACAAAGACATACAACCCACATTTTTATGATTTTTCTTTTATATTTATTTACTCGACATACTCCTCCTCCTGCAACTCCGCAGCAAAGTCAATGACCTTGGTAACCTCATTCCACTTTCCGACAACATCCTCGTTAGAATCGTAGACAATGTTAGTGTCAGTTGACCTCAAATACGTAACTCCCTTGAACTCAAACTCCTCGACCTCAACCTCTTCCTCCTCATCGTCGTCAACTGCTGCGAGAATATCGGGCTTGGCAACAACCTCCTCGACCTTCTTGGCTTCCTTTTTAGATCCCTTCTTGAGCTCGGCAGCCGCCTTCTTGGCCTCCTTCTCGGCATTCTTAGCATCAGCAGCCGCCTTCTTAGCAATAGCAGCCGCCTCCTTTTCGGCCTTCTTTATTTCAGCAGCCGCCTTCTTGGCCTCCTTCTCAGCTTTCTTGGCCTCCTTCTCATCGGAAGTCGCCGCCTTCTTCACGACTTCCTCGACAACAACGACAGCCACTTCCTCGACAACAGGCGGCAACTCCTGAGCAACAATAACAACCTCAGCCTCTTTCTTGGCCTCCTTCTCAGTCTCAGCCTCTTTCTTGGCCTCCTTCTCGGCCTTCTTGATCGCAGCGGCAGCCTTCTTGGCCTCCTTCTCTGCCTTCTTGGCCTCTGCCTCAGCCTTCTTGGCTTCCTTCTCAGCCTTCTTAGCCTCAATCTCTAGCTTCTTGGCCTCTGCTTCGGCCTTCTTGGCCTCAATCGCAGCCTCCTTCTCAGCCTTCTTAGTCTCAATCTCAAGCTTCTTAGCATCAATAATAGCCTGTTTCTCAGCCTTCTTAGTCTCAACCTCAAGCTTCTTGGCATCAATAATAGCCTGTTTCTCAGCCTTCTTGGTCTCAATCTCGAGCTTCTTGGCATCGATCACAGCCTGTTTCTCAGCCTTCTTGGCCTCCTTCTCAGCATTCTTGATGTCAGAAGCCGCCTTCTTGATCGCAGCAGCCGCATCTTTCTCGGCCTTCTTTATTTCAGCAGCCGCCTTCTTGGCCTCCTTCTCAGCCTTCTTGATCGCAGCAGCCGCTTTCTTGGCCTCCTTCTCAGCCTCTTTGTCATCAACCTCCTTTTCCTTGTTGATGACCACTTCCTCATCGACAACAGAAGCGACCTCACTCTCAATGCTGATAGGATCCATGGAGGTCTCGATCTCAGGAACACACTTGGGCTTGCGAGCTACGCGTTTGGATCCCTCCTCCTCAGGAGCGACCAAGTCAGCCTCGTTAATGGTGACTCCAGCCTTGGCGGCAAACTCGAGAACCATCTCGCTAGTCCATCCATTTTTCTTCATGATCTTGGAGTAGTGCGTAGGAGCACGACCCTTCTCGTCCTTGAAGTCAGCACGAAGACGCTCTTCGATGGTAGGGGCTCCGACGCATCCCTTGCAGACATCGACACCAGTCTTGTTGCACTGGAGGAACAATCCACCGGCGAACTTGACTCCGCGGCAGCAATTCTCAGTGGCAACGCCAGAGAACGGGAGCTGGATGGTGTTCTTGATGATAGAAGACATTTTGCAGTTGTTGTTGTTAACTTGTTATTCACTTGTTATAGTTTAGTACATTCTCTCTTTTCCAGAAAAAAGATCTCAATTTTTTTGTTGTCGAAAAAATTGAGAAGCCAAATAATGATTTTTTTCATAAAATTGTTGTTATTTTATTATTTATTGAAGTTTATTATTGTTTTTTATTATAATCTGGTTCTGGATAAAATTCTAATCCGTGTTCATCTCGCCAATATTCAACAAACGAAAGAATTTCGTTACATGGTTTCATGTTATAATACTTCTTTAGATACAATTCTCCTGTTCCCATATATCTTACATACTTTTCACGACATATATATTCCACCCATATCGTATTGTACGCGGTTATAAAGTTCTCGAGTAGTTTGGCTGTAGGGTGTATATTGACCATTTATTATTTATATTCCATGTATATTTATTGGGATATAATAAAAATAAATCATTTTTATACAAAATTATAATAGTTGGTATAGATAATGATATCGTTTATTCGAGTTATATATAAATTTATTAAACAAATGTTTTGTTGCTGTTGTAAGAAAAAGGATGAAAAGGCTTTAATGAACCAATATTTCTATGAAGACGATGTACAAACAAATTATGTTGTTTGTGATGTTTGATCCATAAGTTTTATACTAATAATTTTTATATAGTAAAACAAAAGATTTGTTAGTTTTTCTACACGACAATGCTTTTATAATTCGTCTCTATATTTTTTTTTTGAGTTTAATGTAATATATACAATATATATGAAATATGTCTATCTTATGTTAGGTAAAGGTGGCTTTAATGACCAATTGTCTAGTATTACCTTAGCATTGGATTATTGTAATAAAACCGGTAGAACTTTAATAATTAATAGAATCTTACAATTATATGGCATTGAAATGACAAAATACTTTAATCTACCCATAAATAAGGTTATATATGATCCAATTGAATTAAAAAATATTATTTATGACAATGATTTTACAATTTATTTGGATATACAAAAAGAACATGTAATTGATATGGTTAATAATAAATATAGGTTTGGTTTTAAACGACCATTTTATACTTATCAAGATAAGATCTTGTCTTTTCCGAATTGTGATGTTAATGAAGATTTAATTATATTTGGGAGATCAGGAGGAGGTAATGGTGATACTTTATTTAAATCTATAATTTTTAAACCAGAAATTAGACAAATTGTAAATGAGCGATGCAACTTATTAAAAAAACCATATACTGCTATACAAATTAGAAATACAGATCGTATTTGTGACTATGAGCTTTTATATGAAAATAACAAGGATGAAATAAACTCTGCGATTGAAATATATATGGCAACTGATGATAAAAATGCACTTGCTTTTTTTATAGACAAAGGATTACCTATAAAAAACTTTACAACGTATCCAACTGAAGATAAATACAGGAATTTACATTGTTCTGATGTAGATCCTGATACTAAATTTATTGATATGTTATCTGATATCTATATATGTGGTATGGCAGATAAACTAATTTCTTCTTCTTTTGGTGGGTTTATAAGATTGATTCGCAGTTGCAATGAAAACAAAAGTGATCTTGCTAAGCAATTTGAGATAATCGAGGAGTAATATATATAATTTGTAAAATGAGACAGATTATATAATATCACTATTATATAATGAAATTATCATTAGAAAGTCGAAGACAAATGTCGCTTTTTGCTAATAAAATCGACAAGGTCAAAATTACGAAACAAACAACCTCCATTTTAGAGGAATTGTATGCTGAAATTTATACAGCAAATAAGGCTAGTCTAAAAAACAAAGCGACTATTGTAAGCGGTCATATTGGGTTACATCATCGAATGATTAAACCTAAATCATTTTTATACAATACAATCCCTCCCATAATACGGAGTCATATTGAAAGTAAAATGACAAATCAGATATCATACACAATCCACTTGAACGGAAGATTAATTAAGATACATTTTATCGTTGAAGAACCCAAACCAGTAATGTCAAAGTATAACAAGTATGCCGAAAACGTGAAGACATGGTTACATTTTTTAGACAATAATGCAGCAATAAGATGTTCGAGAGAACTGGATATATATATTTACATGACGCCATTCACAAAACATCTACCCATAACCGAAACTGATGTATTGGGTGCCATGCATGTCAATACTGGTGTAACAACCACATGTCCTACAAAATCAGAGATTCTCGTATATAGAAAAGAAGAATGGTTCAAAGTATTTATCCACGAGACGATCCACAATTTTGGACTAGATTTCTCTGATATGAATACAGCAGAATGCACACGAATCTTGTTACAGCTTTTTCCTGTGGCATCGGAGGTGAATTTATTTGAATCTTACACAGAATGCTGGGCCGAGTTAATGAATACTATGTTCTGCAGTTTCAATCACTTGGATAACAAACTCGATATAGATATTTTTGTAGAAAACGCGATCATGTTATTAGATATTGAGAGAGCTCATAGTGTATTCCAAATGGTAAAGGTGTTGGATTTTATGGGTCTATCATACTCTGACTTATACTCGAAGAAGAAAGAAGCCAAAGAATTACGCGACGAATTGTACAAGGAGAATACAAATGTTCTCTCGTATTATGTTGTCAAGACTATTTTATTGATGAATTATCCTTTGTTTCTTGGTTGGTGTAAGCATCGGAATGATCCGATGATCCAGTTTACAAAGACATTAGCAAATCAGAAGGCATATTGTGATTTGATACACAAGTTACACAAAAACAGGGCGTTATTATCTGCGGTGAAATATTACGAAGATCGAAAACTGGATACAAACTTGAAGATGACTATTTGTGAAATGGATTGAAATTTGTAAAAATCACGTTGTTTATGTAATAAAATATATTGTTATTACATAATGAGTAGTGAAGAGAATCACGATGAGAAACCATTTAATTTGGATGATTTAGGACTCGTTGAAGGAGAAGAAGTCGTTGGACAAGGAGAAGTCGTTGGACAAGGAGAAGTCGTTGGACAAGGAGACAAACAACCTGATAATAAACGTAAACGTTCTGAATGGTCACAGGAGTTTCTTGCAAAACAAAATAAACCTATTCCTGCATATATCGAACAACGTCAACGTTCGCTGGAACGTCAACAAGAAGGATTGAGTCTAAACAATCTTAGGTTGATGAATCAAGATATCGGTGATTTTACTAAAGAACAAGTGGATGATATCGGTTCGAGCAAAAGACAAAAAAAAGTTGATGGTGGAGGTTCTAGAAAAAAACGTTCTAAGAGTAAGATGCATTCGATGAAACAGAAACGTTCAAGGAAACATAAACGTTCGAGTAAACAGAAACAATCAAAAAAACGGAGTCGTTCTAGTAAACGTTAATAAATAAAAATATTTTTTATTCTATGAATAATATAGTATATGCCATCTTGTTGCAAACATTCAAAAAAGGCGAAGAGTTGCAAGAGAATCAAAGACGGCAAAATATTTAGTTTACCACGAAGATTCACTAGAAAGCGTTGTAGACAAATTAGGGGTTTCACAATGCGTTCTTCTTGTGCACCATATCTTGGTTGTAAACTAGTTTAAAAAATGATTGAATATTTGAATATTTAGATATACCAAACCTAACTATAATAATGGGAATTCCAAATCTAAATCGTTATCTGAAGCAGCATTGCAAGAGCTCTATCAACATGATGCATTTATCTGAACTAAAAGGAAAGGTAATTGTTATCGATATAAGTATTTATTTATATCGATATGTGGCAGAAAATGCACTGGTTGAAAATGTCTACCTGTTGTTATCTATTTTCAGACACTACAACATCAGGCCAATCTTTATCTTTGATGGAATGCCGCCTGATGAAAAACTAGAACTTCTCAAGAAACGCAAAGCAGATAAGGTTAAATCGGAAGCAGAATACAATGATCTCAAGAAGAAGCTATCACAATCGAATTCGCTTAGTTTTGAAGAGAAACAGGAAATAACGTCATCTATGGATGCTCTTAAGAAGAAGTTTGTGTATTTGACAAAGAATCATATCCAACTCACAAAGCAATTGATAAACTCGTATGGTGCAACTTATATTGATGCACCTGGTGAAGCTGATGGACTATGTGCGTCGTTTGTTCTATCTGGAAAAGCATGGGGTTGTATGAGCGACGACATGGATATGTTTGTTTATGGGTGTCCCAGAATTTTGCGATACACTAGTCTCTTGAATCATACGGCAGTCTTGTATGATGTTCACGGCATTCTAGATACACTTGATATGTCACAGGATGAGTTTAAGGATGTTTGTATTTTATCGGGTACAGATTATAACGCAAACGGAAAAACATCACTTTATTCCAGCATGAATCTGTTTAATAAGTACAAATCATCTTATGAGTATAATAATGAAACAATAAATTCGTCTGGTTTTTATGGGTGGTTAAGCGTAAACACCGATTACATTAAGTTTGGCGATATAGACGCGTTATTACATACAAGGAGTATGTTTACAATTAATAATTTGATAATACCAAAGTATGATATTAATATCGTAGTGGATAATATAAAGCGAAATGAAATAGTCACCATACTTAAAAATTATGGGTTTCTGTTTCCAGTTACAATGGTTCGTGTCAGTTAGATCTTTCTAGGAATATAATGAAATAATATATTTTTATATAACTATATTTTAGATGCATTCATTTTTTAATAAATTTACATTCAAACAAACATTAGGGGTTGTATCAATTGTTGTTTTATTTAGTATATTTTTTATTAGTTTTCGCGAAGGATTAGAAGGTGATGGAACTACCAAACCGCAAATATCCCCTGGTCGGTGCGATGCCGCGACAAGTTGTGAAACGTGTGGTCAAATCGCACATGATGCAAGTGGATCTACTTGTTATTGGTGTGGTACCGATAAAGGTTGCAAGAGTTCTGCTGAATATTATGATATGACAACTTGTGCGAAAGGATGCCGCGTTCCACCTAATCCTTCACCAGATCAACAAAAAAAATATCCCAGTACGGATCTTACACCAGATAAAAGTGGAAATTTTTTTCCAGTAAATCCCAAAAATCCAGCTTACAATCCAACAGATATTGAAGCATGTGAAGCACCATGCTCTTGGGATTCCAAAGGATATTGTAAGCTAGGAGATCAAGCTTGTCCGTATAAAAAGGCTGTTGAAGTATGTCAATCTCCATGCTCGTTGGATTCTAAAGGATCTTGTACACTTGGAGGCCTACCATGTCAATATATAAAACCGATTGACACTCGGCAGAATAAACCAGCTGATACTATGCAGAATAAACCAGCTGATACTCGGCAAAATAAACCAGCTGACACTCGGCAGAATAAAGCAGCTGATAAAAACAAGGTCCCAGAACCTGTTTCATGGCCATTATCATGTAAAAATGTCTCTATGTTCCGAGGGAAAATATACTTGAACCCATCAGACTTCCTTGACAAAGTAGAATAATAATTAGTCTATTACATATATAAAGTTATATATGTTTTATTAGAAATATACATCTTCTGACATTCAAACTTATTGAGGCTTTTATAAATGACAAATGTGTAAAAGATTTGACGAATAATCAAAATTATTTAATATTTGGTAAATTAAAAAAATGGAGCCAGAACTAGTGAGCGTAGTAATTGCAACATATAATCGATTTTATTATTTAATGAATACAATCAAATCTATAAAGGCTCAGACATATAAAAACATAGAAATTATCGTAGTAAATGATTGCTCAACACAAAAGGAATACTATTATTATGATTTTGAAGCAAATGGTATAAAAATTATTAATTTAGAAGTAAATAGTAAACAGATTCACGGGTTTGCTTGTCCTGGAGGATATCAGAGAAATTTTGGTATTCGGTTAGCAAAAGGAAGATTTATTGCTTTTTGTGACGACGATGATATATGGCTTCCACACAAAATTAAACTTCAAATTGAAGTGTTAGAGTTAACAAATTGCAGTATGTGTTCAACTGATGCAATATGCGGTCATGGTATGTTTGTTACAGGTTCAGAATATAAATTATATAATGCACATCATGCAAGAAGTCATATTCATGATGCGTATAAAAATTCTACATCATTTATTAAAACACCTATAAATTCTAATTTTATAGAGACGGGGAATTTACATGTTTATTGGGATTTAAATTTCTTGAAAGTAAATAATTGTTGTATTTGTTCAAGCGTCATTGTCGAAAAATCCATTTTGGAAAAGGCTGGTTTTTTCAAATCTATGCCAAATGCAGATGATTATGAATATTGGTTAAGGGTCATGGAATATACTGATTGTATATATATACCAAGACCATGTATATATTATGATATGGGTCATGGTGATGGTCAAAACTACACAAACACTGGAGATAAAAAATTAGTTCCTGATATTAATGAAGAATTAACAGATTCTGTTTAGACCATTTACACCATTGAAGATTTCAAACCGCCCCTAAAGGGCGGTTTAAGTCTGTAAATGGCTGACACTTTGAAAGAATATATATGATAACCCACAAAATAATATATCTTAATAAACCATTTAATAACAAACCACATGTATCTAATATGTGGTTTGTAGAACAGCTAGGTAAAAAAGAGTTTGCTCATGTACATTTCGATGATAGTGAAAATGACGAACACTATTATATGGAAGAAATCCATTCACGTATAAGGTTTGATCTAAAAAATGGTCATGATAGGTATGATTTTTTAACATTATATGTTTTTTTCACAGGAACATTTATTTGGTTCAATGAGTTTCTCTCGTTATTTATTACGAAAGAGCATAGTTTTGAAAATCTATTGTCGTTTATTCTTGTTGCATCAGCCAGTTATACGGCATCTTTCTATATTGGGTATTTTGATGTTTTGGGTAGAATAGGAGTTACGAAAAAATGGTCAACTGCATTTTATATTCTTGTGACATTCTATTGGTTTCATTGCAAAGTTCCGACATTGACGCCAGACATTCACAATAAGTCAATTTTATTTGATGTTGTATCCTCCAATAATTTTGAACATAATACCATCATGTCGTTATCACATACATTTGCAATGGTTATTGGTTCTATATTGAGAGAAGAAGAGATAAAAATTAAAAACATCAAAAAGAATCTTCTTGAGTATTCGTCGATTATGTTTTTATTGTATGCTATTTGCAGTCAATTTGGAACATATATTATCGTTTCAACAATGTCATTTGTTGTTCTCTCGATGGCAACAATTCACTATGTGATTTTTAAGAATCTAGATACAGATGTTTTGCACAACACTCGTATGGAAGGTTGTCCTTTCTACAATGATGTTGCATTAGTTTCATACCAAACATATCCCATCTGTGCATCTATCGTGTACTTATCTAGTTTCTTCTTTACCGGATATAGCACGATGCCAACAATTGCATTTAGATCATTCTGGTATTATTCAAGAAATCTTCCATTGTACCAGTTGTTGATCGAGATGATTTTTTTGATGCCAACGTTCTATAGTTCTTCATTTTTCAATTACTTCTACGTTGTATACTCGATTCCGATAATAACTCAAATACTTAGAAACCCATATGAGTGTATAATAGGTTGTATTGTGTTGTATAAGTTATCTAATTTAGAAGATATCACATGTATGAGTCTTGCGGAAGTGAGAGATATACTGGTAAAGCTTTTGCATGACCACGGAAGTTTCCGAATTCCTATGTTAGACGCAGCGTTTATCGCGACTACTAAAATTCCAAAATCAATCAGTAAAAATTCAGATACTACGATAACATCTCCATTCGTAAAGTGTATCCATGAATTAATAGGCGATACGATTTTCTTGCGTGATACTGACGATAAATGGAGTGAAACAAAAAAGGAACTTCGAAGATGTATTCAAAAGCCGACATTTCGAATGATTGAACAGAGTAGTGATCCGTTGAATTTGTCAGCCAAAGATATGTCTGCTCATTATTCAGATGACAATGGATTCGAGATTCTAAGCCGAATTATCTCTCGAATTATGATGATTGAGATCTTGGGTATAGAAATGTCATTGGATAACTTTGATATGTGTTATGACAAATATATGAATCCTAATAAAATTAAGATGTGTGATATATTAAATAATAGCCAACATATAGACGATACATTTGCGTACTCGTTATTTGATAATCTATGTGAGATATGTAAAAATGGCACTACATTGCGTGCAGATGGATGGTTATCATCTTTATTATTTATTAATCACAAAATTAGAATAAATACATTAGAAGAGCTCAATATATTTCTAGAAAAAACAAGAATTGAAAGAGACGATGATATCATAAAGACCATGAACGAAACATCCTTCATGTTTATGTTGGCAGTTCCAACCACGGCTTCTCTCTCGACTAGATGTATTCATGTATTAAATTATATAAAGGATACTGATAACAATAAATACGAAGATATCTTACAGAATGCAATTGATTTTTATAGTAATTACAAGGATAAAGATGACACGTTAAAGAAACCGATTAAGGGAGATAAATGGGTTGATTTTGTAGTGAATGTATTGTATTGGTGGCCACCGACGATGGCCTCTGTCAAGCTAATGCGTCAAATAAATGATATTTACCATCCAGGAGATATTGTTTTTATTGGATTGAATTGCGATAGAAACGCACCTTCATTTGAGAACACGTTCGATAGGTATGCATATATGCTAGACCATCCTAGTACCACATCACATGAGGCTCTTTGGCAAGACGATCGAGTTTGTGCTGCCGCATTCTTTGCCCAGAACGAAGCTGCATTTATTTTAGCAAAGATGTATTCAAAGTATATTATTTCAATCGGCGAAAGTAAACCAGGATCATTTATGGTAAATCGTATTGATTATCAATTGAATTTACAAGATAAATAAATAAATAAAATAAAGTTTTATACCTTTTCAAATTAAAAAAGGTATAAAAATAAACTATAAAAAATAAACTATAAAAAAAATATTATAATTGTCTCTCACTCAGATAACAATGACATTATTAATATCAAATGGTCTACCACTAGATATCTGAGGAACTTGAACCGATAACCCAGAATTTATTAATATCTGTCTCATATCATTTATCATCTGTTTCCATGTTATGGTAGTTTTAATGGTTTCATTAAATGATCTTGTAGTCGATCCTTGATATATAGAGTTTACGTATGTGTCATACGATTTCTGTGAATCTGAACAACCAGAAATTAAAATTATATCACCTTTAGTATCAAGCGACTTATTATTCACAACTTGGTTCCAGTTACTATCATAATTGTACTTCAAATCAAATATAGTTCCACTATTGCAGCAATCCATTAAAACAATCAATTTAACGCCCTCCTTCAAGTTTTCTTGGATAATACCTTTAATATCATCATCTACTATGATACTATTGTTAGAAAAATAATCAACTGGTATAATTACTTCATCCATTCCATCCGTCTCATCTCCATTTATATCTTTAATCTGTGACCCATGACCACTATAATGAAAAAACAATACATCACCTGAATTAGACTGAGTTAATAATAATTTTAATTGCAAAATAATATTTATTTTAGTCGGCAAGATACTAGATGAATCGTGAAGTTTTACAATATTCTTAAAATTAAATTTATCAATAAGCAATTTTTCAATAGTATTTATATCATTGACACACCCAGATAATTGATATGTAGTCCCTGGATAATTCATTCCAATTAAGAGTGCATTTCTATTGGATGATAAAGTCTGTGGAATATTTGTGGATGAAATATTTGTGGACGGAATACTTGTGGATGGAATATTTGTGGACGGAATATTTGTGGATGGAATACTTGTGGACGGAATAATTATTGCATTAATTTTATCTAACTCCAAACTATATCTAGATTGTAAAACACTCATCTCTTCATTATATTTTTGAATATAACCACGAATAATTTCATCACGAGAACGACTAATTCTTTTTCTAGCTTCAATTATTAAAAAGGTATATCGATTATAAACAACCAATCCAAGCTTTCTATACTTCTCTTTCAAAAGAGTAATCTCGCTGTTCCGTGTATTCATATATTATACACGAATATAAATAAAAATACAATAATATTATTGTATTTTTACATTTTTAACTACTTAACACCCTTTTTTGTTTTGTTGTTATTTTTTGTTGTTATTATATTTTTTAAGCAGAAGCAACCTTCACGTTCTTAGCGAAGTGAGGGCTCATGTACCTCTGGAGGTTGAAGTACGTAAGCTCATCCGTCTTGCTAAGCTTGAGGAGGGCCGCAAGCTTGGTGTCGGGGATGATCTTGCGACCATTCTCCTTGTCCTGAAGTCCGTTCGTGCGAATGTACTTGTTAATATCACGAGTCACCTCCGTGCGAGCCATCTCGGATCCAACAGGCTTCTCGAGGAACTTGGCAAGCTCATCACTGATTCCAGTGGGCTTGACGAACCCCGAAGGAGCACGATTTCCAGCCTTACGCTTACGCTTGGAAGACTGCTTCTGAGCCATCTTAAGCTCCTTGGACCACTTCTTCTCGAGCACGCGGTACTCGGACTTAAGGGTAGAAATCATAGAACCAATCTGCTGGAGCTTGGTGAGGAAATCCGTGGACTGCTTGGCCATAACATCATCGAGAACAACCTCGTCCTCGGCAACCTTCGCGGGAGCAACAACAACGGGGGTAACGGGGGCGGTGGCAACAGGTGTGGCAACAACCGCAACGGGGGCAGTAACAACATCAGTCTTGGAGGCAGTCTTGGTGGTAGTCTTAGTCGGCTTGGTCATCCTATTATAGTATACATTAATATAATCTTTCTAAGTTGTTTAACGCATTATATTATTACGACAATACAGGTCCAGAATTCCTAAATGTTTTCAAATATACAACACGGACTGATACAACCAAGGAATCGCCTCTGCCGCAGCTGAATTTACTAAAGTTAACGAAGCCAGAACATAATATGCTCCTAAAGATTTACTATCGTTGTCGATTCCACAAACAATAAAACGTTCAACCAAATTTAATATATAATCTCTCGTTTTATCTATTTCGAGACCTATCATATGATTCATATCAAAACCATCAAAAATATCACCAGGAGGAGGGTAAATCTTCTGCTTGGTCTCTGGTAACAAATTTGCACGATAGTTGTATATATCAGCAAGTTCTCTAACAAATTTAGTTAGTTGAGCATGATTCAAGGAGAGAAACCATCGAGGGTCACTATAATTTCCTAAAGCATCGATCTTCTGGAAAATATCAAGAGCTTTAAATTGGACAGATTTATTTTTATCAACTATCTCCTCTTCTATTTTTACATTCACGTCTATATTGAATAATTTACCAAGGCGAATAATTCTCTTTATTCTGGATAAAAAGAACCCTGCTATCTTGTTTCTATTATATGGGTTCATAACAGGACCAGTACTATCAGTCAATAGCTTATAAAGCGAACATATATCAAAACCATATACAAAATTGTCTTTGTCTTTGAAGCTGATAAATTGGTACTTGTCAATTTCATACAATGGTTCTAGTGTAAAAAAATCAGTCTCATTCACACACAAAGACCTCTTCGTGTATGCTGGGCCATGTAGACGATTAAAAAAACGTTGCAAATAGCCTCGAATTGTCTTTTGTACCACTACAGCATAAGATGATAAATGAAGATGCATAAATATTCTTTTTACCAAATCATCCTTCTTTCCAGTTGTTTTGAGAGAATAATGTTTCAAATACGACTTCAAGTTACTAATATTAACTTTGGTTGTGAGTAGTTGAAAATAATTAGACATGTCAGGTAAATAAGAATCGTCGTGGTTACCAGATGGTCTACATACAATCAGATGTGTAAATTTATCGCCTATTGCTTCCATATATGCATTCATTTATATTACACAAACAAAAAACCTTTATGTTTGTGTAATAAGGATAAAATAAGATTGTTTTTTATTTAATAGTATTCTTAGAGTTTTGTATTTTTGCATTGATTATGGTATGATTTTACAAAATAAGCCCCATATTGATAACCTCTGAGAAATCAAATAAAAAATTGATTTAAAGATAATAGTAATATTATAATCATACTAACTAACATGGCTGAGCGAATCATCGACGGAACTCAATTCAAGACTGACCAGATCATCTTCTGTGCTCCTAAGGCTACGCCCCAGGGAGCTAAGTCGATCAATCTTATTAGCAAGGCTACTAAGACAAGCCTGACGCTTTCTACTCCGCTCCTTCTTACGTGGGGAGCGTCTGATTACAAGGCTGAGGGTGAGGAGAAGGGAAATGGAAAGTTTGATATGTCTCTGCAGTTCCCCAGCGATGAGTATAAGACTGAGGATTCTGAGGCATTCCTAAGAAATCTTCAGGCACTTGAGAACACGATCAAGGAGAATGCACTCACTTATTCGAAGGAGTGGTTTGGAAAGGTTCATAAGAGTTCTGAGGTTGTTGATGCTCTCTGGACTCCTATGCTGAAGTATGTCAAGGATAAGGCTACTGGTGAGTATGACTATACTAAGAAGCCGACGTTGCGAGTAAAGATTCCGCAGTGGGAGGGTGTGTGGAAGTCGGAGATTTATGACGAGGATGGTAACAAGCTATTCCCTAGCACTGAGAATTCGTTCACGCCGATTGATTACTTGAAGAAGGGAACAAATGTTATGTGTTTGATTCAGTTCGGCGGTATCTGGTTCGTGAATGGAAAGTTCAGTGCTAACTGGAAGCTGATTCAGGCTGTTGTTCAGAAGCCTAGGGCTGTTTTGCAGGGTCAGTGCTTTATCAAGATGAAGACTCAGGACAAGGACAAGCTCAAGTCTCAGGTTGTTATGGAGGAGGATGTAGAGGGGGAGATCCAGGGGACTATTGTAGATGATAGTGATGCCGAGGAGGATCAGGAGGAGGAGGTTGTTATTCCTAAGGCTGTTGTCGAGGAGGTAAAGCCTGCTGTTCTACTTACTCCATCCGACGTGCCAGTTGCAAAGAAGAAGGTCGTCAAGAAGAAGGATGGTGCTTAAACAAATAATAAATCAAATTATAAACAAATCATAAATCTAAAAACAAAGAATAAATCTAAAAACTGAAAAACAAAGAATAAATCTAAAAACTGAAAAACAAAGAATAATCATAACTCTAAAAACAAACCATAATCAACTTATCAAAAAACATTTTGCAAGCTCAAAATGTTTTCTTTTTCTTTTTCTTTTTCTTTACTTTTTTATTTATATGATTGTGTAAAATCCGTTGATTATTATATTACAATCTACAAGAGGGTTAATTATTTGCTGGTTCCTATTCTTGGTATCACAAATTAATTTATCATTACGTAACATCTCATTTTCATTTCGCAATTTATGAATTATATTTTTAAGTGAAATTTCATTTTTACCACTTCGTTTATTATCCTTTGTTATACGATCAAATACATCAATTATAGATAGTAAAATATCATTCAAGTACGGATATTGTTTATTTAATTCGGTGATATCGCAGTAGAGCGTTTCTAATAACAATAATACCTTCTCATTATCATCACTATTTTTGTTGAGTTTATAATTGAATTTTTTAAGTTTTTCAATAAGTGCAACGTCCTCATGTTCTCTGTTTAATAAGTGTATCATGTCGAGAAGAATCTTCATATAGTAATATTTTAATAATAATTTATTATTTTGACTAAATGTTACTAAATACTGGAGTTGAGTTTATGCAAAAAAAATACATAATAATATCTAACCTAATTTTTATCTGGGTTTAAATGCACTAGTTACGTTTTCCGAAACAACATTAACAGGTGTTACGATGTCATCAAGTGAATACTTTTTAAGTATTTGAAAAATCATTAAGATTGCAAGTATTAGTGCTGGTATAATTAAAAACCCTACAAAATTTACAAGATTCTGATTATTAAATAAACTAGATACGTCAAATGTATTTATTTTCTCATTTGTTATATTTGTTGTCTCTTCCGAATTACCCGTTGGATTGCAGGAGATATATATTCCTTGTTTTGCAAGATCATTTTTCGTATTTGGTCCGTCAGAATTAAAAAATAGTTTGGTCTCTGGTATGGTCAACTGATACGGCTTTATTATTTTGGATAGTGAAGTTAGCAGGTTTTGATTAACAGGTATTGCATCGAGTTTACTAAATAATATGTGATTCACACCCGCCTGATTTGTGTAGTTAAAGTATGGCTTATTAGGAATTATATTTTGCAAGGTGAAACCGGAGAGATTCAATTTTGTGGTGTTGCCTTTACTAGGTGCGTTTGCAGCAACCTTTTCTATTATTTGTGACACAACTTGTCCAGCCTTTGAGTTGTCACTTGATTGAACGATTGGAATGCAGACATTTAATACTGAACCGCTAGTAACTGGTTGATGTTCAATAATAATCTCTGCTGGTACCTTTGCTCCATCATATGAATGGAGAGAAGGGGAATAGATCTTTACTGACGAAACATTATATTTCTGGTAATTGAATAAAACAGGTGGCATGCTCTGTTTATCGTAAGTCACACTGACATAAATATCATTATTTGTCGCACTAGAATTACTAACTTCGTACTTGGAACTAAATGAACATTTTAAGTTACATTTGCCGTAAACACTCCTTTGTGTTATATTCATTGTGTTTTGATTACCAGTATTCATTTGTATATATGAATAAAATAATACTAAACCATCGGTAAATATCGCATAGTATCGTTTTCATAAATTGTAACTTTGTATGCTGCATTAACTCCTTCAACATAAATAGTGTCGCCATTGAATATCTTGTCAACACCATTTTCACTCAATCCACTTTTACCCTTGACAGATACCGGAAGTTTCACGTTGTTATGTTGATTGCTTATTGTGTAGTAGTTCCACAAATCTCTCCTGTTGTATAAAATACGACCCATTAATGGTAAGATATTGTCAGTTTTATCTCCGTTCAATGGTGTCATGATACCTACTTGGCTGTAAGATGCACATGGTCTCTCTAATGTTACTGGAGGAGCATATGGATCTAAGAGAACATCCCTCATTCCTTGGTGTGTTGCTGGTTGCAAAATATAATTGGTTGTTGGTTGTTGGTGTGTTCGGTCTCTGGAATTGTCGGTTCTTACATATACAAAGTATGCAACTACCAATATAACAATCGAAAGGAAGACAATAGTTACATTTTCAAAACATATCATACCAGGTTGACACTTTCGCATTTATATATATAACATTGTATATTGTTTAATAAGAGAAAGAGAAGATGCTAAATTGGTTCGACATAAACAAACAAAATTATTATAGTAACATATCAGAAAATCTAATCAATATAATTGTAATCAATTTACATCACAATTATATTATGTTTATTTAGTTGGTTTAATTCCCATACCCTTTAACTTGTCCATCATTCCCGAATCCAACTCAGGGAGATTCTTCAACATGTCCTTGGCCTTGTCCAAGAGGGGTTCAAACTTGGAGAACATTGGCTCAAGACCCTCCATCGCCTTGGTCAGCTCCATTTGCTGCTGCATGAGACCCTGAGTATCAGCAGTCAACCTCTTGATCCCATCACCACCGAGAATCTTGTTCAAATCGTCATACGCATCCTCTACAGTTGATGCATAATCGATATCATATCCCTTATTACGTCTACCAACCTCGAATTTTTCTTCCACCGCCATTCCTTCAGGCTCTGAAACCTTTTTTGCTGATGGTTTCTTTGTTCCAGATGGTTTGGGTTCTGTCTCATCGACCATCTCATCCATCTCATCCATCTTTTTCTTCTCATCCATCTTTTTCTTCTCATCCATCTTTTTCTCTTCAGACTTCTTCTTTTCGGCATCACTGGTTTTTGTCTCTCCTTCCTTCTTCTCAAATCCTTCGATCATAGAAGTAGCAAATAGAGAGACAAACACGATTGGAACTCCTAAAACAATAATCATGTTCTTGGTAAAGAAACTAACCAACCCACCAATCAGGATGAAGAATGCAACATCATGTAAATTGCCCATGATAAGATTACCAATCACATGGATAAACGCAATTACAAAGATTACATTTAATAAAATCTTACTCGAGAGAACTTTCGTTAAAGTAGGGTTTAATTTCATATATACTATACCACTAAAAAAATTGAGTTGGTTATTTACTAAATATGGGAGTATACACTTAATTATGGCTGACATTATCGAACTCGCGTTTCAGGCTGAGCGTCTTTCCAACAACAATGAACAACACAAGACAACCTTATTCGAGTACGATGACGAGATTCTGCTAAACTATGGAGAGAAGAGCAAGACCAAGTATAACATCGTTTTGTGCGAACATTACAATAGTCGAATACACGGACCAGTAGACCGCCTGGAAGATCAGTTTCTAGTCATCAGCTGTTTCAAGAAGTATGATTACGATTACATTTCAGAGATGGCCGAATTTTACAACGACAACTATTTTAACATAGTCAAGCAAGTAACTCCTCATGCGTTCATTCGTAATTACAAAAGCATAATTACTAATGAAAACTATATCCAGCCTGAAATTGCAGAGTGCTATTATCTGCCTGGAGGCGAATGTGTTTGTATTAAGAAGACCTTTTGGCTACGTATTTTGCAGAGGAAGTTGAAGAACTTGTACAAGAAGAAGAGAGATTGAGAACGGATTTAATTAGAAAAATATTTTACTTATTCCACAGACTGCATTTACATTTTCCTCCCTTTATTTTTCTTTTTTTGGTTTGTGTTCGCTTCACTCTCTTTGTCTTTGTTTTTTTACCGCGAGATTTCCTGTGTTTTGTTTTACTTTTTCTTCTCCCACCAACAGGAGCCTGAGCTCCCATACCAGGATACGTCTCAATTTCGGCAATAAGAGCTTCTAACTCGGTTATTTTTGCACCGAGAGCATTATACGCAGTAGGGTCGTTATTTTCAGAATTAAGTTTATTGCTTACAGATGTAAACAATTCATTCGCAGCGTAAAGTTTATCCAGAAGAGATATTGATAAACTCTCAATTTCAGAAAGTCTAACTAATTTTTCTTTAATTACTGCTAATCTTGCCATAAGATCTGCATGAATTTTTGTTAATCTCTCAGTATAGCTAGATAAATCAAATGTTGGTTGTTGTGGAGTTTGCACTTGTTGTTTCAATCCATCAAATGCTTCATCATAATTATGTGCAATTGCAAGATAAACCGCCGGATCATCTACAGAAAGTTTATTTATAGTATCTAATTCGGCCTCTGTAAATTTTCTATTAACAATATCGGGTTGATCGGATGGGGTAGATGGCTGAGAAGGTGGAACGACCGAAGGCATTTCTTCTGGGTCGTTCATGGAATAAGGACCGGGTACGTAACCAGACATCAATATATTTAAGTGTATAAAATAATATACTTAAATTTGTATTTTTCTAAACATAATCCAAACGAATCTTAATTTCTATTAGAAGTCATTGTACTGGAGGTCGATGAAGAGGATGAAGACGAAGAATGTCTCTTAGTTTTTGGTTTAGTAACGTAACGAAACCCACCTCGTTGTTTGCGAGATCGCTTGCTTGATTTATTGGTCTTTGTCTTTTTCATTTTACGTTTTGAGGCACGTTTAGATTTGCGTTTGCGGCCACCTAATTGTGCATTTCGCCTTGCTACCTCCATCGCATCACTTACAGGTTCATTTGCCGGTATATTAGCAAAGGGATTAGGAGCTCTAACCATTCCTGCCCCGATAGGACCACCACCACCACCAGGTCCAAGACCGCCAGCTCCTCCACCACCACCAGGTCCAAGACCGCCAGCACCACCACCACCACCAGGTCCAAGACCGCCAGCTCCTCCACCACCACCAGGTCCAAGACCGCCAGCTCCTCCACCACCACCAGGTCCAAGACCGCCAGCTCCTCCACCACCACCAGGTCCAGGAGGACCACCAGGATAAGGTCCAGGATGATCTGGAGTGCCAGGACCTTGTAAATGATCAATACCATCAATTATTGCACCAACATTTTCAAGTGCTGCAATAGCATCAGTAAACGCTTGAATATCACCTGGTGCAGCCTGTGCTATACCCAGTCTTGCAATTGCCTGATCGAAGAGAAGCTTTGCATTCTGGAGCTTATCAAATAATCCAGGAACTAAACCTTCCACACTATCATAATAAGCAAACCTACGTCTGATATATTCTATTTTGTCAAGTAGATTTGTATTCAATGCGGTTAATCTCGCAGTTATCGCAGGATAATTAGGTGGTGGAGGTCCAGCCATTGAATTTTGAATTGCAGTTGACAGATTATTAAACGCCTCATCATAACCACCTGCACCAGCAGCGACAAGTGGAGTAACATAAGCAGCCATTCCCGGTATCCTTGCTATAACATCTCGTTGAGCCTGAGTAAAGTCGACGTTTACAGGATTAATGGCAGCCATATATATAGATTATATATTATCTGTAAATTAATCATGTGTTTTTTCTATGATTCGATCAATGTTATGTTTCAATTTATCAATTTCGTCTAAAATACGTTGTTGTTCCTTCTTTGCTTCATTTGTACGCTCTTTGCTTAATTGATTCGACATGTTCAAATCGTCAATATATCCATTCAACAATTTCAATGCACGAACCTGCTCTTGCTCTTTCGATACAATATGTTTGAAATATTTCGAATAATCAGCTGAAACTCCCTTTAAAAATTCATTCTCCATTGAAATTTTCTTTATTTTCTGTTGTTTCTCCAATAACAAATCACGTTTCTTCTCAATCAACTCCTCAATATGTAACAGGTTCTTCTCCTTCTCTTTTTCTTTTACAACTAAATCCATGGCTTATATTATTCAATTAAAAAAATATATAAAATTAAGAGTATATATAATTTAGGATGACTAACCATACCGACGAACCTCTTCTTACTCCTGACGACAACCGCTTTGTTATGTTCCCGATCAAATACAATGACATCTGGGAAATGTACAAGAAGCAAGTGGATTGTTTTTGGAGGGCTGAGGAAATCGATTTATCAAAGGACACGAAAGACTGGAACACCTTATCTGCTGACGAAAAATATTATATCTCCATGATTCTTGCATTCTTTGCTGCGAGTGATGGGATCGTCATGGAGAACTTGGCCGAGCGATTTATGAGCGATGTTCAGGTGTCAGAGGCTCGTGCCTTTTACGGATTTCAGATTGCTATGGAAAACATCCATAGTCAGGTGTATAGTATGTTGATTGACTCGTACATTAAGAATGACGAAGAGAAAAACGTGCTATTCAATGCGATTGCGAATTACCCATGCATCAAAAAGAAGGCGGATTGGGCACAGAAGTGGATCAAGGATAGTGAGAGCACTTTCGCACAACGTCTTGTTGCCTTTGCATGTGTCGAGGGTATCTTTTTCAGCGGGGCTTTTTGCAGTATTTTCTGGATGAAGAAGCGTGGTCTTATGCCTGGACTCACATTTTCCAACGAGCTTATTTCGCGTGACGAGGCTCTCCATTGCGAATTTGCGATTCTTTTGTATTCAAAGTTGAATGCCAAGTTGTCTAACAATGAGATTAGGGACCTTATCAGCGAGGCGGTCGAGATTGAAACCGAATTTATTTGCGAGGCTCTTCCATGCCGTTTGATTGGCATGAACTCGCAGCTTATGACGCAATATATTCAATTTGTCGCCGACAGACTTTCGCTCCAACTGGGATATGACAAGATCTATAATGTCACCAACCCCTTCGCATGGATGGAGATGATCAGTTTAGACAGCAAGACCAATTTCTTCGAGAAGCGTGTTAGTGAGTATGCTCTTGCCAACAAGACAAAGTCGGTTGAATTGTTCGACTTGAACGAGGAGTTTTAAATCAACCTTTTCAACCTTTGAGAAAGGTTGAGCCAAAATCAACCTTTAAGAAAGGTTGAACCAAAATATAGAAACTATTAGAATTATATTTATTAATAATTGAAACCTAATAAATATAAAAAACGAGAGATTGTATAAACGTGATGTTGACGTGTCATTTAATGGGCGGCTTAGGCAATCAGCTATTTCAGATTTTTGCAACTATTTCCAATTCAATTCGAACCAAACAAAGATTCACATTTTTGTATTCTGAATCTCTTGGAGCAAATACGGGTGACACTATCCGCGATACATATTGGAATACACTCCTTGTTCGCCTGAAACCATTTTTGTCAAATTCCTTACCACAGCCTATGAATATTATACGCGAGAAATCCTTCCGTTATAAACAACCAGTTGTTCCAACGGAAGGAAATAATTGTATTTTTGGATACTTTCAAAGCTATAAATATTTTGAGGATAATTACGAGACGATATGCAAGATGATTGGCATTCAAGGTCTCAAAACCAATTATCCTGTACAAGAACACACGATTAGTATGCATTTTAGGATTGGAGATTATAAGAAAGTCCAGCATTTTCATCCGATATTGCCATATGAATATTACAGAAAAAGCATTGCTCATATTGTAAGTGAATCTACAATTGATGGTATGCATCCTGCATATACAATTTTATATTTTTGCGAGAATCAAGATATAGATGATGTGGATATAATTGTGAATCGATTAAAAACAGACTATCCTACAATTGTCTTTACAACGGCATCTAATAAAATATCAGACTGGGGTCAGATGTTGACAATGAGTAATTGTCAGCATAATATAATTGCAAATAGTTCATTCAGTTGGTGGGCAGCGTATTTAAATAATAATCATAATAAGATTGTATGTTATCCTCCAATATGGTTTGGAGAACGTGCTGGAAATGATACATCTGATTTATGTCCTCCAACATGGAAATGTATCGAATTAAACTAATATATATATATTTTATAGTTATTACAGGAAAAATTCATGATAGAAAGGTATAAATACAAAGCTTAAATATATATATTAATAAACAATATTAGAGATTATATTAAAGATATGCAATAATGCTATTCGATATTGTTATTTGTGTCGGGCCAAACGATAACGATGTCGTCGAGAAAAATGTTTATTATTGTAAACAAAATATTGTCGAACATAGAAATATATACTTGGTATGTAGTAATCCAAATATTAATATTGATGGAGCAATTACAATTGACGAAAAAATTTTTCCTTTTAATATAAATGATGTAGAAAATTTCATAGGCAAACGACAACGTTGTGGTTGGTATTTACAGCAACTCCTAAAAATATATTCTGGAAAAACTATAACTGGAATACTTGAGTCATATTTAATTATAGACTGCGATACATTTTTTTTAAAACCAACTAGGTTTATAACAGATGACAATAAATTTATACTTACAACTGGAACTGAATACCATCGTCCATATTTCACTCATATGAACAAACTCCATCCTTCCCTGAGTAAAATACATCCGTTGTCTGGTATATCGCACCATACTATGTTCAATACTATACTGGTTCAAGAGATGATAGATATGATAGAAAACCACAATCAAAATAAATCATTCTGGAAGTTATATTTAGAAAATATATCACCTGTAGATTATGATTTGAGTGGTGCAGCAGAGAATGAAATGTATTTTACATATTTATATGTATATCATAAAGATAAAATACAATTAAGAACATTGAAATGGATAAATACAGATAAAATTATACTTAATGGCGATCATGATTTTATTAGTTATCATTGGTATTTGAGGCGTTGATAAAAATTAAAAAATTAATCATTAAACTATAATTTTATTAATTGTATACGAGACATCATAATATAAACAATATAAACAAAAATAATCATATTATTATACAATGGATTTTTATAATAATAAAAAAATAGACTATATTCAAATATTTAATATAAACGATATAAAAGAGGATACAGATAATAAATGTATTGTAGTAACAGGTGTGACAGGTCAAGATGGGAGTCATATGGTAGATTACCTACTTAAAAATACAGATTATATCATATATGGTGGAGTTAGAAGATTAAATCTTTACAACCATCATAATTTAAAACATATTACCTCAGATAGATTTAGAGTAATAATCTTTGACCTCACAGACTCTAATTGCATAACAATGACTATAAGTAAACTAAAACCAAAATATTTTATAAATTTTGCAGCACAGAGCTATGTTGGTTCTAGTTGGGATTTTGCATATCAAACATATTCGGCTAATACGATGTCTGTTATAAATATTTTAGATGCAATAAAAAATTATTGTCCTACTTGTCGTTTATACCAAGCAGGGTCTAGTGAAGAGTTTGGAAATATAATTTATTCACCACAAGATGAAAATCATCCATTAAATCCACAAAGCCCGTATGGGGCAAGTAAAGTTTCATCACGACAAATAATAAATGTATACAGAAGAACCTATAATTTATATGTGATACAATGTTGGTTGTTCAATCACGAGGGCACTAGGAGAGGTGAAGAGTTTGTTACTAGAAAAATAACTAAAAAGGTTGCAGAGATAAATTGTGCTATAAAAAAAAATATACCTTTCAAAGCATTAGAATTGGGTAATATATACGCATCTCGTGATTGGAGTGATGCAGAAGATTTTATGGATGGAATATGGAGAATATTGAACCAAGATACATATAATATAGATTATAGTGGTGAAATAAAACAATACATACTATCATCTGGTGAAACACATACTATTAAAGAATTTGTATCTATTGCTTTTAAATGTATAAATATAGAAGGTTATTGGGAAAACAAAACAGATGATATATTAAACGAAAAATTTTTATTAAACCATAATGGTAATGTTCTTGAACTGGTAGTCATAAACAAAAAATATTATAGACCAAAAGATATTGATATAATATTGGGTGATGCAAATAAAGCACGAAAAGAGCTTGGTTGGAATACTACTACAACATTTGCAGACTTGGTCATAAAAATGGTATTAAATGACATAAAATTACTAGATACTTAATGATAATGATAATTATAAATTATAATATATGAACAATTTATATTATTATTGTATATGAAAGTAATATTAACTTGTATAGATAATTTTCAAGAATATATTTTAACAAATATAGGTCAATTATTAAAACTAAAACATTTAGATATTGTCGTTATAACAAACCTGAAATTTTTCTCATTATTTGATAAATATATTTTGAACATTAAATTAATTGATAAAGACTCATTAACAGATTCTTATAGATACGACAAAAAATCTTCTATGAATAATTCTTTTAGAAATGGATTTTGGAGATTAACCTCGAGTCGTTTTTTTTATATATACGAATTTATGAAAAAATATGATATAACTGATGTTATACATATAGAAAATGATGTTCTTATTTATTATAATGTAAATGAATTGATTTCATATTTTGATAAAACACACATATATATTCCATTTGATACTTACAATAGAAACATAGCAAGCATCGTATATATTCCCAATACTGAAATATTTAAACTTATATTAGACCAGTATGATTTTGCAAAAAATGATATGGAAAATTTTTCACTTATAAGAAAAAAAACGGGATTAATAAACAACCTTCCAATTTTTATAAATAATACAAATTTATCACCTGAACAGCAATTTGTTTCTTGCAATACGAATATGTTCCCTTTTATATTTGATGCTGCTGCTATAGGACAATATTTAGGAGGAATAGACCCAATTATCAAAGAAGGAGACACAAGAGGTTTTATTAACGAAACTTGCGTTATTAAATACAATAACTATAATATATGGTTTGAAGAAGTAGATAATATAAAAAAACCATTTATTTCTTTTGAAAATAAAAAAGTCCCAATTTTTAATCTTCACATTCACTCTAAAAACTTAATAGAGTTTATCTAGTAAAAAATTATGAAAGATTACATACACATTATATAGTAATCATAGTGTAACTTTATTTTCATAGTGATATTGTATTTATACAATGAGTATAAATACAATTATTTATTTAATAATTTATTAATAATTTATTAATTAGATATATGTTTTATTTATTAAACACATTACTTTGAATATATTTAAAATTACAAATTGAATTGTCCAATGATGTAAAATCAAAATCATTATAATTTAATTTTGTAGTGTCTAAACTATCCCAGTCATCCAAAACATACAACGGAATATTTTGTTTCTGTAAAATGGTCGTGAATTCGCTTTTTATTACAATTGGTACAACTTTTAAATATATACACTCCCATAGTCTATGTGTATCTACACCATTTCCTTCTGGACATATACAAAATTTGTAACTCGCAAGACGCTTTAAATTATCCTGAGAGTCTATCATATTCAACCACTCAATCTGATGTTTAAATTTATCATAACATATTTGTCTTTTTGACTTATTAGTTGAAATATTAAAATTAAAATAAACATTGTTAGGTTTTATTGATATACTATTCATAAATGTCGTATCATAAAAAAGAGACAAATTTCCATGTTTCCAATGTTGATTAGCTAAACCAATCGGTAAAAAAAATAACTTAGGATGTTCAAAACAAATATTCTGGCCATACCATTTTAAAATCTTGTCACAATTTAAAATATCAAAAACAACATCGGTTTGTTCGATTTGTCCATCTGAATTATGTGTTACCAATATAAATTCATTCTGAAAAAAACCTAATTTTTGCGAAAGCAAATTTAGGTTATGAGAATTACAAAATACATAATAAGGATTATTAAAGACTGATACTAGTTTATAAAAATGAACATGTTTAGATGTGTGTGACTTTGTTAGAGGATTCCAATTAAAGTCTGATTGATCTCCTAAATAAATATCACACAATTGTTGTATTTTCTCACCAGTTACAATATTAGTCATATAATTAAACATGTGAAACTAAATAAATCAAATAACCTCGATATTAGACAATTTATTTATCAATAACTTTGTAACATTCAAATCATATTCATTACTAGCACTACATATACGAAAATACAAAACGTCATCAGTAGTCTCTGGAATTTTATTATGATTTATATGATGTGGGGATGAAGTATCTTTGCAATTTTCATCTAACACTTGATAAATTAGTTTAAATTGAGAATGATTATTTAACCTATACACAGGTACACTATCCTTCATATGTTTTGAAATAACCACGTCATCATTATCACGATCTAAAATATTTGTTTTTAATAATAATGGTATTAAATCATTAGATATTATTATACCTGTTCCAGATATAAAACTATCAAACATATAATGCCCTCCAAAAAAATTATTTCTAGGTATTGTATTATAGAGCGATAATAATACTTTAATATTCCATAAAGTCGTTATATTTGTACGTATAATGTAGTCATATTCATATTTATTTTTAATATACTCAATACATAGTAATGTTTTTACAAGCATATTTGGAACCAAAGGTAACTCATTGCCTTTTACATATATAAAATCACCGATCTCCTCTATATCTTTATTAATGTTATTATCAAATTCAATAAAAAAAAATTTTATATCATCACTATATAAATCTAGATGTTTTTTCTGCATTGGTTTTAAACTCATATATTTGTCGTTTCGCTTAAAATATCCATTTTCACTATTTAAGCAGCTAGAAGACAATATAACAAATATAAATTTATATTTCATATACACATATGAAATATGAAATATATAGCATAAAATTTATTAGAAAATATATTATCGATATAATTAAAAATTCATTATAATGTAGAAAAAAATAATATACTAAATATATTTTACTAACTATAAATTATAATATATGTTTAAAGTGTCAGTTGATGGTAGAGGAAGATTTGGTAATAATTTAATACAATATTTTGCTGTTAAAATATTCTGTGCCAACTTTTCCAATTATACATATACTACAAAAAGGTATGAATTAGGAAGTCATACTATTATACAAGAAAGGAGCTTGTTTAATTTATTAGAAAACAATCACGTGTTAAATATAAATAGCAACGTTTTTTTAGAAGGGTTTTTTCAGAATTTATCTTTTTTAGATAAACATCGGGAGTTTATAAAATCTTTGTTTACGTCTAATAACAACGATGTTATAAATCACCATCACTACGAGAAAAAACTCATCATTAAAGATCTAATAGTGAATATTGAAGAAAAACCAAACGAAAACGACCTTGTTTTACATATTAGACTAGATGATTTTATACATCAAGTACATAATTCAAATATTTTGGACATTGAATTTTATATTAACTCTGTGGTAGAAAGTAATTTGATATATAAATGGAATACAATATGGATAGTTGTAGATAAATTAGAGAATGACTTTGACAAAAAGTATATTAATTTATTAATTACAAAATTAACTGAAAATGGTATAATAAATATTAAATTCCATCAAAAAACATTTTTAGAAGATTGGAACTTTTGTATCCAAGCTGTCAATTTTATTTCTTCTAATAGTACATTTGCATTGACGGCAATTTTATTAAGTAATATGAAATATGTTATTATACCAAGTGAAAACTCATGGAGTAATGTGGTTCCATTGTCTACAATTGAAGTTTGTAGAGTTGTAGATGTAAAAAGAATAAATACTATATAATTTGATATTGAAATTTAATCGCAAATTAATGATTTATTACTTAAATGTTTTGTCTTCAAATCATCAACCAAATTGTTATTCCCATTTGCATTAAAAGCAGAGGTTTTATGAATTCGATGTTTAACAAGAACCTCTGAACAATTGTAAAATTTTTTTTCTTGTTTTCGTAATTTTAACCACAAATCATAATCTTCTACACCATTCCACTCGTGATTCCAATAACATAATTCCTTTCGTATTATACAACTAGAATTAATTATAGGGTTTATTCTAAAAAAATCAAACATACTTATGTCCCCAACTGGATTATACGGAACAACTCCATTAATATCACCAAAGTAAATACACCTACTGCCAACAACATCATATTTTTCTATGAATGGAACCTGTTTCTCTAGTTTTTTATCATGCCAAATATCATCAACATCTAATAGAGCAACATAATCATATTTACAATATTTAATCATTTCATTCAATGCATTTGCCTTTCCTTTTATAGTAAACAAATCTAATACATTTACTTTTTTACTTTTATACTCAATAGCCTTTTTAAATACGTCAGAATTTTCAGATAGTCCATTTATTCCTATAATAAGTTCCCAATCATTAAATGTTTGGTTCAAAATAGATCCAACAGATTCGTCTATAAATTCTATCCCATTGTAAATTGGTATTAAAATACTTATCATTATAATATAATTTATTTAAATTTTATATTATAATTATAAGCATATAGTTAATTATAAAACTAACTCAATAAACGCTGAAACATAAACCAAATATCATACCTACTAATTTCCTCGTGAAGTTTGAAATGCTTTATATTACTAAAAATACAATCTATAATGATAATCTGATCATCCTTCACTAAATAGTCGTTTTCAAAATACAATTTTACTTTAGTTTCGTATGTTTCACACCACCAGTTTATTTTTTCACGATGAATTAAAAAAAATCCCCCTGCTATTGATACTTGATCATCAGGAATTTTATTGAAAGGTAGTCCAATGTTATTTTTTGTATTTATTAAACCAAATAAATAGTTAATAAAGTTCATGTCATTGTTTACACGTGCATAATGAATCTTATTCTTGTCTAATGACACAATTTTATTATCATTTGGCCATTGTGTAAGTTGATTTATATGCATATCATTTCCTCTATTTCTAAAATATCCGATATCACAATACCCGTGAAAATCGGTGTCGAAATAGTTATTTTGTATTGTCTCATTAACGAACCATAGTTTTTCACTCCAAAGCATGTTGACACTCCATTCAATGCGATCTTTGAGTAGATGGTTGTTTTTATGATTTGATATCCAATAATCCTTGTATTTGTATAGGTAAAATTGCTCTAGTGGTCGAATGACAACCTTAATATTTGGTTTATTTTTTGTATCAATAAACTTGAATGTATATTCATCAGTATAAATTACAAGATTAAAATTGTTTGCTATGTATACTAAATTAGATAGCCATTGTAGATACTGGTTTGCATCAAATTTTGATTTTATTATGTAAAAACAAGATGAAAATGTTATTTGCATTGATATATAAATAATATATTCTTTATACTATTTATGTATTATTATAATAACCTCTTTTTCATTAATTACATAATAAATCATCAATCATCTTATTTCTTACTTCCGTCCAGTAAGCAGAACCAAGTTTTCCACCATTATAAGTAACTTGGTCTTCATGCAGCCGATAATCTAACAAAACCTCTTGAAGATTGTAAATACGCTTATATTTTTTCAATACTCTCAAGATCAAATTGAAATCTTCACACATAGAATGAATTGAGTCGTCATAATTACCTACATCGATTATCTCCTTTTTACGAAAACAAAATGTCGGATGATTCATTAGCCAGTGTTGTCTAGTTGCTTTGTATTTATTAATGTCAGTTACATATTCGTGACTAGTAATACCAGTTACATGTTTAACATTGTTTATAGTTTTAAACATCCTCACTTGGGAACCACACAACACACACTCTTTATTATTTTTCATGAAATTAATCTGTGTTTGTAATCTATTATCACTCATAATATCATCTGCGTCCATACGACATATGATATCATTACTACACAACAAAACCCCTTTGTTAAGCGATACACCTAAACCCTTGTTTCCATCATTTTCTTCGTATACTATCTTGACAAATCTCGTAGTCTTTTGAAAACGTTCCAACTCTCTTTTCAATAACATTGTGCTAAGTTTATCAGACCCATCATTGATCCAGACAATTTCTATACCAAAATGGCCTTTCTGTCGTTTTATCGATTCTAAACACTCGACTACAAATACGTGTTTTGTGTTATAACTTGGAATCAAAACAGAAACCCATGTAGTCGGTTCCGTATATTCCAGAGGAAGCTCTAATTGATTCATCGTTTCATAATTCTGTTTTGTCGAACCCCATTCTTGATACTGATAAATTTTTGCATGCCCATCATATTTCAATCCACTGCAATGAACAGGTAAAAAATAATAGCTTGGAAATATTGTCATCTCTTTGTATTTTCCAGTGTTATACATATTTGTCAGTAAACAAGGCCCAACGGTGATCCATGCACGTAATCCAGTCTTTTGTACGCTGACACAATTGCATTGGATCCATTCGATGGCAGCCTTCACTAGCGGGTGCTTTGGAGGAAACCCCATTGTGCCCGTTGCAATCAATCCTTCGCGAACTTGTTCCTGCTCCCACCCTGCAAAGCATTTTGTCTTCATAAATACTTCATCGATGGGCTCAATACATATTGAATCTGCATCAAAGAAATAGCCACCATATTTATACAAGAGTTCCCAGCGAATAATATCAGCCTTACCATTTAACTCTTCCATTTCATCGATTCTATTCTGACAATTGCTGACAAATCCCCTCTTTTTCATTTCATTCTCAGTCCAGCGTATATATTCGAAATCTGGATGTTTGTCTTTCCATGTGTCCATAAATTTGGTGGGTGCGGGTTTAGGACCTATCCAAATTTGATGGATGATTCTCGGTATAGATTCTTGACCAACAAGTGCACTCATATATTATACATATCGCAATATTGTTTAAGTGTGTTTGGTATACTTGGTTATAGATAAAATTAGATATATACCATTGAACATTTGAAACATAAATAATTGTGCCTTTGAATGATTATGAAACTTTAATTGTCTTATATTTATAATATGAAGTATAAATATATGAATTGTATTTTTGTTTGTGTTTTTTATGAAAAAAAATACATTGATATGCTTTATCTTCTTTTGGAAAGTATATTTATATATGGAAATTTGGATAAAAATACAAATGTATTAATTTATACGTCGACATTATTTATGAATATTATAAAACAAAGTCGCTTATTTAATAGTGAAAAAATAATGTTTGAATTAAATGACACATATAATAGTATTGATAGTGCGTGCAAAGCAAGATTAGATTTGTTTACTTTACATTCGATATCAAATTACAATAAAATACTTTACTTAGATACGGATGTTTTAGTAAAATATTATATTAACAAAGTCTTTGATGTTTGTCAAGAAGACATTTTATATGCATTAGAAGAAGGAGAAATTGGTCATGAATTCTGGGGAAAAACATTGTTTGGTCGTGAAATACATAATTATAGTGATAAAACAGCATTCTCAAGTGGAGTACTATTATTTAATAATTGTGAAAAAATAAAGGATTTGTTTAGAAATATAAAAGAAGATATTATTAAAAGACCTTATAATTTTGTTTGTTATGACCAACCATATATAGTATATAATGCTTTCAAATATAATTTGTATAATAATAAGGTTCTAAAATCACTTGTTGTAAATAATGATACTAATATTCATAGTAATAAAGTAATACATCATTTTCCAGGAGGACCAGGAATTTATCAACATAAAATAGTTTATATGAATAATTTTCTGAATAATATTAAACTATATACTTTAAATATTCCAAAAATATTATTTCAAACAAATAAAACGACTAATGATATATATGTTTTAGATATGATTAAAGATAAATTAGGTTCTGGATGGAAATATGAGTTTTATAATGATGCAGATGTATGCCAATTTTTTATTAACAATCCAATTTTTGAGTTACCAGATATAATACAAAAATATAATTCTATTAAAAAAGGTGCTCACAAGGCAGATTTGTTTAGATATTATTATTTATATATTAATGGAGGATTTTTTATGGATTCTGATGCTATGTTATATGTTAATATAGATACTATAGTAAAAGATTATAGTTTTGTATCTGTAAATTCATCTTGTCACCCAGGTACAATATTTCAAGGTATTTTAGGTGCATCACGTAAAAATAAAATTATAAAAAAAGCTTTATACAGAGCATACAATACTGATCCAAATATATTAGACAAACATTATCACTATTTTTGCAAACAATTGTATGATATCATAAAAGAGAATGATTATGGATATAATATTAAACTATACGAAGAAAGGAGAACGAACGAGGATAAAGGTGATGATATTCTTAATGGGCGCACCTTATTGTTTAAACATTATTGGAAACATAAAGTTATACCACCTGTCTCTCGTTCACCCGTCTCTGATTGGGCTATAGCTATTTCAAAAAAGGGTGAGCCTTATTATTGGAATAAGATTACGAGAGAAACTAGATGGGATAATCCTGAGGCTTCACGTCCAATTGGTGATTTGTTTGGTAGTTATAATAAAAACGAATTAAAATATTTTGATTATAGAATTTTAAATACATATGTAATACCAAATAAATTTATTAGAGTTGGACCTAAAGAAGATGGTGGATATGTTATTGCAGATGGTTTTTATTATGATTTATTTATTTCCTGTGGTATAGCAAGTGATATTAGATTTGAAGATGAATTCTTAAATATTCATAAAATAAAATGTATAGCATTTGATGGGACTATAAATTCATTTCCTCGTCATAAAAATAGTATGGAATGGATCCCAAAAAATATAAGTTTTTCAAATACAGAAAAAACAACAAATTTAAAGGAATACATTCAAAATAGTAATAAAATATTTTTAAAAATGGATATTGAAGGTTCTGAATTCGAATGGTTAGAATCTATGTCAGAAACAGAATTAGAAAAATTTAGTCAAATAGTTCTAGAAGTTCATTGTCCATTTGATATTTATCGTATGAATATGTTAAAGAAACTAAATGAATCACATTATATTATACACATACATGGTAATAATTATTGTGATAGAGACATTCCGAAACATCTGCCTTCGGGTAGAAGTTATGATGGAACGTTTACTATCGATAAAAATTCAACATCACAAATTAAGTTACCAGAAGTATTTGAAGTTACATATATCAATAAAAAACTTTGTGATTCTACATTAGTTGAAATGAAAGAAATTATTTTTCCAACAAAATTAGATTATCCAAATAATCCAAATGCAAATGATATATGTTTTTCAATTCCTATTTAGTTTAGAAAACAAATAATGGCTATCGCTTTATTGTTTAAGTGTCTTTTATATGAAGATTAATAACATAATTGTTCCAGTATAAAAATAATTATGTTATATAACAATAAATATATGTATCGATATATCTATCAATAAATTAATTTTTATATTTGAATAGAAAATCATTGTGTATTCCGTCCCATCCAGGATTGTCTATCTTATTATATTTCGTGACGTTATCTACTAAATAATAATTTTGTGTATTAAGATATTTACATAGTTCTACATAATCTATATTGTATACTTCAATTAACATATATTTTGGCTTATATTTATTAAAATTTAATCCTTTTAAAACATTGAGTTCATATCCTTCAACATCAAGTGATAAAAAGTCTATTTTTTGTGTGATTTCAATATTCATATCTAAAATTTTTTCCAATGAAAGAGCTTTTACAGATATTAATGAATTATCAAACCCCTTTTGTCTCAACCCATCAACTGAACCCATCAAAGAATTACCGCTAAAATTTCCATGTACTATATCATGTTTATATTCATTTGATACACATGCACAATTAATACAGATAGAGTTGGGTCTATTCTTCTTACATAATTCATAACCTTTGACCGATGGCTCGATTAATATTCCTGTCCAGTTCCTTTGAAATTCAAAATATGCCGTGTTACTTTGCGTTATACCATCGTTTGCACCCAATTCAATAAAAAAACCATCGGTTTTATGTTGAAAAATATTATCAAGAAAAATATCTATTGGTATTTTTTTACTTGTAACTAACGAATATGACATATATATAGGATAATATTTATATATTATTTACGAATCATATAATTTAAGTAATATTTTCGTTGTTTCATCTAAACATATTTCTCTCGTTTATAAATGGACCATGACATTTCTTTTAACTATGTAAACAAGTCAATTTCAAAACAAATTAAGCCAGATGTTTGCATAGATGCCGATATGAATGAACTCATAAAATTAGGAAATGAAATGTTAACAAATCCAGACCACAAAATAAGTTCTCGATGTCGCACTGGGAATGATATTGTCGACCATTTCACATTTGAAGAACGTCTCAAAACAAAAGGAAAGTACAACATAAACTTCTATGAGTTTGTCGAGAGAATAGAAGAGTTTAAACAAAAGAAGTTTATTCAGAATATGTTGACATATTATGAAAATGTAAAGAACAAAAACAAACAGAAGAACGAGATGGTTGTACTGAAAGAAGTATACAATATTTGCATAAGTGCAATTAATATTTTTCGTCCACTGGTGGCGATGGAGTTATATGCATTATATAAGCCTGCACATGTAGTCGATTTTTGTGCTGGTTGGGGCGGTCGCTGCATCGGTGCATGTGCATTAAATGTTCCAAAATATACTGGTATTGATGTAAATATAGGTTTGAAACAAGGATACGATGAAATGGCCACCTTTCTCAACACCAAATCAACGACAGAAATCAAAATGTATTTTCAAGATGCGGTCACGTTTGATTACTCGACACTTAAATATGACTTTGTATTGACATCACCACCCTATTATTTTATTGAAAAGTATCCAAACAATGCAGAATACAAGAACAAACAAGAAATGAATAAGCTGTTCTATACTCCGTTATTCGAGAGAACGTTCAAGCATTTGCAACCAGGTGGTATATATTGTTTGAATGTGAATAGTGAAATATACGATGCTGTTTGCATACCATTATTAGGCGAATGCGATAAAAAGATACCATTAAAAAAAAGCAAACGACAAAATGAATACGGCGAGTTTATTTATCTTTGGACCAAACTAGAATAAACTAAACCGACTTTTGAACTGGTTCTGAGGTTGTTCTTGTGACTTTGTAACAACAGGAATATTACGTTGGTTTGTTATTTGTTTCAGTTGTTTTTGTTGTGTATCTCTGAGATCTACTTTATAATAATTGTCACCATTATATGGAATAAATGTATCAAATTGTTCAGCATTTATAAAGTAAGTATTTTTGAACTCGCTATCTAGCGATATTGTTGTATGTAAATTTCTGATTGTTTTTATCCCGTCATAACCATTGTCATTTACAAATCGTTTTGATTCAAGACCTGTAACAATTCTATCCATACCATCAAACAAATGCAATATATTAGGATTGCCTAGTTCATAAAAAATATCCCTATCGATTCTAAGTTGTGATCGTCTGCTTCTTTGTAATAATGCATTGTCTTCATGACCCCATCCCCAATAACATGGAAAACCATTCATCTTCTCAAAATCACTTCCTGTAATAGAAACAATACCACCAAGAGCAAACTTAAATCCATAAAAATGTTTAATTGTACCTTCAGTTGTCTCGTAATCAAATAGTTTTTTATATGGTATTGTGTCTACGTCATTGAATACAAAGGTTATCTTCTTATAATCGTCTGGGTATTTCTGTTTAATTGCTAAAAACCCAATGTTCTTCATTGCTCCTCGATTAAACGTTCGATTATCACATTGATGAGAGAAGTATATTTCATAGTCACTCGGGTCGTGATTTTCAAGTATATAACTCATATGTTTACTGAAAAAAAATTTTTGTTGTTCTCTGTCCCTATAAGGAACAATGAATACTATTTTTGGTATAGTCATAATATAATACATATTTATAATATAATATGAATGATTTCGTATTAATTATTTTACAATAATCAAAATCGTTTTATTTACAATATAACACCAAAACATAATGCAGCCATATCAACCATATAAATCATATCAGATGTATTTTTTTAGTATTATTTTTGGTATAAGCTCGTCCTTCTTCTTTTCGAGTTTTTTGAAACATTTATTTATAGTTACCTCGCTTATCTCACTGACATTTTTTATATCAGTTTTTGTAATATTCAACTTGCATATTTGTGATATAAAATATACAATACCCGCCGCAATTGAGTGTGGTGTGTTGTCTGTCATCATCTTTAACTTTTCAACCTTTATCGAAATAAACTCACATAATTTTGTCAACTCGTTGTTCATATTCAGCTTACTACAAAACCTGCTGATAAACGCTTCTGGTTTTGTGATAGCAAAGATCGTTTTGTCTGTATTGCTCATATCTCTCTCGATGTTGTTGATAATTGCAAGGGCATTTTTACATCCCTTTGTAGCAGACGTGTCATCCAAATGGAACATTGTTGCTATCTCTCGAGCCGTTCTCGGAAAGTTATTCTTTCGGCATGAAATGTAAATGGATGCTGCAATGATACCATCGCGATTGTCACCACGATAAGACAAATCATATTCAGATATTTTCTTATGATAAATCATTGCATCGTCGATTATCATCTTTGGAATGCCTGCATGTTGTGCCATAGTAGTGATAACTTGGAACTCGTCGTATTGTGACTTCTCCTTGTATGGCATAGATTGCCACTCTGTGTATCTTCTAATTTTTCGCATCTCGTAGGTCATGGATCCACCCATCATTACCTTGCAACCATATGACGACTCTTGTAATAATGGGTTTATCGGCATACCACATCGAGTTGGATCAGATGACTGATTATCGTCTGCACCATAGTATCTCCATTCAGCACTTTGATCCACAATATCCTTGTATATAATACCACATTTGTTATTTACACATGTGAGAAATCCTTCTTCAGAAAAGGCTAACATAGACGAACATTGATCACAACATTCTCGATTCCCACATTCTCGATACATGCATTCTAAGGGGACAGGCTTGCCTCCATTGATCTCGTCGTCAAATGTATTCCATAGATGTGTTTTGTCGATAGATTGAGATCTCTTCTTACTTTTTGCTAAATTGTTCATCAGATACTCAATAGTAGTTTACTATATTTTTAAATCATTTTTTAAATTTACAAAATTTGAATGTAAAAAATGATTGCTTATATGGGAGTCAAATGTTAAACTTTACTCAAAATAATACAAAATGATTAAAAAAACGCCTTTTTCGTAGATTCAATCAGTTGGCTTGCTTGTTTTTGGAGCATTTCTATCTGTCGTTCCGTTGTATGTAAAATATTGTGTTCCACAATCGACTCGTATATTTTCATACCCTTTACATAATCCTCTTCGCAATTTATGTATAAATCTATAATGAGTGCTCTCGCATTCTGAATAAGTTCTTGTATTTCAGTCTCTCCAATATCAGAATTCACTTTCATAACACCATTATCCGAGACAAGAAGTGAATCTAATATCTGTATCAGCTTGTTTTGATTCACCTTGGAATTGCTTATCATTTGATTCAAGTGTTTTGCATAAAGAACAAATAGATCGTCATCTTCTTGGATATGAATCTCATTTGCACAGCAGTCTTTGTAATATCTCAGCTTTACACTGGAAAAATCATTTATGCCTTCAGGAATCTCGGTTTCACCAGTAAATGTCGTATAGAACCGCTTCAAATCCTCTTTGAACCGAAGAGCAGTTTCTTGGCTCATTTCACCAAACTCTCCAGTCTCGTAATTGTAATTATTGTCATAATACAACATCTTCAGCTCGGGAATTCCTGGTTCTTTGTCTAGTGTCTCTCTATCCATATCACACACCTCCGGTTGCATAATGACATCAACTCCATCCCCAACTTTGTAACTCTGCAAAGCTTTAATCCTTCGGTTGCATATATTTAAATCATATTTGGTAATAACTGCATTTTTTGGAATCTCGTTTTTATTCATCAAGGTTGCCGTTTTTAATTGTCCATCCTCTTCATATTCATATACCGGGTTAATTGTACTGATAATTGCTGCATATAAGTGTGCAATTTTTACATAAAATTTGGCAATGTCGCGACACATAGTAGTCTTATCAAGATCGTTTAACTTATCATTATCAAGGAAATATACCTTTTCTTTTGTTGTTTCATTATCATATGTCCCGTCGGTGCGTTTTTTCAACATTGTGATTTCGGCATGATCGAATTTTTTAGATAAAATATCGCCTGTCAAAACAACCAATTTGTCGCAATATTGTTTATTGGACATTCGACTTAAATTTTTAATGTCCATATTCAGAATATACTCAGATGCCAACTTATCGATGTAATCAGATAGTTCGGATATAGGTGGTTTATTTATACTTGATAAAGTTATGTTTCCCATTATATTAAGGTGGCTAAAAAACAATTATGTATTAATTGCAAATAATACATGATTCTACTAAATCAAATTATGTGTTTGATTAAAATATTTAACGTCTTTGCCTAGACTTGGACCTAGACCTAGACTTCTTAGACTTCTTCGACTTCTTCTCGCCACCCTTCCTTTGACGACGAGATTGACGACGAGATTCACGACGACGTTGTCTGCGTCCTTTGGGCATCATGTAACCACCCCCACTCGTCTGCAACCTATCATTGTAATTCTGTCCTTCTCCTTTCACCGGCTCTACAGCACCATCCATACCTCCACGTTGTTTGTAACCTCCGCCCATCATCTGCTCCTCAACGACCATATCTCCATCCTCACCCTCACCTCCACGTTGTCTGCGTCCTCCTACAACCTGAGGCAAAGTCTCAACACCCCCACGACGACGTCTTGTGCGACCACCAATAGAAGCTGGGCTAAGTGAATAGTTCATTATATATATAATTGACAAAAAAAGATTTAACTATGATATATAATTACCAAATACAATTTAAAGAATGCCAGTACATTTTATCTTTTTTCTGAATTTCATAGATCTTCCTAAATAAAGGAATACGCGACAATGGTACATTCGTACGATATTTATCCAAGGGGTGTGGATTGGTTTTCAATTGTATATCCAGAGCATGTTTCTTTATTATCTGACGCTGTTGGATAGCATAGAAGCTAAAAAATGTTTCAAAAGAACTCTTTTGTATCGATTGTGGTGACGATTTATTCGCATGATATTCTAAAAGATACTCAACGCAAATTTTTAGTCCAACGATATCAGCTATGTCTTCGCCTATACTAGGTGTCGCATCAAACTTTATCCCATCATATAAAGCAAATGTTTCATATTGTTTGATAATGTCATTTTGCAGAGCGTTGAATTTTTTGCGGTCATTGTATGTCCACCAGTCTTTTAATTTACCATTCTCGTCATATTTGCTACCTAGGTCATCAAGTGCATGCGATATTTCATGTGCAAGTGTAAATCCCATATAAGCAAGATTATATTCCATTCCTCTCTCCAAATCTATAAATGGTTTTTGTATATATCCCAACGGAATTGTTATTTTATTGGTTGTTTCAGTATAGTAAGCATTTACAACATACGCCTGAGTACCAGTTAATTTCGGAGGTGTCAGCGTCCAATCTATTTCAGGAACATCTCCGATATTCTTGCCCTCCAAGGTCAATTTATGTTTATGTTTCCAATCTGATAATTTTAATATATTTGACCATATATCGTCATCTGAATAATCTAACAAGGGATCTTCTATCACATGTTTAGGCAATCCTACTTCTAATTTTATGGCGTCTAATTTTTGTAATGCGTATTTTTTTGTTTCCGAATGAAGCCAAGTGTTCTCTTGTAGAATACGTTTAAAAATTACTAGCAATTCCTTTGTTGTTCTCTCTATATACTCGTAGTTTTTTTGCTGTTCATTGTTTTTAGCTAATTTCTCATACTCGTGTGTCAAAAATGAGTTGAATGCATAACTAAGACCATATATAGGAAACAACTCCCTACCTATTTCATAATCTTGACCAGCTACGTATTTTCCATTGAATTTATAATTTATAACATGGCCGTCGATATTAAATTTCTGCTGTTGTTTGATAAACAGGTAAACCCAATATGTTTTCCATTGCTCAGTGTCCCATTCACTCGCGAGTATTTTTGACACGCGTTGCAGATAATTCAGACTATCGGTTATAAAAAACGCAGGGGTTTTACTGAACCCAAGTGCATGACTAAAGGTTATCCAATCAAAACCATATTTATCGAGAGATTCATTGGCTGTTACAAGATTATAACCATCTGCATCTTCGTTTTTTATTTTATTATAATTATTTGCATCAACTAATTTTTTCTCTATTTTAAAAATGTCCTCTACATTGAATTTATGGTCTGGACCGAATGAATTTGCAAATAATTCACTAAGGTATTTCATATAATGAGATTTATAATCACGTTGGTTTTTAGCATCAGTTTTACTCATGTGGTCGTAATCATCATTGTATAGATCATCATCAATTAGTGTTAATATAGGATAATCAATATAACATCTATTTATACCTGGATCCTTATCATCTGCATACATAGACCAGACAAAAGGCGAACCAGATGATACAAATTCATTTGAGTTTATCATTGCAAGCAAAACCCATAAATTAGATTTATCTTCTCTAAGTGAGTTTATCTTTTCTAAAACCGCATTGGCATGTTTACGCGATTGTTCGATAGTATTCAAATCTCTTATAGATTTATAGAATTTGCTTATACATTTTGATTTATTGTTATCATGTGTATTTGTATAAGTTTTTACTATATCTAACAATTCACGATACACTTTATCTTGGACTATAAAAAAATCATCTATTTGAGTAATATATTGTTGTTCATCGCCAAGATTATAATGTTTGATCCAATCATCGTTTATATGAGAGTAAAAATCATCCTTTATATCTATATTTGATTTGAAAACTGGTTTTCTACGTCTGGTAGTATTAGACGACGACAACATACCAATATCATGCAGTTTTTTTAGTTTAATGCTTCTTTTTGATTTTAATTTTGATTTTGATTTTATAGTGTAGTCTGACATATAATAACAAAGTATTATAATATAGAGAAACGTTAGTTGTTTATCCTTGGAACAAATGTAGATCCAAATGTGTTCATCTTCTCTAGTTTTTCAATCGTCTTATCTAAATTACTAGATAAATCTTTGAACATGTAATCTGTACCCGGAGACTCCTCGTTTTTCTTAATTTGTTTATAAACCATGTCAATTTTTGAAATAATATTTGCAATTATATCCTTTTGTTTTTCTCGGATGATCTCTTCATCGTTTGAAATTGGTTCACACAACAATGAAACTATAAAATACATCAAATATTTACGTTTGCGATTGCATCCGATTGTGTATTTCAATGTGAACAACGTTAACAGCGATTTGATAACCTTTATAATGAACGGATTATTGCGTGATTCAGACTCTTTCTTGAAAACATCCCAGACTAACCAAATTATATCTCCTTGCAATTTTGTTTCTACTTGAATATATGTCCGTTTCTCACAAAAACACTTTTCCTTCTTCTGTTTGCAAATTGTCTCATATTCAATTATCCATTCTATCCAATAACATGCATCTATTATATTATTTCCCTCGTTAGATACACAAAATGCTAGTTCATTTATAGCAACAAACAGCTCTTTGGGGTCATCTTCCCTGAAAACCCCGTCTATAAACGTGACATTTGGTGCGTTAAATCTCGACGACATGTTTGTCAAATTAAAGTCCTGCTTGTTTATTTTAATAGTGTCAAAGCTATGTTTGCGTTTTGCATCACATAAAACACACATTATCTCGCAGAACAAACGACGGATTTTTGGATTGTTACGCAACTTAATCTCTTCTCCTCCGTACCCGTTTGATATTACATCCTTGAATTGGTTCACACGAAGTTCTAGGTAGATTGCAATCTTTGGGTTACCAATATGAACATATTTAGAATAAAAGAGAATCACAATCTCCCATATATCGCTGTAATGACCAGCACAAACGAGTTCCGCACTCCAATAACAAGCCGACTCTATTTTTGCATGTATCAAGCTATTTAGTAATTCTTTCCTCACATCGGAACGTTTAAATTTTGAAAACGTTATTGATTTAAATGCTTGTTGGGCACGTATGTCATTTATTTCTATATCCGACGACATATAGATAAAATATACACAAAAAAAATAACTATATTACATATAGAGCAAAATGAATATTATAAAGACTTTCAATAAATTATCAAATTATGGGAAAATATTAGTTTTCTTATCACTATTTCTCGTTTTGATATTGATATTCAAGATGCCTAAACGTGAAGGTTACGAACAACTTGAGAAATACGTATTGAAAAAGGGTGATGATGTTTACGATGAGCTATATTCAGAAATCTATGATCTTTTAGTTTACAATGACCTGAAGAACGATTATGAGATTACCAAGATTGTCGAAAAAACTAATGTTAACAATGACAGCGTCTTTCTTGATGTAGGCAGCGGAACGGGACATCATGTGAAATTGTTAACCGATAAGGGTCTCAAAGTGACTGGTATTGATAAATCAGCAGCAATGATAAAGAAGGCACAAGCCAATTTCCCTGATTGCAAGTTTGTTAAAGGGGATGTTTTAAACACTAATGTATTTAACAATGGCTCCTTCACTCACATCACATGTATGTACTTTTCTCTCTATTATTTACATGATAGACACCAGTTTTTCAATAATTGTATGGAGTGGCTCAAACCCGGCGGTTTTTTGATTGTTCATTTGGTGAATCCTGAAAAATTCGATCCAATTCTCCCGCCTGGAAACCCACTTCAAATTGTATCAGCACAGAAATATGCAAAGGAGAGAATTACAACCACCAAGATTACATTCAATGAATTTGTGTATACTTCTGATTTCAATTTAGATAAACAGAATAATACTGCGACATTTGAGGAGAAGTTTAAGTTCAATGATGGTAAAGTACGCAAACAAGAGCAGGTTTTACATATGGACGATTTAGAAGTAATCGTAAACGAGGCGAAGGATGCTGGATTTGTATTGCGTGATAAGATAAATCTTGTTCATTGTGCTTATGAATTTCAGTATTTGTATATCTTCTCGAGAGAATAATCAAAGCAATCGATTGAATAAGTTATATTTTTACATATAATAGTAAAAATATATTTCAAGGTATGGTATTATTAAACATGGATTTAAACACTATGGCATGTATATTTGTTGTATTACTTGTAATTCTCGCATTCATTATAGTATATGTAAAGAACAAATATGGATTCTGGATTATTCAACCCGTATTTCATGTATATGATTTTTGGTATTTATTCATGAGTCCTACCATCATTTCAAAAGGTCTGCCGAGAGAAAACAAATATACGAACCTGACCAATATCAAAACCTATACCTCACTTTCGGATATTCAAACAACCAATATGGTAAATTTCATTCAGTCAAATTATCATAGAAACGGAGACAATATATTTTGTCCAAAGAAGGATAACATAGTCCCTTATTTCACTGGACATAACTCAGAGCCAATGTTTTCGTTTTATACCAAGCAACAATTAATGTTAGATATGAAAACTGGCAACACAATTGACGACAATTCAATCATTGGAATAATGACAACGCGACCATCCTATGTGAGACTAAAAAGTCTGACGTTTGATGTTAATTATGTTGATTATTTGTGTGTCGATGTATTAAACAGGAACCAGGGGATCGCTCCACAATTGATTCAAACACACAACTACAATATGTTACATATGACAAACAATAAAAGACCAGTTTCATTGTTCAAGAGAGAAGACCAGTTAACAGGAATTGTTCCGTTGTGTATATTCAGCACCTACGGGTATTCTCTCGATCGTCTGCGAAAAACACAACTTCATTCAAGGTTTAAAATTGAGAACATCACCAAAAAAAGCTATCACATGTTACACAGCTTTTTAAACCAGCATATAGTCGACGACTTTGATCTGGTTGTTATGGCGGAATCATCTAATATTGTTACGCTTCTAGATACAAATAATATATTTATATCTGTTTTATTAACAGGCAACGAAATTGTTGCGGCGTATTTTTTTAGAAAAACATGTGTAACAATCGAGGCGAATAAAGAGGTGCTAACTTGTATTGGCTCGGTAAATCATTGTGAAACAGATGATGTATTTGTCAAGGGATTCAAAATGTGTTTTTGGGAAATTGCAAACAAGTTTAACTTCAAGTATCTTGCGATTGAGAATATATCACACAACCATTATATAGTTGATACGCTTAAACCGGCACTAATAAGCCCTACTGCATATTTCTTTTACAATTATGCGTGTAATTCGATTCCGTCGCATCGTGCAATTGTTATAAACTAGAGATCTTTATTAGCATCAAAATATTTTTCTTCAGTATTAACTTCAGAATAGCTTTCTTTGGATTCCTCTTTATATTCCTCGATGTTTATCGGCTTGTTTAATATAAGATTTAAGTCCTTTTCTTGTTCAACATTCCAGATAAATTTATTCAAATCAAGGCCGTTTAATTTATCGATATCAACTCCGTCATGTTCATGAATAGCTGGGGAGTTAATATTTTTCTGTAAAATCTCTCTGTTTATATCTATGGCATCAAGTTGGTCTTTGGGACCATATACAATATTTTTAGATTCGAAACTAGGATCTGTTTTTAAAACAGCAAATAACGCAGCTAATACTTTCACAAGTGGTATCGTATCCATTCCGCCACGCATCTTAGATCTTCTATTTCTTGTTTGCCTCCTTAACTTTCTAGATTTCCTGGAACGTTTAGATTTTTGCATTTGTTTGGTAGTACGCCTCATGCTTTTCCTCAAGTTCCTTTTCACTTTCGTCATATATTAAAAGAAGAATATATTCGTATTTGGTTACGAATATATTTATTGTATTACACGTATTATTTATTTTTACATTTTGCTATGGGTGGAGTGGGCCTTTTTATCCTTCATCTCCATCCCCTCCTTCTTCGCTTCCCCCTTCACCATTTTCGTCATACCCTCAGTGAACCCTTCAAACCCCTGAACCTCACAGCATCCGCAAATAGTGTGACCAGTTAAAACGAACATAACTAAACCAATTAGTAACAACGTAACTAAACTAAGTTTGTATCCTGCAATAGAAATGTCCATTTATATATACAAAATATATTTTATTTATGAATGATCGATACAAGCATTGTAATCATATAATATGGTATTATTACACTCAAATGTCCCGCTACTAGTCAACAAGTGATAGAGCCTTTCGCTCCGTTTTGTTTGTTTTTTTATTACAACATCTGATGAATCTTTGAATTTTAGATTTGGACCACCATCGACTTTCAGGTTTTTTCCTAAATAATACGTGAATTGTAGTTCAGGACAATCAATTTCAACAAGTCCATCTACAATACTATTATTTTTCAATACGTCTCCGATTTGTATATCCTTTATAGTTTTCATTGTTCCGTCACCCATAGTAATCATAGAATCCCATGTAAACCCTCCATCGAGTTTATCGTGATAATCATGATTTTTATGAATACTATGGTTACGCATAATGCGTTCCCTGACGTCATCATATATCTCGTCCCAGTCAATAAACGTCATATTGTTTATCGAGATCGTTTTGTTAGTTGTGTTTAAACAATACAAAAACTTCTCATCATAACAGGATACTGGTAATGCATGTGGATGTTGATAAGAAAAAATCCATTTGTCTTTATACAAGACACAATGAGTATCTGATACAATGACACCATTTAAGTTGTACATTTTTACTCCTGTTGCATTTAGTTTCAAAGTGGCAGTGACCTTGTTTTTATCTTTTAATAAATCACCAATACGGATTTCGCTTATCTTCTTGAAGCTACCATCTAACATTTCGATTGCAGTATCTTTGTCAAAACACAATGGTTTTTTTGGTATTCCAGGTAAACTTAGTTTTGGGCGAATTTTGAATATCTGCACCATAAATGTTAAAAATACTGCAACCATCACTGACATTGCTACCAATATAGTAGTTCCAGCAATAGCGGCAGGCCAAGTAAATGGTATTATCCACATAGTTATTATCAATGCTGCTCCTGCAATCAATACTTGAATTAACATTGTAACTACAGCACCCAACAATGACTTTATAGCAAAATAACTACCCATTATTGTGTATAGCCCACTAGTTAACACACCTTGGATCTTGCCAATTGTGTCTTTAAATGCAAGTACAATCTGTTGAATCGGCACAATTATATTTATAAATCGATACATGATTTCATTAATTACGTTTGCAAGATCCGTTCTGATTCTGTCGATCATCCCTCTTGCATTATTCAAATCATTGCTTATATTTTTAACCATACCCGAGAACATTTGAATTATATATGCGAGTGGCTCAACATTCTTACCCGCACTATCTGAGAGTATCTTCTGTGTGCAATAATTGAAATTTTTAAAAGTAGCAGTACTTGCGGATTCATCATCATTCTTCTTTATTAGACCTGCAAATGGAATTATATGAGGTCTGCATCGATTATTAGCCCAGTCTTTTTTAATCGGCTCGATATTTGTCATCAAACGAAAATACAAAACGGCTAAAATCGTCAATATTGTAATAAGAGAGAAAAGTAATACTGAAGATGAATAATAATCGAAATATGTTAAATTTTTATATATTTCTTCGAGTCCCATATAAATACAAGGATACTTTTTAATAATAACATTTGGTCTAATGTTATTATTCATACTCGTGAATATTAGTTGCAGTAATGATCTTCCCAGTCCCAAAATATTGTCTCTCCTATTTGGATCTTGTGATCATTTGTAATTAAACAGCTAAACCAATTGTGTTTTTCATCTGTTAATTGGGCATGTTTATATTCATCTACCCGAATAAATTTACCTAACTCCTCGTCGTGTACCATGTGCGAGCCAGTTACATACATGAAACCGCCATTCATAGTTTCCTCCTTTATTTTGTAGAATGGATCTTGCGATTTCAAGTTGTCAATTTGCATGGTTGCTACAACAATCGAATCATTTACTAAAACATCGCCAGGTTTTACGTCCTTCATACATACAACAGAACCATTTTTCAACTTAATCTTGGTGTCTGGATGGAAACACTTGCCTACCTTTTGAATCATCTGCCCCGGAGGGCCTTTCCATGCACTTTTCATAGTCTTGATACTTCCATCCATGACATACAAAAGTGATACCATAGAGCCGATTGTTTTTCCCATCAAATCCTTTATTCCGATGATGATTTTCTGGAATTCAATAACTAGGCTCATAAAAACCCCAAAGATTCCTTGTAGCGAAAAGGAAAAGGTTGTTCGTATCTTGTCAAACATTGCACGAATACCATTTAGTTCGCCAATAAATCCACCCATCAATCCGCCAATCATACCAGTAATATTTGTTAGTGGTTGTAGTAGGTATCCCATGAAATTTGTCTGTATGTTCTGAATACAATAGATGAAATCCTCGTCTATATTATTCGACAAAGGCATATACATGGGATTACAACGATACAAACTCCAGTTCGCTCTTATTTTTTGGACAGATGATAAATAATAAATTCCTATGATGTAAAACATAAATGCTAAATTAATAAAGATGAAATTTGTCCAATGTTTACCAGATGGCATACTATTATTTGGTTAGAATAAAAAAGAGTTTAGTTTCGTCGTTTGGTCGCACGAGATTTCTTAGACTTTCTCGCCTTGCTTTTTTGTTTCTTGGATTTTTTTGATTGTTTCGATTTTTTTGATTGTTTCGATTGTTTTCGTCTCATCACCTTACCACCAACTAAGGTATCAAATTTCGAATTAGCTCCTGCTTGTCTAATCGTGTCACCCAGACCAGCGTGGGTATTAGCAAGATTCTCTCCGCCCTTGAAAGGTAAGAATAACGGAGCTGAACCACCAGCTAATATGCTGAGATGATTGCCTGGTTTCATTATTGGGATATCAACTGGTTTTTGACTTGAATTTAACAGATCTTCGTAACCTCCTCCGTAACCTCCTCCGTATTTTGTTGTCATACTCATTATAATATACAAATATTAAAATGTATAGCCATAATCATTGTAATGACTAAAGTTTCTGATAAAAACGAATGGTTAAACATTTATTGAAATATTAATATAGAGATTGATCCTATTGTTTAATAATATGGACGATAGCCAACGCCTTAAATTGCAGGATATGATAAAGACGAATGATACTCAAGATCAAACGGATGTCATTCGCCAATTGAAGCACAGCGATTTGCTACGCAATGATGTGGTCAAGTTTATGGAGATTTGTAAGAAACATCGAGGTGATCGAGAGACCATTCAATCGGAGGGTATGAGCGAGTGTAGTTTTTTGGCTAGTCAGTATACAGATATTTACTACAAGCTCCGTGCGGATGAGCTGGACACGAGCATCCTCTTTCGCTTCTTGGATGTACTCAAGAAGATTGAGGACGGGTTGTTGGATCAGCACGAGGGGTCTTTCGAGGTGGGAACGTTGTTGAAGGAGATGTACGTTGATAGTGCTTTGAAGAAGGCGGAGAAGTTGAATGCTGCAGCCGAGCCGGTTGCTGAGCCTAAGCGTGCCGCTGTCAATATCTCTTGGAGCCAGTATAAGAGTCAGGAGAAGAAGGCTTAATTTTCTAAATAAGAAAACACAACTCCTTTTAAATCTTCTGGGAGTTGCAGTACATTGCGAAAAACTATCTCCGTCTTTATTATATTTGATATCATCTTGTCAAATTTAATATGTTTTTCTATTAGCGTGGTCAGCTTGGTTTGCGGAGACCAATCACCAAATTTATATTGGCATTCTAAACAGCAATCGTATCTCAAGTCGACATAATCGCGTATATACGGCAAACCTTTTATGTATTCGTGTTTGTCGTGTGTCCATGAGTCGGGTTTGTTTGTATTTATAATTGATACAGGTGCTTCAAATGGATATCCATCGGTGATTGTTATAGCAACATGATTTGTTCGATTGTAGTTGTAATCTAACATTATATGATTTTTCTTGTTTTTCTGTTGTTCGATAGATAAAATCTTATATTTGTCTCCTAGTTCGTGATGGATGCGTTTTTTATATGACATAATAGTTATGTTATATAAGTTCTATGTGTATTTGTTTTGTATTAAGCAATTAAGCATTTCAATAAAATTTTAATTTCATAATATTATATATAAATGCCTCGTTGCCCAAATGGAACTCGCCGAAATCGTAAGACCGGAAATTGTGAACAACACAATAAAAAATCTTCAAACTCCACTACTAAAAAATCACGCAGCAAAGAGTCTGTCGCCACACCAGCACCTGTTAAACCTCCATACACATTTTCCGAATTCTGTAAAATATGCAGCGAATTGTACGGGCTATCCTATAAATTTTTCTACAATCATGGTAGAGATGTTCGTACTTTGTACTATGTTTACAACAGGAACAGGTCTAAGTTTGTCTTTCCCAAGAATTTGAAATCAATTATGATTGGAACACCATCTGATAAATTTATTACAAGAACTCCTTATACAGGCAAGGCGATAAAGGATAAGAATGGAGTTTCTGCAAATGTGGTATTAAAAGACATCACTCGCAATGAATTAAACGGCATAAAGGCCAATTAATCAAGAGGCATTATGAATAATGTATAAAATCAAATATTTCAATATTCAATTGAAATATTTTTATTTAACGACGACGCTTCCTTGATTTTACATTAATGTAAAGACGACGTGATTTCCTCGGTCTCTTTCCAGACCTGCGGGTTTTGTTAATACGTCTAGGTGATTTATTGTATTTTCTTCTACCTCCAAAAAATTTACCAAACCCACCTAATGATGGTCCGCCTTGTACTTGTGGATATTGTGTATCATTCGTTTGATTCAATGCTGTCTGTTCTTGTTGTGCTTGTTGTTGTGCTGCTGCTTGTTGTTGTTGTTGTGCTAATGCTTGTTGTTGTTGTTGTGCTAATGCTTGTTGTTGTTGTTGTGCTAATGCTTGTTGTCTTGATGCTGCTGCTCTTGCTTCTTGTTGTATCATGGATCTCTGGTGTGCTATACGCATTTCTGCTTCTTCTTTTACTTGTTCTGCTGTCTGTCGAGGTTGTTTTATTCCAAGTTCTTCTTTTAGGTGGTCTTCTAGTAATTTACGCATCATAGCCTCATATGCAGGGTCTCTAGACATATATTACCGCAACACAAAATATTAAATTGACTAAATCTCTAACATTTGTTAAACATCTTATATGTATGTGTTTCAGATTGTGATTTCTCGTAATATTTACCCTCCTCTCCACACATGGTAAAATCACGACGACATCTGTCAGCATACGGATAGTTAATATCACCAGACACAACGCATTGTTTACCTAGTAGCGAGCATCTGGCAAAACTATAATCATTTGGTATTTTTATGTCCATAAGGATGTGTTTGCAGGTTCGGCAGATTACAATAGTTGTAGTTTTCAGCATATAAATATACGTAGTATTATATTTATATAATATTTGATTTATTATCTACGTCTCTTGGTAGATTTCCTAGACTTTTTAGACCTCTTCGACTTTTTAGATTTCTTCTGTTTTCTTGATTTTCTTCTCCCTCCCATTCCTCCTCCCATTCCTCCTCCCATTCCTCCTCCCATTCCTCCTCCCATTCTTCCTATTTGTTCGTTTATATCATCTAGTTTGTTTTGAAAATCTGTTTCACTAATTTCTGCTTCAATACCACCTAATGCACTCGCAATACTTTCCATGGTTGTTACTCCTACTGGTTCAGATGACGCACCAAATGAGGCAGCTGGTTTTGATCGTTCCCATAAATGTAAAATCCTTCCACTTTTTAATACTTTTGGTTCACCATTAGGTATCCAACCATTAGATCTTAAGATGATCATGTCTTCCTGGGTTACTAGACCACTAAACGCAACAGATTTCTTCGTAGGATCCTTAATTATATTTATTGTCTTTTGAGATAATACCATTTTATATATATAGATAAAATAGTTACAAGTTAGCTTGTTAACTACGCACTTTCTAAATGAAAATATTTAAAACTAGGTTAATTGATTACTTTCTATTCTTCGTGTGTCTCTTGTGCTTCTTAGATTTCTTAGATTTTCTGTATTTTCTTGTTTTTCTCTTACCGCCTACTTGACCAGGAAATAAATGTGGTAACATTCGTTTTGCATACTCTAACTCTTCTCCCTGCAAGCTATTTAACACTAACTTACGCAAAGGACGCAGTTTATATTCATCGCGAATTTGTTTCATATGCCTGATTCTTTCAAAATAATTCTTGATTTTAACTTCATCCAACTCTTTTATTGAATCCATATGTTTAAGATTATTATTTTCTATCAGACCTTCAATAGGATTAACATCGTCATCTTCATCAGCAACGATATTAACAAACGTGGCTCCTAATGTAATTGCACCATCAAAATCTGTCACTCCTGCATATAATTCGAATAAGCTTTTATCGAATCTTACATTCAATAAAATAGAGTCTACGAATGATACACCAGACATTTGCGACTTTTCAAAGGTTGCATCTTTCAAATATGCACCATAAAAAGATGTATTCCATATTTCTGTATCTTTGAAATCAGTTCCTTCTAATATAGCCCAATTGAAAGTGGTCTCTCCATTGTTACCGCCTATCTGAGCACCTTGAAAACTACAATTTTCTAGAGTAGAGTAGTCAAAATTGCAATTTATTATTATTTTCCCGTTGAATGTTACATTTTTCAATGTAAGTTTGGAAAAATTTAAATCCTTAAGATACTTTTCCGTAAAATACATTCCATTCATCGTACTACTTAATTCCTTATCTTGATCAGAAGTTCGGTTTGGGTTTTTTAATTTAGTCAATATTGTATTAAAATTAGTTTCATTAAATTCAGATGCACTAGCCGCCATAAAGTAGTAGTATATTTTATTACTTATTAAATGTATCGCGTGTATATTACTTATACTTGTGATGAAATCATATGCTAAGCTACCAACATCTGTTATCATAGTCGAATCACCTTCAAAATGTAAACTTATTGAAAAATATACTGGTATGCGATGTGTTGCAACATGTGGCCATTTGTGTGAAATTGCATCATTGGCTAACGTAAATGCAAACAATGGGTTCGATGTAAAATATACAATATTAGATTCAAAGAAAGCACAATACAAATTACTCAAAGAGGAAATACAAAAGGCAGATGAGGTCATTCTCGCAACAGATGATGATCGCGAAGGCGAGGCTATCGCATGGCATGTAGCACGTCTATTTAAGCTAGATGTGGCAAAAACGAAACGCATTCTGTTTCACGAGATAACCGAGTCGGCTCTTCAAAACGCACTTAGAAAACCGGGTTATCTCAATATGAACATCGTCAATGCCCAGCGGGCTCGTCAAGTATTGGATTTGTTAGTTGGATACAAGATTTCACCCATGTTGTGGAAGGAATTTTCAAATGAATCGCTCTCTGCGGGAAGATGCCAAACACCAGCACTTCGTATTGTCTATGAAAAACATGTTGAACCATCGAATGAAACAAACGCATATCATGTGGTTGGTTATTTCACGTCGCTCAACTTGAAGTTTACTTTGGATCGCACATTTGATAACAAAGACGATGCTGTTTTATTTTTGAATAATTGTATCGATGCCAAGTTCAAATATACGTGTTCTGCTCCAGTAAAGAAGACATACAAACCTCCAAAACCTCTCACGACATCGTCAATCCAACAGGCATGTAGCAATCAATTGCATTTATCACCGAAAGATACCATGCGGATTCTTCAGCATTTGTATGAGAGTGGATACATAACCTATATGCGAACAGACTCGCAGCAATACAGCAGCGAGTTTATTTCGTCTGTCAAGAAGGCGATTACAGACAAACATGGAATCACGTTTGTAAATGCCGAGTTTACAACCGATGCTGATGATAAATGTGCCCACGAAGCAATCCGACCAACCAATATTGGGTTGGAAGAATTATCTGATCTTATGGATGCAAAGGAGAGAAAAGTATACAATATTGTCTGGACAACAACCATGCAGAGTTTAATGGCTGAATCTACGAGTATGAAGATAACGGCCAAGATAACATCGGCCAAGATAGGATGTGACTCTGATTGTGCGTTTACCTATGATAGCGAAGCTGTTGAATTTCTTGGTTGGAAGATAGTGTCAGGAGATACCAGCGATGACAAGGCATATCAGTTATTGCAAACCATAAGGACGATTGAAAAATATAATAAGATTGCTGCTCTTTGTGTATATAGTCATTTGAAATCACATCTTACTGAAGCAAAACTTGTCAATCTTTTAGAAGACAAGGGAATCGGTCGCCCTTCGACCTTTGCTTCTCTCGTTGACAAGATTCAGGAGAGGGTTTATGTAAAGAAGGACTCCATAAAAGGACGTTCTGTTACCTGCAAAGAATACGAGTTAGTTGATTCAGTTGTCAATGAAATAGAAACAACGAGAGAAGTCGGCGGAGAATCAAACAAACTGATTATCCAGCAGGTTGGCTTAGATGTTATTGCGTTTCTATATAAAAATTTTGCCGAGCTATTTGATTACGATTATACGCAACGGATGGAGAAGGATCTTGATTTAGTCTCTCATGGAGAAAAGGTATGGACTATATTGTGTGATGATTGTGTTCAGCAATTGGACAAAATCATAAATAAATACAAAGGAGAGAATCCGAACAATGAGATTTGTATTGGAAAATTTGAAGGACATGATTTGATATTGAAAAAGGGTAAATTTGGATTATATGCAAATTGGGGTGCCAATAATAAATCATTGAAGGAATTTGGTAATCGGCCTCTTGAAAACATTACATTTGACGAAGTAGAACAGATTCTAATAAAAAACAATTCAAACGTGTTGAGAGAAATTTCGAATACGATTTCAATCCGAAAGAGTGCTAAAGGTGATTATATTTTTTACAAATTACCCAAGATGAAGAAACCGAGTTTTTTCAGTCTTACAGGATTCGATCACGATTTTGTAACATGCGATATTGAAATCATCAAGGAATGGATCAAGACAAAATACAATATATTTTAATAATATAATTTGTTTCACTTATTTTTCTACAGGAATTTTATTTTTATTAGGACAATCAAAAGCATGTGGAAATAATGACGTATCATTAGGATTTTGTACTGCACCGGTACCTGTTAATGAATTACATAGTGGGCATTTATATATTTTGTCACCATCTTTGTCGTGTTCAACATCAACAATAAACATTTCCTTAGGTTTTGTATCTACTGATTGTTTTTCTTTATATCCTCTAATTGGTATTAGAGTTGACGTATATTGTGTAGGTGAAATTATTGCTTTACCACATCTGTAAGTTGTGTCGTCGCACGAATATATATGTACATCGGAATTTACACCAAATAGTTTATTAGAAAATTCTATTTGAAATTTAATTATATCTTCAGTTGTTAATCCGTTTTTATAAACATCTTTTGCTGGGTTATCTATACGAAATAATACAATTTTATATATTTTTGCGTTTTTTTCCTCTAATATACTTTTAATTTCAGATAACTTTTTTCTTTGTTCTTGATAATCAAGCGGTGATTCGTGTGTTAAAAATGTCCCTTGTTGTCCGTCTATTTCAAAAACTCCTCCTATGGCTATACAATTAACGAGGTTATATGTTGAAATTGAAGCAGACCCATAATTTATAACTGCATCACTCTGTTCAAATTCTGTTTCTGTGCTGTTCTCAGTTATTATTTGTATTTCTCCTCCACCACGCATTTTTTTATTCTTTCTTGTTTTGTTATATTTCTTTCGTGATATTCTTTTTTTTTTACTTTTTTTTAATAATTTATTAAATAACCTTTGTTGTTTTTTATATCCAACCATTACTATATTATTATAAAATAATATAACAATTCGAATAGTACAACTCTATAAATAGTTAAATAATATTCAATAATGACGCAGATTCTTGTTTATTGTGATCGGTTGAACAATGTCTAATTCCAACATGAACGAGTAATCGAATAATCCAAAGTTTACAACCTCACCATCATGATAACGCAATCTTATTTTCAACTTACGTATCCTCTCAAGTGGTGGTGAATATATTTTTACAGGTGCAGAATCACGATCAAAAAACTGCGTTAAAGGTGTGGACGGAATTGCAATCTTTGCAAATGATGAATTCACACGACCATTCGTCTCATTTGTATGGCCAGTGTAATAGTTAAAATAAAATGGCGATGTTTCATCTATGCAATTATGTCCATCTAATTCCATATAAAAATATGACGGACCCATGATGTTAATTTTATTTGGTGCCTCAATATAATTGCACGATGCATCTTTGTATATCGAAGGAGCCAAAGGAGGCATTAACCAATATCCTTTATCGCCTACGTTCAAAATATCGCCATAATAAAACCGAGGAGTGTATCCTGGTTTTGTAATAGATTTTGTTTCACCCTTTGCAAATCCGAGGTTATTTGGAAGCCCCCAATTAACCGAATCTGGCAACCTGCTGCGAGGTTTCATACTAACATCATTGTTCAATAATGAAAATCCATCCATCACATTACCAAACCACATCTTACTTGATATATTGTTGTAAACTACTCGGAAATTTGTATACCCACCACTGGCATCAAAATCTGTCAACAATCCACCAGTCAAAACATTTCTAATTCGAATTGTAACAGACTCGTTCATCTTGTTTGTCAATACTAGAGCAATCTGATCGGGATTATAAAATCCGTCTTCAATCTTAATCGAATACACATAATCATTTTTTGAAGCATCTAAACAGCTAAATATAGCCTTCTCAATACTATCACTAGAAACAAGCCCGGTTGGATCAAAAATCGATGTGAGTTTAAAGGTCATTGTTACATTTGAATTCAATTCCGAGAAAGTATTGTAATTTGAAGGGAATGCCCAATTCACAAGTCTCATCGAACTTACATTCGTAATATCCTCGGGAACCTCAATATCAAACTCTGCAGAATTGGGGTATTTAGAAATATCTCTGTCTTCCGAATGAATTGACACATATTTTTTTTGATACATAACCAAAGGGGGATTACCGAGAATAGTGTGATTCATTGATTATAATATACAGATATAAATATATTTGTGTTATACAATATAAATGTCCAGTTATGAAGGATCTCGTCAACCTGATTATTTACAAAATATCAAGCAATTCCAAACAAGTCAGCAACCTATTAATTCAACATGGACTTATAATAGCAGCGGTCAACTAACACCATCTGATCAAAGTAAGAATGTCTATATTCCTAATAATCTTTACACCGAAAACATATATTTAAATGGTATATACCTTACATCTGACAGATCATTGAAGCATAACATCGACACACTGGAAATGACTACATTTGATCCACTCTTTAAACTTGATCCGAAACAATATACATTTATATCCGACAAGTCAAATAGGTTACATTATGGTTTAATTGCACAGGATTTAGAACAATATTACCCGGAACTGGTTGACACTTCAGACGACAATATAAAGAGCGTGAACTACATAGAACTTATACCATTATTGATGGGTAAAATGAAGAAGATGCAACTAGAAATCGATAATTTAAAAGATATGATGTCGAAAAAAATATAAGTCTTATATATGACTGAATCAAAAAATGGAACAGCTTCTGACATTCTTATAACAGGAAGTGCATCATTGTTCCTAATCTATCTTCTGTTTCTCTTCACTGACACAGATCCTTATATACTCTTCGGATCACACGTATCTGTATATGTAACATTAATAATGGGTATTTGGGCTCTTGTTATTTTCAATGTGATTAGAATAATAGGCGAATCAAAAAACGATAAACAAACACTCTATTCGATTATCTCCTTTTTGTCGCCGTTTATACTTACAATCAGCTCCATGATTGCAATATTATATCTGATAGTATCAAACTATAGTGCAATTACAAAAAAACAGGTATCGCCTAGTTATTATTCATTTAGTAATATAGCAATTTTTTTATTTTTCATACAGATTTTCTTAATTTATACTCAAAGTGATAAACCGATAACATACAATCTTCTCTATCTTTTAGGATTGCTTACTAGTATATGTGGTATTATACTTTACACGATTTTGAGTTACTTTTCGACTGACGGATAAATTATCAGTCAATAAATTATTGACTGATAAATTATTGACTGATAAATTATTGGTTTATTTTCAAGGTATCTTTCAAATGACTGAATTTATACGTGAGCCCATAGTTTTTATCTGTTATCCATACACCAGATATCTTCAAGACAAAATTAAGACACGACGACGTTTCTATGTGATCCAGAGTTTTTATATTACCAATACTAAGTTGGTCATGTAATTTATATAATGGTGTATGATCTGGCAGGGTTAATGACGACAAAATAGACTCTTCAAGCATCTTTAATTTGGTTATTGTATCCTTATGAGCAGATGTGTTGAAAACACATTTGTGTTTATTGTAAAACTTATCACAAGACAAATCATCTATATATACATGTAGATATATACCATTAATTGTCATTATTGGTGTTGAATACAATATTCGAACAAAATCGCTCTCAGGAATTATATTATTTTTTATTGTTTCACAAAATAAAACATTTTGGGGTTCGTAACTATCTATTGATGTTAATAAGTTCATGTATCATCTATCAAGATGTGTTTAAGTTTTGTAATAAAGAATATTTTGTATAGTATAATAATGAAGTTTTATGAAACCCATTTCGAAGAATATACAAATAAAGAATCTATACATCCAAAACAATCTGTATTGTATAATAATTTTCCATACAAATTGAATAATTTGAAGAACCTGATTTTTTTTGGACCTCCGGGTATAGGTAAATACACGCAAATGTTAAAAGCGATTCAACAATATAGCCCGTCTGCATTGAAATACGAGAAGAAGATCAGCATAATGTACAACAAGGTTCCGTATTTAATAAAAATTAGTGATGTCCATTATGAAGTTGATATGTCTATGCTTGGATGCAATTCAAAATTGTTATGGCATGAAATTTATCTCCAGATTATCGATATAATATCAGCAAAACAAGAGAAAATAGGTATCATTGTGTGTAAAAACTATCATGATATTCATAGCGAATTGCTTGGTAATTTTTATAGCTATATGCAGAAGAATTACGAGGTATCCGTTGATTTGAAGTTTATATTGATTACTGAGGAACTTAGCTTTATACCTGATACGATTTTGAATTGCTGTGAAGTACTTAACTTTTCTAGACCAACAAAGACAGCATATGAGAAATGTACGGATAAAAAGATTTCAATTGATGTTGAGAATATTACAAACATAAAGTTGATTTTATCAGATGGTTTAGACTTGTCTTTACCCTATAAAATCATATGTAATAAAATAATTTCGAAAATGAATAATATAGATCAGTTAAACTTTCTCAAGTTTCGTGATGTTTTGTATGATATCATGATCTATAATTTAGATGTAAGTGATTGTGTATTCTATATACTTCATACGCTATATAAGGAGGGTTTGTATGATAAAGATAAGTTATGTATTATCATGTTGAAAACGTATGAATTTTTTCAGTATTATAACAATAATTATCGGCCAATTTATCACTTGGAGAAATATTTTCTCTTCTTGATATCCATTATACACAAATACTAATATGAGCACTTATATGGTATCATTTACAAACAAAATAATGGAATAAAATATATTTTTATACTATGACTAATAAAACTGGATATTCAGCTGTTTTATTAGACAATCAATCACAAGATACATTGAAACAATTATTAAGCGTAATCCAAAACACTTATCCTGTTACCAGACAATTTGAATTTATAAAATGTGAGCATATGGTGATACGATTTGGTCATGTTTTTAGTGAGGATGGAGACGATCGAAAAGAGCCAACAATTGGTACACCCGTTCGCTTGAAATGTCGCCAGTTTGGTTTCAATGAAAAAGCTATTGCTGTTCATGTAAACAGAATTGAGAGAACTATACATAACAAACCAGTTAAATTCAAGGACCCACATAATGAAATTTATCATATTACGTTAGCTCATAAAGGGCCGAATGATGCAGACGAAAGCAATCATATTGAATACTGGAAATCTATTACAAGTGTTGGATTATCCGAACTCGTATTGAATGGGACCATATGTGAATTTAGTCATGAATTTAGTAATAGAATTGTTTGAGATCGAGTTCATCGCCACTAGTTGCTCCGTATAGAGAGATAATGGGTTATTTGATTAATATTAACTTAAACAAACGAGATAATTATATATTATGAATCACGAAACTGCAATTGATTTACTCGGATTAAAGTCGTGTAATTTTACAATAGACGAATTGAAGAAGAAATACAGAAAATTGGCATTACAGAAACATCCAGACAAAAATGGAAATACAAAGGAATCCAGTGAAGAGTTTCGTTTAATTTATGATGCATATGTCTACTTGAAACAGGACTTCGATTGTTCTGATAATGGAAACATGGATACAGATGCGGACTCAGATAATTCATTCGATTCGAATGTTTCCTACGTCGGTCTGATCGCCAAGTTTCTCTCTGGACTCCAATATAATGAGGTATTCATAAAGGTTGTTCAAGAACTGCTTGTTAGTAAGTTTCCCTGGAAGCTTATTGAACGTCTTGACAGCGATATGTTGCTGAATATTTATAATTTTCTCTCTAGCTATCGATTAGTCTTTGGAATAACGGATGAAATATTAGCCAATTTGAAAAAGGCAATTGTAAACAAGTACAAACACGTATATGTTCTTAATCCGAAGCTATCCGATTTGTTGGAGAATAAAGTTTATAAATTGATGGTAGACGACAGATTATATATGGTTCCGTTATGGCACAAGGAGATCTATTTCGATTGTTCGAATAATGAAGAGATTATTGTTATATGTGAACCCGTGTTACCCGAAAACATCAAGATAGACGAAGAAAACAATATATTGGTTGAGTTGACAATCCGCAAAAACGAGTTGTTTTCGACTGACAAGATTACATTCGCGTATGAAGGGCTTTCCTTTGAAATTCCGTTTAATCGATTGTTTATCAAACGTGAACAAACGTACAAGTTTTTTAAATCGGGGATAACGAGGATAACTGATGATATTTACAACGTTTCTGACAAATCAGATATCATTGTTTGTGTGAAAATTATGTGATTATTGTTCATTCACTCCATCTTCACAATCGTCAAATTCTTAGTGAAATCGAATTTAGCATCACTCATATTTCGCCGTTTCAAATTACAACCAAGACAAGCCAAATGTACATTCCCAACATTGTGACCTATCGTGTTGTCTATCCTATCAATCGTCCACTGCCTTTTCTCTCTAACATTATCATACAGAATATATAGTTCGCAACTACAATATCTACATTTGAGTTCACATTGTTTCATCATGTCTGTGACATAGTCGAGTGTTATAAATTCCGCATTGTTGTACCTGTCTTTTTTGAGATCCTGTTGTTTATACCCCGACAACTTTTTCTCAATTTCCCTTCTTGTTACATCATCACATTCAGTAAGAACATCTAACTGATTCCTACTATTCCAATCAAGAGAAAGAGAACAAACTCTTTTCTTGTTCTCTTCATTTACTTTCATAACCTTCTTCATCAAAAATCGATTACCTGTTCCTAAAATACTAATTGTCTTATCCATTGATTTATAAAACAATATAGAAAAATTATGCAATTGTTATAGTTGCTGAAAAGCATTTAGAATTATATCTCTATATATATTAATCAATGGAACTAATTGAAGTGCCTGAAGATGTTCAAATAGAAGAATGCATCGAATTAAAAAATATCCAATACAAGACTATGTTGTTAAATGGCAAGCCAATTAAAGAAACAAAGTCTGCTAATGATCTGACAAACCTTGATGAGTTCTTAGAAAATGAAAAGAATAATAATCAGAATGAGCCGTGGTGTAAATTGAATAAAACGATTAAACTTAAAAAACTCATCGATTATGCTCATGTATACAAGGAAAAGAATCTGTTAGATCAGGATGAAGAGGTGGCTATGGAGATGTTTTTCCGTGAATGTCTTGATAAGAAAAAATTGTATCGTGTAAAAGATGTTTCATATAACAAAGATACGGGTGTCATTATTGATATACCATCTCTAGTATATACAAAGAGCAAGAAGCATTTCACACTGAAAAACACTGATAAACGTGCATCGACATTAAATTCTCTTACACCCAAAAAAATGATAAGTAAAGATAGATCGTCAAAACATGAATTATAACTTAAACGTTTGATAACCATATATAATTAATGACCGATGTATTGGTCGATGAATTAATCGATATAACATCAGAGTTGACATTTGAGAATGAGTTTGACACGCTCACTGATGAAAATTATATTGATTTGATTGAAACGATATTAGAGTTAATAGATGAGCTTGAATTTACTGGAGAAAGAGAAGAAAAAGAAAAAGAAAAACAATCTGGAGATAGCGAAATATTTGTAGACGAGACAATAGATGTTGAAGAAATTTACAATCTTGTTTGTGTACAATTTGAAAATCTATTTATAAATGATTCAGACGAAGAATATATACATGAACTGATTGAAGATGCGATTGATATTTATAATTTGATCAAGCATCCTCATCTGGAACAAATTGAAGAGATAGTAACTAATCAAGATTATACGAAAACTACTTCTATCGAATACTATAAAAAAATCATAGAGTATTTGCGAACTAGACCGCAACCACCGCAACGAACCGATGCATGGTACAAGTTTCGTCACAATCTAATTACCGCAAGTAATGCTTACAAAGCATTCGAGTCTCAGTCTAGCATAAACCAACTCATTTACGAGAAGTGTCAGCCACTCAAATCGGCAGAAACCGATTCATTATCATTTGTGAATGTGAAATCGCCGTTTCACTGGGGTCAAAAATATGAACCTGTATCAGTGTTATTATACGAAGAGCTTTTTAAGACAAAAATAGAGGATTTTGGTTGCATCCAACACGACAAGTACTATTTTATCGGTGCTTCTCCCGACGGCATCAATGTCGATCCGTCGTCTCCACTATACGGCAGAATGTTAGAAATAAAGAATGTCGTGAGTCGTGAGATTACCGGAATACCTAAGAAAGAATATGCAATTCAGATGCAGCTTCAGATGGAGGTGTGTAATCTAGATGAATGTGATTTTCTTGAAACAAAATTTGTTGAGTTTGGATCTGAAACTGAATTTTACAATGATGTCAGTGATACAAAGGCAAAAGGGGTTATTGTATATTTTGTACGTGATGGAAAACCATTTTATGTTTATAAACCACTTCATATTGTCTCGCGTGGCGACATTGAATCCTGGGAGCAAGAGATGATGGAAAAGTACAGCGATCTAGTATGGATCCAGAACATATATTGGCGATTGGATGTATTAAGTTGTATCCTTGTTAAAAGGGACAAGTTTTGGTTCGAGTCTCATGTTGGTCAGCTTGAAAAGGTTTGGAAAATTATCGAAGAGGAGCGAGTTACGGGGTTTAGCCATCGTGCACCGAACAAGCGTATTGTAAAGGCTTCTAAATCAGGGTTGGGTGCTGACAACACGACTGCAGCAGCAGGAGCAGGTAAATGTCTATTAAATGTAACCAAATTGAAGCCTACTTAATAGTGTGTTAAAATCAAGTTAAAAAGATTCCAATATAGTATATAATGATTTCAAATGGAGAAATGCATGTTATCAAACGCAACGGCAAAACCGAGGACATTTCGTTTGATAAGATTCTAAAGCGTATCAAAATTCTGGGACAAGAGGCTGGCAATATCCAGATTAATTATTCTGCTCTGGTAATGAAGGTGATTGACCAGTTGTATGACAAGATCGAGACAACCAAGATCGACGAACTGGCTGCAGAGCATTGTGCATCCATGTCGACTCAACACTACGACTATGGCACACTTGCATCGCGAATTGTTATATCAAATCACCAGAAGAATACTAATGCACAATTTTCAAAGGTTATGAAACAACTTTTTCAAAATGAGGATGCCGATGGAACAAACAAACCTCTCGTGTCTCAGGAATTCTGGGATTTCGTAAAGGCGAATTCCAAGGCACTTGATGCAATGATTGTTCATGATCGCGACTATTTGATTGATTATTTTGGATTCAAGACGCTCGAGAGGGCATATTTGTTCAAGCTGAAGAATACAATTGTAGAGCGAATTCAGCATATGTGGATGCGTGTTGCGATTGGTATTCATGGGAACAATATCGATCTTGTCAAGGAGACGTATGATTTGATGTCCCAGAAGTATTTTATCCATGCTACGCCTACTCTGTTCAACGCCGGAACTCCCAGACCTCAGATGAGTTCGTGTTATTTGATTGCGATGGAGGACGATAGTCTCGAGGGAATCTACAATACATTGAAGGATTGTGCTATGATCTCTAAGTGGGCTGGTGGCATTGGACTCCATATCCACAACGTGAGGGCCAAGGGAACATTTATTCAGGGGACCAACGGAACATCTAACGGAATTGTTCCCATGTTGCGAGTGTTTAACAATACGGCGAGGTATGTCGACCAGGGAGGAGGACGCAGGAACGGATCGTTTGCTGTATACATGGAGCCGTGGCATCCGGATGTAGAGGATTTCTTAGAAATGAAACAGAATCATGGTGATGAGGAGACAAAGGGTCGTGATCTTTTTTACGCTATTTGGATGTGCGACCTCTTCATGGAGCGTGTCAAAGAGAATGCGGAGTGGTCGCTCTTTTGCCCTCACGAATGCCCTGGATTGGCTGATGTCTACGGCGACAAGTTCCGCGACCTATATTTGAAATATGAGTCTGAGAAGAAGGCTAGGAGGTCTGTCAGTGCTCGTGACTTGTGGTTCAAGATTCTTGATTCTCAGATGGAAACTGGCACACCTTACCTTGTCTACAAGGATGCATGCAATTTGAAATCGAACCAGCAGAATGTTGGAACTATCAAGAGTTCTAACTTGTGTACCGAGATCATTGAGTATTCTGATGAGAATGAAACGGCTGTGTGCAATTTGGGTTCGATTGGTCTGCCTACCTTTGTCAATGAGGCGACGAAGCAGTTTGATTACGAGAAGCTTCACCAAATTACCAAGATTGTCACCAACAATTTGAATTCAGTGATAGATGTCAATTTTTATCCGACGGAGAAGACGAGAGTCAGCAATATGCGTCACCGACCTATTGGAATTGGTGTTCAGGGGCTTGCCGACACGTTTGTTCTGATGGATATTCCTTTTCACAGCGATGCAGCAAAGGAGGTCAATAAACTGATTTTTGAGACGATTTATCATGCCGCGTTAGAGAAGAGTAATGAGATCGCTATCAAGTTGAAAGAGCCATATTCTACGTTTGCTGGATCACCTGCATCAAAGGGCGTTTTGCAGTTTGATATGTGGGGCGTGACTCCAAGTGACAGGTATGATTGGGCTGGGCTCAAGAAGTCGATTTGCGACCATGGCCTTCGCAATTCGCTGTTGGTTGCTCCCATGCCTACTGCCAGTACGTCACAGATTCTCGGATACAATGAGTGTTTCGAGCCATTTACCAGTAATTTGTACAGCCGCCGCACACTTGCGGGTGAGTTTGTGATTGTCAACAAGTATCTAATGAAGGAGCTAATCGATCTAGGGTTGTGGAATGAACAAATCAAGAATAATATAATTGCAAACAAGGGATCAGTTAAGCAGCTCACGAATCTTCCTGAGCATTTGCGTGATAAGTATAAGATTGTTTGGGAGATTCCGATGAAACATGTTATCGATATGTCTGCTGATCGCGGAGCATATATCTGCCAGAGTCAGAGTCTGAATCTGTGGATGGAAGATCCAAATTACAGCACACTCACGGCGATGCATTTTTACGGATGGAAGAAGGGTCTCAAGACCGGTATTTATTATTTGAGGAGAAAGGCGAAACATCAGGCACAGCAGTTCACTATTGAGCCGGAGAAGAAGTCAGTTGATGGAGGAAAGACGGATGAAATATGTGAAATGTGTTCGGCGTAAAAAACGTGTTTTGTTTTTACACCATCGGGTATTGAAAATGCACAATCATCTTCATCTTCATCTTCGTCACTCATAATAGCATCCGAAGGGGGGGGGCATTTTGTATGTACGAAGGTATAAAATTTATTATATATGAATATCTATAATAAATTAATTTACACATTTACACATCTATATCATTTAATATTATTTTAGAATTAATATAGAATTTCGATAATGTATTTAACCATTCATCGTTTAATTCGCATTTTCCTAATATATACGAATTTAATACAAATTTACAAGCCTCGTAACATTTTATGTAATTTTCATTTTGAAAACTTCTCGTTATAAAATTATATATAGGAGGTTCAGGACATTCATAAATATATTTATAATTTGTAATCATTTGTAAATAATCACCATAATATACCTCAAATAATGTTGGATTTTCAAAATAAACAGGACTATATAATTGTTCGTCAGCATGTCCATATCCTTTGTCCAAATATTCTAGAAATTTATTTTCGATTAAATCACATACTTTATACATATATTCTTTATTACCTGTAAAAAAACCACTACACATACTACATCTACCCCATCTAAAATATTCATTTACATTATTTATTAAACTTTCAGGTATATAATCAATATAACATGTAGAAAATTTATCTCTATTTACTGATAATGCTTCAGGTAATCTAATTAAATTTTTAAATCCCATCCGTTCAATACAAAAATTAATCCAACCAAAATGTGTTGAATGAAAAGGGTTAATTTCAATCGTTTCTTTCAACATAATATATCTTGACATACAGAATAAATAATAACTTGCTGTATTTCTATTATCTGCACTTGGAATAGTTTTTCTATTTTCTATAATTTTATTTCTATAATAACTAAAATTCTCGTTTAATAATTTCATTCCTTTTTTATATTTAAAATTTTCGAAATTTTGTAATACAAAATATGTCTTATTACTTAAATATTCAGGTCTTATTTTTTTTATCAATTCTATACTTTCTTCATCACAATATATTACTAAATTATAAGGCAACGTTAATGTTGATATCGAATGACTTAAATAATAATTACTATCTCTTTCATTTATTTCTTTACTCGCATCATAATATTTTGTCAAATTAAAATATGCTGTAACTAAAGTCCAATTATCATTTATATATTTATTAAATGTTATATCTTTGTTAAATGTTATTATTCCTGTTCCTGACCAATGTCCTATATCTGTTAAATCATATCTATATTGGTCTTCAATACGATACCAAAAATTATCTCTCATATCTTTAAAATACCATATATCATCACAAATAATAAAACCAGTATATTCAATTTCCTTTATAAGCTGTATAAACTCGTATTCCATATTTCCATTATGTGGATCAACATCTAACAAAATAAATGGACAAGAAAGAATAATTTTTTTCCATTTATAAAATGTTTCTTTATCAAATAAATTATCATAACAAAATTTAATATTTTCAGTATTTTTTATATAATGATTAGAATTAATTTTATCAATAATATCAAATGTATATATTGTATTACTTTTATTAAATGATAACGCCAATGCTGAACTACCTTTATGAGTTCCAATATCTATTATATTTGAATTATCAAATAATGTAGAAAAATAAGATAATAGTTTATAATGTTCTTTACCTGGTTTTGAATAAAATTCTTTGTCATTTTCATTAACAATATTTTTAAATTTATCATTAAAATTTATTTTGTTTATATCTTCTAATGCAATATTGTATTTCATTTATTTATTATTTATTGTTTTCTTTTTATGATGAAATTTGGAAAATATGTTCGTTGTGAATTAGTAAAAAACGTGTTTTGATTTTAAAATTTATTATATATGAATATCTATAATAAATTCATTTGTAGCGTGTGTTTTTTTATAACATGCGTATCAATAATGGCGATTTGCGGGGATGCATTAGCATGGTTTCGAATGCCAAAATATGATACAATTGAAGATTCAAAATCGCATATATTAAACGATGTTGGTTTTGATTTGATTGTTTACTCATGTCCAAAAACTATTTTTGGTAATGTGCAAACAGCAATAATTATACTATCCTTAGTTTTGTATTTTGTACGATGTATGTTTATGATCGATGGTCTTGTATATATGCAACAATTCATCCATATGTCATGTATAATGATGCTACTCAGAACAACGACATTATCTCTTACATCAATGCCGAATCCAAATCCTAAATGTTTTGATGAGTCAGTTGCACCAATTGAGTACACAGGTTATGATGGTTCCGCATTCAAAACCATACATTCCGTGGCAACCAAATCATGTGGGAATTTAATGTTTTCAGGACACACTATGTTCTTAACAATTATATACTTGTTTGAAAACAAACATAAAATAGTTCCACGAAAACTGGCTTGGTTATCGTTTGTAAAAACAGCCACCGGATATTACTACATAATTTCGTGTCGTTCACATTATACAATTGATGTATGGATTTCATTTTTGATAACTAATATGACATTCCAAATATACAATACTTATGATAAAAGTTTTTTTGCGACAATATTGATAGAACGTGACGAAGAATCTAAACCAATGATAGATATACAAACCATACATACGGCTTAATATTATGTATGTGATTATGTGTATCTATGTGTATCTATGTGTATCTATGTGTATCTATGTGTATCTATGTTATAATTTAAATAATTTTTGTATATAGAAATGGACCTTAGTGTCATTCCAATGAATAAAATAAGACATGTTATTGTATATTCATTAATACCATTATTCTCTTCTATTGCCACAAGTTTCGCGGTACTATATTTAGTCAATCAAAAAATTATAATAAATACTCCGGCGAATGCGTGGAGTTCATTTGCTTATGCCGCAATAGATGCACCATTCTGCCTGAAATATCCGTTATTTGTTCTCTCTGTTTCTAGTTTCAATTTGTGGTCTTCTGCACCCGTATATATAGATATCATTGATGTTACAAGTATATTCTGGGTTAACATAAATGTAACCATATATGTATTGCCAGGATCTAAACATAAATACAAGGTTATTTATGCAATCAACGGAATTGTTACATTGTTGCTTCTATACACAATATTTAACCGATACGAATTATATTTATTTGATTATTATGGTGCAAACATGATACCAGATGTTGGTATTGTCTACGTATATTCTGGCTTGATTCTCTCCGCATTTCATGCTACGGATAAAAGCTATTTGGCGGGATTATTATGTATTGTTTCTGGTTTCAATTGCAAACTTCTTGATCTATATGTTCAACAGGATTGGGGAACATGTGTGTTTCATATATTAACTGCATTAGGAACTAATTTGGTGATAAGAGTTAATAGATTTGATCTTTTACAAGAGGAAAGAAAAAGAAAAGGAGAACAACATCCTGACTCTGTTCTAGAACCAGCATTCAATAGTATGCATATTCAAAGTGATAACAATAATGCAATGTTATAATTTTTTGTTTGCTATTGCAGTCATAATATAATAATGACTAGCTGCAGAACCAATATGCCAGTAACTATGTAGATAGTATCTATATGATGTCACATCCGTTTCACATTGATCGTTATTGTACAAGTGTCTCTCATATTGCCAACATCCTTTTGCAACCGCCAATGCAAAAATTGCCTTTGCCAGATTGATCTTTTGATAAGTTGTTTTCTCTACATCGAAAACAAATGTATAAAAAATAACTACAAGCTGAAATGCAAATAATATCAAGAACAGATCATATGTCTTGGTTGTAATGTAAACTGCCCAGAATGCAATCAACAAATATCTATAGATAGTATTGTATTGTTCGCTGTTTTTATAATTGTTTACACACGTAAAATAATTGTAGGCAAGTATTGACATTGGCAATTCATCCATGATCTCTCCATAATAAGACTCGGTTGCGTGAAAATAAAAGCTGCCTGCACCCACGAGCAACAATGTAATATTACATCGTTGCTGGTTTTGATTTGTATATGGTGAAATTAATGACACATAAATAAAGCTGATGTTGCTTATGCTATTAGTAAATTCAGATACGATTGGTGTAACCTGATATCGATGTGTTTTGGCTTCACACCATTCGACATTGGATTGCTCCATAATATATAATGTATATTATGGTTTTATATGACTTTATACATGACTTTATACATGAGTTTATATATTTGTTTCTATTTTTATTATATTGTTATGATTTCCATCATGGAATAATAACCATCAACACGTCGTTCTCGCAAATAAGAAGGATCAAGAGCGTCTATTGATTCTTTGCTTTCGTTACTTGTCATGATTATCGCAACATTCTTATAAAATATCAGATCATCCATAAACGTATTGTATGTACTTTTGTTATGAATACAAGTTGTAACATTCTTATGTTTTTGTATTTTTCCATCATGTAACGCATGTATCATCGTATTCGCTTCTTCAATCAAAATAATCGTAGGAGTATCGTCAGTTGGTACTGAATCACGTAGCAAAGACGAAAGCGTATCTCCTGGGTCTGTTGGGTTGAATGTATGACAAAATGCACCTTTTAATTTATTTGCTACCAGGTAACCAATAGTGCTCTTACCCGCACCGCTTATCCCATGTATAAAAAATACACCTCGTTTCTCTCTTTGAAAAATATCACAAATATCATCAGTAATTTCAACTTGCTTTCCTTTTGCTTCCAGATTACATAAATCAACCCTCATTCGCGTATAATAACCACAAGTGTATGAGCCAGAACGAGAATAAATAATTAGAGCCTGTGGCGGTGTCGTATCTTTTGTTATAGTCTTATTGGTAAAGGATACTGAGGTTTTTTCGGTTTCAAAAAGTGTATGAAAATACTTGATTGTTGTGAATATATGTATCTCAGAAGATACATTATCTCCCATATCCATATAATTATAATACCCAACACAACTCCAGTTTATAAAATACCCTGATGGATAAAAATTACCATGCTGAAACAACGTTACCGAATTGATTGTTTTGGTTTGAAGAACTTTTGCTATGGCACGTGTTTTTTCATCGTCTTTTCGCACAATATAATAGCGAATACCAAACACATTTGACATAAATAAACATGGGGTTACAAAAAGCATGAAAAATGAGAAGATACTGAAACTTGCCGCAGCCATGTATGATAACAATGCTACGGATGTCATGCGAGTGTATATTTATCCTTGTATTGTATCTATATATTTTATCATTATATTGTATCATTGTATTGTATCATTGTATTGTATCCTATAATTTTTAAAATCTAGATATAATTAAAAGCCAAGAATGGAGATATCTTGTGTATATATTCCAGAAATAAATGAACAAGAAGAGGACATAATCATGGCATTTCGTGATATTGCAAAGATAGAACATATTGAATTTGTTGTTCATAACAGGTATGCGAGGGTCGTAAGGTCTAGATCTAATTCTAGCGATTTCGACTCTGAAAAAACAAATAAAAAACTTGCATTTGGTCTTGATCTAAATTTCAAGCGGAAACCCAAACGAGTTGCTTATGTTTACATAGAAAAATGGTATAATTTTGATTTCTGTTTGAAAGTACTTAAGCGTGATGCATATTTAGGTAGATGGCAGATTTTACCAAATGAAAATACGTTTCAGATTGAATTATATAAACTGCAGAAACGGGTTGCAACACTTGAAAATGTATTATCCCAACAAGCAATGACCAGCGAACAATTTAACAATGACAATAGCATGGTAGATTCCCTGATAGCTATTATGCTAGAAAATAATTTAGAAACAGATCAAACATTGGACGATGGATGGATACAATACAAAGAGAGTAATTGTGATAGAACACTTACAATGAATCAAAATTATCTGGCGTATTTGAAACAAAGACTGCAACGTGTTTTATAGTGTGATTATGGATTATTATTCTCTCTGTCTATTGTAAAAATGAAAATGCGAGTTGTGAAAGACTTGCGAGTATATAAGGAGGATACACCACAATACTTTTTTTACAAGGAACAACATGAAAATCAAACTTTGGATTTTGTAAACACCAAACAAAATATTAAACTCGGTAGAGAGATCTTGACAATGCAGGCGGCTCTCTCAATGCTAGATAATTTTGTTGATCCTAGTGATCCAGACGTATCGTGTCCGAATTCATTTCACGCATACCAAACTGCCGAGCGTATTCGCAAACAATTTCCGAATGATTATCCGTTGCAGATTTGCGGTCTGATTCACGATATCGGTAAGATTCTATTCAGTTTTGGTGAACCTAACTGGGCGGTTGTCGGCGACACATTTGCCGTCGGTTGTGCCTTCCCTGAATCGATTGTCTATTTTGATACCATGAAAGGTAATCCTGATTATGGAAAATTTAATAGTTTTGGTATTTATCAGCCGATGTGTGGGATCGAGATGCTAAAACTATCGTTTGGTCATGATGAATATTTATACAAGGTACTACAAGAGAACCAGTCAAGACATAAATTATCGAAAAAATACCAGAATATCATTCGTTTCCATTCGTTTTATCCCTGGCACACAGGTGGTGACTATCAGCAATTTGAGACAGAGTCAGATGCAGATATAAAGGAAGATGTTTTGTTATTTAATCAGTTTGATTTATATTCGAAACAAGATGGAGATTTTGTTCTTACAGATGAAATTAAGCAATATTATGATAAACTTTTACAAGAGTATTTTACTGAGCCACTGAAATGGTAATTTTTTGCGTTTGTATTAATTTACAATGACAATAAAATTTTTCTTTTTATATATGTTATATATAATGAGCAAATCAAAGAGACAAGTTAAGAGGAGGATGGGTACAAAGAAACGCCGGGTTGTTCGACGCAAAACACAAAAGAGAAAGCAGACAAAGAGGAAGGGTGGAGAGCAACGCCCAGGAGTTGTACGGGAGCAAACATACAGATCACTAAGTGCCGATGGTGCTATAGATCCACTAGGTGTTTTGCAACCTAGGCCTGATACCACTCTGGGGGCTGAACTCGGTCCTAGTGAACCTCCGACACGTAGATTATCAATGCCTTCTATGCCATCGTTATCGTTACCATCTGTATCATTTTCTAATCCTTTCTCAAAACCTAAACAACCTGCATCTATCGACCCAGATGTTAAACGAACAATGATTAATAACATCGAGAGAATGATCGCAACTAAAAAACAAAAAGGAGAACCAACTGCTGAATTAGAAAAACAATTAGCAGAACTTCGACCAAGCTCTCAGATGATGAGTCAAGAACAGGGACGTGCTACAAATTTCATGGGGCAATATGGTAAACCATGAAGGGGTTTAGGCATACCTTTTTCTAAAAGGTATTTTTACAATTACTACGTAGTGAAACACCGATTTTATAGATAATAACACATCACTCTATATTACGGAGGGCAATTTGTGTTAGTTGTCCCACTATTATTGATGCCAAGACCCCCGAATGATCCAGCTCCACACGCTCCCCCACTTGAAAGACTAAACGTACCGCCCGTATTGTTGTTGAATGTGCCTACGCTGTTGTAGATTGCACCGCCCCCATAAGTATATATAAAGCCGCCCGAATTGTTGTTGATTGTGCCTACGCTGTTGTAGATCCGGCCGCTGTTCTTGAATGTGCCGATGTTGTTGATTGTGCTGACGCCAGCCTCGTTGTAGATCTCGCCGAGCGGGTTGTTGTTGATTGTTCCGCTGTTGTTGATTGTGCCGCCGTCACCCGTGTTGTAGATAGAACCGCTGTTGTTCAATGTGCCGCTGTTGTTGATTGTGCCGCTGCCAGCCTCGTTGTAGATATAGTTATAGACGCTGTTGTTGAATGTGCCGCTGTTGTTGATTATACCCTTATTCGTTAATGTTTTCCCTCCACTAATCTGAAGTGTAGTACCAACGGGTATATTTAATATTTGACACTCAGTAATAGTGTAGTTGCCATTTAATGTATAAGTGCCTTCACCATCATTTGTAGCAATACTCCCAATATTAATCACACCACAAGGATTTGGAGTTGGAGTTGGACTTGGAGTGTAACATCCACATCCATAAGCTCTTCTATCATTTACTAATCCAGAGCGTTTTTTTCCTGCCATTATATAATATATATAATATTATATAAAATATTAAAAAATAAAAAAATGTAAAAGGTATTTTTTTAAAAGGTAGAAAGGTATTTTTTGGCCTACCTTTTTCAATAGGTAGAAAGGTAGAAAGGTATTTTTTGGCCTACCTTTTTCAAAAGGTAGTAAGGTAGAAAGGTATTTTTTGGCCTACCTTTTTAAAAAGGTAGTTAATTGATCTTGCTATTCAACTTCATGAGTAAATTATCATCATATACCAAATTTCCTGTAGGTTTATACGTGGTAATCGGTGTAAAAATACTCTTTTTTGTGTTTTCTGGATTATTAGGTTTCAGCGAATCATTTGGTATTATCTCAATATTCTCTATTTTCTCTCCATATTCATTGACTTCGATCCCCGTCTTCTTTTTCAACTCGGTTCGCACATATGATGGAACCCAATGTGTCCAAGAAATAAATAATGTGTTTGGATGTATATATTTCACATTAAAACCATTCTCTTTCAACTGATCTAGCATATAAGCAATACAAGCCCCTTGGTCGTACTTCGGAACACCGATTATAATCTCAGGCACAACATACCAACAACATCGTTCGCTAATGCTCTGCTTTGAAATCGTCTTTATTTTCACGTGAATTCGATTTAAAATTTTATTGAATAGTGCAAGCTGATTTAAATCATACTGGCGTTTCTTTTCATAAAGCTCGTCAATGTTCAATTTCAAGGAAAAATCTTCTGTTTTATCCAACGTGAAGATATTCGTCATTTTTACATTATCGTAGAAAAAAAAATAATATTATAACTTCATACTACAAGTTATGATACGACATTTAGTGTTTGCTGGAGGCGGCCCTTCATTGTTACAAACATTGGGTGCTCTTCAATATACAGAAGACAATAATTTTATCCAGAGAGAAAACATACAAACTATATATGGTACATCGGCCGGTGGAATCGTCGGTGCTATATATTGCTTAAATTATGACTGGGTCACAATTCATGATTATATAACCATTCGTCCATGGCATGATGTTTTTCCAATAACAATACAAAATATATTCAAGTCATATCTAAAAAGGGGATTATTTGACAATATAAACATTGAGAATTGTCTAAGACCTTTATTTGAAGCCAAGGATATTTCTATGAACATAACAATGAGAGAAATCTATGAATATTCTAAAATTGAGTTGCATTTATTTGCATTTGAATTGAATCAGTTTGAAATTATTGATATATCATACAAAACTCACCCGGAATTACGTCTAATAACCGCTCTGCAGATGACATGCAGTGTGCCAGTTCTATTTAGCCCTGTTTGTATTGAAGATAAATGTTACATTGATGGTGGTATTGTTAGCAATTATCCATTAAAGTTTTGTATCGATGATGGACATAAGAATGAAGAAATATTAGGTTTCAAAAACAAATGTAATAAAAATCCGAATAAAATAACAAATGAATCCACATTAATTGATTATATACTTGTTTTTCTATTCAAGATGATTCGTAATATGAGAATCGACGACAAACAAACCGAAATTATAAATGAAATCATATGTTTTACAGAATCTTATTCGATTTCAAATATACGAGATGTGTTATCTTGTTCGGATGCACGTAAAAAATTATATGATAATGGTACTGAATATGCAAGAGCAGCTATTGAAAAAATTGTGTTGTCTAATCAATCAGAGAAACTTTTTCATGAAGCTAACGAGTGATTCCTCGGTCGGTTTTGCATCAAAGTCGTAAACCTTTCCATCGCTTACCAGCTTAAATGTAGGATACCCTTCTACCTTGAACTTGTCCATCAGTGCTTCAACTTCTGGTTTGTCTTCTGTGCAATTTACGTCTGTAAAAACAATTTTTTTCCCACTGATCTTTTCGGTTTCATACGTCGTCTTAAGCGACTCCCAAACCGGTTTCGCAGTTTTACAATGAGGACACCAGTCGGTATAAAAGAACATCAACTCTGCTTTATCAGAGAAAGCCTCAATCACAGCAGGAGTAGATCTAGAAGAATACATGAAATATAGAACAACCAAAGCAACAACTATTGCTAAAATTGCAAACAGAACCCATGGCTTATCGATACCAATTTTTTTTAGAAATCCAAAGTCCATTTATATATTTACTATATCTTATTTATGAAAGGACATACGCAAATTATATTATACGCGTTGTTAATAACTTAAAGAGTATTTTCTATTTATATTTGGGGGGGGGTGATTAAATTAGGTGGTCTTAAATTAGGTGGTCTTAAATTATTAGCGTGCGATATTACATTAAGGCTGGATTTCGGGTTATTCCAAGGTATTGTGGTTTTATAACATAATAAAGATTAAGTATTATGTTATATACAATGTTATTCAGAACATTTGATGGGAAGCTCGTTGAAATTCGCAAGTATGATTTCAAGAATGATAAATTGTATTATGAAAAAATAATGAATATCATGAAAATAAAAATAAAATAATTTTTTACATGTATAGTATATGACTACCCGCAAAAACAGAACTCGTAAAAATATAAAGCGTGTATTCAACAAATCAGAATACAATGCTAATGATGGCATGGTTTCATCAGTTTGGGGGCCGCCCTTTTGGCATTATTTACACACAATGAGCTTCAATTATCCTGTCGAACCTACACCCGAAGATAAAAAACATTATCGTGATTTTATTCTTAATTTGAAATATGTTTTACCATGTCGATTCTGTAGACAAAATATACGCACTAATTTCAAGCATCTTCCATTGACTATGGAGAAGATGAAGAACCGCGAAACTTTTTCCAGATATGTATATGACCTACACGAGCTCATAAATAAAATGCTTAAGAAGGAGTCTGGTTTGTCATATGCAGATGTGAGAGAAAGATACGAGAATTTCCGTTCTCGATGCACCGACGAGAAACCCAAATTGTATAAATTATCTGACTTGTCAAAAACAAAAAAACGTGCTGGTAAAAAAGAGAAGGGATGTACTACACCTTTATATGGTAAGAAGTCTAAGTGTATTGTTAGCATTGTTCCACAAGAAGAACAAGGTGAAACATTTCAGATAGACAAGAAGTGTATTAAAACGAGAGAATAATTAGAACTTGGAGAAATCGGCCAATACTGGGGTTGGCAAATACTCATTCGCTATCGCACTATAATTTGGAACAGCCTTGCATGTTATGCTAGGTTCCGGGCACCTTGCACACGCGGGGCATGGAGGAGGAGGTTTGCCCTTTGTTGCACAGATTGCAGCACTTGGACATGCTGGGCATACTGGGGGAACCACCTGGGATTTCAGTATATAAAGGTGTTCTTGGCCTTTCGGAATTCTACTATGAGGAATTCCGTCAGGAAAATACCCAGGTATGGGAGGCATTGGAGGCATGGGAGGCATGGGAGGAGGAACAGGAGGAGGAACGGGAGTGGGAGGAGGAACAGGAGGAGGAACAGGAGGAGGAACAGGAGTGGGAGGAGGAGGAACAGGAGTGGGAGGAGGAGGAGGGGAACCAGGGGTTGTAGTATCAAACTTGGGCTTGAATGGTTCGTCCTTTATCAATGTAACAGTTTTGCTGTTATAAACAATCTTAATTGTTCTTCTTCCAAGCCCATCTGTGAACATGTATGCTGGTGTCTTGTTGATATCAAAAAAATCGCCTGATGTTATATCCCTGTTATATGTGATAGGTTTATCTACCTTTGGTACCAATATTGTCATTTTCTGAGAACCATCGACATTTGAAGTAATTGTAGCCTTGCTACCTGCTTGACTGGAATATGTACCTTCGTCATCTTTATTGCTGTTGAATCCCTCCCTTCGTTTACACATCGAACAACATAAAGATAATCCGAGTAAAATTGCTAACAGAATTGCTAATACTTTAAACTGATGCATATTTACACTATATTGCGAAAAAAATGATACAAAAATCGGATATATTATAGACTATAAAGAGTATAATATACTTATGGCATCTAAAACCCCCCTTCAAACATTCTACAATTCTGATGAAAATGTAATTGAGATTGGAGTCGATGAAGCTGGTCGAGGTCCTATGTTCGGCCGTGTTTATGCGGCGGCGGTTGTTTTACCTAAACATGATGAAACATTTGATTACTCGAACATCAAGGATAGCAAAATGTTTCATTCCAAGAAGAAAATTAACGAGGTTGCAGACTACATCAAACAGAAGGCACTTTACTGGCATGTCAGTTATGCAGATGAGAAGACGATTGATAAAATAAATATACTACAAGCTACTCAGCAATGTATGCACGAATCTATTCTGAATATTAAAAAACGTCTTGTTGATTCAGATAAGTCTTTGTATTTGCTTATTGATGGTAATTATTTCAATCCGATGACCCAAATAAACAAACAAACGAATCGTCTCGATGTGATCCCATACACGTGTGTCGAGGGTGGAGATCACAAGTTTTATTCAATTGCGGCTGCATCTATTTTGGCAAAGGTTTCGCGTGATAATTATATCGCAGATTTATGTGAAAAATATCCGTATCTGTCGGAACGATATTGTATCGATAGTAACATGGGATATGGTGCGAAAAAACACATGGATGGAATCAAGGAATTTGGTATCACCCAGTGGCACAGGAGATCATTTGGAATTTGCAAGCAGTTTCAAGATGCGGATATACATTATGAAGTGGATGCATAGTTTTACATATAAAAAAATGATACAAATGTTTTAATTTACCATAATTGTACAATAATTTTCTTATTAACAATATGCTTGTGCTTGTTGTTGACTCCGAGACCAATGGTCTTCCACCCAAGTCCAGGATTCTGAACAAGACTACAATGGCCGAATGGCCTCATATGGTACAATTCAGTTACCTAATCTACAACACGGAGAGCAATAAGCTTGTTAACACGACTGATCATATTATAAAAATTCCGGCTGACATTGATATCAGTGAGGAAAGCTACAAACTACACAATATTTCAAAGGAAAAATCATTGAATCATGGTGAGTCGGTTGTCGATGTACTAAACCATTTCATGTATGATGTGGAAGGAGTTGATGTTGTTGTCGCACACAATTATAAGTTCGACAGCAACATGATTATGGTGGAGATGATGAGAAACAATATGGATATCAAGAAATACATGTCAATCATCAATACTCGACGCATTTGCTGTACGATGAAGGAGTCGACAAGCTTTTGCAACATACAGATGATTTCAAAGTTTGACGAGAAACCATACTTGAAGCCACCGAAGCTGTCCGAGTTGCATGAGAAGTTGTTTGGTATCGCTCCCGTGAATTTGCACAATTCACTAAATGATGCTATTGTGACGTTGCGTTGTTACATCAAGTTGAAGTTGGACAAGGATATCAACAGAGAGCTAAAGACTATTATTACAAATTTATTGTGTTGAGCCGGACAACTACTAAGTATCTGGTTTAAAAATACTTAATTTCATACTAAAGTTTGTGAACCCCCCTCCATTTGCAACAGGTCTAGCTATCCGAAACTGATATACAATTATTATCTTGTAATAAAAAGTTGTCTGGTTTGCGATACTCGCATAATATAAGTCTGTGAATCCTGCTCCTATATTAGCAGTCGTTGGTATGTTTAAATTTATATCAGAAACACTATAATTACACAGCGATGGATCATTCAATATCAATGCTGCAACAATTTCATTTTTTACATTTGGTCTTGCAAATAAAGCTGTAATTTTAGCATCAATAGCCTTATTACTAGAAATATCAAGTATATTGAGTGATCCATCTATATTCAGTTCGTGTATACGCGATTGATCCAAATTAAAACATTTATCAAGTAATACATAAGATGGATCATTTATATTTTTACTAATATACAATTGAGACATTGATATATTATTACAAAATAATATAACAACTAAAACTTATCGTCTAAACCTTATTAAACCAGTGTTTTTATGCAGATAGTGTGTAATAAACGATTTACAAAATAAGCGATTAATAAATGAATCGCAACTATTACCATGTGCGTGATAGTCGTATAGCTCATGTTCTTGCGGTGCTTAACCATATAAACGATAATAGCTAAAATAGCAAACACGTACATGACAAATGATAAAATAGAGAGAATGTAAAAATACAAGCAACTTTCTTTACCTAAAGCTCCGAATATTTTTTCCATTAGTTGAGCCATGTTATATACTATATGTCGAAAAAATCATGTTTTAGAATAAATTTCTGTATACCAAAAAACAATATAAAAGCTATAAACAATACTAAATAAATGTCTTATGCCACTCAGAATGATTTACTTTTAAATAATCTAATGGCATTTTACAAGGATGAAAAGCAACTCACGCGAATGTTAAATATCATCACAGGTGAGTCTAGTATATCTTTACGAATTGTTGACTGGTTTGTCACTAATTTTGCTAAAAAATACTACACTCTCATTGATGACGAGAATAACAAGCGGTTCAAGGTGTATTTCGATTATAAATTGAAACTCAAAGCATACAGCAAGAGACGATTTGATCCTTTCTGTCGCTGGGATCGTATTAGTCTACCATACAAGGATGGAACATGTATCGAAACCACTATTGGTCAGCTAAACTTTTTTAAATGGGCTCTTGAAAACCATGTGATTGATTACATTGAATCGAATTATGCTTCTATTGAAAAGGATATGAATCATAGAAACAGCACTTCGAAACGAAAGGAGTCTATTTCATCGGAAAATTCGAAGACGAGGAAAAAGAGAGAAGAGCTATCTATTTCTGCTACTAAGAGTATTAAAAAGGAAGATGTTGAAATTGTACTGCAGTTTCATTAGAAAAATTGTAACCTTACTCTAAGAATGCTTTGAATAGCCGTAATGTATTTTTCATAGATTTTTTAGATTCACTAATTGTTCCTAGTTTCATATTTAATTCTGTGATATCCAGAGATACCAGCTTCTTACCTCTCAAAACATCTAATGTATTTATTGCAGTTTGTAATTGTACCCCATTTTTTACAGGGGTTCCTGTTGATGGTATATATTCAGGATCTATAGCATCTACATCAAATGAAATATGAATTGGGGAATTACCAACGAAAGTGATAATTTTGTTCATCGATTCTTCGTAATTATTGTTTATATCATCTGGTGTTAGATATTTTATATTTCGTTTGTATAATTCATCAACTTCAAATTTATCTAAACAACGACTTCCTATATACATTAAATTTTCAAATTTGAGTTTATTTTTTATAAATGAAAATTTATTGTCGTGTTCGAGCCCGGTAACAAAACTAAGAGGCATACCATGATAGTGTTTTGATTCAGATTTTTCTAATGTATTTATGTCTGCATGAGCATCAAAATAAATGACTTTCAGGTCTTCATAATTATTAAGTGAATGTGCAATAGTAGCAATTGCCATACTATGGTCACCACCTATATTAATTCTTGGTCCATGAATATTTGAATTAGTAGTGTACAAACTATTTATGTTTTGAAACATATCATTCGTTACGGAAGCAGAAAGAATAGTTCTTGTTTTTTTGTGTTTTATGTGTTTTGCTATATAAGAAGGTGATAATTCTACTCCGTCTCGTGTTTGCCCTAGTGAATTTGAAAATAATATGAAATTATCTATAACCACATTGTTGTTTTTTGTTTGTTTTGTTTCTTTATTTCCTTTGTTTTTTCTAGTTGAAGAATTTGTCTTGAACATTTTTTTGTTACTACGTGGTTTTTTGCAATTATCTATACCAAAATTTGATCTTAATTTTGATATTGATCTTAATTTTGGTATACGCATCATTATTGGTTTAGTCATATATAACTATAATATTTTATTTAGTACATTATACAGGTAAGTAGTTAATACGAATAAGATTGTTCCCCAAGTAACATCAATAAACGTTGTTAAATACAACCAGTCGGTTATAATAGATTTGTTGGTAAACTCATACACTCCGTAAATAACGAACCCAAGAAGTGCCGCATCTACAAGAGATCTCCGTTGTTTTATGATAAAGTAATACAAGCCAAAAACCAAAATACAATATGTTATAATAACAGGCAACATTAAGACTCTCATTGGTTTACCTTGTATAGACTGAATTTGACGAGCAAAATAGTTTTTAGACATGGATAAATATATACTATCCAATAAAATCATGATAACTCCAACTTTGACAATATCAAGAATCATTTATATAAGAAGAGAATTTTATTTCATATTTCGTGTTATTTGTCAATATTATAATTTAGTAATAAAACAGATTAAAATTAAAAATCAGATTATATAGACCAATATGGGAAACTCCCAGTCAATTAACAAGATTAGTTTTGAGGATGTTCAATATGCTATACATACAAAACAATATATATTAATAAATACTCTAGGGGAAAATGAACAGAGTTGTTTGATACATGGAACAATAAATGCTATGCAGGAGGTTGACCTATTTACATCGCTTATTAAAAAGGATAATAAAAATATACGCATCATAGTTTACGGCAGAAATTGTGCGGATGACAAATTGAACACAAAGGTGAAACAACTTATAGATCTTGGATTCTACAATGTATATGTATATGTCGGTGGACTATTTGAGTGGATGTTACTACAGGATATCTATGGTTCCAACGAATTTCCTACTACTAAAAAAGAAGTCGATATATTGAAATATTGCCCAAAGAAACGCCTGAATGTGAATTTAATGTTAGAATGATTTTGTTTTTATTAGAGTTTTTCTAAATTAATTACTGCATTCGCATGAAGTAATCTAGCTTTTGTTTTTGAATATTCTGTGATAAACAGGTTGTCCGAAATGTACGTGAGAACACGTTCAGTAAATAGCGTCTTGGCACGTGTTAGTGCATCCATGTAGTTTAATTTGTCAATGTACATACCGAAAATTACACAACGATCGATATCATAAGCCGCCAACAAGTCTGCCTCTCTAACAATATGATAGGCTCGTTGGTATTCACCCAACTCCGGGTATCCATATTTAGACACCTTCGAATAAGACATTGTCATTATTATCTTTGACATTATCTCGATTTCGTGTTTGCTAAGAACACCCTTCATGTACTCTTGTATTCGCTTGAGACCTTCTTCATCGTTCATGTACTTTTTATCACACATGTCGTGTAAAATTGCAGCACAATAAATTATATTTTTCTGTGACGATAATTGTGGATTGTTTGGAAGTTCGCTTTCTAGTATTTCGCGAGACAGATTAAAAACCTCGATGCTATGTTTTACAGCATGAGATTCATCTATTTCTTGGTCTTTTGTTATTTTCATAACACATTCGAACGCGGTATTGATTATATTGTTCATGAGTTTCCTGTATTAGACTTTGGAAATAAAATTCTTGTCATTTTTATAACGACAAGAATTTTATTTGATTTTTTAATGTAAACTATGGATATATTGTTTTAATTTGTCAGTAGGTTTCCAACCTAGTTTGTTCAATGTGTCATCATCTTCTCTCAATGTCACCCTATAGTTACCTGATTGGTCTGGTATATAAATATTAGATACATCGTACTTTTCTTCAAATATTTTATATATCTCGTTTATTGAATAATTTAAACCTGTTCCTAGCTCCCATGCATCTTCGTGATAAATATTTGAGTTCATTATTAGGATTAGTCCATCTACAATATCCCCTACATACGTAAAATCACGCCGTTGATCGCCGTCACCTATGATGGTAAGTGGTTTGTTGTTATTCATTTGATCTCTCCATACACCGATAAGTGTCTTGTAGTCTCCTGTGATAATTTCGTTTGGTCCATAGACGTTATAGAATCTTGCAACTTGTACTTGTAAATTGAATGACTTTTTATACATTTTACATAACTCTTCTCCTATATATTTACTGGTTGCATAAGGAGATTGATGAGGATTATGCCACCTAGAAGAAGAACCAGCAAATATCACTTTGCTATTGTGCTTTCTTGCGTATTCTAACACTGATTCGGTTCCGTTAACATTTGAAATGAATGTTTCGTGAGGTTTAATAAAGGATGGGTGTATTCTTGCTAATGCTGCTAAATGAAAGATAACATCAAATTGTATATCAAATACTTTATCAATATTCAATATATCATCGTTTACATATATACATCCTTCAACTTCATTTGATTTGTATCCAGTTGAATAATTGTCTAATGAAAAGACGTCGTGTTTGCTAAGTAACAAAGCCTGTATTAAGTTTGATCCAATAAAACCTGCACCTCCAGTGACTAGTATTCGCATTTACAATAGGTTATATATTAAATGAAATAAAAGAACTCAATACAAGTTAATACATCTTAAATAAATTCAAATATTTGAAATTATTATTTTATATCATAAAAAAATGATATGAAATAAAAAGTTTAAAGTAAATATACACTATTAAATACCATGGATCTCAAACAACGCAAGCTCAACAAGTCCGAATGGGAATCTATTGAGGTTCCTGTATCCTCTTCTGAAAACGATGTACTAAAAATGATTATCGCTGGATTCCATGACGTAAATACAAAAACAAACAACCACTTGTCTTTGATTTCATATTTGAAGATTGAGCTCACTTCAAAGATGGAGGATTATTTGTACACTAAATATTTCAAGCCGAAAGTTGACAAGATTGAGATCGACGTGCGGGCTATGATACCTGAATACAAGGCGACTCAAGTTGATTCGAATATCCAGATTAAAGGAGCTGACAAGATTCGTCTAGAGAGAAATGACGATGCAAACATTCAAACACAAAACTTATACGAACACATTTTATTAAATCATATTGAAAAAATTATTTATTATAAAAAGAAGGGGGACAAGAAACAGATGTCATTTCATTATTTCACATTATACAAGTTGGTTCGCAATACTATTTCCAATATAAATAGACACATCATGGAGATTAGCAAGAAGATCATTGAATCTGTTGAGTCAGAAATTGATATTTCGTTGGTTATCAACAATGCGGTGGAGTTTATTGAACGTAATGAGAGTTTGCTCAAGTACTCGGATATGGAGTTGTATAGTCATCAGAAGGAGATTTTCACGATTTGCAAGAATCCTAATCCCAAGTTGATTTTGTACATGGCTCCTACTGGAACGGGGAAGACGTTGACACCAATTGGGTTGTCAGAATCACATAGAATCATCTTCGTTTGTGCTGCCAGGCATGTTGGTGTTGCTCTTGCTAAATCGGCTATTTCGGTCAATAAAAAGGTCGCGTTTGCGTTTGGATGTGGGAGTGCTGCGGATATTCGTCTCCATTATTTCGCGGCAAAAGAGTATACGAAACACAGGAAGTCGGGTGGGATTGGTAAGGTGGATAACAGCATCGGTGACGATGTGGAGATTATGATTTGTGATATCAAGTCCTATTTGCCTGCGATGTTTTATATGCGGTCGTTCAACAAGGATGAGAAGTTGATTGTCTATTGGGATGAGCCGACTATCACCATGGATTATGAGAATCACGAGTTTCACGAGATCATAAAGCAGAACTGGACAGATAATTTGATTCCTAATATGGTTCTGTCGTCTGCTACTTTGCCGAAGTTGAATGAGCTCGATACGACAATTCCTGATTTCAAGAACAAGTTTCCTGGGGCTGAAATTCACAACATTATCAGTCACGATTGCAAGAAATCTATTCCGATTGTCAACAAGGATGGGTTTGTTGTGTTGCCTCACTATTTGTCGGAGAATTACGATGAGATCAAGCAGACGATTGCTCATTGTGAGAATAATCTTACGCTTTTGAGATACTTTGATTTGAATGAGATTGTCAAGTTTGTCTCTTATGTTCACGAGCAGAAGTTGTCAAAGATTCGGTTAGAGCGTTATTTTGAGGATTTGAATTGTGTAAATATGACGACGATCAAGCTGTATTATTTGAACATGCTAAAGACATTTGATAACGATAAGTGGTCTGCGATCTATAAGCATTTTGCCAGTAGTCGAAGTGCCAAGATTTTGACTCGTGACAAGCCCGGGACCACTGGTGTTCTCGTAACAACCAAGGATGCGTATTCGCTCACAGATGGGCCTACGATTTTCATTACCGATGAGATTGAGAAGATTGCCAAGTTCTGTATTCAGCAAGCGGCAATTCCTCCGATTGTAATGGACGATTTGATGAAGAAGATCGAGTACAACAACACTTTGAACGAGAAGTTGAATGAGCTGGAACGAGAGCTTGATTTCGTAAAGGAACAGGCGGAACAGAGTATGCAAAATGGTGTTAGTGGTCAGGGTGGCGGAGTTTCTGTTCAAGGACGCAGCAAGTCCACCAAAGATTTCAAGAAACTGAATCGCGATACTGATGGATCTGGATCAGGAGGTGGATCAAGCAAGAGTGAGATTAGCAAGCTGACACAGCAGATTAACTCGATCCGTTCGATTTTGAAACCGGCGACATTGAACGACACATTTGTTCCCAACAAGCATCATCATTTGCAAAAGTGGGCGGAGGGTATGTCGTCTACAAAGGCTTCATTTACGAGTGATATTCCCGATGAGATTGTGAATGAGATTATGTTATTGAATGGTATTGAGGACACTTGGAAGATTTTGCTGATGATGGGTATTGGTGTATTCATCAATCATGAGAATATTACTTATACAGAGATTATGAAAAAGATGGCAGATGAGCAGAAATTATATATGATCATTGCTTCGAGTGATTATATATATGGAACAAATTACCAGTTCTGTCATGGTTATTTGAGCAAGGATTTGAATTTGACACAGGAGAAATTGATTCAGGCAATGGGGCGAGTAGGAAGAAACAATATTCAGCAGGATTACACGCTTCGGTTTCGTGATGATTCACAGATCGTAAAGCTGTTCACACACAATGCGGACAAGCCGGAGATCCGAAACATGAATAAGCTGTTCTCATGTGATTGATTACACTCAGAACAAGGTTTGGTTTGGTTTGGTTTGATTTATACAATAAAAATATTTTTTTGTTATATGCCGATTATATTTATTTCAACGAGTGATACGTTTACAGAGAAAATAAGGTCACATGGGTTTGAAGCTCACACTATGAAAATTCAGGATTATGTTCCCAGAGAAAATAAAAAAACATATTATGTTTCACCTGCAAATAGTTTATGCTTTATGGATGGCGGAATCGATTATGCATTAAGTAGAATTATTTTTCCAAATGTTGAAACAGAAGTTAAAAGTATTGTAAAAGAGCTGGGTATTGTAAGTATCGTGGGGAAACCTTACTTACCAATTGGGAGTTCTATTATAGTAGATCGAGAGAAAAAATCATTAGTAGTTTCGCCAACAATGTTATTACCGCAGAATGTTTCTAATACACGAAACGCCTATTTTGCTACTACAGCAGTTTTGTATAATGTGCTAGTAAATAGAAAGGAAAAGCTAGAGAATATTGATATTTTATTTACTTCATTTTGTTGTGGTTATGGAAAAATGTCAGAAGATAATTCTATTCAACAGATAATCGAAGGAATATGTGATTATTCATATTATAAACCAGTTTGTATAAACAAAAATATAATCATAAAAGAAGCAAATTTATATGATCAACCGCGTTATTATCAGAATACAGAATTTTTTTCAATTAAACCAGACGAAATTGTTAATTGTTAAATAATATTTCACTGGGTTGGGCGTTCAATAATTCGAATATAGAATGAAATCAATGTATTGTTTCCACCAAATTTTTCTGTCAATGTTAGTTCTGTAGGGACAAATGCAGGTGCTAGTTCAGGATCGCGACCATTCACATTATTGAATTGTCCTGTTTCAACGAGTTCTATTATCCTGTTATTTTCAATATTCATATCACGATATACATTTTCACGGATATAATTTACTAACTGGAGTGTGGTTAATGTATCGTCTACATGATAGGTCTTGGTAGTCTCGGTATAAGCCAACTTGGTATAAACTTCAAACATCAGTATCACAGATTGTCGTTTATTTTATTAAAATATAAAACATTCAATTTTATATTTGTATGATCATCCGGTTATAAAATTTGTATATTATATTATAAAATCACAATATATGGGCCATTATTACTATCGCCATCGATCTTGCAAGAGGTGCAATCAAAATGAATACAATCATGATATATCTTGTAATCTATATCAGTTTGATCATGATCCAACTTGCAACCGCTGCAACTATTATTATCAAGATCATTATGATTGTTCTTGTAATTATGATTGCTCTTGCAATTATGATTATTCTTGCGAGTATGATTGCTCTTGTAACATACATCATCATCATCGTCATGATCGTCATCGTAGGTGCCGTCATCATCGCAAACGGCATCATCATCGTGATAAGTGCCATGACAAACATCATGGACATTCCAACCATCATTGTGATTATAAAAGTCATAATGATCACCATCGACCACATTATGGATATTCAAGACGATTACCATACGGGTATGAATATGTTACGCCTTCATCACAACATCTTTGGAATAGATACTGGGCTAATTCTTCTTTTTATAATTGTTAATAAGCAACCATATAATTTATCTCTACCAAATAGAATATTAGAGATAAAATAATTTTTACACTCTTCCTCCATTATATTTTACTGCATAATTGGCTATATTGATTGTGTTTATGTTTTTTATGATAAAATACAATCCAAAGTTTCGTTCGTATATACAAGACCCATCTTTGTCAAAAGGTGGTATAGTCAATGTTTTAAAAATATCATTCATTACCTTGTTATTAACAATAAATATACTATGTTGTGCCAAAGTAAAATTTGTATTTATGAGTGAATCACAATTTATTCCGTCACGCCTTAAAAATTCCATACCTCTTGTTTTAATTGATTCATGAGCAAAAAACCCGCTGTTATCATGAAACGTATATGCATTAGTATCATTTACTAGACTAAGATTTATATGAGATTTTACAATAATTGTATCTTGAATACAAAAATATACATCATAATCTGGATGCTCATTGAGAATATATTTCCAGGCACCATACTCATAATTTTTATTTTTTACAAAATATAACGAAACCTCTGGAAATGCTGATTTGACCAACTTATAGTTTGTAAAGTCAGAGCTATCGCTGTCAACTACACATATTTTATAATCATCGCAACTTCCATTCACTTGAAATTTATACAATGAATCTATACAATTATATAGTAATCGGTTTGGTGACCTGGAGCAAATACAAATAAGGTTTCGCATTTATGTAATTAACATATATATTATTTTCTTATAAATATATAATTTGTTGATTATTATACTATCGAAACAATACAAATATAGAGATAAAATACAAATTGTGTCAACAACTATGCCAGCTGATGTGGAATATGACGAGGTGGTTGTAAATTTAAAAGTAATTGCATCTATCTGTGTAAATACAAAATTGTATACCAAGGGTGCATATCTAAATATCGAGCAACCTATGTTTATTCCTGAGAGTGTGCGGCGATGGTATAGACAAGACAGCAGAGATGAAGCTATAAAACGTATTGACCGAACAATTGCTCGATCAATCGCGTACTTGGAAAAAGACAAGGAAAAGGAGAGAGCGATCGTTCAGTATCTTGTCGAGGCTAAAAAAGGTATTATTAATATGAAAGACACCTACTCAACATGTGTGCAAACTATGGCTCGGCTAGATACTATTTTGGATAAGATTGAAACATCAATGGCTCTAGTTAAAATAGAAGATATACAAGAAGAGGTTTCTAATAAAAAGTCTGAAAATTGTCTTATTTCAAATATAATTGTTGAAAAACCGATTGAATCAGTAAATGTTATGCCTAGTGATAATGTTCAAATCTTACCTATTAATATTAAAAAAAACAAATAAAATTAATTTATTTTTCCAAACAAACGTTCATACTCTTTTATCTTATTTTCTAATTTTATTATTTTTTCTGTATGATAATAATAATATGATCTATATGTTGATTCATTTGCTTTTCCTAAACACATTCCTAGACACATTCCAGCCAAATAAGGCAAAAACATATAAATATATTATAATTATATGTTTAAGTATTTCCACAAATAAAACCTTGCAAAATGGGAGTTTTTAATGTCCAAAGGCGTGAAAACAAAAAATACACCAACCCGTGTATTTTTTGTTTTATTTTCTTTTTTTTTTGTAATTTTATTTTATATATCATCTGAATCCACTAATGTCTGAAAGTCATGTCCCACAATTGAGCAATTTGGTTATTAAGTGCGTAGATCTGACTAGTGTAAAAGTGAACAATTCTATCATTCTCTTCATGAAGTCTCTGATTCTCTTCCTCGAGCTTGCTGACATATCCATCATCAACAAGATTCATTGACTCTCTATCCAGAGAGCTAAGTTCCTCGTCAATAGCATTCAACTGCTCCTTGCTGAGATTTATCACGCAACTGGTGACATGTGACTTACGAGGAGCAGGAGGAGGGGTATTAGCAAACCTCACCTTGCGTGGCGGAGTACCTAGAACAGGGAACTCATCACGTGAGTTGAGAGGAAGAGTCTTTGTCTTCCTCTTGTCAACGAGGATGTTCTCGACGACCTTCCAGTATGTTGGGTTCATTGAGTCACCAGAAACCTTTTCATATCTGATGATCGGCTTAACAGAAGACTTGAGATCAGCAAGGAACTTCTTGGTGGGTTCATCGTCATTCCATCTCTCGAAGTAAACATAGGCTATGTTGTATTTGTTCCTGGTGGAGTTCATCTTGGTAATCACGTCGACCTGGGCAACCTTTCCAAGACGGGCCTTGTTCTCGATCACGTTCTTAATAAATTCGTCCGTGTGGTTTACAAGGGCGTGGGGGATAAAGAGACTGACAGAAGACATGTTGTTGTTGTTGTTGTTATTGTGTTTTACACTAAGTGATTTACTTTTCAATCAAAAAAACATCTCAATTTTTTGTTGGTTCTCATAAAATTTATCAAATTTCGTTATATTTTATTATTTTGTCATGATAACAAGTAACAAAATATATTACGACAAACAAATCATGGTCACAAAGGTCGGCCATCCAAGAATATGAGAGATATCAAATAATTGACGTTTTTCAAAAGTGTTTTCGTTTTTTTGAAAAAATGGACAAATATTTGTCCATTTTTTTTTTTTCGAGAATAGTCTTGGCAATTTTTTAACATTTGTTACTGAAAAAAAAATTAGCGTCACAAAACTTTTTGGGAATTTTTCATTTTGTGAGCATAACTTTTTTTTTTGAAAAATCAATTCTGAAAAAAAAGGAATTAGACATAAAAAAAGGGTGTAATTAGAGTACAAAATGGATACACATTTTACGGCACTTTTTACAGACGAAAATATCTGTTACGACATATCAAGCAACGAAAATGAAAAAACGAAAAAGAAAACGTTACTGACTCAAAAACGCCGTAAAATGGATACAAAAATTTACGGCGACAAAAATAAGCCGATTTTTGTTTGTGAAACATGTGACTTTAAATGCAGACAAAATAGTGATTGGGAACGTCATTTATTGTCCAAAAAACACACCGCCGTAAAAAAACGGCAAACAGATTCCTCACTAACTTGCGTCTGCGGAAATTCATATAAATTCAGAACTGGCTTAGCTAAACATAAAAAGGTTTGTTCAGTCGATACAAATATTCACATGAAAAATAACGATCTTATTGACCTCTTATTACAGCAGAATAATGAATTCAAGGAGATGATTCTTGAGCAGAACAAAAATATGATAAATTCGCTTTCAAACGTTGTTGTTAATAATACTAACAATATAAATTCAAATAATCGGACATCATTTAACCTGCAGTTTTTCTTGAATGAAAAATGTAAAAATGCATTTAATTTATCAGAATTCATGAGTTCCATTCAATTGGATTTGATGGATTTGGAGAATGTTGGTAAGTTGGGATATGTGGAAGGTATTTCAAATATAATAATAAGTAAATTGAAGGCAATGGATATTTATTCAAGACCGATTCATTGTGCTGATTCAAAACGCGAAATTATTTATATAAAAGAAAATGATATTTGGACGAAGGAAGAGACGGATAATACAAGATTGCGAAAAACTATAAAAGATATAACATTTCGTAATTGTCGGAATTTTCATTTATTCAAGGAGAAACATCCCGATTGTGTGAAATGCGATTCTGTTCATTCCGATAATTATTTGAAGATTGTTTCTGAGTCGATTGGTGGTAAGATTAACTCGATTGCAGATAATGAAAATAAAATAATACGAAGAATTGCGAGAGAAATGTACATAGACAAATCAAATTATTTGGCTACGAATGGTGATGGTGTTTTATAAATAATATAATTTTATGGTTTCAAAAAATTATATTGTAGACTAACTAGCAGTTTCTTCACATTCTTTTTCATTATCTTCATCTTCCCCCTTTTCCAATTCATCAACAATATTGTTTGCTTGTGCGAGTTTATCCTTGATCGACACTTTATTTGATTTTGTGGTGGCCCAATATTTACCTAACAACGGATGATCTACACGAAAATATTCGCGTTTTTTTGTATGTGACTTGTCGTAATATTCGCTGCAATAATATACGTATTGTCGCATCATTTGCTGTGTGATTCCTTCCGGTAAAACTACTGCGTTGTGTTTCCTTGCTCTTTTGTTTGCCTGGGTTTCATTCGTGGTAGACATTTGTATATCCATATGATATATTTTTATATATGAATTTTATGGGTAATTGTATTTTGTAATCTTGCTTCTCCTTGATGAGAAGCAAGATTCATTACTCAACAAGAAGTGATGAAAAATTTTTGGTTTAGACATGTACTTCTTTTTCGCTCCTCCGAAAGGAGAAGCGAAGCAATGTTTATTGCTTTTATAATCAAAATGCAATAATTTATATGATTACATTTTCTCGTCTATTGAGTTAGAACATTCATGGTCTGGATATTTGATTTTTAGTTTATCATAAAATAGTACTATTTGTTCATCTATGTCATGTTCGTCGGGCAATATCATTCTAAAATTTAATCTTTTACCATCGATACGTCTTTCATATACTAAATGTGGTTTATCCCTAGAAACAACTAATGACATATATTTTGGTAATGATGCTTCAGAAGTTGTTGGATATATATCATTTTCCAAATCATCAACAATTTTGTTTGCATATTTGAGTTTGTCTTGTATGGTGATTTTATTTGATTTTGATGTCATAAATGGTTTATCCAATTTTGGATGTTTTTCTATCTTGAAGAATTCGCGTTCTTTAGTATGTTCTTTATCTAGCCATTCATGATAATATACCACATATTTCCTCATCATATCGTGAGTTATACCATCAGGAAGTTTGATAGCATTATGTTTTCGTTCTCTCTTTGTGCCTTGTTTTATTCCCTTGCTATTTTGCTCTTGTTCTTCTCTCGTAGCAATTCTTAGGTTTTCCCAAGTATTGTTAAGTGGGTCTTGATCTATGTGGTCGACACTGATGTTTTTAGTTCCCTTTCCATTACCATAACAACCAGTTATAATTTGGTGTATATAAATGTGATTTGAACATACTATATATCCATTGTTATTCTTGAACCATGTAAGTTTTTTACCATCATTATGATTTACTTCCCAGTTTAAAATTTTTTGGTAACTATCTTTACATAGTTTACACAAAGTCTCCTTCTCACAATACATTAGTAAGTATTCTTTGTCGTTTTCTATAATTCTCCACATTGGATTTTTCATTACATTAGCATCTTGACCAAAAATCATATTATGACCACGAATAAAAGTAACTACTTTATATTTTTCAGTTACTACTTTATGATAAAAGTGATAAAATTCTACGTTTGACCTTCTCAAATCCATATCATTACCATTCTTGAATACATAATATACAGAATCTTGATTTTCACAAAATATAAAATCTAAGTAATTAAAACGTTTGTAGTTATAAGAATATGATGGATATAAATCATTATCATTTACGAAGACAAATGTTTTTGAAAAATTAATAATTCTATCTTTATCAGAATGGTCAACCAAATACGTCTTTATTACATCGTCTGTTTTATCCTTAAATTGGATAACCCCGCAATCTAACTCCTTATTAGACAAGTAGATAGGTTTCATAGTTGTTGCTAAGACATTACTAGAATTAAAAGAATCATTTTTATACATATTATAACATTATAATATGAATTTATTTAAGTTGTTTAAAATATAAATATATAACTAAACACACAAAATCCACCCAATCCGCTCAGTTTGAATAAGCTAACCCGCCCATACCGGACATAATCCTGAGCACGTTGTAGTTGGTGGCATAGACACGGACCTTGGCAGTCTTGGTGCCCTCAACTGTCGCATTGGAAAGAACAAGCTGGAGGGTGGCGTTGTCAATACGCGAGAAGTTGCACGTGCCACTTGGTTGATGCTCTTCAGGCCTCAAGGCAAAGGAGTACACGTTGATGCCCTCATCCGGGGCACGGGTGTGCGCCTGGTACGGCTGAACCCACGAGAAGTAGGTTCCCTCACGCTCGGAGAAGCGGTCCTGGCCGTTGAGCTGGAGCTTCGCCGTGACGACGGGGTTCTGTCCCCAGCAGTGCATGTCGAGGGAGGTCTCCGTGAGGACGAAGGTACCGGCATCGGAGACGAGGGACTGAGCCTCAGTTCCACCGAAGGGGCCAGCCTCACCTCCGTTCAAAGCCGGGTACCACCCGTTGGTACCTTGCTGAGAATCAGCTCCGGCATCATTGAACCAACCAGTGGCAGTGATGAAGGAAGTCGAGGTGGCGGCGATGGACGCGAGGGATCCAAACGCGGCATGGGCGTTGGGGAGGGCATCAATCGCATCAGTGTAGTTGAAGGGCTGGGCTCCAAGAACGCGGAAGAGACCGGAAGAGGTAGAAAGACCAGCGCAGTAGTCAACGTTCTGGTCGGGCTGAACAACCCAGATAAGCTCCTTGACGGGGTGGTTGAAGTTGAGCTTGATCTTGTTGGAGGAGGACCCAACGGACTCGTCTCCGGTGAACTGGAGCTGAGTGATGAGGTACTCGTGGGGGTTCTGGGCCATGCGCCTGCGCTCATCAGTGTCGAGGAAGACATAGTCGACGTAGAGGGAGGCAGCAACAAGGGACTGCTGGTACGCCGCCTTGACATCGACGGACTTTCCAGCCGGGTTTCCGAAACTGGCAGCACCCTCATTCGTGAGGGTGGAGACGGCCCAGAGGCACTCATCAATCGGGCGCAAATCAAGGTTAATCTTGACCTCGTGGTACTGGAGAGCAATCAACGGGAGTGCAAGGCCCGGGTTGGTGCAGAACCAGAACTGGAGGGGAATGTAAAGAGTGGTCTCCGGGAGGGCGTTGCGGGGAGCGCAAACCTGGCGAGGCGCAGTGGACTCGCAGGGGCCATCAACGGCGGCGAAGGAAGGATCGGTGATGAAGGTAAGCTGGGTGGTGTTACCAATCATCTTGAAGTATCCACGCTGTTGCTCGGAGGACATGGTGAGCTGATTCCAGATGTGCATCCAGTCTCCGTACTGGCGGTCGATGCGCTGGCCTCCAATCTCAACCTCAACCTGGGCAACGAGCTGCTCTCCGGGGAAGTCTAACCAGCGGGCATAAACACCCTGGCGGTTTCCGGCAGTTCCGAGGCTCTGGCCAATCTCTGGGAGAGTGACCTGGAGGTAGGTGCGGTAAGCAAGATCTCCGTTGCGGCTGATCGTGCACTGAACACGGCGTCCGAAATCCGCCTGTCCATTGAACGTCTGCTCAATAGACTCAATGGCGAAGTTCGTGTACCTGCGGTAGGTGACCTTCCAGAAAGTGATTTGCGGGTTTCCAGTCAAATAAACGTCTTGAGCTCCGTAAGCAACCAGTTGCATTAATCCGCCTCCCATTTTATAGTATTGCTAAAGAAAAAAAATTTCCTAAAAGTAAAATAATTAAATCTAATTCTATTTCTAGTTATACCATTATGTTGATTTTTATTAAAAATCAACATTTACTTTGAAATTATTTTGTTTATATCTAAATTTGTTTTCATAAAGGTAAGTAAATATGAGTCATGTAATACTTCTCGCCTACCTTCATGTTTTTTTGTAAAAACGTAACACTCTTGTTTTTTTTTGATAGACCAACCATCTTCTATTGCATTGAAAAGTATCAACATTTTCTGTAGTTTTATACCATCAATTTTTAGATCAGGATCATCTACTAAACTATTTAGATTTGTAGTAAAGTTCATATTATAAGTTAAAAAAGAAAACTATTGTAATGTTCAAACTAATAATAGTAATATACACTAAGATATATACATCTTTTTCTGTTAGTATATAAATAAATTGTAATTATATATAAATGCCGAGTTTCAAAGTGAAGCCACAGAAAAAAATCAAGTTTGATAAAAAAACAGCAGTAACCATTGATAGTAAACATCGCGAGATTGTGAATGATCTAGATAAGGATATAAATGAACGAATACCCGATATAAAGAGTGAGATATACGAATTAAATAATAAACTGAAAAAATCAACAAGTTTTGAACAGAAGTTAGATTTTGAAGAGGCTATATCTGAAAAAAAGAAGACAATCAAGTCGTTGAAAAACAGGAAAAATGAATATTTACTTGATAATTCAAAACTTATATTTGAATACTTTGAGACAAAAAAAAATATTTCAGATGTAAATATTGTATCAAAAAACCAGGTATTAAATTCATTTTTCAAGATAAAAAATGAAGATGACAATATTATAAATAACCAACGAAAATCTCACAATATAGTTCAGACATATCTAAGCAGGTTGGATGATAATTTTATTGATGTGAATGCATTTGTTTGTCAGACAGATATATGTAGATATTGCAACAAGGGTGAAATGTTGCCATTAGAAGATGAGGGTGTTTTGATATGCAGCGAATGTTCTAGAAATGTCCCATATTTAATTGAAAATGAAAAACCATCGTATAAAGAAGCACCCAAGGAGATATGTTTCTATGCCTACAAAAGAATAAATCATTTCAAGGAGATAATCGCACAATTTCAAGGTAAAGAAACCACACAAATACCACCAAATGTTATCGAAAGTATAAAAAATCAAGTCAAAAAGGAGCGTATTGAATTGTTATCGATTTCTAATGAAAAAACGAAGGATATATTGAAAAAACTAGGGTACAATAAATATTATGAACATATACCATTTATTAAAGATAAACTGGGTATCAAACCACCGATTATGTCACCAGATTTGGAAGAAACACTTTGTAATTTGTTTGCCGAATTACAAGCACCTTATTCAAAATATTGCCCAGATGATCGTGTAAATTTTCTGAATTATTACTATACAGCATACAAATTATGTGAGTTGTTGGGCGAAGATTCATATTTACCTTTTTTTCCGATGCTGAAAGATAGAGAAAAACGTATAGAACAAGATACTATATGGCGAAATATTTGTGAGGAACTTGACTGGGAGTTTATACCAACTATTTAGAATACAAAATTATTATATATTATAAAAATGTTGTATTATTTGTATATTTGTGTGTCTAGGTATGTGGAATAAAATATTTATTGGTGTATATGAATAATTCACAACTAACAGAATCTGAAATTAGTAGATTAGTAGATGAATTCAAAGCCAAAATTATTCGAGTGATTGAATCCCAATCAGAAGTATCCGATGATATAGATGAAAATGAAATTATCGAAAAAAACGAACTACTTTCATTAAAAAGCAAATCATCGTTTGCATATAGAATGAAAAGAACAGATATAAATGTCATATTATCTGATATAGAAGAATATGGACATGATGCATGCTTATTAATAGAAAATGATATTAAAGTTAAAGAAGAGGAGGTAAATAGATTTAAATTAAGGTTATCAAGGAAAATAAATGATATATTTCCAGATCAATATAAACAACTATCTAACCTAGAGGAAGAAGTTGCATTGTTGAAGTTAAAGTTAGATGAAAGAAAAAAACAAACAATTACTTTGTTAGCTGCTGCAGAATTAAAAGGAGAGAATGAATTGTCTGAAATAAGGGATAGTGAACGTGAGGCTAATTCTCTATCTAAAGTAAGACAGAAAAAATACAAAGAGGCACGTTATAAAGAAATTAGAAATAAGGTTGATAAAATCAATAATGAGTATAGAAATATGGGTTTAGACTTACCAAGAGTTGATGTTGACAGCTTCGGTAATATTGTATTGACATCTGAATTGTTATCACTAATAGATTAATAGTAACAAAAAGAAATTTATATGTAATATTACAAATCAATTTAAAACATTTTTGTTTGTTTACATAAATAATGTCTATTGAAAATCAATTGAGAGAATGGGTTGCAATAGATGATAAACTGCGTGTTATGCATGAAAACATAAAGGAACTGCGTGCAAAAAAAACGAGTTTGACAGCGTCTATCCAGAATAACTTGTCTGCTAATAATAATAATATACAGAATACTAAGTTACCAATTGGCGATGGTCATATAAAACTAGTAAATACTCGTATAAATGAGCCACTTACATTTGCATATCTTGACAAATCACTTCGAGGAATTATAAAAAATGAACAACAGGTTCAAATTATAATTGATCATATAAAAAATAGTCGGAGTTCGAAAATAATAACAGAACTGAAGCGTTTTTAGATTTTATATCATCTATTGATGATGTAAAAATACACATATTAAGCGTTTATAAACATGTTATATAGTTGTTAATTCTTCAATGGTTTAAAATCCGCCTGGGAAGTGAACCAGATTCGCGCCGATACCAAATCCGGCTCCAGAACGAGCAGTAACACCCATGCTGGGGATGTATGTATCGAGAATGCTGAATGTAGCAGCCGCCGTCAAAGCAATCAAAACAATCTCCTCCATGTTCAAAGAACGTTTAGGAATGGCGTAACAAGCGATAGATACCATTAAACCCTCAACAAGATATTTAATAACACGCCTCACCAGCTCTTGGATGTTGAAGTTAAGTAACCCGTTCATTTATATTATTTGATAAGAAAAAAAATATATATTAATGCGATAAATAACTTAGAATAATATAGCTAAACTAACTAATGGATCATAAATATGAAACAAAGCTTAAGAACGGAAAACCAAATCCAAAGTTTGTTGATCTTTTAGACGAAGATAAGTCGATTGCTGGACAAAAGTTTGTATGTGTTTCTTTTGTGTCTCCTGAAAAACTTTTGAAACAGAAGGATATGTTTTATTTTGAAGAGTTCCTAAAGCAGTGGGATTTTAACAAGTCAATGGAGAAATATATTCAATTTTTGAACTTTCTGTCATTCAAGTATAATATGCAGTTTGATGATTTGACGAATGATTTTAAGGAGTTTGTAAAGGAGGAGCGTGAGAAGTTGCTTGAGGATAGTGTTGTTGATCAGTATAAGACGTTTGTTGATAATCATGAAGAGGATCTAGATAAGCGATTCAATGTTGTATGTAATTTCCAAACACATACAAGGGGTGTTAAGATTCGCGGTTCTTACCCTTCAGTTGAGGAGGCTGAGATGAGAGCGAAGTTGCTTCGTGAGATGGATCCCAGTCACGATGTGTTTGTTGGACCAGTTGGTATGTGGATGCCTTGGGACCCGGAGGCTTATAAAACGGGGCGGGTTGAGTACTTGGAAGACGAGTTGAATCAACTTATGCAAGAGAAGAAAAAGAATGAAAGCAATGCAAAGCAGTCGTTTGATCAGCGTATCAAGGAGACTAAACAGAAGGCTATTGAAGAGAATATCAAGAACGCAGAGAAGTCTGGTAACGTCTTGACACAGACACTCGATAATGATGGAAATCTGGTTGGTGTTTCAACACAGGAGAACTATTTCAAGGAAATGGATTCTGTCACCTCCGCAGACATTCGTAATGAGTTATTTGAGGGCGATAATATTGTAGTAGGTAAGACGGATAATGGTCTTAGCAAGTTGGTGGGTGATAAATTTGGAACCAATTAGGGTTATTACCAATAAATTTTTTTTGAGATATATCTAATATAAATAACAAAAATTTATATTAGAAAAAACTGGTTAGCGGTTAATAGTAAGTTTTATATTACACCTTTGCACATTGAAAATATGCAATGGTGTATAAATTCAAATAAATCTCCAGTATTTATTTGAATGTTAAACCTTATAACAATATATTACTTTGTTTATGCAAAAACCTCGTAACTATCAATGTCAATTATAGACCCCTTGATTTTACCAGAAAACTCGTATTGTTTGAACTCGGCACGTTCGAGTTGTTTTTGTGGAGTATGATTATGAACAAATCTTGCAATCATTTTGTATAATTTGAAATCTGGGTATCGTTCAACACCATTAGATTTATACAGCAAATTTATTCCGTTATCGTCTTTACACATGTCCAATATAATGCTTTTGAATGAATTCGAGTCGTCCATGTCATCTATTATGTAATCATAAATTGAACAGGCCAGTCTGCATAAATCAAAACTATAATTCGGTTCTAATCTGGGTTTTTTGTCGTCAAAATAAGGTTCGGTATTGTATTGTGTAGCTGCATCTCCTCCTTGTTTGAAACTATCGCTGCAGAAAACACGCCCCTTTACCTTGTAAATACTTCTACCAAAGTCAATTATTTTATAGATTTTTCCATATGTTGGAACTTTGTATATTTTGTTCGCATATTTGTAAAAAATAAAATCTTGTTTTGTTTTGTTATACATGACATTATTTGTATGTAGATCATTATGTGTGAATGAAAAGACCTTTTGATATGTAAGCAAAATCATAATAATCTGCATTAATGCAGAAATATATTCATCATTTGAGAGCGAATCTGATAATATTAAATCATCTAATGTATTATCACACTTTTCCATGAATATTACTTGTACTGGAAATTCAGGTATAATTGTATTAATACAATCCTCTGCACATACAGAGCTTGAACTAGAATCAGAATCATGGCCGTCATCCGAACCACTTTCATAGTCAGAGTCATTTTCTTTTTCTTTTTCTTCCGAATCATCCGAATCATCATCGCATCCACTTTCATTTTCTTTAGTATGTGATGACCTAGAAGAGCAGCTAGAGTCAGATTTTAATGTTGAAATCTTTGCCATATCAGTAAAGTCAATTGATACATCTTCGAGTTTATCTCCGTTTGTATCTTCAGATATGTCAACCTGTTTGCTGGACTCCTTAAACATATCGTCAAACAATTCGTCTGTAATAGTATCAATTGACAATACATAATCAGCACTAGTATCATCTAATATTTTAATAGGTGGCTTATTATTAATTTCTGGGGTTGTTTCATAATCATCAATCGTAAAAAGTATTCCCTTGTTCTTTTTGAAAAAATCAGATTTTTTCAGGAAATCAATATCATCTGCTACATTAATTTTAAAATCGCGTTTGATACCTAGAAAAGATCCATAGTAATCCACGCTATGTATAAAATTGTATTTATGTAACAACATGCTATTCAAATAAACGAAGAACCCATCTACATAGGCAACGTTATTTACATCTAGAATTTTCTCATGTACTTCTTCATTCGTCGATGATACAGAAGGAAGACTGAATAAAGCCTGATTTTTTATATCATACTTGCCAATCAAATATTTGAATGGATCCAAAAGTGGAGCGATTTTTACAAACGCATCCTCGACCTTTGTTGTTTGATCATCAATATTTTTAATTTTACATTTATAACTATACTGATCATCTGTTGATTTAATGATGCCAGCAATAAATTGTTGATTGTTCAGATTGACACCATTATAATTACTTTCATTCAATGTAAAAAATCTCTGATAAATTGGTATATAATTCTGTTGTTTAGAGAGAAGCAATTTATCATTTAAATCCCTAAACAATTCAATGTTTTTTCGTTTTTGATAATTAATCATCATTAGGTATTTGAAATATAAATTTAAATTATTTTAAACTAACAATCAAATGACTAAATGCGTATTTTTTTAATAAATTATATTCATCTTAATTCTAATGGCTTCTCTCGAATTAAAGAAATTTGATATGAAAAACATAAGCTTCAAACCAGATGAGTCTAAAGGTCCAGTTGTCGTGTTAATTGGTAGACGTGATACAGGTAAGAGTTTCTTGGTTCGTGATCTACTTTATTATCATCAGAATATACCAATCGGTACTGTTATATCAGGTACGGAAGAAGGCAACGGGTTCTATGGGAAAATGGTGCCGAGATTGTTTATTCACAATGAATACAATACTGCAATTATTGAAAATATTTTAAAGAGGCAGAAGACTGTGTTGAATCAGATTAAAAAGGAGATGGAAACATATAAACGTAGCACGATAGATCCTAGGGCATTTGTTATTCTTGATGATTGTTTGTATGACGGATCTTGGACACGCGATAAAATGATGCGATTATTATTTATGAACGGCCGTCACTGGAAGATAATGTTGATCATTACGATGCAATACCCTCTAGGTATTCCACCTACATTGCGAACTAACATTGATTATGTGTTTATTTTGAGAGAACCATATATCGCGAATCGCAAACGCATTTATGACAATTATGCTGGTATGTTTCCGACATTTGAGTCTTTTTGTCAAGTCATGGATCAATGCACTGAAAATTACGAGTGTCTTGTTATCAACAACAATTCAAAATCCAACAAACTACAAGACCAGGTATTCTGGTACAAGGCAGACAATCACAATGACTTCAAGCTGGGATCGAAGGAATTTTGGGAGTTGTCAAAGGGTTTTAATTCGGATGAAGAAGACGAGAAATACGATCCCAATTCTATAAAAAAACGCGGAGGAGGTCCAAAAATCAGTGTTAAAAAACAAACACGATGGTAAATAATATTTAGAAGAATAAAGATTTGAACGACATAATCTGTGTCATTCAAATCTGTAAATGATTGATACTTTGAATGTAGAACCTTTATATTGTAACCCCGATCTCATAGAATATGAATATGAAAATGTATAATGCATTTTCTAAATTAACAAGGGTTTTTCACGTTGTTCTTGTGTCCAGTGCTTTTTACCATTATATAACATACTACTATTACTAGAACTACTATTGTTATTGTTACTTCCACTCAAAACATCAATTATTTGTGAATCTTCAGGATTATCCCATCTAGTTTCTCTCGTAATCTTATTCCAATAATAAGGATCCCCCTTTTTTGAAATAGCGATAGCCCAATCAGAGGCGGGTGGTATAAAAGGCGTACTCCCACTCGGCTGTGAAAGTTCAGGTTTATCCCATCTAGTTTCTCTCGTAATCTTATTCCAATAATAAGGTTTTCCACTCTTTCCAATAGCCATAGCCCAATCAGATGCGGGTGGTATAAAAGGCGTACCTGTTAGTTCATGCTTAAAACAAAAATAACCATTATAATCAATACCATATAATCTGTAAGAGATAGTATCTGATTTATATTCAACGTCAGTAAATTTATTAATTTCAACATGATTTATTTTATTATTGAAAAGCTCCATATGAACTTCATTTATTGCTTTTGAATATACATTAGGACCTGTCATTTTATGAATATCATTGGGATGACTATTATTTTTTATATTAGTAACAACCAACTCAATAGTTTTTTTTAAAATTGGATGCCCACTTGAAAATATTAATGCCCATTGAACATACAAACCTGGGTTACCTTCAGCTGTTATGATCGCTTGATCATCACATTTTATTAGTTCATTTAAAGGTTGTTCAATACTTGAATCCATATCCAAATATACACCTCCATATTTATATAAAACTAAATACCTCCAAAAATCAACTTTTGCAACAATTATATTTAATTTATTATAACATTCGGCTATCTCACCATGAAAATGTTCATTTACAAAAATATCCATCTCATTGTCATCGTATAAATTATATGAATACTCTGGATTAATTTTTTTATAAAAATCTATTTTTCTTTGAACTAATGGATGTAAATATTTTGTATACCAAGACTGAAAAATATTTTTTTCTATCATTTAGTTATTATAATATTTTTTGTTATTAATATAACTATTTACACTTATTTTTGTTACCTATAAAAAGTAATAAATGATGAGATGGTAAGTAATATGTGAATTATTAAGTGTCATATGAAGTGTCATATGATACTTTAACATATAAACAATTGGCATAATCATTGTTATTTATTTTTAACAAATAACAATTACACCTTTGAAGAATTAAAATGGCACGCCTGCCGTTTTATTCTTTCAAAGTGGCAGTCATTTACAGATTTAAATGGCACAAATCGTGCCATTTCAAATCTTCAATGGTCTAAAGTAATATAAACTATAAATACACTTCTTCAATGGTCTAAAATCCTGGATTGTCTGTGAATACGGCAGGAGAAGAAACTACTTGCATAGGCTGAATTTGCTCCATCAAGTAGTGACCAGAGACGACACTCACAAATACAACGAGTGTATCGCGAATCAAAAATTTAAGAGGTTTATTTTCCTTATCGATAAACCGCATTTCGATAAACTTCAAGAATAAGAATACAATCGATATAACAGACGAAAACATGAAAATATTATCCATTAAACTATATACAAATTTTATATTACCCCTAAATACGCATACTATTCAAGATTTTCAAAATCAATCTGTAAATCAGGAATAGATTCGACATTTCGTGGTTCCAAATCCTGAATATCATCAAATGAAAAAGGTTCGTTTGTTATCGTTATATTATCAGTTTCATCCCCACCAGAAAATGACTCAGTGTTGCGTTTAAACTCACGCTCTTCAAATACATCGCGAAGGCGTTGTTCAGTCTTGGGTGCAATGATCTCATTGACTGCATTATACTCGTCTTTTACATAATCAATGTCATTGAATTTCACACCATCGCTAGTGCCTCCACCAACAATACCAAGATCTTGTTGCACCTCTTTCATAATGGTTTGTTGAATGTTTTCAAATTTATCAGTCTTTTGTTCTATCACAGGCTCAGGCTCGCTCTTTGTCTCTGCGATAACCTGTTCACGAATCTCCTCAGTAACATCCTCCTCAACGGATTCGTCTAAATATGCCTTTAAAATAGCATCGACAGGAATACTTTCGCGAACAGTGTTGAGAATACACTCTTGTACAATTACTTCTAGTTCACGATGGTGCTTCTGAATCTGTAACGGAGGAATATTAACCTCAAACAAATAAACATTCTTGTATACTTTTCTAGCAACGTTAATGTACATCTTGTGAATGAAATCGTCAATCTTTGGGATATTAATATCAATCTTCTTTTGCTTCTGTCCAGTTCGCATAGCAGTAAGAATTTTAAGTTGAATTACATGTACACACGTGATTAGGTCTTCAAGATAAACACATCCGCTCTTTTCACAAATTCTGGCTCTCTCAGTTTCAATAATCGTTGCATTCCATTTTGGAATACGCGAAACGAAATTCTGAAATGTCATTAGATACTTGTCATGCTCATTGTTGTCCTTGCATAATTTTAATGCCTCATCTAAAATAGATTTATAACCATCGACAACTAACGGCGTTAAAATAGTAACTAGACGAGCAGCCCATTCATTTCTACTTTCATGTAACGAACTAACAATAAAATCATCCATTACATAAATGATATATTTTCTAAAGTAACATCCAAACTCATAAACAAAAAATTCAATATGAACAAAAGTAGTAGTTTTTCGTTTCTAAACTCTTTCCTAACTTTATTAAATGCGACCAAAAGTTCGTACCTTTTTTTTGTAGTTATTTGCGAATCCATAAATTTTGTATTTTCAAGCAAGTTCAGGACATCTATTCCGCTATATCCATGTTCATAAAGTCGAGTACTCAACCCAAATAAATCGCTTGTATCAATAGGTTTTGACAACTCCTTCTTCAACCAATCTTGGCGTTGTCTTTTTACATCATTCATCTGAAATGCTTCTTCTAGATTATGCTTGTATAAATTAATTAATGAACCATTATGTAAAGGTTCAGGCACATATATTTCACAGAATCTAGACAAAATAGGTTTCAATAGACTATATTTATTCTCAACGATTATAAAAAAACGTGTATTGTGACTGAATAATTCAATACAACGACGTAACGCTGACTGAGCATCCATCGTAAGTTTATCGGCATTCATCAAAATAATACTTTTGAAAATATCGCCATTGTTTGAGTTTATATGCGTTTTTGCAAAAAATTTAAGATCCTCGCGAATAAATTTAATTCCTTTACCATGAGCACAATTTACATATAGAGCAAACGCCTTTATCTGTTTTCGGTCATTGTCATAAATTGTCTGTATGAATTCTTTGACAAGTGTTCGTTTTCCACATCCAGAAGGGCCATGAAAAATAATATTTGGTATTTTATGTATATTTTTAAAATATTGTAATCTATCTTTGATCGATGTATGTATATCAAGCATTGTTGATTATTATAATAAGAAGACGTGTTTTTAAATATGTATTAAACGCAATACATATTTAATGACAAACAAAAAACCTACTTGTTAAACAGCAGAGTTAAGTGAGTGTGTGTAGGGATTTGCCTTGAATGCACTTAGTAAATCACCATCCATTCTCGATGGATCAGTTTGAACGGCTTGGCGATGAATGGTTTTTCCATATGTAACATTGGAGGGTGCTCTCGAAATCGGGGCAGCAGGTGCATTTGCACGATAATCAAGCGGAGACGTATCCTGTTTTACAATGTTAACATTTAAGTTTGAATTGAATAAATTCATGCTACCAGGTGCCATTCTATTGTGAATGGTTGCCGATTTTGTATTATTCTGAGTTCTCTGAATATCGTTTATCATCTCTCCGTATGCACTACCGGCACCACCTATATAATTGGTAGATGTAGAATCTCTTTGGGTTGATGCAATAGGTCGGTGAGTGTCGACATACATACTCGAGTGTTGGCTATTAATATTAAACTCGGGAGAATACATTGTAGTTTCCTTGATAGTCGTAGAAGTAACATCTGAAGGGTTGAGAACGTAGTTTTGAGGAACACTGGTGCCAGCTTCGCCGTAGATTCTAATATTTTGAATACTCTCTTCCTTTCTAGATGGCCTTAATATATCCATAAGTGGTGCAACAACTGCACCAATGGCTCCACCGAACCCACTTCTAAATGTATCTGGTTGTTTAGACGCCGAACGATGTGTGCCGTAATTCTTATAGCCTTTCATCTGCTGATCATTCATTGGTCCTGCACCAACAGCATTAGAAGGTGTAACATTTAAGCCGCCTAATTGAGTTCTGCGACTCGTCTCGAAGTTCTTGGGTGCGTAACCCGCCTTAATATCAGCCGAAACGGCTGGTCCGGCATAATTTGACATAGTATCGGCTCTCCTCAATATCCCCATCTGTTGCTCAGGTCGCAAAGTTTCACCTTTTTCAGACCCTGTAGTTGTTAACCAACGACCCTGATCTTGTTCAAAATAAGTATCCGGTCTCTGTTTTTCAACACGCCCAATGAGTCCAGATCTCTTAATGTTTGAATCGGCAGGACCTTCGTGGTTTCGAAGCTCGTACTCAATACGTGGATTGGATTCCACTCTCATTTCATCTATGTTCTTAGGCATCCATTGATCACGAGATTCCATACCAGAATTAAAACCTCCGCTGGCCTGCCCGGTGAAACCTTGACCCAACCCAGGGCCAACCCTTTCAGATTCAAAGGGTTTCATGTTATTCTTCTTTAAACTAGGATTCACACGGGATTGAAAAAAATCACTCTGATTAGGTACACCATGAGACCATTGTACGTTATCTTCTGGTTTAAACAAGGGTGCCTGTTCTACCTTTTTAAATACTTGAGAACCAGAACCAATCTTATTGTCCAATAGAGATTCATTAGCATTTATATTGTATAACTGACCTTTCACCTTTTTTCCATTAAAAGGAACCATATTATTGTGTTTAAACTTGTCCAAGTCAACAAAGTTTCCGGATAGTGAATAAGCCTGAGCCTTTTGTTGGCTTTCATTTGAATTAAAAACACCAGTATTCTGGTTAAAATACTTATCCGTTGTAGTGTTTGAAGTGCCAATTATTTCTTCATGGTCATCATTATGATTTTCATTTGCAATCTGAAATTCATCTTCTTGCATGACACTATTATCCAAGTTAGTATAAGGTTCGATAGATCTATTTTTCTTCTTTTGATTTGATACAACATACATTCCGCCCAATGCTATAAATGGGATAACTAACTCCATGATTATATACTAAATAGATTATTATTCTCTCGTTTTTGTGTAAAAGTATCCTTTTCCAAAACTCGAGTGCTAATGTTATTCTCAAATCGGAAAAAAACATTTTCCTGTGGGTCCATTAGCGGGTAATTCCAATTGACTTGTTCTAATTCGCGAGCAGTCCAGACCGGTTGTATAGTGCGTGATTGTTCGGTAGATAATTTACTAGAGGATGGATATTGAATAGGTACACTACTATTTAATTTCACACGGATATTATCTTTTGCTAAACTATCCTTGTTTAATTTGCGATTCACACCAAGTAAATCGCTCTCTAATTCGGTTTGATTTGTCATTCGATTACCTCCCCATTTCTGTAAAATAATATGTGGGTCTTCCATAAAAGATGGTTTATCGCCGTTACCAGGCGTGTTTAAAACCCACCTCCCAGACCCCGTTGATTGTTGTAGATTTTTTTTGATTCGATCAGGATCAGAATTGAAACGTGTCGAAGCCATATATTATATTACGACAAGAAAAAGAAAAAGAAAATAATAATATAAAGATAAAGCACAATTTTTATAAAAATGACGACATTGTGTTTAAACATGATTGTTAAAAATGAAGGTAAGATTATTGAACGTTTGTTGTCATCTGTTATCGGTATCATAGACACATATTGTATTTGTGATACGGGTTCAACTGACAACACAATAGAATTAATCAACAAATTTTTTAGTGAGAGAAAAATGGAAGGAAAAGTAATAACGGAACCATTTAAAAACTTTGAATATAATCGAAATTTTTCACTCAAAGAATGTGAAGGTATGTCTGATTATATCTTATTTCTTGATGCAGATATGATCTTTGAAATTCGAAATTTTGACAAGAATATTTTAAGCAGCTATGATTCATTTCATATTCTACAAGGAAACGATACATTCTTCTTCGGCAACATACGAATCGTAAGAAATAATGGATTATTTAAATATATCGGTGTCACTCATGAGTATATTTCGACACCTGAAAAGAATTCGGTTTATCACTTCAAAAGAAATGAATTGTTCATTAAAGATGTTGGTGATGGAGGCAGTAAACATGATAAGTTTATTCGAGATATAAATCTGCTTGAAGAGGCAATTCGTGTAAAACCTGATTGTGTGAGATCTCATTTTTATTTAGCAAACAGCTATCACGACTCTAGGCAATACGAAAAAGCGATTCCTATATATGAAAGGCGAATCGCTTTAGGAGGCTGGAATCAGGAGGTTTGGTATAGTTATTATCGTATTGGTTTGTGTTACAAAAATTTGAAACAAATGGAAAAAGCAATTTGTTCATGGTTAGAAGGATATAGTTATCTACCAAATAGAATAGAAAATTTATATGAGATTATAAAATATTACAGAGATACGTCAAAACACAATTTGTCTCATAACTTTTACAAGATGGCCAAAGAAGTGATTGCAAGGGGAGAAGACCGAACCGGTTTTTTATTCTTACATAACGATATTTACGAATACAAAATAGATTATGAATACACAATAATTTCTTCATACTTGAACGTAAAAAATATAGGAGACGAGTTTGTTCATATTTTTAATATTTCAAATGAGGGATATATGTTAGATAATATTCTTAGTAATCTAAAGTTTTATAAGGACATTTTGAAACCAACGCATAACCTTAAGTTTGATGATAAAATAACAGATATTATTAACGGAGAAAATGTGGAATTGCGATCAACATCTAGTTGTATTATACAGACAGATTCTTCTCAAGTAAACAAATATTGTTTAAATATTCGATATGTTAATTATTATATAAATGATAAAGGCCTATATTTAAATTGTGGAGATCATATTATTAGCAAAAATCGTTATGTAGAGTTAAGTACTGATCTCACTATAACTAATAGCAAGTGGTTTGATCACAATGGCGATACTAATCGCAAATATGTTGGTATTGAGGATGTTCGTATTTACAAAGATAAACACACTGACAAGATGCTATTTATCGGAACCGGATTTTTGAAGGATGAACGTATCGGTATTGTAAACGGATTATATGACTTAACAAAAAATACACTTGATACGACTGAGATTTTATCATCGTTTAATAATAATTCATGTGAGAAGAATTGGGTTTACACTGATTACAAAGATAAAACACATATAGTTTATAACTGGTTCCCCGTTCAGTTATGTGAAATTAGAGATGACGATCACATTTACATTGTTGCAGAGAAACCAATGCCAAGTATGTTTAAACGGGTGAGAGGATCGAGTTGTGGTTTCAACTACAAAAACGAGACTTGGTTTGTTACGCATATTGTATCATATGAAGAGCCGCGTCATTATTATCATGTGATAGTTGTTTTTGATAATGATATGAATCTCTTGAGATATTCGGCTCCATTTAAATTTGATAGCGATCCTATCGAATATTGTTTAGGTTTGGTTGTAAATGACAATAATGTGCTTATGAGTTATAGCACATGGGACAGAACAACAAGGCTTGGTATATATCCGAAGGAATATATTGAGTCTAAGTTGAAATATAAGCCCATGTAATTAAACAAACCAATGTAACGTAAGATAATAAAGTAGATATTTATTTGATGGAAAATCATCAAATAATTAATGTTTATCGGTAAATTTAAGAAGACGGCAATTGAGCAAGACACAACTTGATACTTCCGAGACTTGCCACGTCATACTTGACAACAAGTGGAAGATCATTCTCCAAGTACATTTCAATCTGAGAACACAAATTAGTGCACTTTATGAAATATCCCAGATTCTTCAGAGAAAACTCACCCTGAATGATCTTTGACGAATCTTGCTTCAAAACAAACCCCATACTTCCGTCCGCCTCGGCACGATGAATTTCAGCCGATGCAAATTGGCCATTGCATTTGAAAATCAATTCACTTCCAACCGATTTAATCTCGAGCTTATCAGAAATGCATGACAAATCGCGAATAATCTTCTGGAAATCAACTGATGGCAAATTGATAATAGATGAAAACTTGACATCTGGGTAATCAAGCTCCTCCGGTTCGGGCTCAATTAGTCGCAACTTCTGGGTCTTGCATTGCTTAATCTCTCCGTTCTCAAATTTCAATGCCAAGTGTGAGACGATTCCATCAACATAATCGGAGCTCTCAATGTAAATTGTAAGCGTATCATTATTATCAATCGAGTTAATCAGCTTGAACAGATGGAACATATTGACACCAATAATGATCTTGTCCTTTGTGCATTCATAAAACTCGAAATTCTGAGAAGGAAGGTGCAAATGTGCTAAAATAGTATGAGATTTGTCCATATTAATAATCCTAATACCATCTGGCTGAAACGAAATATTCGTCTCTAGTAAAATATCTTTCAACGCAGTCATTAATGTCCTAAATGGTGCAATCTGAACAGTTTTAATCGTAAGAACATTCACCATTATATATGATTTTGCACTCCAATCTTTAAATCGTTATTTGAACGAAAAATATATTTTTTGAACGCATATATAAATTTTTCATTATAAACAAATTATAATGAAACCAATTAAACAAAACGCTACAACATAATAGAATGAACGAAACCAACAATGCAAATAGCCTTAAAAATTGTGTCGAAACAATTCATAGTTTATTTGAAAAATACAAGGATAATGAATATATGCTAAATAGAATTGTAACCCACATTGAAAACTATCTTCCGAATTCATTGGAAAACGAACTAGTTAATTATGAAAAAAGGGTAATACGTCATTCGTTTTTAACAAACGAACAGCAGATCTTTATTCAAGTGTTTCTGAGTAAACATCAATATTATTATCTCTCTGCAAATAATCATTTTTTTCAGTATGATGGTAAAAACTATAAAAATGTAAAGGAGGATGATATTATACATTGCCTGTTGTCAAATATCTCTAAAGATCGCGTTTTGCTACAATGGAAACATAAAACTAAGATAAATATCATCAAGCAGATAAAAGATCGCAACCTGTTTGCATCCATACCAGAAACAGACACAATACAGAATATTCTTAGTTTATTGTATCCATATCTTTTCCAGACAAAAAATCAGGCAAAACATTTTTTGACTATATTAGGTGATAATATAAACAAAAAAAATCAGAATCTAATCTTTCTAGTTAACCCACAAACCAAAAAGGTTCTCTCCGAATTAGAATATATTGCTAATTTATCTATTGGCCACACAAACATAACAAATAATTTCATGACGAAATATCACGAGAATCATACATTTGAAAACTGCAGACTTCTGAAAATGAATGATAATGTTTCATTTGATGTTTGGAAGGATATTTTGAGAAACTATGGACTAGATTTGTTATGTGTCGCGTCACATTATTCAATACGACATGGCAATTCTGATTTATTCTTGAATAAAAATGCCGATGAAGAAACCAAGAAGTACATCTATTTTCTCAAGGAAACGTCACATACGGAGATTATAGACGATTTCTGCAGTAAATATATTGTTTGTGACGACACAAATGTTTGCAAAATTGAGTGGAAGATGTTGCATTTCTTATGGAAACAATATCTTGGTAAATCTTCGCTACCTGGCATGATATATGCAAATAATTTGAAAGGGTTGTTGAAAGAAAAATACAAATACAAATATGATGAGACCATAGATTCATTTGTCAGCATTACTAGCAAATTTTTACCTCTACAAAGTGAGTTTATTAAATTCTGGGAGTCTACTATAAACGTTGGATCAATCGCAGATTCCACATTTGATAGTGAACTGGAAGTCGATGAGATATGTTCTCTCTTTAAGTTATGGTCGAAACTCTCAAATGGGACAAATAATTGCAACAATATCAATGAAGAGAACGTAACCAGTATTTTGCGTCATTTCTTTGCTGATGTTGTTATCATAGATGAGAAGTATGTCCTCAATGTGTCGTCTGTTTCTTGGAATAAGAATAAAGATATTGAAAATTCATTTGAACATATAAAAAAACATGTAAAGGATTCGAATACAACTCTATTGTCATTTGACGAGGCTTATAATTTATACTATACATACTGCAATTTGATATCACATCAACTAGTTGTGAGCAAGAGATATTTTGAAAAATTTTTATATTATAAAATTCCTGAACATATTATATACGAGAATTTTATCGAAACCAATTGGTTTTATGCTTGAATGTTATTTTAATAAGTGTTTTAGAATTTTTTGTTTACTTGCGTTTCTTCATCGTCTTGTTCAACTTAACCCATCCGAACTTTCCCTTCTTGGTTCCATAACCAGCCTTGACGAGGCGTTTGTCCTTCTTAGCACTAACATGCTTCTTGCGGGAGACAATGCGACCAGCCTTGTTTTGAACAAGGTGAGACCGGGTCAAACCACCGGTGGTCTTGTACGCAGTCTTATGCCAAACTTCCGCACGGCTTCCGATTAACTTGTGATGAGTTACACCATGTACAACGAGTTCACCATTTTCATTTCTCTTAAAATGCGTCATTATAAATTTACATGAGAAAAAATATTAAAACTACTTATTTAAACTCACAAATCAATGGTCCATCTTATTTAATGGAGCAACGATTATCTCTTCTATTTTTTGTCCTAAATGTGAAACACCAAAACGATTAGTTCCTGTACGAGTATGAGTATTAGACAATATTTGTGAACGACGCATAGCAGTTGATATATTATTTTTATTCTGATAAAGTAAAAATTTTTCATATGTTGTAGTGTTTGGACAAGTCGAATTTTCTGTTAGTTTACTGACCCTAATTGATATTTTTGATCCTGCCCTAGTCAAATCATTCATAACTTATAATATAACTTTGTATTATATATTCAAATATAACCTATATGTTCAGCTAAAGAATATATATTTATAAGTGATATATTTTAGACGTAATTATTTTGTTTATAAAGTAAATATAAGTTATACATAGATGATATTATGATGAGTGTTATACATTAAAATTACCTGTTTTTATTCCTTATACTATGTATATGTCTTTTCTAAATAACATATTAAATGGAGATTTAATAGATTTTTTGAACTTTATTTTAGATGGTGATAAAACAAATAGTGATTTAGAACATACAAATCATAAAAAACATCATAAACATAAAAAACGTCACACGAAGCATAAAAAACATAGACACCATAAAGAACACACAGAAGATACGTGTGATGACGAACCTATTGTTTGCGAGATTACGTCTAATAGACAAAATAAAGATATAATGAAGAAATTGCACGAGGTTACCAGACAGATACAGCACAAAATTTCTTCTGATATACAGAATAATTTAGAAGATTATTTTATTTTAACTGGCCCAAGTGGTACAACTGAAGCATTTTTAACACCAAAATTGATACAGATTAAATTGGATGATACAGGACGATTTATTGAAGTTCCTAAGTTTACTCTTGTAAATCACTCGAATGTTGACCTGAAACAATTAAATTGTGTTTTCAAAACAGATGCAAAAAGTCTTGGGATTACTTGCAAAGAAAATTTTGATATTGAGACGAATGCTATATTCGAACAAAATGCCACAAGTGATGGTTATAACAAATTAAACGAGTTATTGATTTCAGAATATATACATCCTATTAGACAAGACCAACTTTAAAGGGATAAATTGTCGTTGTATTGTAAAAAAGTGTAAAAATATTAATGCTAATGATATTCATGTTATGAAATAAATAGTTTCATATTTTATTTATTTACTTCCATAGTAAACAAATAAAATAACCTATAATTTTTATATTATGAAATATAGTAATTATATTACTAGTAAGGTTTAAAACGATAAGCTGGTGTCATCTGCGATTATCCCACCTGTTCGGATTGTCTTTCTGGCTGATGTATCTCTGTTATTTGTTATGAAATCAAACAAAGCTCTCATTCCAGGCGGATCAACTTGTTTAGCTCTCATTTTTACTTTGTATGTTGACTCGGTATTTGTCTGTGAATCCGCTCTTGCCGATGATGTTATAGTACATCTTGTATCTAGTGAAACACCAGCGGAAAGCCCACCTCTGTTAATATTAGCAAAAAATTGTGTTGCCACATTGAGACCTTGACTAACGTTTACTACTTTTGTAGTCTGTGTTTTTATGTTTATAGTATAGTCAACACTTACCGTGTCTATCATCAATGAAGGGACGTTCAACAATGAAATTAAAGGTATATTTATTGATCTTGTGCCCTGTGCAAATAATAATCTACCAGTTGTATCTGCATAATAGTATCGGCTGCCTATTCGTTGTTTATAACCAGTAAGTACACCCCCATCCTTGACTTGAGATGTACTTGGAAATGCAACATACCTAACACCACCGACAACACCCGCTGTAGCTGCAAATAAAAATCCCGAAGACGGGTCAACTAAGTATTCACCGGAAACATCGGGAAGAGTAGACAATGGAATATCAAAATAAGACGACATACTAGTCATAAAAACGTTTCCAGACTGATCCATACCAAAATTACGAATGTAAGCACCTGTATTTTCTGACATTGACTCTGCAGCAGAAGCAGCAGCCATAAATGGTGCACCAAAAATAGAGGAAAGAGGTAATGTATTCAATACGTTTGCTTGGTTTTGTGCCATATTTTATATACCAAATCAAAAAAAATTTCACAGAAATTTTTTACTAAATAACGTTATTTAGTAAAAAAACAACAGAAAATTTATCATACCATTTTACTAAATAGTTTTATTTAGTAAAATGTTATGATAAATTTTCTGTGAAATTTTTTTTGATTTGGTATATAAAATATGTCAATAGCAATTGCATCGGCAGCACAAAATCAATCAACAGTATTGGCTTCCTTGGATCTAGTAAAACTTTTTGGAGCCCCATTTGAGGCTGCATATGTATCACAAACTGCATTATCTGAAAAAACTATTGATTTCTTGAGAAATTATGCTATTGATGTTTGCGGTTCAGATCTGTATACATTTACAACTTCATCTTTTCGTGACATACCTGCTGCAGAATTACTTGATGGAAGTGGAAATCAGGCATTCTATGTTTACAAAGTAGGTAGTACATATACTCTTGATCCGCCTGGTGTAGGTAAAAATAGTGCAGGAACCGGAGCAAAGGCAACCGATATTTCTACAATCGATATTAGTGGTCAAAAACTTTATGTAGATAAGACTGGAAGAATTGTAGTTGGTCAGACTTCAAGATCAATTACACTGCCATTTATATCTTTATTAAATGTTCCAGCACTTGTTATAACGGAAGTAGAAGTTGAATTTAAACTTAAAATTGATACGATGGAGGCAGTCCTCACAAATAACAATTATTCAAATAATGTAGACTTTGGATTTGGAATCAGAGGAAGTGGAAATGTATGGGGGACTCAGATCAGTGCAGGGTTTGGTGTTCAAGTAAATGCTAGGGTTACTAATAATTCTACACAATTTGATGAAACTCAAACGACATCGACTTATCAAGTTAAAATTACCGGAAAAACAAAAGAACCTCTCGGAATGAAATTGTTAATGGACTTTATATCAGGTAATCAAACAGATAGTACACCCCTATACAAAACTACTGATGGTTATTCAGTTAAATAATTATAGAATAATAATGAATAAATTAATTTGTGTAAACATAATTATTTTATTCAAGATTTGTAAGTGGTGTACCATTTGTATTTATAGCTCTGTTAGGAGCTATATCATTCTTAGTACAGAATTCCATTAAGACAGCAAATCCAGGAGGAAGTTTATTTTGTGCTTCTATATGCAGTACATATTTTGCTGAAGATGATACGTCGCTACTACTTTGACTTGAGTTCGATGATTGTACACTTGTGTTGACAGAAGCCGCAATATTTCCCCTTGAAAATCCGACATTAAACCCATAACTACCAGAAACAGAAGCATTAACACCAACACCAAGTGTTGATTGTGCAGCTTGTGTTGTTTGAGATGATACTTTAAGTGTAAGATCAACGACAATCTTCTGTATTTGAAGTGCTGGTACGTTTAACATAGCTATCAATGGCAATGTCAATTGTCTTTTTCTCTGTGGTATTATTGGGTTACCTTGTGCATCAACGCCGGATGGATCTAGATCTACATATGAAGACATTGTAAATGTCTGTACTTCATCTGTATTGTTACCAGATGCGTCTTTTACAAAAGCAAAGGCTTGCAAAAATTTAATAGTAGTATTTGTCAATTCTGCTTGTGCTTGATTGGCTGCAATGAATGGTCCTGCTATCATTCTTTCCAAAGAAATTGACTCCAGTGCTGTTATTGCTGTTGTCATATTGTTATTGTTATATTAGTATTTCAAAATAAAATACACAGATTTTTTCAAAAATAATAATACATACTATCAATATATAAAAATTTAATAATATTCATATTCCTATAATTTTCTTTCTTACAAATAATTTTATGTATATTATTGTTGTTTATATTTTTGGACATTTCAAACGCACAAAGGAGTAGAAATAATGCCTTATCATTTTTATTTTTACATTGTAATGGGTCCTGGAGTGTAAGCAGCACCTCTGTTGCGTTCTACAGGATTTTGTGAACTTGTTACCCAATCAAGCAACATATCTATACCGCGAGGCTGTTTATTTTCTGCAATTACTTCTAACTTATATACAACTTGAGTTGACAATTCGTTGGAGGTGTCGTATTTTGTTGCACCTGAAACCTTAAGATTAACCTCAGGACCTCCAAGTGCTTTAAATATCCCCCCTCCCGACTTAACCCCAAGCTCCAAACTTGCCGTAACTTGCGTCGCTGATTTAGTGATAGAATTAATTGTTACATCTAAATTAATTGTCATCTTTTGGAGCTGAAACGCAGGAACATTTACTAATGCTATTATAGGTATAGTCAGACTCTTAACTGATTGTCGTGTCGTTACTCCGTCAGTTGTAGTTACAAATGAACCCGATGGATCATCATAATATGTTGATAATGTAGCAGTTCTTACGTTACCAGATATATCAAGAGCAAACGCGTTTAAAAAATCAATTGTGGTTGCAGATAAAACTCCTTGAGATTTTGCCGCAGCAGTAAATGGAGCTGCAATCATCTGGTCGAAATTTAATGAATTTGCAAATGATAAAGCCTGGGTAGACATTTGTAATAACAAAATAATACATTTTTTACAGAATAAATATAGATAATCAAATTATCTATATATTTATATAGTACAGAATATTTTTTTTACATATCAATAAATTATTTTTTTTCTTTCAAATATTTACATTTGAATATGTAGACGAATGATTATTTTTATTTCCATCGTGTATTTTTCAATGCAAAATGGTATAAAAATATAATATAAAAATTAAATATGCTGCTGCATAACAATTATGCTTTTTGTTCTTGAATATGAAAATTATATGGTTTCAACAATAATTTCTCCTTATTTAGATTAGAGTAGTATTACACATTCGGACATTCAAACCAAACCGGAATGGCATGCTGTTATTAGTTTCAATGACAAATTGTATACGATTCAAAATGAAATTTTCTCATATGTAAATATTTTTATTATGTTTGTCTCATAATAAAAATGTTGAATGATGAATGATGATCGTTATTTAACGCCTCTTTTTAGTGCGTCCACCATGCGTCTTCTTGCGGCTGAATGTTTGTTGGGCGGCCAAAATAGTGAAAGGTACAACAGCATTCTGAATTACTTGCCAAAACCCACCAGACTTGCTACGAGATCTAGTTCTGCGACTGCGTGTCTTTACGCTCTTTGTTCTACGCGACATTATATATTATAGTAAAGAAATTATTCTAGTTTGCGAATATATTCTGTGGTTGAAGAAAATAAACAATAGAATTGCTAAATTCATAACAAATATTAGTATGAGTATAATTATTATGAAATATATAAAGGGATTGATTTCATACAATATAAAGTCAATAACGGGCCTTGATAATAAGCGTATTTCCTTTTTTACATCTTCTTGTTTCAATATATCTAAGCATTGTTGAGCGAAAGATGATTCTTTCATATTACAAATAAACTACATTTTTATTTGCAATACAAATACACTATAACAAATTAGTATATCGTTATAATTTTATATTTATTTTATGTTTATTCTATTAATGGAGCATATCGTACAACCAGACGAATCATTTGATTTTGAGAAATTAACATTATTACATCCTATTGGAGTTCAGGGAGGTGCATACTTTACTCGTCTTGTATTCGGAGGAAAACCTTTATACATTCAAACTCCGCAGAGTAAATCCCGTCAGGGTTTTGTAAAAACAGGAAAGAAATACCATTGCGATTTAATGTTTGATCAGAATGCAGAATCGATAATCAATTGGATTGAACGTTTAGAAGAAAGATGTCAGGTTTTACTCCTAGCAAAGAACAATGACTGGTTTCAAAATAGCCTCGATAAAAATGAACTAGAAAGTGCATTTAATACGACTCTTCGTGTTTTTAAATCCGGGAGATTTTATCTTATGAGAACGAATGTAAAAAATAATACCGACAATACACCCTTATTAAAGTTATATGACGAGAGACTTGGACCAGTTGTACTTGATGATGTCAAAAGTGACAATAATATCATAAGTATTATAGAGATACTAGGTATCAAATTTACTAGCAGGAATTTTCAAATTGAGCTTGAACTAAAGCAAATGATGGTTATGGACCAAGAACCATTGTTTGACAATTGTCTTATAAAAACAACACGACCTCAATATTTAGGAAGCAAGCAAGCTCCAAGCAATGAATTTAGAATTGTTCCTTATGAAAATCAGCCGATTACTACTATTTCTGATAATATCTTATCTGACAATAAAGAACATTTCAGTGTTCACGTAGAAAATACACGCGAACAAATATTAACAGGTAGTGATAACGTAGTTGATACCAATACCAATAATATTAATATTACCAATGATGTTTTTGATAAAAAGGAGACAGAAATAAACTCTCTGGAGCAAACAAGTGAAATACAAATTAAAGAACATCAAAATACAACTGGTATAAGTGACAAAATATGTAACACCGAAACAAAAACTATACAGGGTATTAATTTTGATACAGAAAACGAACTTAACGAAATACAAATGATAGTAGCTGATGATTTAGAAACAATTTCATTAAAACCTCCGAATCAGGTGTATTTTGAATTATACAAAGCAGCCAGGGCAAAAGCAAAAGTTGCCAAGCGAAATGTGATAGTTGCTTATTTAGAAGCGAAGAATATTAAAAAGACGTATATGTTGGATAATTTTGATGATAGTGATAGTGACTTCGATGCTGAAATTGAGGAGGTTAGTGAAAGTGAATTGGATGAACTCTAATAAAATGAATTAAACGATTATTAAAAAATTTTTTTATAGACGTTTTTATATAAATGAACGTGTCTTATAAAAAACTATGGAATGATTATGGTATTGGAGCATTAATCGTTTTGCTTGTAGTTGCTTATGGTGTAAGTATGTTCGCTAAGTATATTTCGTCCAAAGGTTCGTACGGGTATGAGGCCAAAAGTGGGATGGCTTCTCAATATGGTTCCGGAATGTCTTCTGGAGTACAGCCTTCGTTAGCCGCGGATATGGATGGGGATTATGCACCTGCTAATGGTATGCAGTCTAACAATCAATCAACTTCTGTTCAGAACCCTGCCGACCTTTTACCAAGTGAGGCTAGCAGCAGCTCCTGGGCTCAACTTAACCCCATGGGAAAGGGTGAGCTTGCCAATATTAATTTATTGAAGGCTGGTTACCATGTAGGAATCAACACCGTTGGTCAGTCGCTCAGGAATGCGAATTTACAAGTTCGCTCGGAGCCCCCTAATCCGCAGCTAGATGTTGGACCATGGCATAAAAGTACCATCGAACCCGATTATACACGCCGTGCCCTGGAGATTGGCGGCGGTGGAGAACAACTTTAAAATAATTATTATTATGTATGATTAATATATGGAGAAACATGGGATTTTCTTTTATGTATTTATAGCATTTGTTCTTCTTTTGTGTCTGAAAATATATTATGAATCTGATGCGTTTAATTTGAAATGTATCATTTCTAGTCGTGATGGCAATCGTTATTGTGTGAGAGAGCGGGAAAAGCTCGAATTGGCCGCCGATTTGTTAGCACAAGTTACTGAAAAATGTAAAAAGTTAGTTGTCTACATGAAGGAGAAACATCCTGATGATGAACGTGTAAAGAGGTTGGTAGCGGGTTTTAATCCAAAACGAATCAGTGAAACACTACCAACCTCTGAATTAACAGCCTATAGTGAGAACAAAGGAGAGAAAATAGCGTTCTGTTTGAATAAAACGAAGCACGGCGATCGTTTGATTGACCTTGAAACGTTGACCTTTGTTGCACTGCATGAATTATCTCACATAACGACAAAGTCGATTGGACACAAACAGGAATTCTGGCAGAATTTTAAATTTGTACTTGAGAATGCAAAGGAGTCTAGAATCTATATTCCCGTTGATTATAAAAAGAATCCGAAAGAATATTGTGGTACAACGATAGATGACAATCCATATTTTGATTTGTCGTAAACAATTTTATATGCAATAAAATATAAAATTGTTATTTTCTGATACGATTCACTTACGTTTTTTTGTCTTGTTCTTACGTTGGTTATGAGGTTTTTTTCTTAGATTACGACGAGTTCCTCCTTTTCTTCCACCTTGAGTCATAATATAAGCGTCATATGATTTATCTACGTCAAAATCATTTTCATCTAGAAGAATAATTGCATCCACCCTTTTGATTTTTTTATCTTCCTCCTTACCATCATTAATTTTATTCATTAACAGATCAACTGGGTTACCTACCATATCTTTGAATAAAGACCCATCTATAAACCTGCTTATGGCACTTCTAATAGTTAAGTTTGGCGTAAAAATTTCATTAATTGGTAATGATGTTATAGGACTGGTTTTTTTTGTTTTGAACCACTTTATAATGGCATATCTTTCATATGTATTTCCGTCAGATGCTACAACTGGATCAAACATTATTTCTCCTGTTATCGGGCATATAAACTCACTCAGAGGATTAGGACGTTTTTTTGCTATATCCATAAAAGCTTCACGCTGAGATTCGTCTCTAACAGGTTGATCATATACGGGAGGAGGTAAGCTAGCCTCTTCATTTTGTCTCTCCTGTTGGATAGAACGCCTATACTCGTCATATTCCCGACTTGAATTGGCCGCATTGTACTGCTGAACTTGAGGCATGCCGACCCTTCTCTGTCTATCTCGCAGTTCGGGATTCACCAGGGGACTATCTGGTGGAATAGTGATACTAGCATCTGTTAATATTCTTCTAGAACGTACTCTGGCCTCTTCCTTTATTTCATCTGTGGTATCTAGATTTATATTATGTATATTTGCATAATTTCTACGAAAGGTATATAAAACCCCATTTATTTTATCAATTGCATCCCCTTCATATCTAGGTTGACCCAACCATCTATTAAGGATCCATATACCTGTGAGCCTTTGTATACGTTGTAAGTAACGAGAAAAATGTTCTAATGTATGATATATATTTATATCTTCACGTGTAGGTGGGTTAGGGTTGGTCTCGATTCTTCTTATACTTTGTTGTATATCTCCATATATACGCATCATTTCGTCATTCATCTCTATGGCACGTGTCCTTAGCCTTTCGTCTCGTTCTTGATGTTCACCATCCGAATCTGGCATACGCATAAATTCTGAAAAATCCATTCGAAATATATCTAATACTAAATTGATCAATGTATTAAACTCTGACATAACGTATATATAAATATATTATATTATTTATTATAGATGGTATAATATTGGTCATTGAATTTATTCAAACATGACGATCTTCATGTGGAAAACAATAATTATTATATATGATTAATATAAATTTTTATATTTCTCATACGATTCACTTACGTTTTTTTGTCTTGTTCTTACGTTGGTTATGAGGTTTTTTTCTTAGATTACGACGAGTTCCTCCTTTTCTTCCACCTTGAGTCATCATATAAGCGTCATATGCTTTATCTACATCGAAATCATTATCATATAGAAGAATCATCGCATCCTTATTATTGATTTTTTTATCCTCGTCCTTACCATCATTAATTCTCTTCATTAACATATTGACTGATTCACCTACCATATCTTTTACTAAAGACCTATCTAAAAATCTTTGTATGGCACTTCGAATAGCCCAGTTTGTGCGTAATGTTTTGTCAATAATAGGTTCCTTTGTCATAGGACTAGTGTTTTTTGTTGATAACCACGTATAAATAGCGTTCCGTTCATATGTACGTCCATCTGATGCTACAACTGGGTCAAACATTATTTCTTGTGTTATTGGGCATACCAACTCATTCGGAGGGTTAGGTTGTTGATTGGCCATTATGTTAAAATTACCACGTTCAGCTTCGTTTCTAACAGGTTCAACACGTCCTGTGGCAGCATCTGCGGCGAAGGGGGCTGCGAGTGGATCTAGTTGAAAAGGGGGAGGGTAATCAGGAGAACTGGGTGGAGGGTAATTAGGAGATCTGGGTGCAGCATTAGCTGGTGCTCGTGCGGCACCTAACAATCTTAATCTTGCATCGGATAGAGGAGGACCACCATTAGCTTCTGCTCGTGCGGCTCGTGAGGCAAGTAAACTAGCTCGCTCTACTTCGTCTTGTCTTCGTATATAGGCGGCCTGACCTTGCATTGCTCTTGCTGAACGTTCAAGACCAAGATGAAGATCAGCCATCGCTCTCCTACGATCTGCGATTGCTATTGCAGCACGTTCAGCGGCTGCCGCCTCTATATCAGGTGGTGTAACTTGATCAAGATTAGATCTACGTTTACAACTCGCAATAAAGTTATTTAACATATTCTGTATAGTAAGAATTCTACGTGTATCATAATCAGGCCATTGACTATCATCTAAAATATCATCATAATTACCATGATTTCGACTTCGTATTAAATTCCTCAATTGTTCAGATAATTGTTCAATAGTATACAATATATTTATATCGTCAGCTGATAGCGGGTTATTTCCGATTTCTCTTATAATTCCTTCTATACCTCTATTTATACCAGTTATTCTGTTTGCCACACTCAGTATAATGGGTCTTAGCTCTTGACGTTCACTATAATTCATAAAACTTGGACTTACAGAAAATTCTGAAAAATTTAAAGTGAATATATCTCCTACTAAACGAAGTAACCTATCAAACGCAGACATTAATTTATATATAAAGATATTATTTATTACATACTCTAATAAATAATGGAAATAATATGTAAACTAAATATCTACTTATTTTGTCTAATATAAAATATAGTTAAATAGTTGGTTAATACCAGGCGGTGGTTGATTAACAAATTCAGTTTTTATGCTATAAGAGTTTTCATTATCACATATATTATATGGCTGACGTATTTGTGATGCAATTTTATCTTCTATTTGTTTTGTTATATGAGAAGACTCGTATTCTCGTAAGCTGCAATCATAAATATTATTGTATTCGTTATGAGTACAATATGTATGACAAATATTTGAAATATCTAACAAAGGAACGCAATTATTTTCATTGTCATATAAATTACTATTTGGTATATATTCAATATAATCTAATGATTTATATCTAGCTAACATATCATTTGTTTTATTCCATATACCATTTTTTATAGAACCTGACAATAGCAATACTATTTTATGAGAAAAATCAATCACATCTTGCCGTATTGTCAAATTATCTGTATTACCAAGAATGGGTAATATTTTGATTGATTGAATTATATTTGAAACATCATATATTGTTTGAAAACTTATATCAATTGTATTTGTATTATTTATCCCATAATTACATAACATATTTATTCTGTTGTCTATAATATATATGTTTTTTACTAATATATAGTTTTTAGATATATCATCTGTTATTAAAAATTGCGACATATATTATAATGTGTTATTATAAATGGTTACAAAAATATCAACCATAATATATTTATATTATAATAATTTATATTTTACTATATATAAATTATCAACCAAAAAGATTTTTAAGATTTAAATTCGCAGAACCTGGTACAGGTCTAATAATATCACGATTTGTATTTATAAAATTATATAACATTAATAATCCCAACGGCTTTTCATCTGATGCCTCCACTTTTATACGATATGTTGATCCTGTACTTTTTGAATTTTCCGATGAAACATAACCAGTAGTTTCTATCTTGGCACTATTTGAAAATAAACCACCAACACTTCCACCGATAGTTAAATTTGCACCTTTTGATTCGATAGTTTGTGATCGTATATTTATATTCAAATCAATTGTTACGTTTTTTACATTTAAACAAGGTATATTTATCAATGAAACAACTGGAATATTTAATGAAACATCTCTGATTATTTGATTAGAAGCATCGTAATATGATGAATTTATTTGAACTATTTTGAGATTACCTGATGAATCTAACCCATAATCTGATATATATTTTAATGTTGACAAAGACAACAATATTTGGGATTCTTGCGATGATTTAAATGGTGCAAACAATAGTTGATCTAGTTTTATATTTGACCCTGATTCGTTTGACATACTATACTATATACAGATACAAAAAAAAGTTCAAACTTTTTCCATTTTTATTAGATGTTAACAATGCACATTTTAAAAATTTTTTTTATAGATTACACGATAAGAATTATTCTGTAATTATTTATGTTTTTACTTTTTAATACAAAAATAAATAATAACAAAAATATTTGTTATATGTATTGCAGTATAAATATTTTGGTATATAATAATGCCATTCATAAATAAATGATCTTTCTGGTATATAATGACAATAAAATTCACTTTATAGTATATGTCTGTTTATAAAGTAAATCATTTAGCCACCAATACAATTTATGTATTTTGTGGAAATCTCGTAGATGAAACTTCAAATGAAGAAACATTTTTTACCAAATCAGAAAATGATATTATAAGAGCGATAAAAACGTCTGTCAAGTTGGTGAAAAATTTCATTCACAAAGATGATACAATTATGATAATAAAGACCAAAATATTATTGTATTTGGATTTAAAATTAGCATTAGAAGAGTTGTATTTATTTTATAGAAAGTCAGAGGTTTTAACTTCATTGTCGGTATACAACACGCTTGTCAAGACCCAGAAGAACAAAAATATGAATCGTGGCAATAAATCATTGGGAAAAGAGCGGAGTGCACGAAAGAAAACATTTGAGATATCAAAGTCAGTAGCAGATCAAGTCATAATGAATATAGTCAGTGACGATAAGGGTGTATTGTTCTCGGGTTTGCCCGATAAAGAAGAATATACATTTGATGACATTTTACAATTGAAATTGGATGGTCAGATTTTTGTAGTCGATAACGTATTAGGCCAGAAAAGATTTATAACAGACGATGTCCCATTTATTTATGATCCTAATAACGCAAACAACACAAATATTTTGCAGACAAATACATCGCATACATTCAATCACAACTTATTGATGGATTCTGGTGATATTTTAAACAATACCATATATCTCTGTACAACTGCAGATATATTAAACAAGGACGTTCCAGACCCAGTTTTGATACAAACGTACTTTCCTCTGTTGAAGGGCGTAAGTTCATTTGACGATGTTGTAAAATCACGAGACGAATTGATGAAACAAAATAAAAAATATATTAATGAAACAACATCCAAGCTGTTTGATGCAGTCGACCTCTTTTATAACATGCATTCTTCTAAGAAAACAGATCTAGTATACAAAGGTAAAGGTATCAAATACATAAAGGCTGTGTTGCGTCCAGATAACGCAATGAAGATGCCATTAGAAATCATTTATAAATTATTGCATGCGACAGAATTATACCCTATGATAAAATTCAATCCATCATCTAGACAAGAAAATAGCTATCGTCTGTATGCTGATAAAACGGCAACCGACGGCAGAAAAATCCCATACATGAAGAAAGCAGAGATATTCAGTTTGATGAAGACAATTGGTAAGAATAAATCGGTATCTGTTTTCATATCAAATAAAGATTCTTCGTTAGTATGTGAATTTGATGAGTTTGGTTCTGTTATAATAAGTTCTGAGTTTAAAAAAGAGACGATAGTTACTATTGAAGAAATAGACAATCTCTTCAAATCACTTGTCAATCCAATTCTAGAAGAAATAAAATCTGTCCTTGAGCAGAGCGGGTACAATATAAAATTATTTAACAAACTAGACGATGATTCGGTTGATATACAACAATTGAATTATGAGAGTAAACTTGTGATTGATAAAGTTATTGATTTGGATAGCATAAAAGGATGCATTTCTGGTATTTTCAACAACGAATCAACGGATTTTAAATCTGGAATACATTTACGTTTCAAACGCGTGTCTAATTTCAATAAGGTTACCAGTCAAGAGGCATTTATAATAGAAATGTTAAAACAATCCTATTCAGGTGATGAAATTGTGAAAGCACTTATTGATAATTACAAGGGGGAGTTGACAAGTGAACAGGCGGCAGATCTTGTAAATAAGGTTGGTAACGAGAATGTTTCTGAGAAGGGTAAGAAGAAGATACGATTCGATGAAAATCCTGGATTTAAAACGATACTTGAAGTAGATAAACGAACGGGTATACTCACAATTACGATGGAGAACATTAATAATATTCGTCATTTGAGTACTATACCGATTTATCTCGATAGTATGATAAGATTGACACAAGATAACACGACGTCTGGTGTATCTGTCGAAGAAATATATAAAATTTGTGAATCTTCTGTTCAGTATGTTGATGTTCCCCTGTCATATGCCGATAAGACAAAAGATGATGCTGGAAAGAATGATTCAACTGCATTAGACGTAGGATTAGATGTTATGAATGATGAAGATGAAGATGAGATTGAAGCAAGTGAATTACTTGGCGAAGAAACCAAGGCAAATTTTAATTTCCTTTTTGATGACGACGAAGATGAAGATGAAGACGATGGTGATGATGAAAAATCGGGTGGTGCTGGTCCTGGTCCCATTTCTAGTATGAACTCGCCTTCTCTCATAAATATCGACGGGACGAAGATAAAGAAACCTAATTACTTCCAAAAACGAATTGAAGATCGCGATGGTGTGTTAATCATGAAAAAGGACTCCGCGAAATATAATTCGTACTCGAGGACATGTTCTTCTGATTTTAGACGTCAACCTGTAATATTAAACGACGCAGAGCTTGAGAAAATCAATAAACAACACGAGGGGTTTTTGAAGAAAGAGGATGTTATCAAGTATGGTTCGGATAAAGACAAACAATACAATTACATTTGCCCTCGTTACTGGTGTTTAAAAACCAACTCGGTCATTTTGCCGAGTGAGCTTGAAGAAAAAACAGATGCGGAAGGAAATAAGTATTTAGAGCATCCTACATGTGGTAAAATTTTGCCACCTGATGCATCGAAAATCATACCAGGCCACTATATATACGAGTTTTATAAACCCAAGAAAGGAGATCAAAAGTTTAAACGTTATCCGGGTTTGCAGGTGGACAAACACCCAGATGGCTATTGTTTACCATGCTGTTTTGATCTGCACACTGAGTTGGGTGATACGTTTATTCAAGATAAATGTCAAAAGAGGACTGAATCCGAGAAACAGGATATGAAAAGTCAGTCAGGACTCGTAGATTCGAGTGTACCTGTTTCAGCGACCAAGAAACCTGGTAAGAAAAAGGATGATGAGCCAGATGATTATGTCATAGGACCTGATAAGTTTCCGATGTCTCAAGGTCGGTGGGGCTATATGCCGATTGCTGTACAGAAGTTTTTAAACGAGACAAGCACGGATTGCCTAGTAAACCGCGTATCTGACAAGAGTTGTATTTTGAGACATGGTGTCGAGAACAATGAAAACCAATCATTTGTCGCATGTGTTTCTGATTTTATGTTTTTTGGTCGTAAGCGAGTTGTTGGAACCAAGAGTGAGATAATAAAGGTTCCTCCTAGTGTAAGAGAAATGAAGCAGAATATAGTAAAATCACTTACTATTGATGAGTTTGTAAAATATCAGAATGGCAATCTTGTATCTAGTTTTGATGCAAAGATTGTCGATGGTTTAAAAATAGAGGATTTTAAAGATGTTCGAATCTTTTCAAAATTAGACGTTACAAAACCAGAAGAAATGACTTATTTCACAAGGGTCGTGTCATCATTTGAAAACTTCAAGAAGTATTTGGAAGATGATAAGATTATGATTGATCACACATATTTATGGGACATTTTATCAACGCCGAACAAATCATTATTTCCAAGAGGTATGAATATAGTTATTTTGAATTTACCGAGAGATGATATTACGCAAAATGTTCAGGTTATTTGCCCTTCTAATCAATACTCGAATATTCCGTATGATTCAAATAAGCCAACAATGATTCTAGTGAAGATTGAAAACTATTATGAACCAGTTTATTCATATGGTACTTCGATTATAAAGGAGTTTAGTTCAAATAATGAAAAGTTGTCTGAAAATATACGACGTATATTGGATACGTCCATTAAAAATATCTTTGAAGTGAATTGCAAACCGCTGGATAGTATGCCAAACAGAAAAAATGCACGTATATTTCCATCATACAATGCAACACCACTTGCGACAATTTTAACTAGTCTAGACCGAATAAAATGTAGTGTTGTAAAACAGATAGTAAACTACAATAACAAGGTAATTGGAATTATTGCAGACTGCAAGGCTATTGATGCGGGTATTGGGTTTATCCCCTGCTATCCATCTGCTCCCGTAGATAATTATGAAGTAGTTTTTATGTTTACTACTGGAATTTGGAACACATACGAAAAAACCCACGAATTTTTAACAATCGTTAGTAAAAAAACTGGGATCAGATGTCGCCCAGCATTTAAGGTTATAGAAGACGAAGTAGTTGTTGGTATCTTGACAGAGACAAACCAGTTTGTTCAACTTTCACAACCAGTAGTATCTGTCGATAAAGATATGGAGTTACCTGCTATTTACAATGACAACTATATCGTTGACACGAAACAGAAAAATATGGTTCAATCTGATACACAAATTACTACAACTACTGGTTTTGATAAGGAGCGTGTTGATTATGTGAACAAGATCAAAATGGACGCCAATTTTTACAATGTCTTTAGAAATACAATTCGTATACTGCTCAATGATTATGACAATAGCAAATCGCGTGACAAGCTTAAATCACTCATATCAAATATGTATATGCTTTATTCTGACAAAATGAAGGATACTATTGAATTGCTTGAATCGATTGTAGATGATAATATATTTTTTTCAGGGGATGAAAATTATTACAAGAAGGTGAATGAGGTGTCTACATGCATCAAAAATAAGAAGTGTGGCATATCGGATTCAGACTCTACGAAAAATGTGTGTGCCGTTGCTAATAACGGAAAATGTAGTTTGATTTTGCCAGAGAAAAATTTGATCACAGGAAAGCTTAACTCTGAAATATATTACGAGAAGATTGCAGATGAATTAATAAGGTACAGCAGAATAAGGTCGTTCATGTTCCAGCCGCAATCGTATCTCTCCTTTGGAAATATAGGGTATAGCTTGAGGGACGATGAAATTATCCTTATCCAATCTCTTCTTACCCAGGAATATTTTGAGAGATTAGTGCCGATGAACAACAATAAATACGTTAGCAAAAATTCAATTGATAGTGCCAAACCAAGTGTTACACAATTTTATGATAACAAGGTAAAGAATAGTGAGATAAGTCTGTCTAAGGTTCAAGCTGAAGAAGGTATAGATGACGACGGAGATAAAGAAAAAGAAAAAGATAAAGAAAAAGACGAGGAATTATATCGCGATATAAATGAAGAAGGCGATATTGTCATTGAGTTAGACAATGAGAAGGTCAAACCACTTGAATTACCTATTGAGGAATTGGATGTGGAGGAAGCAAATGACCAGCTTGAAGAAGTCGATGAAGATAAGGACGAAGTAGAGCCTGGGTGTGAATTGAAATATTCCAAGATCATATCGAGTTTCTGGAGGAAACAATTTCCTGTGAAATACAAAGAGATGAACTATGGAATTTGTGGATATAATATTATAATTGATCTCATTAGGTTAAAAACAAACGAAGAGAGAACAATTAATCAACTAAAGAATGAATTGTTTGTGGAATACAATAAATATTATGAAACTAGTCGAGACAAGATATTGGATATTTTAACATTTGAAGGTAAGAAAACATTTTGTGACCAAGTAAAGAAGGAGAAACTATCGTTTGCTGATTTTATTCAGAATGACACATATGATTTGACAACACTTGATTTTTGGTTGTTGGTTGAAAAGTATCAAATACCAGTTGTCTTTGTCTCTCAGAAAAATATATTACAGACAGCATACTCCAAACAGATGTTTATTGGTTACGGAGAAAAGAGTGACACATTTGCGTTTATCTATGTTCCTGTATTAAAGGCAAAACAGCAACCAGTTTATAGGCTCGTTGTAACGGAAAAAAAGGATCTTGTCTTTTCTCTCAACAATATGATAGATAAAAGTATACTAGATGATGCGTTTACCAGATTTACAAATGTTGGCGATTATATTGCTTCCTTTTCAAAGGCGACTATATCTAAAAAATCAAATATGTAATATATAAATTGATAGTTATTTTGCGTATGATTATATTCATTTTTATTATTTTTATAATAAAAATGGCAAACACATTTCTGTTTACGTCTGAGTCAGTGAATGACGGACACCCAGATAAAATATGTGATCAAATCGTCGATGCAGTTTTAGATGCTTGCATAAAGGAAGACGAGAAGTCTCGTGTATCTTGCAACTGCTGTATTAAATCAGGTATGGTATTTTTGTTTGGTGAAATTACAACCAAGGCTAGATTAAATTACGAACAAATTGTTCGGGAAACAATTAAGGAAATCGGATATGATGATGGTTCCAAAGGGTTCGATTACAAGACATGTAACGTGGTTGTTGCAATTGAAGAGCAATCTCAGGATATTTCCCAGTGTCTCGATAGCGACAGCATAGAAGATTTGGGAGCGGGTGATCAGGGTATCATGTTTGGATATGCTACTAACGAAACAGAGGAAATGATTCCGCTGTCACACTTGTTAGCACTTAAGCTTACTGCTAAACTCACGTCTATTCGAAAAGATGGTACGCCTTCTTTTTCTTGGTTAAGACCCGATGCGAAAGCACAAGTAACTTTTGAATATGAAATTGAAGATGGTGTTGTCGTGCCTGTTCGTGTGCACACAATTGTAATCTCTACGCAACACGATGATAAGGTAACAAATAAACAGATAAAATCCGATCTGTTGGAACATGTAGTTAAACCAGTAGTTGATGCGAAGTATATTGATGCACGTACAATTTTTCACTTCAATCCTTCTGGAAGATTTATTACGGGAGGTCCTGATGGAGATACTGGAATTTCGGGTCGTCAAATGAATGTTGATACTTATGGTAGTTGGGTTTCGCAAGGTAGTGGTTCATTTTCAGGTAAGGATATGACCAAGATTGAACGAAGTGGGTCATATGCTGCGAGATGGATCGCCAAATCACTTGTCGCTGCTAATCTTTGCAAACGTGTTTTGGTGCAAGTGTCTTATGCGATTGGTGTTTCAACACCACTTTCTTTGTATGTAGATACTTATGGGACAGGTTCCGTATCAGATAAGGAGATGCTTGATATTATCAATCAGAACTTTGATTTGAGGCCTGGTTGCATTATACGTGATTTGAAACTGCTTCGTCCTATTATGAAGAAGACGTCTGTTCAAGGCCATTTTGGAAGAGTTGACGAGGATTTCACCTGGGAAACCCCGAAGCCGATTGTGCTTTGAATATCATGAGATATATATAAAAAATACATTATATTTATACAAATATAATGATTTAACTTAAATATAATGATTTAACTTTATTTTGAAACATATTCTAACAGATATAACATCTTATTTATGAAAAAATAAGGGAAATTTTTGTCGATTAATTCATCTTGTGGTATTGTACCAAACCAAACACTAGTAAAAAACGGGACATAACATATTGCGTCATATAAGTCACGTTTATAATCTTCATGTTTGTAATTAACTACACCATTCTCTAGAAGTTTCATATAGTAATATCTGGTTGTGACTTCATAGATAGGTATAATATTTACAATATCAAAGCTTTCGATTATGAAAAAGATAAGGTCTTGTACTCCTTTTCCAATTGCACAATGTTGCCAATCTAAGAAATATGGTTCGTAATTATTTTCAAGATCATAAAAAATATTGGGGGATTTTATGTCGCCATGTATCAGTGTTAGATTACGTCCCACAGAAAAACGTTTTTGAATATCTGATATATCTGATAAAATCTTGTCGCATATGTCTCGCTGTGTGTTTTTTAAAATTGGATACCATTTACGTTTAAATTCGTCTTGTCTCTCGTTTATAAATTCTGCAAAGAATGGATGAAAAATTGGGTCGCAGCTGCCCTTAAGTCCAGGTAATATCTTACCCAGGTCAGCATTCCAAAACTGGCAATGTAATTTTGACATTCTCTCAACTATCTTTAACGTAACATCAATACTCTCTGTTGTTAGATTTAGATTTACCTTGTATTTCTTATCATTAAGATTCTCTAATACCATTCCACACGTTCTGTAATTGTTGTCTACAAGTAGATTATAAAATTTTGGTATTTTTATACAATTAATTTTATTTGCGACATCAGTATAAAAATAATATTCGCGTTCATATAATTTTAATCTATTTGCCATAATAGACAAGTTGTTTGATTGTTCATTTTCATATTTCAAAATAGACGGATATACATTACCATCTTCCGTATAGATTTTAAACCCAATCACATCTGCTATAAACCCACCTTTTAACTTATTGTAATCAATATCTATATTTTTTATATTAGACAAGACACTATTTTTACGTATCATGTTTATTATTTCATTTTCATTTTCTTTCACATTCGTGTTTTGTACCAATCGAGAAATCTTTAATCCAACATAATCATAAATAGTAAGATGTACACCATATTTAATCAGCTCTTCATGCGTATATATTGTTTTAATACCAACCAAAAGTTTTGGACTCATACCTTTACCACTGATTATACCTGATTTTGAATCTTCGAAAATAATACATTTATCATGTTGAATATTATATTTTTCAACTGCCTTCATATAAGGTTCTATATTAGGCTTTCCATTTAAACAATCACTATTTGTAATAACAAAATCGATCTTATGAGAAATATTTATATGATTTACTATTTTATCTGCAACTCTTCTATTGCAGTTGGTAACAATGCATATTTTATGACCACCTCTCTTAATTTCATCTATAATATCAAACACCCCATTTATTACTAAAAGCTTATCTATATTTTTTATGAATAAATCATCCTTTAATTCTGATAGATAATTAACAGATATATCAATGTTTCGCAAGAGCATGTTGACAACATACTGGTCATTGTTACCTTGAATTGTTGATTTGAATATATCCATAGTTAAGAATATGTTATATCTTGTTAGAATCTCAGTCCATACATTATAATAAATATCATCGGTTATAACAAGTGTTCCGTCCAGGTCAAACAAAAAAGCATGTGTATTATTTATATAATTATTGACAGCTTCTGGCGTACCTAGAGAAAATACGCGATCTGCGTTTAACATATAACCATTAAAATTGTAACCTTTTTTAAGCATCTCCGATATAACACATGATGTGTAAGGTTCATTATTGAAAGTAATATTATTATCCAATACATATTTACAATATTCGTGAAGAACATTTATATCATTGAATGCATAAGCACCAGTATTAGCATTATCTGAAATCTTAACCTTCTCCTGTATGTCGTTTATTATTGAAGAATTTTCATCAAATGATATGTACGAATATATGGGATTTATATCGGTATTCTTTGTATAAAAAACCATATTGTCATCTGAATTTCTAAATGCGTCGACAATGTTATCAGTATAAAATGTATCGCAATCTAATATCATACACTTTTTGCAATGATGAAACTTCCTTAATATATAATCAATACCGATAAACAATGTTTCAGCTGCACCCTTCGTATCAATTATATCGATTAAATTTATAAATGGATATCGACTACGAATAAATTCAAGAAACCCGTGTGAATTCAAATTTCTATTGTATATGATAAATACCTTATCTTCGCTGGTCAATGTCAAGTTATCGATAACATATTCGATCATACGCTTATCTAATATTTGAATGAGAGGCTTAGGTTTTAAATAACCTTGTTTACTGAAACGCTCTCCTTTTCCACCAATAGGAATTATAATATTCATGGTTTTATAAAACTCAAATATTATATTTATTACATTATATTCATTATTAAATATATATAATAAAAATGCAAAACATTATTTTTTTATTTACTGGACAATCACGGATTCACCATTTTCGAATAATACAACTAAAAGTACAGCAGTTATTTTAGATAGTTACAAAAAGTATATTTTCACAGAAGAATTCAAACTGGGTTATAACTATAAAGTATATATATCATCAGATAATCTAGATTTAGAAAAAACAACGTCTTATTTTTCGTCGGATAAAATAGGAAATATACATCTATGGGACAATGATTTTTTTATGAAAGATATAAATAACAAAACAAAAGATGAAAGTGTCTATCTAGATAAATACAAGATGCAAGATTGGTCTTACTATCAACAATACTTGAATTCTATAGGTCAATTTCATAAAATTTTAGATTGTTATAATTTATTTTTAGAAGACGAAACTAGTAAGGATATTAAATGGGATTATATAATTCGTATTAGATTGGATATGATTATACCTATGAATATACAATCTTTAATTTTGTATATGAATGAAAATAAATCATTTGAAATTTGTGCAATACATGATTTTTTTGCAGTTGGTAAACCAGAAATAATGGGTTGTTATTGTAAGGGTCTGGATAATAATTATGGTTCTTACGCATACTATACTGACATTTCCACATATAATTATTTGCCAATGATGCGTGACTATAACCATAAAAACAGACAGCAATGGACATATGCAGGAGAACGTCAGTTATTTGAAATGTTATTTGAATATTGTATAAAAAAAAATATAGATATCAACCAAACGATCAGGGAGATAATTTCAGACAAACAGGCCTATTATTTACTAAGTAGACATTATCATTTGATAAACCATTAAAAATATTTATTTTCATAATTTATATAGAAATTTATATAATATTTGTATTATAAATATTATAAATATTATAAATATTATATATGACTTCAACTACTGGTAATGAGGGTAGATTAGGAAATCAAATCATACGAAACTTGGCAGTTTCTTTAATAGCTGAAAAACATAATCTAAAAGTGGATTACTATAATAAACATTTAATTAATAAATTAGGGATTGAATTATTTAGTGGAAGTAATTCATATAAAAATATTATAAATTTAACAGATGACAACTACTTTGACATTTACAATAGTGATGATTTAAATAATGATTTAAACCCAAATAAAAATCATTTTCAGACAAAAAAAATAACAAATCTTTTATATAATTATTTACATGAAGATAAAATAAAGTCAAATATTATTGAACGTAATCCATTTAAACATAGATATAACAAAAACAATGATTTATTTATTCATATTAGATTAACAGATGCTGAAAAATATAATCCAGGGTTAACATATTATATAAACGCAATAAAAAAAATAAAATTTGATACTTTGTATATATCAACAGACGATAAAAATAATTATATTGTAAGAAAAATATTAGAAATTTATCCAAAATCAGAAATAATTGATTTTGAAGAAATACATACATTTCAATTTGCGAGCACATGTAAACATATAATATTATCACACGGGTCATTTTCAGCAACAATTGGTTATTTATCATTTTTTTCTGATGTATATTATCCTGAATATATGCCAGATAAAATATGGCATGGCGATATGTTTTCTATTGATAATTGGATTAAATTAGCCCCAAGCCAGTACATCACCTCTCACACCTTCGCCGGCAAAGTCGACCAGTCACAGCTAGTCTTCGCCGCCGGAGAGGTGATCTGCGCCAACGACGACCAGTCTGGAGACTGGTGGTGGGGGTCGAAGGTCGGACCAGGAGGCACAAAGGTCGAGGGATGGTTCCCACCCATCTACGTCAAGAAAATTATACCTGATTTTGAATCTGCGAGAATTAAGCGTTAATTGAATAACATTTGAGATGTTATTTGATGGTTTCATAATAAAAAATATAGCAATTTACCAAATTATTACACCTTTTATAGAAGTATCTAGTATTATTAAACCAGCATCATAGTATCTGGATCGATAAATTTTACAACTGACGAATAATTATTGCCTATCCTCTTGAAACATTCATTCACATATACAACAAGCGTCTTTATTTCATCGAGAATTTCATGATCACACTGATCGGGTTCCGCCTTCTTAAGCATCTCGTAATATCGAAACAGAATATCTGCCATAGAGCGAACATACAAATCAAGGACTTGGAAGATTTCACGCTTCTTGTTGTTCTTCTTTACATCACGCTGTAGTGTAGTTTTAAATTGCTCCTCTGTTATAAGATTCGTCATGTAAGCAACACGCAACTCTGTATTATCGACCACACGGATTTCATACTTTGGTCTTTCAACCTCGCTAATATGAAGTGTCCCTCTGACGCTTGAAATCACCATATCCCTGTAAGTTAGGGTTTCATATGTTTTCGGGTGACGATTCATCATCTCACTATTAATTAAGGCTGCTGTATTGTGGTCAACCTCATTTCCGCAAACAATGTCATTTGGGTCCCTTGCCAAGCCACCATTTTGTCTCATATACTCGTAATAATGCGGGTTGTGAATTTTCTTCTCGATCGCACCCGTCGTCCATGAGAACGCGGTACGACAACTAGTACACCACATCTGGTCACAACCATCTATTTTGGTTATTCCCTCTTGACATCCAGGGCAGTTCTTAGTATCCTTTGACAATAACTTAGCCGTAGCAACATCGTCCGGATTGCAAACATGGTCACAATCCTTTTCAGGACCCTTGTGAAGATGGCAATCAGGACAAGTCCAATCCTCGCACAATCCACACTTCCAATGACTACTCAAAAACCCTCTGCAATCTGGTTTGGAACACGACTTTACAAAATTACTCTTCACATGCTTTGCCTTAAAATCACTTGCAACAAGAATGTACTCTTGCTCGATTTCAACAATTCTCGTGTTTAGCTCGTAGAATGTCTCAATAGACAATTTTCTTGTTCTCGTCTTGATATCCAGCATACGAAGATGGTCGTAATAAAGCAATCTACGAATCTCACGACATACATCAAGCGTTACATCAAGTGTATAATTTTTTTGGTTATTATTACTAAAGTCTTTTTCTTCGTTCATATCAATATGCTTGTCGAGTTTTATAATAGCATCGTGAATAAATGTCATAATCTGAGACGTTGTGTGTGAATTAAACATGCGATTGCATAGCAACCTGTTTCCATCATTTCTTGTTATTTGCAAATCGTGCGATGTAATGTTCGCATGATAAGTATTGAATGAAACCAACCTACCTTTTACTTGTCCAATCCAATACTCTGAATTATCATGACCAGTAACGTTATATCTATCGAATCTACCAATGTCGAAGTACGGCAAAACTCCCTTCATTGGGTGTCTCTTGTCTAACTTGGCAATCTCGGTTGCCAACTTCATGCGTGTTTCAATTGCATCAGGGTAATATTTCATGTATATTTCGTTTATTTTTACGACGTAATCCTCGCTTTGCTTCAGTCGTTTGTGTTTTTCGTCCATGTCAGTTACCATCTGAATAAGATTCTTGATTTTATTTCTCTTTTCAATGATGAGTTGTGTCTCGGGCAAGAGTGCTCGTTCCTTGTCGAACAAGAGGTTTTCCTTATGTTGTTTCAAGTCGGCACTAACAAATTTTTTTGAGAAATTATCCACTATGAAATCGAGCGACCACTCACCCTCGCATTTTGGATTCATGCACTTGGCTGCGGGAGAGCTTAACACGTATGTTTTGCAGCACTCACGACATGCGTCAAAATCACAATATCCACAGACTACTTGCTTGTGGTTGCTTTTGTTGAATTTCTCGACACAGATACTGCACTCGGTGGCGGTAGACATTGCTTTTGAGGATGTTATTTAGTTATGTATATTTAAAAAGAATACAAATAATTGTTTCATTTTTATGGTTCAATTGGTCTCACTGATTACAAATCAACAAAAAATATTTAGTTAAATTTAATAAACATACAAACACATCATTTTAGCTTAAAATCTCAGTTTTCTTATAGCCCCACACATAGTCGCCCGATGGATCCTTACCCCCAAACAAGAGTCCTGTGTTTTTATGTATTTTGGCACGTTTTCGCCTCATCTCTTTAATAATGTGTCTCCTATGCATTTTCAAATCATTGAATGTTATTTCATTGCGTTCCTTGTCGTTTTTCATCTGCTGATAAGTAGGCTCAATATCAAACAATTCATCGTACATATCCTGATAAGTCTCTTTTGCAGAAACATTGTCTACTATTTCGTAGATCATCTGTTCGTTCATTTGATTATTAAGCATTTGAGTAAATGATTTCAGTGATTTCGGAGTCCAATTGTGTATGTAACGACTGACTCCTCCATCACGAACTAGATATACTGAATTACCAAGATAGGCCATTATTATGTAAACACAATTTTGTTTAAGTATGTTTTTAATTTACTATTTCAATTTTTATTGGGGTTGCATTACGAATGACAACCAAAAAAATCGTCTAGATTACATGAATTGAGAGTATTGAAATGTTCTAGTCTGTCGTAATGATAGAAACTCGCAATCAAATCGTCCCGTAAGATATCCATCCGACTTATAATCAACTCATAATCGTATTCAAATATACCGCTGTTGAGTGAACAGAATTTCCATACGATTTTGTCCTGGTTTTTTTCAAGGATATGAAGAGCATTTTCATTTACACATAATTGTTCCCATTTAATTTTGTCTGGGTTTGCCTCTATTATGTTTATTGCACTAGGATTCATACATAAACATGACCAGTTAATTTTATCAAGATTGTTCTCTAAAAGTTTAATCGCTTTAGGATGCGTGTTTGCGGATAAAAATGACCAGCATATTTTATCTGGATTTTGTAAAAGCAAATGAATAGCATTTGTGTTTTTTGATAGATATGACCAACTTATTTTGTCTTTGTTTTGTTCGAGGATATGAAGGGCATTTATATTTGCAGATAAATAATCCCAATCAATCTTATCTAAATTTTGTTCAATTAATTTTATGGCTGATGGATTTGATGATAAACGAGTCCAGTCAATCTTCTCAGTGTTTTTCTCCAAAATAGTTTGAACTACGTCATTGCTTGTATTTCCAGATAAGTAAAACCAGTTTATCTTCTCTGGGTAATTGTATAATAGATGAAATGCATTTGGATTACCCGATAATATATTCCAGTTTATTTCAAACCAATTATCTGATTCTTCCAAAAGTGAAACTGCGTTTGGATTATCAGATAACCATTCAAAATCAATTTTTGACTTATCTATCCATGGTTTCAGACGCATCAACTGCATTTTTTTATAGTATTGATAAAGAATGTTCTTTAAACCTTTTACACAATTTCAAATTAAAAATGTGAAATCAGCATTATCTTCCTTGTTCAAAATGCACGATTTGTGGCATCTTATCAGTGAGGAAGGTGTAACATTCAAAACGCCAATTTTTAAATTATATATTATATATATATGGTTGAACTCAGCAGCCTTCCCAATGCCCTCATCGTGACCCTCATCAAGTCATTTGAGTATGAGGTCTCCAAAATGACCGACTTCCACGAGATAATAAAGTACATCAATACTATCTTTGCGGTGAAGGAGAATCTTGAGTGTCACCTCGTCGCACTGCAGGTCAAGAAGAGTATAGAAAATATGATACGGGATAAGTCTAATAAATTTTTACATTTAGGATGGTGTCAAGGATACATGGGATTCTATTATCATATGACAGAAGCAATTATAGAAAAAAAAAAAATACATATGCGTCCTAATTGGTCTCCTCCAATAGCAATATTTTCTAACAAATATTATAATGATATTAATGAATTAAATCATCAAAAAAAATACGATTATTGTTTTATTGGGTCAATCGATTCTTGTTATGAGAGAAGAAAATGGGTTATAGATTTTGCAAAAAAAAATTTTACAAAGGATTCTATATTTATTAATACTGATAATAGTAACAATTGGGAATTATTAGGACCATTTGATTATTCAAAATTGAATTTAGGTTTTTCTCCTAAGTTGCAACCTAATAACCAATCAAAAAAAGTTCAATATCGTATAGTAAAAGATAATATAGAATATTTTGAAAAAATGTGTCAGAGTAAATTTGTTTTATGCCCAGGAGGCGATGCTCCTTGGAGTTTCAGATTTTATGAAGTATTAATGTGTAAAAGTGTTCCTATCGTTTCAACTTGGCATCATACATATAGAACAAAAGAAGAGGCAGAATTAAATTATAGATATATATTGTATCAAGATATTGAAAATATTAAAAATATTGTAAATTGCGACGATTATGTTAATGAAAATACAAAAATATTTGAAAAATATCATTTGTTAAAATAAATCGGTACTTCAAAGGTGTAAAAGGTGTAATACTTATTCTAATTGTGTGTATAAGCATGTTATACTTTTATTTGTATCTGGCTGAATTATAAATTGAAATTTATATTTTAATCGGCTGCGAAAAAAATATAAAAATGTAGGATATATGTATATGGAAAATTTGACGCAGAAGGAACTATTATTAGCAGTTGTTTTGATTGTTTATTTAGTAATTGGATTAAAAACTCCAGAATCAATTGCAAATTTAGTAGATACAATTGTTGGCAAAGTTGTGATTATGTTAATGGTTGTTTATTTATTTGTTCATCATAATCCTATTTTAGCAGTATTGGCTCTCTATGTTGGGTTTGATTTGATTCGCAGATCTTCTAAAGCGACTGGTTTTGACGCATTACGTCGTTTCGTATCTTCGGAAGATAAAAAGACTTCTGCTATGGCTTCGTATAATTACAACAATACGCCTTATACTTTAGAACAAGAGATGGTCAATAAAATGGCACCCCTTGTACATTCTGGATCCTCAATGACTGCTCCCAGCTACAGGCCTATTTTGGAGGATCAACACGAGGCCACTGACCTTAGCGAATAAAACTCAAGACAACCAATTAGAGAGAAAAACTATACCATCGTCAGTTTTCTCGGGATGCCATTGTGTCATTAGTATATTTTTATATTCAGCGGTCATTGTTTCATTCATGTAGGATGCCAATAAGTGTATTTCTGGTTGTAAACCATCTTTTGGAATAAATGTATTGTGATTTCTCCATGCCACTATACGGGTTCCGTTTATATTTAACGTGAATGATTCTTTTGCTCTCTCCCGCCTGTTCAATTTGCATTCCATTTGCAATAGAAAACTTTCCATCGAGTAACATATCAAAAGAAAACGCTTTTTAACCAATTGTGTTATTCGTGTATCTACTTGTGGTGATTTGCTGCTGAATACATCGTAAGCGGCACCAGTCATAATCCAGTGTTTTATATGCGAGCTTTTTACAATGTTATACCAATCATCACTATGATGTACAACAAAGATATCATGTCCTAAAATCTGAAGTGCTTGTTGCAGAATATCGTTCTTTTTTGGTCGTTTTGAAAAATCTACGATTCCTACTCGCATTCTATAAGATGATAATATTTTTTGAAGCAAAATTTCCAAGAACAATATTATGGTTTTGTATATTATATTCTCTATAATATATAATGTTTAGTTACCGAAATCACGTATCCAATGGAACATCTGTTGGTATGGTAAATACTGCGATAGTCGGCCCTTTATCTCACCAGTCCCCAACCATCGTATCCAACCTAAACAATGGAACTATCATGGGGACACCAGTTCAAGTTGATTCTTCAGAGAGAAACTCTATCTCTCGACAAATGTTATTTAGAACAATACAGACAAGAAATCAATTGGATCAACAACGTAAACTCGTTTTGGAACAACCAAAGGTCAAACATATGAATTACATCAAACCTATGGACTCATCTATGCGAATTAGTATGCTGAAAGGACAATCTTATGCATCTAACACAATAGTAAACTCTACTAAGAATTACTCACCTAGCACCACAAGCACACATTTACAAAGATGCCGGTCTAGCGGATGCACCGCACCTAAAAAGAAAGGAGCTGTATATTAGTCGACATATATATGTTATTATTTTCCCATTTTACTATATAATGGGAAAATATCTAGTTGAATTGTTAGGGACTATGTTTTTAGTATTCGTTATTTTAACAACTGGTAATTATTTAGCAATTGGAGCTGCGCTTGCGATTGCGGTTTTACTTGGAGGGCCTATTTCTGGCGGAGCGTTCAATCCAGCAGTAGTTATGGCACTTTACAGCGCGGGCAAGTTACAACAGACTGATATAATTCCGTATATTTTGATGGAAGTTCTTGGTGGTTTAGCTGGTTTCTACTTGTATTCTAAACTTTAAAAATGATCAAGTTAAACTATTTTTCTAATGCTAATATATAAAATGAGTTTATTCTCTGGACTTCCTAGTATGCCTACTTTTGATGAACTTAAAGCAAAAGCTGGTTTGAGTGGTTCTCCTCCTCCTCTTGGATCAGCTGGTTATGTTCCTCCTCCTACTACTCTTGGTGGTCGCAGAATGCGCAGGAATCGCAAAATGCGCGGTGGGTATGCCGGAGTTACGCCGTTGCTACCAGGCATTTATGATGGTGTTTCTTCTGGTGCTGCTGCTCCTGTTGCTGCCGCCCCTGTTGCTGCTGCCCCTGTCGCTGCCGCCCCTGTCGCTGCTCCTGTTGCCGCCCCTGTCGCTGCCCCTGTCGCTGCTCCTGTCGCTGCCCCTGCTGCTGCCGCTCCTGCTACTACTGGTGGCTCGAAGAGGAGACGCTCTAAGAGCAGGTCCCGCGGAGGCAAGAAATCTAAGAAAACAAAAAGGTCTCGCAGCAAGTCTCGCCAGAGAAGATAAATTATCTATTTGTTAATCTGTACACAAGATAAATACCCAGACCAGCTAAGCAAATATAATATAATTGATCCATAGGATCACTCGAAATTTTCATAGTTTCAAATGTCTCCTTTGAGCCATTTGAAGTGTTACGTTCCGAATATAACTTTTTATCTATGTATCCAATATCGGTAAGAGTAACATAATGTTTTTCTACTCCAGTTACATTGTTATCATCTATAGTTTGCATAGTAATTTGTTGACACTCAGGTAATGAACCCTTTGTTAGATCACCAAATGCACTCATTAATCTAGCAGGATTTAACACCTTTAAATTTCCCATAGCACCTGGTATCAGACCTTTTGTTTCTAAAAAATCCTGACCCATTCCACTTTTAATAAAACCGAGATCAATGCCGCTTGGAACATTATCAATATAAATATATCTGTCAACTTCTTTTTTTGTTTTCTTGTCGAGACACTTGGAACCTGTATTAATAAAATACCTGTCACCCAAAGGTTTACCAGTTGCAGATGCCTTACCAGAACCAGCAATCAATAACTCAACATAACTTATAAGTCCACTAATATTGTTAGATAATGCTGATAATGTCCCATCTTCAGACATTTTTAATTTACTAGGAGTATTGATATGTTTGTGATATGGATAAGGAAAATCTGTAAAACTCTTGTCTTTAGGTTTTACAACAGGTGGTACTTTTGCAGGAGATGTTTTTGATTTTCCAAATGTAGAATTATTAGAAGGAACAACTATCTTTGCAGGTACAACCTTCTTCTTTTTTGCCATATACAATAACTATATAATTTAATTGGATATTATATAATTATTTTATTTTTTCTCGTTAAATAAGCCCGATACACTTATATCTTGTTTAGGTTTTGACAATTCTGCTATATCTGCATTTGATTGGCTCTTTGCATCCTTTATTTGGCTTTCTATAATGTCTAAACGAGTATTTACTTTACTAACTGATGTTTCAAGCCCTAACATTTTGTCGATTCTCTGTTTTAAGACATCTATATTAGCAGCATTTTGTTTAGAAAGAAACATTGGATCATTTTTATCATATTCTTTAAATTCTCCTTCGAACCCTTCAATTGTAGTGAATGCTAAATAAATTTGAATTATTAGCAATAGTAAAAAACATACTATCAGTGTGTCAACAAGCATATAATACAATCAGAAATTTATTTTCTTCTGATTATACATATGATTTACACAAAAGGACCACTTGTAAACTGGAAAGGTCTACCAAATGTACAAGCATCGGTTGCTGGAACAATGAGGCCTACAACGGGACCAGTTTCTGGTTTTGGAATGGCTCACCCTATTAATCATTATCGTTTGGGACGCGACTTAAACACATCGATTGAATCCCGAGTTAATAGATCAACGCGTGGAGGCAATTTAATAAAGCAGATGATGGATATTCCTGGAGGTTATTCAGTTTCAACAATTCCTACACCTAATCTAAGAGCTGTAAATGTTTCAACATCATTCAGTATGAAAAACAAGACATTTTTAACTGACAATCCTACCGCTGAAACACAGACACAAACACGCTGCTGTAATCAGGAATATAAGGCTAAACGTCGCGTCCTTCCAGCCAATACCATTATAAAACCAGTCACTAAATATCTTACCAAGGATAGGTATACGAATGAAGATGAGTTGAAGAAGGCTCCATATTATACTTCGCTTCAAGAATATAGACAAGATAATTGTGAAACATTTGATCAGAACTCCTATCCAAACAAGAGTGGATGCAATTGTGTCGTTTATAAACCAAATAACAAACAATATTCTAATCAAGGAGCTGTTTCCAGTAGTGCGAGATTGTTGCGTTTGAATGTAGAGACGATTACAAATAGCAAACATAATTACAATGCTAATCGTTTATGCAATCATTGTGATAGCCGTGATAGATTTATTCTAAAAAATAAGGTTGCTGGTTGTGTAAAATCATCGCCTTGTTTGGATGGAATCGACCCAAGAAAAAATTAATATCGTTATTCAAACAATAAGATAACATAAAATTGAAAGATATTTTATGTTATTCTGTAATATTATTCTATAAATTTAACACTTGACAATGTTGTTAATTACCTTTGTAAAAGATAGTCTTCTTTATCTAACCCTGTTTGGTCTATTTATTCTAATTTTAATATGGAAAAATGGAGGTATCGAAAAGGTTCGTAGAGAGGTTCTAGACCTTGCGGACATAGAAAATCCAAGTGACAACAACGCAAATGAACATTCAAATGACTACGACAGGTTACCCGATTTAAATAACATACAACAGGCAATGAATATTATTCTGGAAAAAAGTGAGGATAGCATGAATGAAGGGGATTATTTGGAAGTTGCGAACAATCTCAAGTCCTTTTATACCGATGTAAAAAAGTTAGAGTCGTTGGTGAGGGAGTCAGCACCCTTGTATATTAAACAAGATGTGATTGTTGAAAGTCACCTCGATTATTATAAGGATGTTTCGTTTAGGTTGTCGAGAGAGGAGTTGAGAAGGTTGATGAATGGCAGAATAAGAGAGAGAGACATAAAGATGATTGCTCGTATTAAAGAAAACATTGTGGAGTGTTGTATTGAACTAAAGGATATTCAAAGACATAAAAAGATATACTGGGATGGTATGAAATCAGTGCATGCAACAGGAACACTAAAAGAAAACTTGCGTATTCAACACAAAAATTTTGTTGATGAAGAAAAAAAAATGGTCGAGTCTATTCGGAGACAACGCGAACATATGTATATATTGGAGGCTAGAGTAGGACACGTTGTTTAGATATAAAAAATAGGTTTTATGGGTTTAATAATTAATTATAATTTTTATATGTTTTCTTTATTTTTATATGTTTTCATTTAAAACTCGAACAGCTTATTTATTGTTTCCATTTTCATCGCAATACGCGTGTTTTCCATCATAGTATTATAGATCAACTCGATTTGTCTCTTAGTAAAGAGACCCTTATTTTCATTTTTATACGACCCGTAGCTGATATTTGGGTCATTAATACCCATAGTAGATGCAAAACATTCTGGTGTCTCTACACAATACTCCCAAGGTCCACCCTTTGCTCCCAACACCCACCAATCTATATCATTAACAAACCTACGCATTTGATCAGTAATCGAATCTCTTGTATCTCTCCATACTTCATCTTCATAATCAATATCAGGGTCGTTTTGAATCACCAACCATGAACGAAGAACTGGCAGTATATCCATAACCTGTTGCTTGTTGTTGAACCCACGATAGAGCTTAGGATAATAATTAGGCATTGGAGGAGTCTCGTCAATTGGAGGCGGAGTTTCGCCACCAGGCCTGGGCTGAGGAATATCAGGAGAATTAGGCGGTTGTATTTGTAGACTAGCCTGTATGTCGCTTGTGTTACATAGGTCCACAAGTCTTCCGTTCAAATTGATTATCGTAGACCTTTCAGCCATTCTGAAATTTTCATTTACTAATGAACCAGTACACACTTGACGTTGTAGTCTAGATGGAACTGGTTCGTCATATTCGTCATAGTTGTTATCATAATTGTGAGAACAACAGATTCCCATAGTATCCTGCCGAGTCAGCGGCGGAGGACGAGTGAGCGGCGGAGGACGAGTGATCGGCGGAGGCATGGAAGGAAGTTTCGGGGACTGGTTAGGAGTGTGAAATGTATCATGCTTTTCCTCATCATATGCATCTTCCTCATCTGAATCTTCGTAACGAATGTTATTTATATATGTTTGTTCCCTCATCAAACGAGGAGGAACGAGAGGAGGAACGAGAGGAGGAGCAAGGGTTGCCTGTCTGGACAACGGAGTTGGAGTCCACATAGGTGACGGCTCGCTTCTTGTCAAAGCACATCCGTAGCCTAAAGTTGTTTCTCTAGTTAGGCGGGAATTGTAAACCGGTGAAGATAGCGGAATAGGTAGCTCTGTCTCAATATCACAATTACAATCACAAATATACAAGCTGTCGCGGTTACCACAACCACCTTCAGAGACCTTACACACTTCAGGCTGGAAGAGGCGACCAGTCTCGTCGCGAGCACAACCACAGCACCAAGAAATGTCGCGGTTACCGCAACCACCTTCAGATACCTTACATACTTCGGGCTGGTAAAGACGGCCAGTATCGTCACGAGCACACCCACAGCACCATGAGCCGTCGCGGTTACCACAACCACCTTCGGCCAAAGGGCATACTTCGTTGTTGTCTTTTGTGTTATTCATCTTTCGATAGAGTTTAGTTTAACTAATTTGTATTATTATAAACACGCTTTTTTCGTTTCATTTTTTTATCCAAATAGACAAATGAGTTATTTGGATAAAATGAATAAATATGCATTAGATTTTAAATTAAAGTGCCTTGACAAAGATTTTGATGAGTTAGATATACTGATAAACAAACTAAAACCACTTCTTACAAAAAAAATTGACTTCGAAACCGACGACACAATATCCAATGCATTTTTTATAATACATAAAGCGGCATTGAGTAAGAATGAAAAAAATACATATACAAACGAAACACTATTTCAAATAGAAAATATTAGAAATAGTATGATTGATAAAATTGTCGAAATACAACGGAGAGAACTACCAGATGAAGCAACGTAGATGTTTCTATAGAAACAGGTTGGTTTTTTCACTATATTCGCGATTGTATGGCACGTTGTTTCGCACACACCATTGTATAGTCTTTTGAATATTCAATTTAAGTGTCTGTTCTAAGCGATCGATCTTATTTTTATGTTTCATTATTGAAATGATAGTGTTCATGAACTCCAGCTGTTGTTGACCATAAATTAAATTTATATCATCTATTTTGTTCATAAAACTACATGGCAGGTCATACTCGAGCAATCGTGTGATATTATACTCCTTTGAGTATTTTCTAAGAAAATGAAACAATGTAGTATAATTTAATTTATTCGACTCGCGTGTTTCCTCTTCAAATCCACAACAAACTATATATTTTTCATATGTCACTATATTGCTCGATGTTGGTTTCGTAATATATACTTTACCATACATAGAACTTAGGATAAACAAGATATCAATTACAGGTTTGTGAAATGTATAATTTATTTTTATAATGCAGTTTCCATTTTCAGATTGATTATTTATAATTAACATAAGGACCTGAATTAACTGAATTACATATGTATTTACATTGGATACGTCTTCTATCTCATAAAAAATAGTATTATATTTTAATATTCGAATTTGCTTATATGTGACATTATTCAGTTGAGCCAAACAAATATGATTTTCTCCATCATATCTGATGGTGTGTTTTGAAAATAAACTTTCTTTTGATTCGTCTGCGTTTGAACCGACATGTAAAGAATTTATTGCGACTTTATTATCTATTATATGATGTGTGTTGTATATCTCAACTAGATCAAAATAAACAACAGATTTAAATACAAGTTTATTGATAAATGTGTTTTTACCTGGTATACCTGATACAAGTAGATAATTTGGAATTATATATCTCAAAATGTCTGTATATGTAATTTCTAGATCATGTAAACTAATATGTGAAATAAGGCTTTGTGTGGTTAAAAAACAATTATATAGCGATGTGGAAATTATAGGTGATTGTGAATCACTACTGCATATTGGAGTAATTAACATTTTTGAATTTATTTTAGGTATAATATAAGTATTACTTGCCATAGTTACATATATGATGATTTAACGTTTAAACCTTTTCAAACTAATTAGTTCTAGTTTATTAATTACCTAGGCGTTTTTTTAATGTAAGACGCTTCTTTTTAATCGGTATGGGAAGGGCATCAACAGCATTTGAAATAACATTTAATGCATCTGTATTTACGGCAGTATCTGTATTTTCTAACACGGGTTCTACAACAGCCTTTTCCAAGTCAGTTAATTTCTTTACACCGACGTCGGGTATAAGTTCAAGGTCCATTTCTTGCTCTTTTTCTTTTTCTTTTTCTTTTTCAGTTACATCGACATCCTTAGCTCGCTTAAGTATCAATTTGGAACCTAAACGCTTGACATTAGAGTTCTTCTTGCGTACAGAGTCTTTCTCTTTCTCTAATCCACCCATATTAAGTTGTTTATGTCTATACTCTTCCAAATCTAATTCTACTCTTTCAGTGTCAACGTTGCGTATCTTCTTATAAACGAAGAAACGATTGAGGAATGAAATTTCCTTTTCATAATCTCGCATGAGATGCGATGTCCCGTAATCTTTCAACTTTGATGGTTTGTTCTTTGTTTCTTTATTCATATTATGAAATAATTCCTCAAATGAACCTGACCCACTAGGGAGTCCCAATTTAATGGCCTCATCTCTAGGTAACATAATAAAACCATACATCTCTAACACACGAGTCATGTAGTCAAAATTGACCAGGTACTCTGAAAATGTCTTATTAATCGAATCCTGATAAACGTCGATCTTGTAACCAATCGAGCTCGAATCGTCCGGAAAATCAGTCTCATCGTATTGTTTGGTTACCTCCCAAACCTTTACTCCATCCTGAACAATTTGTACACTTTCGCCCTTTTTGTATTTATCGAGCTTATTGAACATTAACTTACCATCATATGCAGTTCCGATGAAGAAACCACCTGTCTTCGTGCACTCGGAAACATTTCGCATGAATCCCTTCAACGAGTCTGGCGTTTCGAAGAAGTAGTGAAGAGCAAATTGACACGACGAAACATTGAATCCTTCCTCGCCCTTACCATACAAACGAAGCAATGCCTTGTCCATCTTATTTTCGTCTTTCTTAATGAGACCAAATACAGCACGCGTTATAAGAATCGCCTTGTCATCCATCATCGCTGTTCCATCCTTGATATTGTGTGAGCTGTTTCCATTGACAAAGAGAGCAGATGGCGTGCTTTTGTTTGTCATACGCGACTCGAGAACACGCACACATGCACCATTCTTGTTGTTCTCCAAATTATCCTTGTGAATATCGACACCAAACACGAATGAAAGTTCTGAATTTACCCACTTTGACAGATCACCAGCTTTTCCACAAGCATAATCGATAAGTGTATCATTAGGACTACTCACAGATTTAATCAGCTTCTTCTTCACGAACAAATTGTGAAACAGCTTCAGATTGTCCGTCTTGAACTCACGAGAGGTGTTGTTATAATATTTATCTTCTGTCACGTCATTGTCGGGTATGTTTTCGCCACTACTTATCATTTCCTCAGTAATAGGATAATGAATCGACTTCCAGTTATCATTTGCAACATGGTATGCGTTACCAAAATTACGTTTTCCATTCAGCATTTCTGTCGTCTTATCATAGCGAACACGGAGTGGGATCCAGCACCACCCCTTTTCACCAGTCTTGTTGTAGCTAAATTCAACAATTGTATTGTCAGTAAATACATCGCCTTCCGTTGTAATCATCTGATTGTTACCTTGTGCGTCCTTTTGAAGTAATATATTCGCGAGACCAGCCTCAACATCGTAAGGCGACGTCGGATAAAATTGAGCAGGTATGACATTCTTACTACTTTCGTCCGAGATGCTTTTCGGCGTCTCATCATTCAAAATGTATTGACACGGGTTGATATATCCGTGTTGCGACGGGTTGTAACTACATCGCAGTTTTATCGTTTTATATTCGGAAATGCTATCGTGATACATGATATTTTGAACAATATCCTCATTGTTCTGTTTCTGTTTCATGGTCGTAACCAGAAAATCGATTGTGTTGTACTCGGGAGGCTTCCATTTGAATGAGTGCTTCCATGTTTTTGATTTCGAACGAGGAGCTCCAACCTTGTCTGATCCAACACCTAACAAAGTTGGCGTGAATATCAGTCCATCAGTATTGTACTCAAATAAGCCATCTTTAATTTTGGTAAGGATTAGCCTACACGCATCGAATATAGACTCCGAATCGTGATCTAACGGGTAAAATTCCTTCGATGTGATAGTGATAGGTGATTTGTTTGATAGATTATCTACACTCTGTTTTATGATAGATTTCGGTTTGAGAACCCGAATAAAATCCTTCAGTGTAGTAAGACGCGATTTCTTGGCATCTTTCGTTATGAATGGTAACGATTGTACATTCTTGTTCTCTACAAAATACACATCAAATGCGGCATATAAATTAATGAACTCCTTGTTTTTATTGTGTGTGATGAGTTCGCCGTCGAGTATAGAATTGAAGCAGTCTTTATTGTCTGTTGTTGCACCAGTGAACGATACGTTCATGCTGTTTGAAATCAAATATATCTTTCCTTTGGAATCGACAAAGAGCAAGTTGCGTTCTCCATCCGCCTTTTCGGTTACCGTATAATCCTTTCTAATATTTATCACGTTGAGATTCGAGTCTACAGGTGCAACATTTGCCATTTGCAGCGTAACAGAACTCGGACCAATGAAATAAGGTGTATGAACAACCTTCTCATATGCCTTAACCACGTCACTTTGTTCATAATACGACACTGGGAAATTACTCTTTTGCAGACCACCCAAAACAAATTTAATCGCTTTTCTCAGAGATTCGAGTAGCAACTCTGGCGTGTTTGTAGGATAACCAGGTCCAATCTTGTTGTTGTCAACCTCAATTTCAATCTCGTATCTCTCCGGATTAGTAAATACACCCGAGTCGGCGACATAATACACCTTCTTCATGTCACGATTGCCGGTTTTTACTATACTAACATCAATCTTTACAGGATAATCGTCGTGTACAAACGTAACGCGATTCAAATAACGGAAAGACTTCTTGATATCCTTCCAGCTCTGAATAATGAAATGCTGAAGTCCCATGTTAGGCGTCTCTTCTTGTTGAAGCGAAACTTTGAAATTGAAATCATTGAAGAATACAGGGTTTATCTTGCCCTTGTTCTCGACAAAGACTTGCTTCTTTTTTGTGAATTTAACACACGAATACATCCGTTCTAAACGAGCAAGATCATCATTTGATTTACAATAATATTGTATTTGATCTAAACCATATATCTCGACACGAGTATTCGATTCCTCATATTTACCTGTGTGTTTATTGATAAACTCAGTTTGAACGCGTAAGCTATATTCACCAGACTCGTCAATTGCTCGAAATCCTAACGCCTTGAATTTCTTAATTACATTGTCATAGTCGTTTTTATTGAATGGCTTGATGTCGCTGTTTCGCTGATTAATCGTTCCAAAACGCACTTCAAGCTCATAGTTTATTTTTTCGGTTGGTTTCAAATCGAAATATGTTTTGACTAAATTGTTGAACCTCTGAGAGTTTGACTCATTCGTATACTCAGGTTTGTCATTGTTCTTTTCTTTGAACAATTCTTCCGGCGTATCCTTCATTGATTGTGATTCACCCTGTTCGGTCATTATATTATACATACAAATATAATTTTACATTACAACTCAATTTTTTGAACGATAGATTCGTATAGCTCATTCTTCGTTTTAGTTTTATCATTGTCCTTTTTTGTCTCTATCTCCAGCTTCAAACAAATATCTACAAGATCCTGAAGTTTGTAATAGGAAATATTACGAATAGGCTTATCAATTGCTTCAAGCTGATACAATGATGACTTCTTAAGATCAATTGCAGAATTATTGCTTAACTCATATGCAAACTTTTTATTTTCAAGTGCGTGTATTACATGAACCTCTGATGTATTGTTCGACTTCAATTCAAAAAAAGTGCGTTTATTGATATAAACAGCATTTTTATTTTCAATCGCACATAATGTAAAAAATGTCGGAATATCTATTTTTGTCCCATATGCAAGTATCTCTTCTAAATGAGCCAACGTAGAAAAACCATTTGATTTGATAATTGTTTTATTCTGTCGGATCTTCTCAACAAAATCAAACTTGTGTTTCTTTTCCAAGATAATGTTTCGGTGATTTGTATTGTTGTACTCGTCTTGTCCATGCAAAATAACAAACGCAATCCAGAACAGAGAGTCTACTTCTTTGGGCTCAAAAAAAGATGTTGCTTTTATAGCATCATGCTTTCTTTGTTCTTTTTCTTTTTCTTTTTGTTGCTGTTCCTGTTTGCAAGTAGGCAGTTTTACAAGCTGGGTTTTTATAATAGATTGCATATTAAGCTCGGTTAATGTGTAATCTTGCAGTTTTTCCATTGTTGGTCTATTTAATATAAACAGATGCCTTTAAGCCACTTTGCTATGGTGTGTCAATTGATACCGGATCGTCGTACTCTTCTTCAAGTGTAAATGGTCCGCATTCTTTACTATTGTAGACAAATTTGATAAAATACTTTACATTTACGAAATCCTTCAATAGTCGTTTTTCACCCCAGCCATCTGTAAAATACAAAATGTCTGTCCAGTCAACACGTTCCTCGTAAATTTGTCCAAGTCTGTGTTCGATAGGCCAAATATCGTCATCTCTTGAATCATAATAATATACATATGCTTTGTCACCACTCGATTTATCACCGGTTGATAATTCTGGTATATGTTCAAAATGCCCGTCTGGATGGATAATACTGAATGGACACGTGAACAAAAGTTCATTGATCTCCTTGATTGCGACTGCGTAGAAATTTTCGTCCATTTTAACAAAGTTAAATTTTTATACTTATTATATTTATTATAATAAATAATCAATTTTATAATAGTAAAAAATTTGTAAATCTAACTAGGTTCAACCGAAAACATCTCGTTCTTGAATGTATTCTTTTGTTGTTCGCCGTAATTTAAAGTTGTCTCTTGCATCGAAACATAATTAATGTATAATGTGAGTTCGTTGATTTGCTCCTCATTCAGATCAGTGAGATTAATATGAATCCCGTATCTATTCTCGTTCAGAGTGATATTATCATATTTCTTCATGATACGAAGAACTTCAATTTGATTGTATTTGTTCATTTCATGGATCAAGTCGCGAATCATAATTAATGTGTTTGTCCTTTCGCTTCCAATAGTATCCATATTATAATATCTTGAGCTCAGTCTCTATATTATTATTATTGTTGTTAATCAAAAATATATATTTTATGCAAATATATAAATGGATCTTGATGATTCTGAAGAGTGTTTGATATGTAGTGATCGATTAGATAATAATCCTCAAGATAGTGGTACACAATTTTATGTTGGGCCTGGAAATACGATGTTAAATTCTCTCGTAGGCAATGAACGTATCCAATGTTTAGGAGAACAACATCATAAGTATCATGTGAAATGTTTTAATTCTTTCGTAGCTAGTCAGGGTCAAGATCCCAAAAAATATGCTCTATGTATGATTTGCTTTGAAGGAATGGATATTAATGATAGAAATAAAGCAAAACTTATTGACGACATTGTAAGAATAGGTGATGAAAAAAAAAATGAGAAACTCAGGTATGCTGACGCACTAAAAACTGCAAAAAAAGATAAGGATGTTTTGACAGAGACATGGATTGAATTAAACAAACAGAAAAAATATAGAGGAAAATTGGATTGGACCATAGTAAAAGAAAGGCTGGTTGATAAGTTTTATGATAAATATTATAGTGATTTTTCAAAAATATTGCGTATATGGTTAGAGTTACATCGTGATTATGACCCAGCTATGAAAAAGGCACGTGGTGAAAGAGAAACAGCTCTTGCACAAATAAAAGGAGTTGATAAAGCCTTGATTGATGTATGTAATAAACTTAATCTACTTATATATTATATTAATGATTTAACGTGGGACCCTTATATTAATCGATATAAAAACGATGATCTTCAAGGTTATAGATACCATCAATATGCTTTACCCGATGATTATGTGAAGGAATTAGAGGATACTGGATTGGTCTCTGGAGATATTACAGATGAGACGTTGGAAAGTATAATTGATTTTTTGGTGGATAAACGCATTGAAGAGCTAGAAGAGAATCCGGATTATACTGGTAATGTTGGATATTTTTCACCAACAGACTTAAATTATGTATATACAAATCCTGATGATTTTGATGATAATTATAATGCACGTACAAATGATGATGCTATGAATGAAGGTTATGGTGGTTCTAAACCCAAGAAGGGGTATAGTAGAAGTAAGAAGATGACAATGAAGCGACGCATAAACAAAGGTCTTGGTAAGAGTAAGAAACTTAGAAAAAAACATATACTAAAGAAGAGTAGTGTTAATAAAAATAAATAAAAATTATAGGTAAAAATATGTTGGGTAATTTGTGGATGAAACTTAGAGATACGATACCTTAAATATATTTATTGTTATGTTTAGTGTATATACTTGTCTATTTTCTTTGTTTTACTTTTGCTTGATGAGTTCGCCGATGATTGAAATATACTTGTCATTCAACTCGAAACGCTGACCAATAACGCGAACTTGAATAATATCGCCTTCTTTTACATCTGAGAAATACTCGTCGTTGTAATGGTGATCCTTGGCAACAAATACGACAATCGGTGTGGGGTTCTCAATGGAGCTCTCTGCACGGATTCCTGCCTTGGTTATGTTCTTCGCGATGCAATTGAAAATCATATTTTCAACTGGAAAGCATATTTCACACTCAAAAACAACCTCAAACGAAATAATATTACCACGTTGAATTAGACCACTCGAATAGCTGATTACCCTAGATGAACCCTTTTTGATATAACCCTCAATGATACACTTGCCTTCAAATTGGTTGGAAACAGCAAGTTCAATGGTTTCCTTTAATCTGCTGTTGATAGCCGTCATGGGCAAGACAATTGCCCTGGAAATTAACCCCCTAGAATAGATAGGGTGTAAAGCAACATCCTTTCTCTTAATTTTAGGTTGTCGGATTTTCTTCTGACGTTCCATTATTCTATAATGATATAATTATAATGTTTTTGTATCATTTTTTTATTGTATTTTGAAAATAATAAACAATTTAAACATTAGTTTGAAATCAACCAAATGGATCAAGCGAGCGAAGATAATGATTGTTCTTTGTGTAAGATATCTTTAACTGATAAACCTAATTATAAATTGCAATGTGGTCACAATTTTCATACTGGTTGTATTATAGATTGGTTTCGATTTCAGTCTTATCAATGTCCATGTTGTTATATCGACGCACAATTATATAATAACTCTAATATTTCAAATAATCAAGTTGTGATTACTAATTATTTAACTTATGTTGATGAGCAAATGGCATATGCAAAGAAAAACTATATATATCCTAGCTTTCGCTTTGCAAGTAATGAGGCACGCAAAAAAAATGCACCCACACAACTGAAGCGTTTATATGCTAGTTATAAGAGGATGTTAGCAAATGATCAAAAACAAAAGGTCGAAGTAGATAATTATAAAGAGAATGAATTGAAACAATATCGTGTTATGAACAAGAAATATAGTAAAATTTATATTGGACATATTCGTAGACTACGACGGATACGATGTATGAAAAGACAGATTTGTAGATTTTTTAAGGTTGAAGAATAATTTATATCTCATCAAATACGGGGAGGACCGCCTCTGGTAAGTGCATTTGCGGGTATTTTAGAGTTATTATTTGCGGCAGAAGTAGTGTTTTGAATTATATCCGTTTCTTCCGCTATCTTCTTTGGCTTTTGAGGTCTTGGCAGTCTGCAATTGAGAGCACGCTCGAGCTTTGTAATTATCTGTGGATTGGGAATTCCTCTCCCAGCCTCATAATCGGCAACAATTTGCTGTTTCTCATTGATGGCGACACCTAAATCCTTCTGTGTCATCTTTTTTGCCATTCTTGCTTGCATAATTGCCTTGCTTAAGGTTGCATCGACTTGCATATGTCTTAGGTCTTCTGTATTTTCAATTGTGTGTGGGCTGGCCAACGGCGTATGAGCAGATTGATTACTTCCAGCACCGAATTTCTTCTCAGTTGTAATAATACCTGCCTGTTTTGCACGAGCGAGTTCTGCGGCTGATTTTGGCACTACGACAGGACGATTAATGCTGCCGCGACCAATATTGACTGGAGTTAAATCTTGGAACGTGTTCGTATTCATGATATAATTTATATGTATAGTATAAATTATATATTGTTTTCATTTTTATTTTAATTGTCGTTTACTCTGGATTATTTGTTGAAGAAACGGATAGCCATTTCGGGTGTAAGGAACCATTTTTTATCACTATCCGTTATATCTTTGAATCTCAGAATAAACTCTTTCATAATACACAAGTCGATTAGACCAATCGCCTCTTGTTCTATTACACCTTTCTTCGTTTTGATTTGTTTTGTGTTGTCACTGGTGTACTTCTCAACACCCAAGATCCCATTAAGTGATTGGATGACCTTTATTTTCCCTGCCTCGTCGCATCTTGCTCCAACATCCCTGTGTTTTGTGATGTCCTTGGTTTTGAATACTATAGATTGATTGTTATTTTCATAACCCATAAAACCTACAACCGAGTTATATTTGCTCGGATCCATATCCAAGAGCACTTTCACTTCGGGAACACTTTCAACGTATTTCTTGTCTTCATTACCCATCTTTGTCCATTTATTGTCCTTGTCAAGCTTAACATAATGTTCATTTTTCATGTCGTACAATATGATTGCTTTCACCTTCGGTGTTACGATGACTCTTTTCTCGAAATATTGCTTTATCTTTTCTTCCAGAGATCCAGGTGTAAGGGGGTTAATAGAATACACATAGTTGAGTAATTCTAATTTATCTGCAAAAAAGAGTGTTTCTATTATGTGTGCAATGAGGAAATGATTAATGTGATCGTTCTCCTTCATGCCCGGATACTCGACAACAAGTTTCCTAATTACTATACCACAATGATCATACCAATTTTTGTTACCTCTATCGATAGATTTTATGGAAAGAGTCGAATCATATGTAGACTTAACAGAATTAAATATATCCACACTTGTCAGTTTAGGTTTTGCGATCTCTTTATCTATCACGATTTCAATATTATCATGTTTGTAATCAATAGGTGTTTGACGCTCGAAAATTGAAATGCTGTTGTTAGTAAGTTCGATGGGTTGAAATAAATAATAGTCTCCGACGTTTATCAGACGCCCAGTTCTTCCAAATCTATCATTTATGAATTCATTCTTGTCGTCGATGAGCTGAGTGAGTGCTGAGTAAATTTGAATGAGCGGATACTTCTTTTGGTTTTGTATTTTTCGGATCAAGACATCTTTCTTGTAAAAGACACTTTCTTTCATGAGTGTTCTGATGCGTTGCAATATCTTTTCATTATTCAGTTGAATGAATTTCTCATTGTAGGTGTCGAGATCCTCGATGCTGTCTACTTTCTTATCTTTGTCTTTTTCTCCTTCTTGTCCTTCTCCTTCCTCGTCTCCTTGATCCTTATTTGTCTCTTCAATTACAATCTTCTTCTTCGGACGGCAATCAAATGTGCATTTTTCCATATAATCACATGCAAATGAATTGGGTGTATCTCCAACCTTGAAATCCTCCATGCGTGTGCCATCTGACAATACTTGAACAATAGGTTTTTCAATTACAGACGACATTATCTCTTGTGTGAAGTTGACCTGTTCGTGATTTATAATGCAATCAACAGCAGTTTCTTTGAGTAACCGACTGACTTTACCCATCTGAACTGCTTTGTATTCGGCTACACGATACACGTACATATCGGCAGCTTCTTGTTTGTTTTCGTCTTCGAGTATCGTGCCATGCATGAATATCTGGACATTTCTCTCTTCAAATGGGAGATCCTTGTGACTCAGGTTACGAACTGCACGCCCAATGATTTGCTCGACTCTGTTCATGTTATACCAAGGTTCTAGGACGTGAACTTGACGGATAAACTTCAAATCGATACCTTCTGAACCAGCTTTTGAAATCAGAACAACCTTCACCTTCTCTCCATTTTTATTATCTTCATTTGTAAGGCCTTTGATTTCAAATACGTTGTTTGGTGATAAGCGTGGATCGCCTGTAATCATGGAATATCTCGCAGGTGAAAATTTCTTCTTATCCTTGGGCGGCTTCATAGTGGTTACATCAACTACGTCGGTTGGTTTGTTTTTGAACAATGGTTTTGTATCTTCTCCATAACGCGTAAATCCCATTTCTTCAAGTGCTAAGGCCATAGGTATAAGACCACTATCAATAAACTGAGAGTATATAAGTATCACACCTTTTGCAGCGGATCCGTTTTTATAGATGTTATCAATGATGCTCTTTATTTTCGAACTATATTTACCAATCACATCGGGAGAGAAGATACGACCAAAACCTGTTTCTTTATACTCGAAATTTCCCTTGTTAGGTGGATTAGTTGACTCATCGAATTTCATGAACCGCTTAAGACCTCCCCGTCCAACCAAATCCTTCGCATCGACTGAACCACCCACTTGTGTTTTTGGTTTGTCTGCGACTGGTTCTGATTGTAAAGGCTTCAAACCTTCATCATCAGCCTCTGGCATAAGAGTTGCATTTTCAATAACCTGTTTATCAAACTCCTCTGATATCTCGTCTATATATTTCTCCTTGGGAATTTTATCAATTTGTGCTTTCAGTTTGTTATTTGGATAACTCATTATTAACGCTTCTAATGGCTTTTGGAGCAAAGTATAACCAAACGACTCCATATTAGCAAATGATGGCATATTTTTGACAACTCCCTTCTTTGTTGTGATAGAAAACTCCTTGTTTCTCAGTTTGTGTATGATGTAACGATAGACACAATATTGACAATTTCCACATTCATTGCAGTTTCCTATTTTTGTCAAATACAAACTTAAGATACGCTCTTTGTCCTCATCCTTGATTCGCTTCAAGTTCATCTGATACGATGGATATTCGAAATCAGGGAATGATTTTTCCTTAGCAAACTCACTGGGATAGACACGATATGGGAATGTGTAGGGATTCTCTCCTCTTACATAAGAAATATAACCCGTCGCCTTTTTTATTAGAAGATCTTGTCCACCTGGCTTAAATTTACCATACGAATCAAATACATCCTTGGTCTCGATATATCCACGTCTGTCGTTAATATTCATTAGGTTTAATAACCATATGATTTCCTTGTAGCTATTGTACATTGGAGTCGCAGACAACAAAAGAAGCCTCATGTTCTCTGCACATTTGACAAGTACTTCCAAGAAATTTGCAACCTTTTTGTTCTTATTGTCATCGGTTTTTCGTATATTATGCACCTCATCGATTACAATCAAACGCTCGTCAAATTCGTTACGCAAACGCCTGATACCCTTTTCGTTTATTGTCAGTTCGCTTGCATCCGTAGAACCCGGATTCATTGTATTGTTAATGTAATTTGCAAACTGATCATAACCCGTGAATAAATAATAGGAATTTATAAGGTTGCGTATCTGTGTTATAATCTTATCCTTTGTCAGACCACGCATGTTCATTGGATTGATCTCTTTGATCAGTTTGTTACCAATACATCCTTTGTGAACCCAAAGGCCGTCTATGTTCTTCAACCTTCTCTCGTCGAAAAGTTGGACTTTGAAATTATCCTGCACGTTTTCGGATGCAACGATGATAATACGTTTCGTAATTCCCATCTGTTTCATATAATCTCGCATCTCCTCGCACACGCCAATTGCACTGCACGTTTTTCCACTGCCTAATCCGTGATATAATAATAAGCTATTGTATGGTGTTTGAGCAGACATGAAATTCTTTACAAATGCCTGGTGTGGTTGCAATTCAAAATCTGCCTTTGCTAATTTATCAGCATATGATGCTATGTCAGTATGTATATCGCCATCATACTTTGTATCACTAAACTCCTTTTTCGAAGAAATCTTAATATTAAATTCCTTGTCATTCAAATTTGGATACAAATGATTATCGCTTAAACATTTACCTTCAATTGCCTCCTTTTTTAATAAGAATCGATTGCACTCCTTGGAATAATGTTTTTCGTTATCACAATTCATATTAGGCACTTCTTGTAATTTACAATCCGTAGAAGGATCAAATGGTTCGTTATCCATATTTACTACATTTGCCTCAACACGTTTACTCTGTAATTCTGGTATAACATCGTCGTCTTTTGTTGCAGCAACTTCCTCTCCATTTTTTTTCACACATCTACCCTCTTTATTTTTACGTGTTCCTTTTGGGCATCGAGAACGCTTTTCTTTTTCTCTCTCTTTCTCTTTTTCAACTGGAGCGTCTAGAACTGGAAGATCTTTTCTTACTTCATCTTCTATACGAAGCTGGATAGGTTCTTTCTCTTCTTCTTTTTCTTTTTCTTTTTCACCATCAGCCTTCTTGACACAATCACCATATTTGTTTTTACGCGTTCCTTTTGGGCACCGCGTACGTTTTACTTTTTCAGTAAGAGCCTCCATCTCCTTTTTTAGTTCTTCGTCTACGCGATCTTCTTTATCTTTATTACCAACTTCACTTACAACCATTGGTTCTAATAATTTATCTGGGCTTATTTTATAATACTCGCCAGTTTTTTTATTCCGCCGTGTTCCTGTTAGGATACGCTTCATATACACTAGAAGTATAATTTATTTTGCGTTAATACGTTATATATATTTGTAATAATTTTTTTCTTTTCTAAATGATATGGCCTTATACATAGCATACAATCTTCATAACTTTTCCACTCAAGCTTACTTACCTCACTCTTTTGAAAATTATTCAAGGATGTTCTATCTTTTGTAAATGCTAAAAAATATTTGTGCTTGTAAGACTTGTGATTTGTTCCGATATATGTCTCCTCAAAAGGAAGTAGATTTTCAATAATTTTTATTTTATTTTTTTCAATACCAGTTTCTTCTTCAAATTCACGCAATGCACATTGTATCTCCTTCTCTTTTCTTTCTCTCCGCCCTTTGGGAAATTCCCATTCAGTTTCCGACCAACTTGTAGTGCTTCTACGTATTAGTTCATATAGAGTTATCCCATCTTCGTTTATTCCTTTCTTGATAATATCAAATTTCTTGGATGCAGAAATATCCTCATTATTATAATGTGAAGTATCTCCCCACATTTGTTTCCATAACGATGAAAAAGACGTAGTTGTTAACCGCTCCTTCTCAGCTATAGACATTTCATCTACAATTGTCTGTAACTGAATCATGTTACTCATTGAATATTTACCCCTAATTATATCGATGTATCCGAAACTATCCTTGCGTCGTATCATTAGAAATTGCAACTTATCTTCATGTATTCGAAACAGAATTATTCCACAGCTAGTAATTGGTAATCTACACTGATGAAATTGATGACCTTGTTTATCACAATTATTACAATTATTGCAATGATTGCAATTATTCATTAGATACTATTGTATTTTATATTTATGTCATTTGCGGATAATAACATGGAAAAAATTATACATATTGTATTATGAATCGTCCAGATCCGAAAATATGGGGTCCACACTTCTGGTTCTTCATACATTCTGTAGCAATGACATATCCAAAAACACCCAATGATGTAACCAAGAAAAAATATTACGAGTTTATACAAAATTTACACTTGTTTTTACCTGAAGAAAAAATATCAAGCAGTTTTAAAAATCTGTTAGCTGATTATCCAATCACACCATATCTAGACAATCGCGAATCATTTGTTAGATGGGTATGGTTTATCCATAACAAAATAAATGAAAAACTAGAAAAACCCCAAATAACACTCGAGCAATTTTACAAAGAATACAATGATGTATACAAATCAACGACCACAAAAACTATCGAATCTTATAAATTTAGAGAGAAACTATCCTATTTAATTGTCATGGTGTTATTGTCATCCACTATATATTACCTTTACGACAAATAATATATCTATAATATAGCAATGCAAAAAAGCAATAGTCGAAATATAAGAAATACAAGAAAAACAAAAAAAAGACGCGTAATTTATAAACGAGATCTTAGTCGAAAGAATCGCAAGACAAAGGGTGGAAATGCACTTGCCTCTGGTGGGTATGGTTGCATTTTTTCACCAGCGTTAAAATGTGCAAACTCAAAACATGGAAATGGCATGCAACAGGTAAGCAAATTAATGTTAACGGATTATGCTGAGTTGGAATACAACGAGGCGAAAAATCTAAAGAAAATATTATCTGTTGTTCCCGATAATGAAAAGTACTTCTTATTGCATGATATAACTATGTGTAAACCAGATATTATACCTCCTGAAGATCTTGATAATTTTACCAATAAATGTACTTCATTGCAAAAGAGATATGATATCAAGCTCGATAATATAAATCAGTCGCTAGATAAACTCCGTATTATAAATATGCCAAATGGAGGTATGACGATCAACGAGAAGGCGAGTAAATCAGAAATGAGCGAACTTAACGACATCCACAAGTCACTAACCAGTTTATTAAAGAATGGTATTGTTCCGATGAACAAATTAAACATATTTCATTGCGATGTAAAAGATACCAATATATTGATCGACGGCGACTATAATTCCGTGCTGATAGACTGGGGTTTTGCATTTGCAAAAAAGGGCAATCGTATCCCAAAAATGCTGAAACGGCGACCATTTCAGTTTAATCTTCCGTTATCTGTTATACTTTTTTCAGACGAATTCAATAAAATGGCAGTTAATTTGAGAGACAAGAAACAGGCAGAGGATATTGTAACCAAATACAAGGAAAAACAAGGGCATTATGAATATATAAACAATATGATATGTTTATTGAAGGGCGAGAAGGATCTTGTTGCTGGCGAACAAAGGTATACATTTCCTTTTGTTGTCGATTTTATTCATGATATATTGAGACGTTTCTCTCCTGGAAATGTTTTCAATGCGACAGAATATTATAATTCCGAGTTTATACACAATGTTGATTTGTGGGGATTTATCGTGACATACTTACCACTCGTGAAAAGGAGCGAGAAATTCAAGGTTTTATTTGAAAACCATTTATTTAAAAGTGGAAGGATAAATATAGACGATTTGTATTCTGATTTAGAACAAACAACTATATAAAATAACCAAGACCGAACATTTATTGTCAATAAAATACAAAATCCGCGGTTGTATAAAATTATCTTTATACTTATTATAATGAACGCCATGAAGATGTTTAAAGATTTGTGCACGCCCGCCAAGATCTATTTCATTATTGCCTTGCTAAGTACGTTCCTTGCGATTTTTAACAGGGTCTGCTGTATCGAGACAACCCTCACCAACTTAGTTTTCGCTCTTATTTGGACGTTCATCCTCAGTTGGTTGTGCAGCAAGGGATATGAATCTGTCTCTTGGTTCTTAGTCCTCCTTCCGTATGTGTTGATTCTTCTTGGTGTCGTTCTTGTTATGAACAAGATTTAATATACCTATATTATAATATATGAAACTTGAAATCTTAGTATTAGGAGCAACGGCATTTTTTATTTATAACACATACCATGATGGAAAATATATGAAAATGTTATTGTCATTTAAAAAATATTATCAAATGGCGTTTTTTGGTGTTGTCGGTTTCGGAGTCTATTTATTGTTGAAGCGAAATCCAACAGAAGGCAGGAACATGCTCGTTTACGCTAACAATGTTGTAAAATACATGCCGATTGATAAAACCTCGCTTGATATGCTCTCTCCAATTTTCGATTTTACTTCTCAAAATCTAGATACCAATGGCGAACCAAATTTCAATGAACGTAATAAACCTAATCCTATGAATGGAGGCAGAGTTAATCGCTCGGTGAGTGGTATGAAGAAAAAATACATTGCTTCCCAACAAGAGTGGAAGTGTGGACATTGTACGAAACAGCTGGATTATACATATGAGGTGGATCACAAGATCAGTCTAGAAGATGGAGGTGGCAACGACGTACAGAATTTAATTGCACTTTGCCGAGAGTGTCATGGGAAGAAGACTGTATTGTCGAGTTTTTAAAAATAAACATGTAATATTAATAGTATTGCATGTTTATTACATGTCTAATAATATATAATGCGTTGAACTCTAACCAGTATTAATTATGAAATAATATTTAGTAATATATATGTCAGTTCCTTCAACACTCGAAGAGGATTATGATATGAGTGATTTTGATGAATTAGAAAAACTTTATCGTGATTTCGACGTACCAGATGATGTTGTTGACGCTGCTTCGGGAAACACGGGACTTCTTGTTGATACATATTTTGGTTCATCATCTCAAAAATCACGAAATCTACTTAGTGTATTTATAGTACTTTCTATTTTAAGAAATTTGTTAGTAACACCATTAACACCTGATATGTATACACAAATTTTCAACGGATATACAGATGACATAAGACAATTTATAGATCTTATCACAAGTATAATTGAACTTAAACCAGAATATATAGTTTTTAATGATGACGTAAGAATAATGTTAGATTGGAATCTACGGCGCACGCCTGGACGTATAGAATTAATAAATGGAGAAGCAGTTATGGATATTATAAATCCAAGGATTGGTGGGTCTAAACGTAAACAAAAATCAAAAAAATCGAGACGTTCACAGAAAAAGAGAAAGGGTGCTCGCAAAACAAAGAGACAAAGGACCACCAAAACTAAATAAAAATGTGTTTTTACAAAAGGTTTCAATTAATATAATGATGATGTTATTCATATGGATCATCATTATCTTGAAAAATATAATAACAAATGCATACTACTTGACGTATCTTGTATCAATGTTAACGAATACAAAAACAATAACAAAATAGAAGAGTTAATACTTTCGACAAACGTGCAGTCAATAAGAAGAGAAGCATTTGCATTTTGCGTAAACCTAAAAAGGCTTACCATACGAAATCCGAATATAAAAATAGAACAGGGTGCATTCAGATCATGTATCAATTTATGCTCGCTAGAACTTTGCGGTCTATCGATCATCGAATCCTATGTGTTTGCCGATTGCATAAAATTAAGGAACTTTCAAATACCTCATAACATAACTCATATAAAGCCTAAGGCTTTTGAAAATTGCGTAGATATTAAATTCACCATTGAAGATACTAATCCAAAACAACGTTACACAAATGATAACAAATACAAAGAAACTATAGATGTTCTAAGCGAAGCGTTAAATCTAGATACAATCACTATATGCGGGTTATTTAACGACTTTTTAATGGAAACTCCTGTTTATATATCGAGAGAGTCGTTAAGTGATAAAACAATGGAGATAGTTAAACGATTTAATACAAAGCGAGTATTTGTTGATTATCAACTTTAACAACAATCACAACAAATCTGTATAATTCAACTAAATGAATATCTAATGTTATAATAATGGATGATAAATCAAAACCATCGGACTCAACATTAGCATTAGTCTCATCAAAACCAGTAAAAGCAACTACGACAGCATCTTCTCGACCAGGATGGAGCAATAGGCTGTTTGGAAAACCAAAAAGTAAACCAGTTAGCTCAACATATGAACCATCTGCACCACCACTTGTTAATAGTCACAAAGACCCTGTTTCAGCGATAATTATAGATAAAATTAAACCACTAAAAGATATGATGTCATTAAGTGCGATGAAGGGTACACCAAAACAACTACTACTTTTTGTTATTGTTTCAACATTATCAATAATAATTCTAATTTTGTTATTCAATAAACAAGCTCTAGGCGGAACGACATCAGCGGAAATAACAGCAAGTGTATTATTTGTTGCATCATTTACATTTTTTATAGTATTTTTCTGTTTTTCAATATTACCGACTTTGCAAGATTGGCGATTATTGTTTTCATCAATGTTCTATACTTCGTTTGTTATACTATTTACGCTCGCTTTAACGCTTGTATTTACAATAGTATCAAAAGAAACACTTGACTCATATGCTTACATATTCGCACCGATAACTCTCCTTATTGGAATGGGAGTTTTTTACAAGGGTCTCGCGAATGATTATACACTCAACCTGAACAACACCATGCAAGAACAAATAAAAACGATGATAATAATGTCATGCTTGTTGGTAGTAATGGTAATTAGTTACTCGGCCGACCCAGGAAATTTTCTACACAATACATACAACTCTAACGCAATAATTACACTTACAATTACATTCCTCACCTTTATCTACTTATTTGTTCGACTAATAATATCAAGCACCACAAAGAATTTCGAATTCAAAGTACCAGAGACAGGTAAATGGGGTGTATTGTTTGATGTATTGTATGTAATATTTTTACTAACTGCTATTACTGGCATAGCAGTAAAATCGTCAACAAGTGGTTTTATGGATGACAAACCAGTTTCATCATCTGTTATATCACTTTTGTTGGTAACGACAATAATATGGTCTACCAATTTTTTTGTAAGCAGATCCGGTAACGCATCTGGATCTGAAAACCCACTATTAAAAAAGTTTGATAATATATTTAACAATCAACTTCTGATTGGAATTATGATGTTACTACTAGGAATATGGGCAATTGTATCTGGTGTACAGAAGACAAACTCAACATCAACTATAGTATTTATTTTAATGATGGCCTTAGTTGCATTTTTCATATATAAATTTTACTATACCAGTCTTCCATTCGGTAATTCTCCGAAGGCTGGTTTCTTTGCGTTGATTATTAATATAATTTTGTATATACCTTGTTTGTTATTTGACCTTGCAAAATTCATGATTGATCAATACAAAAAAACTACATGGGCGTCATTAATCATTATACTCGTTACTAGCTTAATTGCTACAGCATACTTAACACTACCACTCTTATTTGATCGCATAAATTTACAAGGTGGAAATCAATTGCAAAATGAACCGCTAACAACCGACACTTTGCATGAAGTTAGTACGTATGACAAGATGAATGGGATAAATGAGGACGACTATAAATACGAATATGATCAGATGGATCAATCCGGTAATAAGGTAAAGGTTACAATTCCAACAAAGCCAGGTTTCAAATATCAATACGGACTATCATTCTGGGTTTATTTGAATGCTGAACCACCCAATACAAACTTATCGTATGCAAAGGATACATCACTATTAAATTATGGTAATAAACCGAATATTAGATATAATGCCCAAACAAACACTTTTTCAGTGGTGGTTGTAAGTGAATTCCAGGAAATGCGACAAGAAATTGTAGTATACGAAAGCAAAACATTTCCTTTACAAAGATGGAATAACATTGTGATTAATTATCTTGGTGGGACGATGGATATATTTTTAAATGGAGAGCTTGTTAAATCCGAGATCAGCGTTGTTCCTTACATGTCTTTAGATAAACTAGTAGTAGGAGAAGAAGACGGAATACATGGGAAGGTCTGCAATATAGTCTATTTCAAACAGCCGCTCACGACAAGCAAAATGTACTATTTATATAATATGGTAAAAGATAGCTCACCACCTACAACATATGGAGGAATACAAATACTGCCATCAATGACAAAACAAAATTAAATAATAATATCAGCTGTAGTCCTTATAAATTGCCAACAATCATTTGTTATTTAGAAAAATAAGAACCTATATGATAATTCAATATACAAAACATATTTTATTCTGTATATTGTGTATATGACACCTTTAACGATATTGTTGATTATACTGGTAATAGTTTTGATTTTCTTCATATTAAAGTATCTTTTCTCTACAAGTAATACTTTGGAAGGTAATCTGCGTAATGGTCAAGCTGTTACGAAGATTGACGGAAAAAATCTGCCTGGAGGTGGATTATCCACAAATTACGCATTCTCTACTTGGTTTTATGTGAACGACTGGACGTATAAGTATGGTAACCCCAAGATAATCTTTGCTAGATCAAACCTAAACAATACTGAACCAATGGCTGCATCAATCAAAACCAGTGGTCCTAGTCCATGCGTAGCTTTAGGAGACACTGAAAACTCTATTCACGTATATGTGAGTTGCTTCTCTCCGAATACCACACCAGATGATATTATAGTTAACAATATTCCTATTCAAAAGTGGGTAAATCTATCGATCAGTATTAATGAAAAAACATTAGATGTGTATTTAGATGGAAAACTAGTAAAAACACAGATCTTAAGTGGTACTGCTAAGGTTTCACAAAATGATCTATACCTTACACCCAACGGAGGTTTTGACGGATGGACATCTAAATTTTTATACTTTGAGAAACCGATGAACCCACAACAGGCACAGAATATCTACAAAGATGGACCTACTGGATGGTTGTCTAACTTGTCAACCTATCAAATTCAATTGTCGCTCATTGAAAATGGAACGCCGCAAAGTAGTGTCACGATTTAGTAAATTTTCTTCTGTAATATTAAATGAGTTTTAATCAATCGACAATGACCCCGCAATCTCAGTCATTTTCAGATTCAAATGGTTTAGTAACAAGGTTTTCCTTCTTGTTCATGATCGTTATAGCCTTCATTATTTTGTTACGTGTTGGTATTTCATTAGTTACACAATTTTTCAAACCAACTGATTCTCCTTTACTGATAGATGGAATGGCTGATGCAAAACAGAAACGCACTATAAAACAAGACCCCTCACAACCAGGTTCAGTTACCATCGGGCGTTCCGATAATGCAGTTGATGGAATTGAATTCAGTTGGTCAGTTTGGATTTATATTAACAACTTGGATTACAATAACACACAATATCGTCACATTTTTCACAAGGGTAATGTAGACCTAACCAAAAAATACCCAGATGAAAATACTGGAGTTGTCGGTATGAATTATCCTAATAATGCTCCAGGCTTGTATATTGCTCCAGGTGCAAGTGAAGGATCTAATAAACTTATTGTTATGATGAATACATTTGACATGATAAACGAAGAAATAGAGATTCCTAATATTCCTGTTAACAAATGGATAAATGTAATTTTACGCTGCAGGAACACGTTTTTAGACGTATATGTAAACGGGACAATTACAAGAAGCATTGATTTGTCTGGTGTTCCCAAACAAAATTACGGAGACGTGTTTGTTGCACTAAATGGTGGTTTTGATGGATATATTTCTAACTTGCAGTATTATAATTATGCATTAGGAACATCAGCAATAAATAAGGTTACTGCTAAGGGTCCTAATCTGAATATGGTAGCATCAGATAGTTCTGCAGGACTTACACAGAAGAATGTAAAATATTTGGCAACTCGTTGGTTTATTGATGAATAATTAAGTTAATATATTTAACAAATTCTAATTTTTAATTAGTTGTATTTTCTTACAAAGTTTTTTGTTAGCAATCGTGTTAACAAAAAAATAATATATATGCTTGTAAAATTTCTAATTTTTGTAATATTTTTAATATTTTTAATATTTTTAATATATTAAATTCTACAAAAGAATTATTGATGAAACTTATAAGTTAAAGTATATAAAGTATATAAATTATAAAATTATATCTTATTTATATATGTGTGATAAATTATCAACAGCAGATTATTCTCCTCCATGGAGTCGTATAGAAGCTAAATATATAGAACCATCTGAGTCTATTCGCCAACAGACTCAGCTGCAGAAAAAAGGGGATGTTTTGCAGTATAATAATAATAAATTTAAACTCACAAAGACGCAAAAATATGCACAACTTGCCAGAGGAATAAATTTATTCAGAAGGAAAAGTTTTGTTACACAAACTGAGACGTATACAAATCCCAATTTTAATAATACAATATGCGGTACTTCAAAATCGTGTTTTACTACTGATAAATCAGATGTTCCAGGACCAATTATACCGCTATGTTATGATTCGTCCTTACCTAATACGATAGCTATACCACGCTTATTTGAGATAAATAGTTTATTTCAGGCACCAACTTTAACCAATATAAACTACCTGTATGATGATTCAACACAACAAAACATTGTTTCATTTGATGTTAATTATGATGATATCGATGAAAAAAATATTTTTTTATATGTTGAAGAAAATGATGGAAATACAAGAAAAATAAATATTTACGAGAAAAGTAACATATCTATTCCAGTTATAAATTCAAAATCATGCTGTATAATTATTGACAATGGTAAAACAACTAAAATGTCATCTGATATTATATTTATCGATCAACCTCCTTTGATTAATATTATTGAAAACAATAACAATGTATTAACCTGCGAGATAGAACCATTTATAAATATTCATTGTTTGAAAACATATTATATTGATAATGAATTGTATGACATAAACAATGATGGATACGATAATAATATATTTAATATAAATCTTGACGCAACGAATCAATATGTTTTAAGTGCTAATTTCAATAATGAATTGTGCACGTTGTTTAAATCATATCCAATTACAATAAATCCTACAATTGTCTTAAAAGTCAACACAATAACTCTTACAGATTTGTCAAATAACTCGTCTTCAAAAACATATATTGCAGAGTTATCATATTATGTAACCGCCATTTCAAAGAAAGAACCTGTGTATTCTAATATGATTTTGAATTATAAATATGCTTCCAGCGATCGATGGAATACTATGCAGCTTTCACAAAATAACAAAATAATTAAAATAACTGGTATTGCACAGGATACACAATTTTATTTACAATATGTAGACAACAATATATTATCAAAGAGCAATATATTAGATGTGAAATTAACACTCCCGACATTAACCTTTGTTTCTTATATAGATGGTAAACTAAAACTCAATATAGAATATTCAGGATCAAATAATGTATTGTATAAAAATTATATTCCTGTAGCAGATACAACGGATATAAATAGTTTAATTATAGATGCTAGTAAAGGAGATTCGTTTAGTTACGGCATAAAACCATCATTTTTATCTGATATAATCAAGATACCAATTGCTCCTCGCGTAAAGTTTAACAACTTTATACATTCCAAGACTGATAATACATACAATATTAACTTTGTAGTATATTATGATGATAATATAATTGAAAATAAAACAGAATTTATTATTTCAGATATAAAAGGAGTTATAATTCAAATTATTCCAAATATTAAAAGAATGCAATTCTTAACGATTCAGACGAAAACAAAAAATATATTAAAAATACGAACAAGAATTAATTATATTGATTCGTATATTGAATCTGAAGATATCAAGATAGTAAGATAGCCTGTATTATATAGAGATCTTATGGTCGTAGAGTAGGGTTTACACATATTTCTCTGCTTGGGAATATATCACCGGACATACACATATCATTTGCACCAACTTCTGCACAAGATCTAATGTTTCTATCTTCGCCTATAAAACACCATCCTGCTTTAGATGCTTTGTTTTGAATTTGGCTATCAGAATCATCAGCATAGTATTCCTTGTCATGAGCATTTTGTTGACTAGCGGTATTTAGAACATTGTTGAATGTGCTATTTTTCAAAATATCAGGTGGTTGAATAATATCTGATTTTAGAGATTTATTTGTTATCGTCTGAACCGAGTCTAAACCTTTTTCGATTACATTTGCAGTTGTTCCTACTACTTGTTTTGTCTCGTCAGCAGTTTCATGTATAACATTACCAGTTACACTTGCAAATAAGTGCAATATTTTTTTTGTAATTGGGCGTATAATATCTAAAACACCCTCAGTTCCATTTGCTAGATAAACGAAAATATTAAATCCTAACAAAGCTAATACAACAAGAATAATTAACATTGTTTTCCAGTCGAATGAAGTACTTGATAAATTACTAGGAACAGATGACACTGGTGTATTTAAAACATTAGAGTTTATTGAATTTGTCTCCATTTTTATATATTACATAAATAAAAATATAATAACAAGTCAGACGTAATTATCAATACCATTTTATGAGATAAAACAACAATTTTTTCTATAATTTTGCTGTATAATTTTTTATATATTTATATATTTTTTATATGTTTTTCTTGTATAATTTTTTTAATTATTATATGTAATGTATGTTGAAAATTGGAAAAGAGATAGATGGATAGATACAAAATCTAGAAGCACCGATGTAGTAACTTTACCTTCTGGATTAATGTACAAGGTATTACATCCGCGATATTTTGGTAAAAGTGCAGTTCCTAAATCAAAATGTGTTTGTCATTATAAAGGTGAATTGTATTCTGGAAAAATATTTGATTCATCTTATGAAACAGGAAAACCTATTACTTGTTCGCCAGATGATGCAATAAAGGGTTTATCAGAAGCCCTTCAATTGATGAAAGAGGGTGAAAAATGGGAGTTATATATACCAAGTCATTTAGCTTATGGTAACGAAGGGTATGGAGAGATTATACCTCCTGATTGCCCATTACAATTTACAATAGAATTGATAAAAGTTGAAGGAGAATACAAAAATCTATCCTCGAAATAAATGTTATTACATATATAGAGTAATGAAATCAGAACAGGTTAGTGTTATACCTTACACAGCAACATCTATTTCGGTTGTTAGCAGATTTATATTCATGTTTTTGCTTTATAAAAACAAAAGCACGAATAGTTTATCATTATTATTTTGTGTTTTAAGTGTGTCTTCATCTAATATGTGGTTGTATTATAGTATTGTAAATGAAGACAACCCAATGATTACGCGATCATCACTTGAAATCTTGTTATTAACAATTTCAGCTGTTTATATAATAAGAAATAAAATCAATCTTATCTTACAAGAACAGGTAATACCTGCATAATTATTTATTTTATATTTATTTTACATATAAAATACATTTGTTAAAATACATTTGTTTGTTTACTATTCACACAAAATACAATTTTTATTTATTAGCATTGTAATTTAAAACAACTGCCCCCTGTTTCTTAAAGCGGATATAGTCAGAACTATCATAGACATACTTGGGATTGCAGGTGGCTGCGGGAACACCAGTTCCATCACAAACATCGTCATGGACCGATCCAAAACGATTCCCTAAACCTCTAAGATTGCTAGATTGTTGACTAGTCCCTCCACATGTATAATCGCGACGGGCAAGCAGATCTCCAGCATTGTTAACAGCTCGGAAAGGCGTAATGACACGCGTACGACCAGCGTTATTTAACTGCCCCTTGTAACTCGTGTTCCAGCCATTCCTCAACGAGAAACGTGCGTGCTCAAAATCTTGGTAATTTCTATCGGTTCTCATAGTTGGCTTTTGCATTAATCCTTGAATTCCTCCTAACATTTATATACTAAATGAATAAAAAAAATTAAAAACCCTATTATAAAGCGAGTGGTCGTAGAATTCAAAAAAATGAAAACGATTTATAATTATATAAACAGACACACATATTTATAGTAGGAATGACTAAAACAAACCATGAAGTCGAATACCAGATGAAAGGGGAACTTGAACATATCATCGATATTCCCGATACCTTTATCGGCTCTGTCGAACAAGTAGAGGCCTTGATGTGGGTTGCTGACGGACCCGATAAGATTGTTCAGCGAAACATAACCTACATACCTGGCTTTTACAACTTGTGTAACGAAGGATTTGTTAATTCGAGTGATCATGCAAAGCGGATGGAAGCGAAGATCAAACAGACCACTGGGGCTAACTCTGATGCTAATCCAGGCGTCAATCTAAAAGTAACGGACATTGAAATTACTATTGATGGAAACGGAAGGATTACTATGATGAACAACGGAAATGGTATCGATGTTGCTGAACACCCCACTCATAAAATGTGGATTCCTCAGATGATCTTTGGACATCTCCGTACGTCTACGAATTACAACAAGGACGAGAAAAAGATTACTGGTGGAAAGAACGGGTTTGGTATCAAGTTAGTTTCAATCTTCTCAAAGTCGTTTGTTTTGGAGACTATCGACCATACTCGCGGATTGAAGTATGTTCAGGAGTTTAGTGAGAACTTGTCTGTAATTGGCAAACCGAGTATTACTAAATCTAAATTGAAGCCCTACACAAAAATTTCGTTCATGCCTGATTACAAGCGGTTTGACATTTCTGGAATCAATGATGATATGATGTCGTTGTTGAGGAAACGCGTCTATGATATTGCTGCTCTCACAGACAAGAGCATCAAGGTAAAGTTCAATAATGAAGTTGTGCCGGTGAAGAATTTCAAGCAGTATATTGATATGTATATTGGCACAGAGGCGACCAGGGTTTATGAGGAGGGTGGTGAGCGTTGGGAATTTGCGGTTGGATTGCATAGCGAGTTTGCCCATGTTTCCTTTGTGAATGGAATCAACACGATAAAGGGTGGTAAACACGTAGAGTACATTTTGAATCAGATCACGAGAGGGGTTTCAGACTATATTGAGAAAAAGAAGAAGGTTAAGGTCACACCGAATAGTATCAAGGATCAGTTGATTCTGTTTATCCGGTGCGATATTGAAAATCCGGCGTTTGATAGTCAGACAAAGGAGTTTATGAATACTCCGTCGTCGAAGTTTGGCTCGAAATGTGATGTATCGGAGAAGTTTATTGAGAAGGTTGCGAAGATGGGTGTTATGGATGCGGCGTGTGCTCTTATGGAGATAAAGGATACCAAGGCTGCGAAAAAGACTGACGGGTCCAAGACTAAGAATGTTCGCGGAATTCCCAAGTTGACTGATGCAAACTGGGCAGGAACCGACAAGTCAGATCAGTGTGTTCTTCTCGTTGTCGAGGGAGATTCAGCCAAAGCGGGTGCTCTTTCGGGTATGCAATCTAAAGATCGAGATACATATGGTCTCTATCCGTTGAAGGGTAAGGTTTTTAACGTTCGTGGTGAACTCCAAAAAAAGATTGCTGAAAACAAGGAGATTTCAGACCTCAAGAAAGCTCTTGGTCTTGAATTGAATAAGGTATACAAGTCAGCGGATGATGTGAAGAAGTGTCTTCGATATTCAAAGGTGGTGTTCTTGACAGATCAAGATTCGGATGGTAGTCACATCAAAGGGTTGTGTGTCAACCTATTCCAGTCAGAGTGGCCGTCACTTCTGGAAGTTCCTGGTTTTATTGGGTTTATGAATACTCCCATCTTGAAGGCCAAGAAGGGATCTACTGAAATTCTATTCTACAATGATGGCGAGTATGAGGAGTGGAAGAAGTTGAATGACGTCAAGAGTTGGCATGTGAAATATTACAAGGGTCTCGGAACTAGTACTGGAAAAGAGTTTCGCGAGTATTTCGACAATAAAAAGTTTGTTGATTTTATTCATACTGGAAAGGATAGCGACGATTCGATTGATATGGTATTCAACAAGAAACGTGCTGATGATCGTAAGGGATGGCTTGGACTCTATGACCGAGAGGCTTATCTCGATACTAACAAGAAAGAGGTGACATATCCTGATTTTATAAATCGAGAGCTGATTCATTTCTCAAAGTATGATTGTGATCGCAGTATTCCGAATCTGATGGATGGTCTGAAGATCAGTTTGCGTAAGATTTTGTTCGCTGCGTTTAAGAAGAATCTTACCACGGAAATAAAAGTTGCTCAGTTCAGTGGATATGTTTCCGAGCATTCGTGCTATCATCATGGTGAGGAGAGTTTGAATCAGGCGATCAAGGGAATGGCCCAGAACTTTGTTGGTTCAAACAACATTAACTTGTTGATTCCATCGGGTCAGTTTGGAACAAGGTTGAAGGGTGGTGAAGATAGTGCATCTCCGAGGTATATCTTTACGTTGTTGAATAAGGTTACAAGGATGTTGTTTCCTGTGGCAGACGATGCGATTCTAACGTATTTAGATGATGATGGAACTATTGTGGAACCCATCTTCTACGCACCGATCATTCCTATGCTTCTTGTGAATGGTTCAAAGGGAATCGGTACAGGTTTCAGTACGGATGTTATGTGCTACAATCCAAATGAAATTGTAAACTACTTGAAGGCGAAGCTGCGAAATGAAGAGTATAGTCAGGAATTTGTTCCCTTCTACGATGGGTTTACTGGTACGATTGAGAAGATCGGAGATTCAAAGTTTATGATTCGTGGTAAGTATGAAACATTGGCTACAGACAAGATTCGCGTGACTGAATTGCCAATTGGATACTGGACTGATAACTTCAAGGAGCATTTGGAGTCGCTCATTGAGTCAGAACAGATCAAGGATTATCAGGATATGAGCAGAGACACGAATGTGGATTTCACCATCGTATTCAGTAAGGGTAAGTTGGCTGAACTGGAGCTAGTCAAGTTGGATCACGGATGCAATGGTGTTGATAAGTTGTTGAAGTTGTCGACGACGCATACGACAACGAACATGCACGCGTTTGATGCAAAGGATAAGCTTCGTAAATTTGAAAAGGTCGAGGAAATTATTGACTTGTATTATGATACGAGACTCGACTTGTACAATGAACGCAAGAAACATCTTATTGTTTCGCTGCAAGGAGAGCTTAAGTTGCTGTCGAACAAGGCGAAATATATCCAGGCAAACTTGGATGGGACTATTGATCTACGCAAGAAAACCAAGGAACAGGTCTTGCAATTGCTGTCTGGTTTCGATAAGATGAATGACGATGATGATTACAAATATCTCACGAAGATGACAATGGATAGTGTCACGGAAGAGAATGTGACGCGTCTCTTCAATGAACACAAGCAGAAGTCTGATGAGTTGGATATTATACAGAAACGGACGATTCAGGAGATGTGGCTTTCAGAGTTGGAGGATTTGCAGAAGGAGTTGAATCGAAAGAAAATCATCATTAAAAAGGTAATAGAAACAAAGAACAAGATAAAGAAATAAAGGAAATGGCGGATTTTATAATTGGCGATTTGACAGAAACACTGGATGATACAATATATACTAAACCCAAGCTGCTTATTACGGGAGGAAATGGTCTAGTCGGGTCTGCATTCAAAGAGATTGCTCATCAATACGAAAATAAATACGATTTTATTTTTTTGTCATCTTCCGATTGTGATTTGACGGATTATGAATGTACATTGTCGCTATTTCAGAGCATTAAACCCAACATAGTTATTCATTTGGCTGCATGTGTTGGCGGACTCTACAAGAATATGAATTACAAGCTTGATATGTTTGAGAAGAATGTACTGATTAATATGAATGTACTTCGCAGCTGTCATCTTACAGACATAGATAGGGTTATTTGCATGCTGTCTACTTGTATTTTTCCTGATGATACCGATTATCCGATTAATGAGCATATGCTTCATGATGGACCTCCACACTATTCGAATGACGCATATGCATATGCAAAACGAATGATGGAGGTCCATTGTCGTGCATACAATGACCAGTATGGACGAAACTATTCTTGCATTATCCCAACTAATATTTATGGTAAACACGACAATTATTCACTTGAAGATGGTCATGTTATTCCAGCGTTAATTCACAGATGTTATTTGGCAAAGAAAAATAATGTGGATTTTGAAGTGAGAGGCACTGGAAGGCCGTTGCGTCAGTTTATTTTGTCAACCGACTTGGCACATGGAATTATGCAGAATATTGATCGTGACCATTGTGCAAATATGATTATTTCGACGAGCGAAGAAATAACAATTGGGGAGGTTGCGTGTTTGATAGCAGCTGAATTTGACTATGAACATCGTGTTAAGTCTAATAGTAATTATTCAGATGGTCAGTATAAAAAAACAGCCGACAATTCCAAGTTCCTCTCTATGAACCCAGGTTTCAACTTTACCGACTTTAAAGTTGGCATACGAGAAGCAGTTGATTTTTTTATAGAGAATTACGATACTTGCCGTAAATAATTATTAATTAGATCGATTCGCATTTTAAATGCAACCTTTATTGCACATAATATAAAGAAGTAAGTATATGATTATATTATATGCAGACAACAACTAAAGAATGGTTGATGAGTTTATTAATTATGGATAGTGATAATTGTATAACACGAAATGGTGTATTATGGAAATCTGTTGCAGGATTTTCACAATGTGGTTGTGTTTTTGCTATTTATCAAAATGATAATAATTATTGTGTTCATTCAGCAGATGAGTGGAAAGAAAATGAAGAACCTAATATGGGGTATTATGATAAATCATTAACATATGATGATTTAATCAGTAAAATTGCAAATACTTATGATAAAATACGCGAATAGGTTCTGTCTCGGAACCTCACTGAGAGTTCTAAATAAACTCTGGATTCCACCCGTTGAACCCTTTCAGAAATTTTTCAACGAATTTATTCTTTTTTGTTGGGTTATATGTTGCATGTTCAAAATCGATTATCCACAGCTCATTATCTGTTTCTATAAAATTATAGCCTGTTATATCAATGTACAAAATGTTATGATCGTATAGCTTTTGGATGATGACTCGTATTCTCTGAAACAATTCTGGTTCAATATGTTTTGCCTTCTCTCCATAGAAGTCGGATATGTTCATTTCTCCAACACGATCCATTATCATTCGTTTTGCAAACTGGTCGTATTCTATGATTCTTGGTACATTTACAATACCCAAATTGTATACATATTGATGTATCTCATATTCATGCTGAGATACATTATCTTTTACATAAAATTTGGCTTGATCTTGCATATCAAAAGGTTAGCTATTAATAGTATGGGTATAAGATACTATTAATAAACGGATTCAATTTTATGATTGATAAGGTATCCAAGATAAAATAACCTTATCTACGATGATATCTTTTACTTTTCATGTTCTTCATGTTTTTTCGCATTGATTTTTTACCTCTCTTCATCATTTTTCCTCTTTTTATTTGCGTTGTTTTCTTGTAGTTTCTCCTTTTCTTTGTTCTTCTCCCTCCTTTGTTAGGATCTGCTGCATTTTCTACCTCGCCAATCGTACATAATTGAATACCCCTTTTATATGTTTGTACGTAATCTGAAAGTCCCTTACGTTTCATACATTTTGGAGCAAATACACTTTCAGTTTTAAAAGCTCCTTTAATATCATCGTCATCACAACCATCTATGTCTTTCAAAATTTTTTTTGAAATTTCAGTCAAATCACTAAACATATGATCATTTACAGCCTTATCTAATAATGTTTGTGTCATTTTCTCTCTCGTTTTTTTTTCACCAAAAGGCGCAAATGCTTGTATCAAAATACTATTTCTATTATTTATTTCATGACAAACATTTCCAAAACGATCGTCGACTAAAAAAGTATTAAACTTGTTGAATTTGCTTCCGAATCTAGGATCACTCCATATTTGTTCTAAAGATTTTGGAACATCATGATCTTGTATATCTTCAGTTCCATATGCAAAAACGAACGTGTCTTCAGGTAAGTCAAATTTTCTACATATCTCTTCTGCTATCATTTCTGCATATTCTCTTTCAGAATAAGTCCATATTGCTACCTTTATGCGTCCAGAATCTTGTGCCATTTTGAGAAATTCTTCAAGCCCAGGTCGAAATAAAATAACCTGCTTTTTTTCTGGGATTTCTGTATATTTAATACGATCATCAATAACGCGTCTGTCTTCTAGAGATAACTCCTTCCAAAAAGGATAAGGACCTTTGTTAATAAATTGTATTAATGTTTCATCAATATCAAAAACGATTAATATATCTCGACTGACAACTGGTTTTTCTTCTGAAACTAACGAGTTAACCAATGGATCTTTCAAAAATAGTGACTCCGATTGTTCTTCTGAAACTAACGACGCCATCTATAGTATATGTTTATAAAATATTGACTAAACCAGTATAATCTTAATACAAACGCTGAAATATGATGATTATAAAAAAATGAACTAAAAATAGTGTTTAATAGTATTATATACTAGGTTAAATAATGACTACTTCAGGACAGATTTTCATATACAAGGTGTTTGGTATTACTGCGGATAACAATTTTCCATTGATTGAGTTCGACTCAAAACAAGCATATTATGACTTTGTTTTGAGTTTAGTTTCGACCAATCGTAAATCACTTGTGGAAGACGAACCATATTTTGTATTAAATAATCCACAGCTTCTACCTGATAGCGTACGTAGAAAACATCAATACAAGGTAAAGATTGCGAGGGTAACACAAGAACCCACACAGGATGAGCTATATATGGAGCTTGTATTTGGTTCAAAGACATGTGATTATAGTGAAGATTGTTCGGATAGTAGTGATGACGAACACGAAACATATATTGAAATTGACGGGTGTTTTCGTATGAAAGATAACATTGAATTGCTATTCAAACATAAATCACAAATAAAAAATAATACAAACATGGATCGTGGTTTCTATCATTATGTTTCTAGCTGCCCCGAATAATTTTGTGACTAACTTACTCTCTCCATATTTTCGGAAAATAATGCTTCATATTTTTTTCTATACAAGCAACGTCATATTTATTATCCGAATCATATGGGTTGTAGCATTTATGCTTTGCGTTAGCGATACTATACTCGAACAATGGGTTTGGTAAAATCTGGCGATACAACAATCCTGGCATTGGAACATCATCGGAAACAATTATCTGAGTTGTATATGTTGTTTCATTACACAAAAATGCGTAGCTATCGATCGTTGGTCTAGGAGCAGTCGTAGCTAAAACGCTAAGGCTAGCATATCGCATATCGTATGTTTCGTCTACGTGAGGGTGTGCATCGTCTTTTTGAAAACCCATCGAACAAAATAGCTGAGGTATCTCGATTTCTATGTTGTATGTTAAATTTGGCTCTATACATGCGATCATATAGTTAGCATCATAGTTCGTAAGAGTACCAGGCGGAACTTCAATGAAATGAAACTTGTCCTTTACATTACAGAAATCACCTATATTAATGTCAGTGTATAGGTTGTTTTGTTGGTTGTAGTCAATTATACAATTTCGAAGAAGAACATTGTCAATGTATGTATAAGGCGGCAAACCAGCCCAATAATCGTTTACATAAGAGTCATATATACGGAAGAGAGCAAAATGTGATTTGGTTTCATTGAATTCAAAGTTTAGTTCGTATGTTGTATCAAGTCGTGTAAGTCCATCCAATGAGAGAATCTCAACATCATTCACATGATAATCCGAGGTAATCATGTCACCTAATGTGTAGATCTGAATTGAAAAATATGATGCAATTGGGTGTCTGGGTATCTTTGTAGGGATGTCAAACAACTCGTTACTTTGTATTGTCATATTTGAACTTCCAAATGGTATTATCATGCCAAAATAAACGGCATTCTTATCTGGCCATGCTAAATTAAAATGGTTCTTGTTTTTATCAAATCTATAGTTCCAACTACACATGTGGTCATTATCTTTGTAAGCAACAAGTTTAGTTCCAATGCTTTCTGGTGCAACAAAAGAGAGAAAGGATAAACAAAAAAAGAATAGTAATATAAGAATCATTGTTTTTTTCTTATATTAAGCAGAGATATCTAAAACCAGGGTTTTTGCTGTAACTCCTTTTCATTGTGTTCGGTCACAGGATTAGACATTGGTACTGCTAATGTGCTGACATCCTCAATATATTTCATGTATCCCTGTGCTTCTCCATAAACTTGGTTAATGCAGTAATTTAATACATAACTATTGAGTTCTTGTACCTGTTCGTTAATGCCAGTCTGGCGATGCTTAGAGTGTTGCAAAAATACACTCTTCATGATTATTTTCAATGTATCCATATCTTGCGGTCCGATGACATATTGTCCATTGGACTTCTGATATACCCCAGTTCGTATGCCATTTTGCAATTTTTCAATGTTATTACACGAAAAATATACCTTTGACAAATCAGTATTTTCTAATACTCCTTCGGTAGGACTCCTAAATGTTGCACATTGATTTGCAGGTATTTTATCATACAATTTGAACAACGAAGATGTTGTAGGTGTTTTAATATCGATTCTGCCGTTCATCTAATATATTCATATACAAAAATTATTTTTATATATCAAAAGGGATACTTATAGTTTAGTATAGTTTAGTATAGTTTAATTTATTGTATAGATTCATATTATATGTGCTGGAACAAGAATGTTTCATTGAATACGTTTATATTTACAACATTCGTATTGATTTTCATATATTATAATGAAAAATATACACAATACAAGATACCTGATTTCAAAAACAAGTTTCTGTATCTATTTATTGTTTCGTTCACACTTATGCAACTGGCTGAGTATTTTATATGGTCTAGCATAGAAACAAATAATAAAGAGTTGAATTTTGTATTTTCTTGTTTAGCATGGTTCTTGATTCGTGTAATGCAACCTTTATCAGCATTGTTCTTGTTACCGAGTTCATATTCGTGGATTCGTAGCATTTTATTACCAGGTTACATTGCTGTATTATTAGCAACAACATTATACAAAACTATCTACAACCCAATAATTTTTAAAACAATTGTAAATAAAAATAATCATCTGGAATGGTTATGGAATGAACTAAACGGGGTCGAGAAAATAAACATTGTATTTTATTGGATTTGTATGTCTACACTTCTATTAAGTTTTCCGTTTTCCTACTTGCTTGCACTTTTAGCAATGTTTTATAGTATTTATGTTTTCAAAAAAACATGGGGGTCTAATTGGTGCTTTTACGTGAATGCTATATTGTTGTATTATTTATGCAAGATTCTTATTGTAATGCCATTATACGAATGAGATATGACATTGATCTGCATTTATAACAATAACCCGTATTTATAAAAATAATAAATATATCATTACTTTATGGAGAGTTTTGAGAAAATTGTGGTGATATCATTCGCATTATTATTATGTGTAATTTTAGTGTTTGTTGGTGTATCATTAAAATATAGCAAGGTTACTAATTGGCCTCCAATTGTACCCACATGTCCGGATTTTTGGGATGCTGATAGTTCTGGAAATTGTATAAATGTGCAAGGTTTAGGAACATGGCCCAAAGATCAACCAATGAGTTTCAACACACCCGAGTATAATGGTGGCGATGGTTTATGTAATAAATATAAATGGGCTACTACAAATAACATGTCGTGGGATGGTATAACGTATGGTGTTCCTAGTCCATGCACCGCGAGTAGTACTCTGAAATAGTTAATTTAACGTTCAACTCGATGACATTTTTTACACCTTTAGTTTAATAATTAAATATGTAATCCACCCAAGAATAGCCCCAACTATAGTACCCACAACCAGTTGTAGAAACGTGTGGCGTCTGAACTTGTGTCTCTGTTTAAACGATAGCAAACCAAGTGTGCTGGTTATTACTAATAATCGATATGACATGGTCGTGCAGAATAAAAACGCAATCGAAAATGTAGAACATTGCATATGATACGACGGCATGCCATAATTATGACATATATTTTCTATATCTGTATGTACCTGATTCAGTGGACGATCTTGCTTAATAGTTTCTTTCAAAAAATTATTGAATAGGTTGCTTAAAAGTAATCCTAATGTATAAATAAAAACAATATTAGTGTTTGCATTTATTACAATCAATACAATTATAGCTTGAATATATGGGCCATAGTAACCAATAAGATCAAGCACATAACTTATGTCCATTGTATATTATGTCTTTATATATTCGAATTCTGGTTTCGTGTAAATTACTGGCTTGTTCCATTATGTATGTAAAATAAACATAAAAGCAATATTTATAATTGTATAATATGAGCTCGATTAACTACAACCAAATATTGGGTAGAACAGAAGAAGAGGCTCAGTTTATGCAGATATTGTCTTCATTCGAGGCAAATAAAAATAATCTTCTATTCAAGAAAGGTATTTATGTATATGGTAATCCAGGTGCTGGTAAAACTATGTTTGTTCTAGATATACTCAAACGAATGAACTATGATGTTGTAAAATACGACGCAGGCGATATTCGAAACAAATCAATCATAGACGATATTACAGAGAGAAACATGTCTGATAAAAACATTATGAGTTTATTTAAAAAGGATGTTAAAAAAATAGCCGTGTTGATGGATGAAATTGATGGAATGAATAATGGAGACAAGGGTGGTATTAATACACTCATTAAACTTATTCGCCCAAAAAAGACTAAAAAACAAAAGCTAGAAGAGTTGAGTAAAAATCCTATTATATGCATCGGAAATTATCGTATAGACAAGAAAATCAAGGAGCTAATCAAGGTGTGTAATGTTATCGAGTTGAAGACTCCCACCCAAAATCAAATATTTGATATACTACATAAACTAACACCTAACATATCTGATGTAGATGGTAATATATTGATGAGACATATACAGAATGATCTACGCAAGATAACAAACGTAGTGTCTTTATACAATGCTAATCCAGATGTTTTCAAATCAGATGTAATTTTTCAGCTAAAATCTTATAATGATGATGCAAAGAAAATTACACATAATTTGATGAATAATCGTTATAACTTTGAAGAACATAATACAATCATGAATGAAACCGATAGGACAAGTGTTGGATTATTGTGGCATGAAAACATTATCGACCTTATTGAAAAAACAAATAAGAAAAAATCCATACCCTTTTATTTAGATCAGTTAGAAAATGTTTGTTTTGCTGATTACATCGACAGAAAAACATTTCAAAACCAAATCTGGCAATTTAACGAGATGAGTTCGCTTATCAAAACGATGAAAAATAATAAGATGTATCATGAACATTTCAATATGAAACCAGTATGTAAGCCTCATGATGTTAGATTTACAAAAGTGTTGACAAAATACTCGACTGAATATAACAATACTCTCTTTATTCAAAACTTGTCCCAACAATTGGGTATGGATAAAAATGATTTGCTTGGTTATTTTTCACTTATGAATGAAAATTATTCAGATATTGATTTGCTTCTCATATTAGAGAATCATGAGATAAGCAAGTTAGATATAAATCGTATGTATCGTTACATTGATAAATACACCAAGGAAAATGCATTAGATATAAAATATGTAGAGGCTGAAGAAGATTTTGATGAAGAATTGATAACATAAGAATTAATAATATTATTATTGTTATTATTTATCTAACTACAAATGATTTAAAGTTTAATTGTTAAATTATTGAAATGAAGGTACGACTTATCAGTTATTCTCATAACCCTGAAACTAACCAGTCGATGCAAGATATAGTTGCTTATTGTGCACGTGTGTCCAATCCTGCTAATCAAGAAAACACCTCTACCAATGAAAAACTATTGCGTTATCTTGTAGATCACCAGCACTGGTCTCCTCTGGAGATGGTAAGCATATGTCTGGAAATAGAAACAACGAGAGATATTGCCCGACAGATTCTTAGACATAGATCGTTTTCTTTCCAGGAATTTTCACAGCGATATGCTAAGGCTGAATTGGGATTTGAATGTAGAGAGGCAAGACTACAGGATACAAAAAATCGTCAAAATAGCATTGATATAAGTGACAAAGAGTTAGAGAAGGAATGGAATCAACGCCAGTCAGAAATCATAGACAGATCACAGAAAGCATATAACTGGGCATTGGATCATGGAATTGCAAAGGAGCAGGCTCGCTCTGTTCTACCAGAAGGCATGACTATGTCGCGAATGTATATGAATGGTACATTGAGGTCGTGGATACATTACATTCAACTGCGGTCTGGGAATGGTACTCAAAAGGAGCATGCTGAAATTGCAAAGGAGTGTGGTGTTATAATTGGAACTATTTTTCCTCTTATTTCTAGTATGATTAAATAATATCGGCTTAATAGTACGAGCCTCAATTAAACTATACATTTTTTATATAAAATATGCAATTTTTATAAATTACATATTTACACATTTATATTTAGACATTTATATCTATTACTTCTTCTTTTTGTTGTTACCTTTATTATTATTCTTCTTCTTGTTACTCTCTTCTTCAAGATCAAGCTCTTTCAAAAATTTGTCAGCCGCTTCTTGAGCCAATTTGATCTGATCAGCTGTAACTACCAAGGCTATTTCCGGTTGCTTTTGTTTTGTTTTCTTACTAACTTGGATAGATTTTTTCTTATCATCAACCACTGGTTCCACAGCCTTTTCCGATATACCATTTGCTTCTTGTACAGCCTTGAATTCCATTATCTGAGCATATAATCTCTCCTTCATAATATTTGCTTGGTGTTCAAGGATCTGATCTTCGCGAAGTTTTAACATCATTTTGTGTCTATCATCATTCATCTTTGTCATTTGTTTAAGAACATCAGGTTTGTTTTTCACATCACCAGCATCATATTTTTCTAATATGTCATCGATATCATGAACATAAAATTTATATATATCATCCTGCCCCTTCATGATGTCTTCAATCTTAACATTAGATGGTTGTACCACCTGATTAGGTGCATTAACTAAGAGTTTCTTTTTATCGAAAGTATTCTGAATATGAGAAAATACTAAAATTGTCTTCAATGGGTCGAGTTGTACCAGTGGAATTGAATAATCTTTGAGAAACTTCTTCTCTTCTGCAAGCGATGCATTCTCGTCATAACTTGTCTGTAACAATAACTCTTTACGAAAAGCAAACGATGCTGCAGTCGAATGTGTTGGACCATAAGGGCCAAACTTATACATTTGACTTATATGTTTGAAATAAATATATAACACACTTGAACCAGCTACTAATATCTTTGGATTGTCTTGCAATGTCTTTACTGCATGACTGATTCTCTCTGGTGGATAATAGTCGTCGTCATCCATATATATAATTATATCACCCTTACTCTTTTCGTGCATCAGATTTCTCTTTTTACCCAAATTCATCTTCTCATCATACTTGAAATATTTAACGTATGGTAAATGTGAAACTAGATCTTCGATTTTGTCCGTTCCATCATCAATGATAATCCACTCGATCTTGTCCTTTGGATAATTTTGTTGTTCAATACACTTAATTAGACATGGATAAAACGGCCTTCTATTAAAAGTAGGTGTACACAAACTAATCTTAGGAAATTTGGCAAGCTTCTGTAGTTTCATTATGTTATTATTGTATGATTATTTTAAGTTATATTTATATTTGTAATATTGTTTATAGTTGTCTAATGTTTTAATGTTTGTATAATTATTTATACTTCTTGTTTAATGTTTTTAGCATTTTAAGTATGCTATTTTTACCACCAACTTGTCTTGCTTGTGGCAATATTTCGTTTTTTTCACTTATGTTTGTTGTGGGTACTACACGTACATCTGTAGCCATTGGAGGTTTTAATTCTGTAACATCTGCTTCTGGGACGTATCCTGGATTGAATGCTGGAGGTGGTGTAGAGTTTGGTACTGATGCTATAACATCAGCATTTAAATCCGCAGCCGATTGCTCATTGTAAACAAATGGCTTATACAAATTCGTGGCAAAATATATAATCAAAACAAAAAGTAGACCAGATACACCCTGTGAGACACCAAGTATATTATATGAATTCATTACTACAGATAGTGTTAATAACAATGAAATCAACCGCTTGTAGTTCATAAAGAAGTGTTTGTATATAAAATTAAATGCATCTACCGGTTTGTTATTTAACGTTCCTTTAAAACTTATCAGCGAAATAAGTGTAATTACAACCAATCCTATTTGAAGCATTGGGATTGTAAAAATCCAAGGCAGTGAAAATAAGAATAAAATATTCAATAGAATTGCCAGATTCCATGATAAAAACAAATCTATCGATAAAATAGGTGTCTCCCAAACTGGACCACCACTCTTCGTGTTATTTGTTTTGTTACGTTTGAATAACCAATGTAAGTTGGTGAACCACCCATATATAATATAAAAGAAATCAATGAATACAATCAGCATTGAACATAATATAGTAACTATCGGACCTAGAAGAACTATCATTGTTTCATTAAAGGTCTCGTCCATAAAACTAAAGAGAGAACTGAACATTGAATAGTTCGTACTGAGAAGAGACTCTAATTGAGCAATAATAAAATTTGCAAAGAAATTAGATTTTGGTGAATTCTTGTATTCTGCAAAATAATTCAGTAGTACGTATGGTTTATTTTCAACATTAAAACCGATCGTTTGAAATTTATCGAATATTGATGAAATTAATTCACTGGTTTTTTGCTCGGGAATAAAAGTTTGTTCTTTAGCCTTCTTTGCGTTTTCACTAACTGATGATATTGTTTTGTTTATTTGGTCCATAAAACCACCCATAGGTATAGTAAAAGGTGCCTTATCGATATCTGTTGGAAGTACAACGAGTTTGTTTAGTTTACATACGTACAATATTAGACCACCTAGTATAAAATACACAACAATATTGCGAATAGAATTAATAGTTTGTTTTAAAAAAACACCCATGTTTGAATCTTCAGACACCACACTAGTTTTTTTTTTCAGTTTTTCTAATTCTTCGATATTATCCATCTGTGTTGCTTAAATTACAACAAGAAAAATAAATGGTTTTATATTACACTAAATGTTATTTTAAACAAATGACATGTAGTTATGATTAACGAATTATTCTGTGTGTTCTTAGTTAAGAAATTTGGAACTAGGAGTATAAGTTATAAAAATGAATTTTAAATCAGTTTAATGTTTATTGTTATATAAATAAAACATGAGACCTCTTACGTCTTCACAGATTGAATACATTGAAAGTTTTGTACGCGATAATGAAGAAGATGAACCACCTCGATTGTTGGCTCGAGATGTAGAAAATACAAAAACTAAGTATACTTACATAAGAGATAATTGTGCTCCTTACACATATTGCGTAGCTGCGACTAACCCCAATGGTTTTGCAATGTATAATTTATATAAATCAAGTGATAATGTGATATATCTCTTTACGTCATATATCGATACCCTAAGCTCGTATTACAAGGTTACCGATGATTGGATAATCACTTTGAAAGGAGTCTAATTATTTACGTCGCATACATGAGTGCCGCATTACCTCCCATAAAGGAAAGAATGTTGATACGTTCTTCAAATAGTGTCATGTCATAGTTATACTTGTATATTCTCCAAGTCGGTTTGTTTATTCCAATAATTTCACCCGTGTCTGGATCACAAATTGTTATTGTCTGAGCGTTACTATCTAGCGGAGGAGCAATCGTCGACAATTCAAATTGTATGAGTCCATATTTACTCATATCCATTGCACCCGATGGTTGCAAATCATATGGAGATGTATTCAAACAAAAGTTATAGCAGTAAACACCATCTGGGGCTCCGCCGTTTGTGCGTGCAAATTTTTCGACATAATTGAGAACTCCGGCATGCATTGTATTCTCTCTATACTCTCCGTCTATTAAGATACCTATGCTGATAAGGATATCTTTTATGTTTGCTGGTGTATAAGTCCCTGTTATATATTTGTTGTTTGGATAAAGACCTGTACCATATGTAGTAATTGGTCGATTTGAACTAGAAACTTTAGTTATGTCAAGTGGTTTGTAGTTATATGACCAATTTGTATAATTAGACCACTCGTTTCGAACGCTAACATCGCTTCTCTGCAAATAAAACATAAAACTTGAAACTGAACCAAATGAATCGATATTTATTCTAGATTGACCCGTTACATTGTAGTATTTTGTTTCTTGAACCTGTTTAAAAATATATTGATGATCTTTTGAGGCAAAAATCTTTGCTTCTTCATCTGACAAGAAGCAATAGGTACAATTCAAATGTATATCCGCACTCCATACGGATCTTTTGTCAATGTAATTATTCAAGCTAACATCAGGGGGTGTTTGTAAGAAGTTATACATTTGCATTTGAGCTTGGTTGAAATTGGGTGCAATGAATGGAAAGCCCTCTTGATGATTATAAACGTCTCTTATGATAAACATCTCTCTGATTGGTCTAAACGTAATGCTTATATTCAGTTCATTATATTGCATAGCAATCAATGGGAACGCCATTTGACTTTTTAAGCTGAACCACGATAAAATTGGAATATACAATATTCTTCCGTCAATCGATGGTTGTGCTCCAGCCAGTTCTGGTGTGTAATACGCATTCGGATATGCGTCAATATATTCGCCTATGTTTTTATGGGTAAGAACTGCTTGCGATGGATTATTTAGTTCAGGGATATTTCCAGTCATTCGATTGAACAAATCCTTTTTTTCTTGCGTAAAATCGCGATTTACAAGTGACAACAAATATTGACCTGAATATTGCTGTATAGTTTGATTGCCACACGTTATAGTAATTTGACTTATCATCTGAGCACCAAGATTCTCAATCCACTTGAACTCGTAGGGTGACCAATTATTATTCGTCTCGTTACTCGGTGGAACAATTGGTGACCAAATATTGGGTAATGTAATGGACGCATAACAATCCATCAATAAATCTGCATGTCTCTTAATCTTAAACAGAAAGGTTGATTCTTCATTCAATCGAAGGGTTGGGCTTCCTTCGTAATCTAATCTAAAATTCTGTTTCCCAAAATTAGTGTATTTAGCATATGTTGATTTCCAAAATGTTTTTGTTGGGTTCCCTGTCAATATAATAGATTGTTGCCCAGTAGCTGCCAATTGCATTAAACCTCCGGCCATATGTTATTATGAAATATTTTTTTAATATGTAATATTAGACGAATGATAGACATTAAAAAATTAGACGAGGCGACAATAAATCTATTTATACTATTTATTTTTGTTGTTATTATTATCATTATGGGTGCATACTTTTACAGAGTTTCGCGAATGAATAGCAATCAATGTAAATATACAGACAAGTTATACAATAAAACCGATTCATATATTAATTCTATTGTTGATAATGCCAAAGCCGCGGATTATGCTCTTTATGATTATTATATAAAAACAGCATACAATGCTTGTTCCGGAGGAAGTTATAAAAACAATTTCGTAAACATATGTCATCTGAAAAACGTATTGAAAACTGGTGCAAGATGTTTGGATTTTGAAATATACTCCGTTAATAACAGACCCGTTGTATCAACATCGACAGCCGACAACTTTCACGTAAAGGAAACATACAATTCGGTTGATTTTGCGGATGTCATAAACACGATACAATACTACGCGTTCAGCGATCATTCACCCAATAAAAATGACCCAATATTAATTCATTTGCGAATTAAAAGCAATAATCTAAAGATATACGCTATTATGACAGACATCATGAAAAACTGCCCATATATGATTGGTAAGGACTATAATTACGAGAATAATGGTTACAATATAGGTAGCGAACCTCTGAAAAAATTCAAAGGTAAGATTCTTGTAATAGTAGACAAAAGTAACGACACATTTATGAATGATAATGGTTTCTATGAGTATGTAAATCTCACTAGTAACTCTGTATTTATGAGATCATATAAATATAAGGACGTGAAAGATACTGCGGATGCTGATGAGATTATACGATACAACAAGACAAGAATGTCTATTGTATTTCCAGACGTAGGACCTGAACCACCCAACTCCAATGGGTTACTGGCGAGAGAAGCGGGATGCCAAATGATTGCCATGAGGTATCAAGCACCCGACGAATTATTTCAAGAAAATACAATGTTCTTTGATAAATGTGGCTACGCCTTCTGTTTGAAGCCAGAACGATTGCGACAAATACCAGTTACTATTAAACCCCCAGTTCCGCAAAAGCCGTCATTATCTTATGCTACGCGTGATATTTCGAATAATTTTTACAAATTCCAGATTTAAACCTTTGAAGAATTATAATAGCAGTCATTTACAATGTGGCTAAACACACTAAAATCAACTAATAAATATAAAAAATAACTTAGATAAGATGTAATTCAAAATTTATATCTTATCTTTATACATGAAGAATAAGTTCGTTTGTGATAAATCATTAACATTTCAGGAATGCGAATTAGCCATTCTTAGAAATGCAGTTGATTTAGCTGAAAATAAGATGGGCAAACAATTGGTGAATACACCTGATGTCCAGCAAATGATAAAAATTGTAGAGGATTTTATAAACAGAAAAAATCTCGTATGTTATGGAGGAGTCGCAATCGATGCACTTTTACCGGAGATCGATAAGATATATGATAAAAATGTCGAGTTAAGTGACTATGATTTTTTTACACCAAATGCACTAGAAGATGCTAAGGAATTGGCAGACACATTTGTTCAGAAAGGATATACAGAGGTCGAAGCCAAAGCGGGAGCCCATTATGGTACATTCAAAGTGTTCTGTAACTTTCTTGCTGTTGCAGATCTGACGTATATGCCTAAAGAACTTTTCAGAGTATTGAAGAAGGAATCTATCCGAGTAAAAGGAATCTTGTATTGCCCTCCAAATTTCTTGAAGATGTCTATGTACTTAGAATTATCGCGACCTGCTGGTCAAATTGATCGCTTCGAGAAAGTATTCAAAAGACTGACGTTACTTAATAAATACTATCCAATTACAAGTACTAATTGTGGTCAGGTTGATTTTCAACGCCCAATGGATAACCAAGATGATGAAAAAGAAAAAGAGTCGGAAATATACGAAAATGTGAAAAATACGTTTGTTAACCAAGGTGTTGTTTTTTTCGGTGGAATGGCAATCAACTTGTTTTCACATTATTTGCCAAAAAAGAAACAAAAGAGTGTTCGTCACATTGCGGATTTTGATGTATTATCAATCGATCCAGTTGGAACATGCGAAATTGTAAAGGAGCGTCTCCTCGATATTGATGTAAAGCATGTAAAAATTGTACCTCATAAAGCAATCGGTGAAATCATACCAGAACATTACGAAATACTCGTGAAAAAAGAGACGATTGCATTTGTTTATAAACCAATTGCGTGTCATAGCTATAATGTTGTTTCAATTAAGGGACAGCAATTGAAGGTTGCCACTATAGACACAATGCTTAGTTTTTATCTTGCATTTCTGTACACGGAACGACCATATTACAATATTTTTGCTGATCGAATTTTGTGTATGTCCAAGTTTTTGTTTGAAGTTCAGCAGCAAAATCGGTTGGCACAAAAGGGATTATTGCGTCGTTTCAGTATAACATGCTATGGTCATCAGGAATCCGTAGAGGAGATGAGAGCACACAAAAATGACATGTTTCAACAACTGAAAAGCAAACGAGGTACAAAAGAATATGACGAATGGTTTTTAAGTTACAAACCCTCGTTAAATGTTGAAAAATCAGATAATAGTACAGAGGTAACTGACACATCTAACCCACCCAAACAACTGAGTAAAAATAAAAATAAAAATAAAACTAAAGCTAAAAGTAAAACTAAAACAAAGAAAGTGAAACGCACTGGTGACACACTTCGAAAAGCATTTAATTTCAAGATTTTTAAATCAAAGAAGAATCGACGTTAAATGCAGTACGTTTCAATGTACATTTTACAGAAATCTTTCGCTATTTTATATATGAATTTATATAAAAATGTATCATAACAATAACTAGGTATAATACTCTGCAAGTAAATTAAAATGCTTATATAAAGAACGATTATTCTCTCAATTGCTAGTTTGATTTTATATGTAATATTATGTTTTATATTGAAATCATCTACGTAACTACACATATTATTGTTTTGTTGTTTTGTGTAAAAATGATGTACATCCAATACACCAATTAACATTCTGTGAAAATTGCTTGCTTCGTTTTTTACATTAAAAATATGAGTGAACCGATCGTATCCGCATATATTTAAATACAAAATTTTATTTTTTGTTGTATTTGTTGTATTGGTTATATTGGTTGTATTTGTTGCAATTGGCTCAGATTCAAACACAAATGGTGTAATACCATCCATATATTTATTTTTATATGTCAAGTTTCCATCTATTAGAACAGGAACAAAGCATGAACGTATGATTGTGTCGATGATATCATCTATATTACGAAAAACTGATTTAACAGGTTTTGTCTGTTTACTCATATCATGATAAGTAATAAACAAACGATTATTTACAAGGTTACATATATCATCGTTTTTTTTTATCGCTTTATCGAGCATGTATTTTAAATCTTTAATACAATCCAGGTTATGTATTTGTTTAAATTTTTTATAAATATCAACATATATAGTTTCAGACGAATCTAAACCATCTATCAAATACAAAAAGGCGAGTAGTGAACCAACACTGCAACCAGAAATCCTATTTATTTTTATATACTTACGACGTTCCATTTCTCTCAGAAAATATAACGCCCCAGCTAGATAAGATCCATTGAAGGCACCACCTTCTAATACTAAGTCCAATTGTATTGGTTCGCTCGTATATTTTATACTATCTAGATCATCTACTAATCTATTCACATATTCTTCTATCATTACAAATATGTGAATAATTTTGATTTTATATTTAATTTTTAAACGTAAAAACATTCGTTTTTTTTCGATTGTTATACTAAGAGACATGGTTTTCAAATATATTTCCGTTTATGCGTTCATAATTAGTTTTGCTATTGGTTTGTTCTTTGTCTATATTTTAGGAGCAGATATCAAAAAGATTCACATTTATCCTAGCCCTGAAAATGTAAACAAAGTGTTATACAAGGACAACGCAGACAATTGTTTTCAGTTTATTCCCAACCAAATAGAATGTCCAAAAGATAGATCAAAAATATCAGATGTTTTGATACAATAAAATATACACTTAATATAACAATGGTGCACTATGGTAAGTTCGTACACACTTCAACTGGTCGAATTATAATGTCGGTTCTGCTTGGTTTTGGTTTAGCGTCTTTGTTTAGGGCAGTTTGCAAAGGAAAAAATTGTATCGATTTTCAAGGACCACCCGATGATTTTATGGAAAAAGGCAAGATATACGAGTTTGATGGAAAATGTTATACATATTCACAGAAAATGACCAAATGTAATAAAAGCAAACGAATCGTTCAAATAGCTTCCTAATGCGGAAAAAACATGATTCTATTCTATCATTCTTTACCATAATCATGAGCGATTCAACTAGTATTTCGGATTTACCTATTGGTGGACCTATAAGTAATACCAACGGCAAGAGTATTGATTCATTAGATCAGTCAACAATTAATCTTTTGGTAAACGGACTACAACAAGCTAAATCAACACAACTTTCATCGAGAGACATCCCTGTCACAACCGATGGTATAGTAAATGATACCCAAGTCCAACCGAATTATGTCCCTCCACCCGAAACTGATGATTATATTGGAGACTACAAGGTTTCACTTGATCACGAAGATAACAATAAACTAGATGACATATACAACGAATTGCAAACACCCATTTTAATTGCGGCCCTATATTTTCTTTTTCAACTTCCCTTTATTAGGAATATTCTCTTTAAATATTTTCCAATTTTATTTTCAAGTGATGGAAACTTAAATATTAATGGTTTCTTATTCAATAGTATTTTTTTTGGGATGATTTATTATGTTATTAACAAATTGACTACACATATTGACTAGTCAAAAGGTTATAATATCTGTGTTTATTTTACTATTTTGATATTTTATGGTTGTATACGAAATATCAAATTTTAATACCGAGGTAACAACTACACTCACACCATTTATTTATACTGCAATGAGGGCTGAGTATTGGGTTTATCGCGTTGTAAATTTTAATTCTGACAACAAAATAAAATCAGATGCTTCATTGAATAATATTTTCAGAGATATAGATTCATTTATAGATAAAGACGTTTATTATTTTATAGGTGGAGAGACTGATAATTTTGATCAACTATTAGAGGAACAAAGCATATTATCAAATATTACATTCAGGGAACTTGGGGCTCTAAATAAGAATAATAACAAATTATTTACAAGTGACTTATATACTCCTACTAGCATTATATCTACATTAAGCACGAACTCATCTGATGGTTTTATAACCAAAATTAGAAATTTGTTGAATTCAAGAACTGAAGCGGGTATTGCAACTAAAATGACCGCCTCTATTAATTCAGAATACAATACAGATGATGAGGTACCTCAAGGCAGTACATTTGGTTATATTATTACTCGTAATTTAGATTTACCAGGTACAGGTCAAGATCAACAAATCAGAATTGGTGTTGTGCTCAAACAACAAGATATCTGAAATGATTACTATATAAAATACCAAAAAGTTATATTTTTTATATTTTATTATTATAATGGTTGTTTTCAATATAAGAGGGTTAAATGATTATAATGAAGCCGTCAGTGCTGATTATTGGACAGGGTATTTTGTAAATTTTAATGAAAAAGATGTGAACAATGTTAACACATTAAAAAGTAACACAGATTTGAATAATATGTTCATAGATATCGCTTCATTTTCATATGAACCTGTTTGGAAAGCCCTACAAAACGATCCTACTGATTTTATTGGTGCGGCAACAACCACTAACCCAATACCGAATGTTGAATTTAGACAAATTGGAGTACTTGAACTTCTCGAGGGTAATAAAATGCTTGCTTTTATGCATGAAAGTGCAAGAATAAATGAATTGACAGATCACGGAAGTCTCGCAACTTCATTCCTTGGAAATATTAGTTCAAGGCTCAAAGATCTAGGTGAGCAAGATATTCGTAATAAAATTCTTAATACTGTAAACAACCCAGTACCATATCTAACTTGTTTTGGTTATGTTATTACTCGTAACTTACTAACCCAATATAATACAAATTTAAATAGTTCTCAAATAAGAATCGGTGTTGTGTTCGTACAACAATCTTCTGTAAATTAATGTTTACCAAAAATACCAAAATGTATATATTTTAGACAAATAATTTTGTTATGTAATCTCTTAACCATTTTTTTTATATTTTTCTTTTCCTTTACTATATGCCGGTTTATCACGTAAATAATTTTGATGTTAGTGCAGTACAAATTGATTTGTCGTCTAATATATTTATTGCGACTAGTGCCAATTTAAGTGTTGATTATTGGGTAAAAGTAGATGTATCTTTTAACTCTGGTGGAGTAATAAAAGGAAACTCTGATTTAAATGATTTGTTCTTTAACATCTTCACCGCGCAGGCAGCTCCCTACTATGCGGGAACTGCATCAGCTTTTAGGAATTCAGCTGGAACTCGTAGCAATATTTATACTGATGCAACCACTAACACGGGGTTTCAATTCAAAGACTTAGGAGTCATTAAATCCGATCATAGTTTACTTAGTAGTGATATATATACAAATGTAACTGATCTCCGTGCAGCTGTTAACGATACTACATCTTTCGTTGGTAAAGCGAGAGCAGCAATTAATCTCCTAAATGTTGGTGGTATAACAGGTCTTCGTGAAAAAATTATGGCTAGTATTAATGTTGGTACAGGTTCTGATTTGGGTATTGATCAGGCTGTGCCAGTAGGTGCTCAATTTGGTTTCAAAGTTGTTAGAAATTTAAATCTAGCTGGGTCAAGTCAAGACAAACAGATTTTTATTGGTGTTGTATTACAACAAATTGCTAATAATTAATACTTGTATAACTTTAGGTATATAATGTATTATGGTTTTATTTTTACAAATAATTTTATTATGTAATCTCTGAAATAATTTTTCTGCGGTTAGAAAAATATATTTATATTTATATGCCGGTTTATCACGTATCAAATTTTGATGTTAGTGCAGTAAAAATTGATTTGTCGTCTAATATATTTATTGCTGACAATTTTTCTGCTGATTATTGGATAGTAGTGAATGTGGATTTTAACGAATATAATGAGGGAGGAATAAAATCAGACACTAGTTTGAATCAAATGTTTACAAATATTAATCAATATATAGATAAACCAGTTTATGCTACTCGACCTATTGGAGGGAGGACAACGACATTTGCTACTGCGTACGCCACAAGTCCACTATTGAATATACAATTCAGTGATTTAGGAATCATTGATAAAACTACAGATACATTATTTAATAGATCTATATATAACATTGGTGATCTCAGTGCGAATAATCCCATCACGTATCCATTATCATTTATTGGTAAGGTAAATACCGCACTTCAGGCTATAATACAAGTAACAGGTCTTCGTGAAAGAATGATGGCTAGTATTAATGCTAGTACAGGTTCTGATTTGGGTATTACTGGCAATGTACCATATCAATCTGACTTTGGTTTTCTTGTTGTTAGAAAAGTAAATTTCGCTGGTTTAAGTCTAGACAACTCTCAAACTGCTAATATTGGTGTTGTACTTAGGCAAAATGTTTAGCTTTAGTAATTAATGTTATTCTTATATTTAGACAAATAAATTATTTACCTAATCTCTGAATTATTTTTTATGTATTTTAATTTTTATATTTTAATATATAAATGCCGGTTTATCACGTATCCAATTTCGATGTGAGTGCCGTACAAATTGATTTGTCAGCTAATATTTTTAATGCGGATACTTTACTATGTGATTATTGGGTAAGAAAGGTTGTAACTTTTAACTCTGGTGGAGCAATAAAAGATGATACTGCGTTGAATGCCCAGTTCAAGGCCGTCTTTGACACAGCGGGTACTGACTATGTGGGAACTACCGCTGTTTATCGGGGATCAGGTCGTGTCAGTTATGCTGCTGCCACAACTCTAGTAGCCAATAGTGTTCAATTCAAAGATTTAGGAGTTATTGGTAGTGATCATAATTTATTGAGTAGTTCTTTATATACAAATGTTACTGATCTCAGTGCGAATAATCAACTTAGTACATCTTTCAATGGTAAAGCGAGAGCAGCACTTCAAGCTTTGGGCGACGTAACAGGTCTTCGTGAAAAAATGTTGGCTAGTATTAATTATTCTACAAGTTCTGATCTGGGTACTAATCAGAATGTGCCAGCAGCTAGTCAATTTGCTTTCAAAGTTGTTCGAAATTTAAATCTAGCTGGTACAAGTCAAGACCGACAGATTTTTATTGGTATTTTATTAGAACAATCATAACTTTAGTTATATAATGTATTATGGTTTTATTTTTACAAATAAATTGTTTATGTAATCTCTAAATTATTTTTTATGCGTTTAAATTTTTTTAATAAGTTATATTATTTTTTAATATAAATGCCGGTTTATCACGTATCCAATTTCGATGTGAGTGCTGTACAAATTGACTTATCATCTAATATTTTTGCTGATGATACTTTATTAGCTCATTATTGGGTTGAAATACAGGTAAATTTTAACTCTAATGGAGCAATAAAAGATGATACTGCGTTGAATGCCATCTTCAAAAACGTCTTTGATGTGTCTGCTGCAATCAATGTGGTTAATAGTCAAGTTTATTATAATGAGGGGAGCGGGGGGGAGAAGGATCTTTTTAACGTGAGCAGCTTTGACGAATTTCCTGTGGGTAATAGTGTTAAATTCAAAGATTTAGGAGTTATTAACGATGATGAATATTATCAGGGGATATTATATAGTAGTGCTATATATACAAACGTTACTGCTCTCCGTGCAGCTAATAACGCTAATACATCTTTCAATGGTAAAGTGAAAGCAAAATTTGATCCTATACCTACCATAACAGGTCTTCGTGAAAAAATGTTGGCTAGTATTAATGCTTCTACAGGTTCTGACTTGGGTACTAATAACGAGGTGCCACCAGGTAGTATCTTTGGTTTCAAAGTTGTTAGAACTTTAAATCTAGCTGGTACAAGTCAAGACCGAACTATTATTATTGGTGTTGTATTACGACAATTAATAGTTTAATATATTATGGTTTTATTTTTACAAATAAATTGTTTATGTAATCTCTTAATTATTTTTTATGCGTTTAAATTTTTATTTTTTAATATAAATGCCGGTTTATCACGTATCAAATTTCGATGTGAGTGCGGTACAAATTGACTTATCATCTAATGTTTTTCAAGCTGATAGTGCCAATTTAAGTGCTGATTATTGGCTGGGAATAGAGGTAGAATTTAACTCTAATGGAGTAATAAAATCAGACGCTGGTTTGAATGACATGTTCAAAAGCGTCTTTAGTGTAGATAGTGATACCTATGTTGGAACTGCATCAGCTTTTCGGAATCAAGGTGGAACTCGTAGCAATATTGCTGTCAATGCCACCGAAGACACTGGTTTTCAATTCATAGACTTAGGAGTCATTAGAGCCGATCATAGTTTATTCGATAGTGCTATATATTCAAACGTTACTGCTCTCCGTGCAAGTAATGAACTTAGTACATCTTTCAATGGTAAAGCGAGAGCAGTACTTATAAATAAAGATTCCATAACAGGTCTTCGTGAAAGAATGATGGCTAGTATTAATGCTGGTACAGGTTCTAATTTGGGTACTGATCAGGCTGTGCCAGTAGGTAGTCAATTTGGTTTTCTTGTCGTTCGAAACTTAAATCTAGCTGGTACAAGTCAAGACCGAACTATTCATATTGGTATTGTATTACAACAGCAGCAATAAAATTTTACATAATTTTACATAATTATAACTTATTAATAGTTATAATTACACATTTTATCATTTCAAATATATAATTTGAAACGATATTTATAAGTAAAAAAGCATAACTATCAATCGTTACTATGACTACTATCGCTATCACTATCGCTATGACTATCACTATCGCTATGACTACCATGACTACTACAATCAGAATTATCTATCATACGATCAATTTCCAACATTAATTCGGCATCGAATATTTCATTTTCAGGATACCCATATTTTTCAACATATATTCTATATCTTTTCTTCAACTCAAGTGTAGTTGTAACATAAACTGGCTTGAAAAGTCCTGTTGGTCCATTATTCAAACTATTTATATATTCGATAAGTTTCTCTCTATTTTGTAAAATCTCTGAATCTGCTTTATATGCTTGAGACTTTTCAAGCGTAAGCTTCAATGATTTAGTGAGATTTACATTCAAGAATATCGTTTCAACAATACGGATATACACACCAATAACACCTTTGTAAATATTGCTTGCATTTTTTTTTAATTCCTCTAATGTTGTTGTTAATTTGGATACATAGTCTGGATCTAGTTTTGATGATAAATATTCATAATCTTCTTTCTTGAGTTTTTTTATCAATTTATTTACCTCAATTACAGGGTTTGATTTCATGAAATACAAGAATTCATAGTCCATCATATTATTAGGAACCATGTGATTAGGAACATGAACAGGATCAGGAGCAGGAGCATGATGAATATGAGTAGGGTGGTTATGAGTCTTTTGGACAACACTGGTATCTTTTTTATCACAATCATTGTCATCAAAATCATACTTCATTTTACGACGATTTATCTTACGAATCGTCTTAATATTTTTATGTATATCATTTTGAGATAAACGTCTGTTGTATGTTTTCAAATCCGGGTTGTTCTGTCTTCTACTAATTGCCCTAGTTAATTCGTTAAATTCTTTTGTTGCCTCAAAGACAGGACAAGTCATTTCTGATACCTTTTCTCTGATATAATCATTCTTCGACAAGAATAATCTTGTTTTTTCACTATATTTGCATATAGTATCCTTTGTTTTATTCAAGACCAACTTAGTCGCCCTTTTCAGCAACTCATCCTTGATTTCTTGAATTCTTGAATCTAATGTATGTTTTCTTACAACTAAATTAGTTTTACAGGTCGCGTTGGTTGTATTTGTATAATACGTATCCATTATTATTATATATGTAATATATAATAAGGATTATAACTATACACATAGTAATAAAATTAGTCAAAAAAATACGTTACTCTTTATAGACTACCTTCGAACCCAATTTAGTTTGCTTGTTTTTATCGTCTTCCGTAGAGAGAAATTGTTTGTATTTTGTTTCCATAACATCTATATTACTCGAGCAACCGCGAGTTTCAATATTCATTTTTACTAAAGATATTATCAAAATACCTGTGTAAATATACCACATTGCTTCTCCTACATTTTCACGAGTAACAACTAGACCAAACAATTGTTCTTTCAACGCTTTGGTTTTCTCATTATTATCATCCTGATATTCAGGTTTGCGAAGTATTCGCATTTGGTCCCACATTTGTATGTAGTTAGAAGGGACTATTTGATTTATTAAGATCGAAGTGTTACCATATATTTTCATAACTAAATCGGCAGCATCTTTCATTTTATCCTTCTCAGATGGTTGTAGATTATCCATTCGTATGTTCTTGTCGACGAGAAGCGTATTTAAAAGCTCGTTGGCTTTGGAAGATATATAAAAATATCCAATTACATCAGAGAATGCACTTTTAAACCCCGGGAATATCAGGATTGTTATTATGACTACGCCAAATATTAGTGACCACGGGAGTATTGTCAGACTAGTTGCATTGGTTAAACTATCAATAAAGTCACCACCACACTTGAAGTACATTGACATAACATTCAGAGATATCTGTGATATAATGACTAAAGCAAAGTATCCTGCTAAAGAATAGTGTTCAAATTTCTTCAACTCGGCGAGTGATTTATCGTCATTGAAAATAGCAAATGTCATTCTAGATTTAAGTTTAATGCAATATACAAAAGTGAGAATGATAAAGGACGATAAGGATAAAATATCAACAAGTTCCATTATTATTTGGGTATAATAAAAAATAAAATATTATAACTATTAACTATGGAGAATATTCCTTCTTTGATTGAACCAGGTATGAAATCTTTTTTGAATCATACATTGAGACAATGTCATAATATAAAGAGTAAATATTATAACGAATTGTTCAATATGGGAGTATTTGTAATTCTCACTCTGGTTGTTTCAGCTGTATTATTTTACAAATATAAAGGAAGATTAACACCATTAGAAAAGGAGAGAAAAAATAGAGAGAAACAACAATACATATTGTCGAAAATTAAGAATGTACAGGATGCGAAACGAAGAAGCCAGCAAGAACTAATAACGGGTCTTCCAAACTGGGACAATGATAATGAAGCATTTATACGATAATTATTTTATCAAGTTTATTTATATGAGTGTAGACGAATATTATGAAATTAAAAATAAATATGATTTTGAAATCAAAACGAACAAGGCACGAAAAAAGATTATCAAAAGTGATCTCTCTATGAAAGAAAAGCGAATTCTATTGTCACAATTGAAGCACAAGTGCATATCATGCGAACGCCCAGTGGGGACGATTTTCAAGACAAATTTCGATTCCGACAAGGAATTCAGAATACTTACCGCTAGATGTGGCGACAAGTTGGCACCTTGCAAGTTAAACATCCAAGTCAACCCAGGAAGCTATAATTCAATTCCAACTATCATAGACTTTTATGAAGCGGAGAATGAAAAGATTAAACAGGATGTAATTACTATCAAAAACAGAACATTATTTGATTTCATGACAAACGAAGCAGCAATTGTAGAGTATAACAAGATAAAGGATGATATAAATAACAACGCCTATCTGCTAGATAAGTTTATTTCACTACATAACGATATTGTCAACAATAAAGAAAAGGATACTATGATACGAAATAAGATGAAGGCATTATATTTAACAATAAATGTATACAAAGAACATATTGATAAATATGAAGAGACTCTAGATACCCAAGACGTTTTAGAAGCAGTTCGCATTTATGATAAGCAGATAACACCAATGCTGAAAGAGATTGCTGCACTCAAATATGAGAATGTTGTTATTCATGTAGAGACAAAGAATGGTGAAGGTGATGAAGACGACAATGATACAGGAAAGGTTATGTATCATCTTGTACAGCAAAAGTATTCGACAGAGAGTATGGAGTTTAATGATCATGAACCTGAAATTATTTCATGGTCAATGAGCGAAAAATAGAATTATTTACACCTTTTCTCATTTCAAACACCCATTTGATACGATGTATAATTTTACAATGTATTCAGATATGCTTTAGCAGCTGTATAAAATGAATTGTCAGGAAATAAATCGGTATTAACATTTGGAATTTTTCTTTTATCATAACGTGGATCACAACTATAATGTGCTATATAATGTTTATCTTCCAAGTTATTAACATTTGGATAATAACAATTATCACCATTAATCATTTTAATCTTATTATTATGACATGCTATATTTAAACCATGCATTGCACACCACCAAGAATGTGGATCACCATTCATTTTTTCAGTAACTTTGATTGAATATAATATAATATCATCAATTATAGCTTTAATCGTTTTTACTTTGCAAATTATATTAAATCCACCATTCATATATCCCTCTTCATTATGTGATAAAAATTCTTGTATAACATGTCTATTTATAGAATTTGGTTTTGATATATGCATATGCCAATTTTCATAATAATTATCTGCTATTATTTCATTATCTTTAATATTATGATATTCGATAGGATAACGTTTCAAATGCACTAGATCTGCGTCAATAATTTCAACTAGAGTATTATCATCTAATTCGCTAATAATTTGTTTTGCTGAAGTAAATACATTAATTGGTATATATATTTTTGGATCATAATTACTATTAATTTGTATTAGATCATATACTGAATCAACCATTTTATAAGGGAGAGTTATATCCCAATCAATATTTTCAAGAGCCGTATTTTTTTCATTATAATGATTGTATTTAATAATTGGAATAATTGCTTTATTTACAGCATCAGTATCATATATTTTATAATGTTGATATTGAAAAAATTTGATTTGTCTCTTAAAATAATCATTTGCAACAGTTGAAGGAATTGATATAAAATTCATATTCATTTATTGGTTTATATATCATTTTATATATAATTAAACAAAAAAAATAATTAAACAATTGTTATAATATTATAAATGATTGAAAAAACAAGCATTTTACAAGGAACTACAGGTAATTTTTCTAACACTAGTTGTATTATAACAAATCTATATTATGATTTATCTGAAAATCAATTTATAATAAATCTTGATAGTAAAGAAAATATAAACGTCAATAGACAAGGATTACAATTACTTGGAAGACGAACTCCAACTTATGTTGGTAAAGAAATTATACTTATGGATATACCAGAAAAAGAAAAAGAAAAAGAAAAAAATAATATAAAAGAAATCTCTTTTAAAAACAATCAAGGCTTGGAATATTGTTTGTTTATTGCACGCCGCTATTCGCCACATAATTTTGGTCATTTGTTATGTGAAACAGCATTGCCAATTGAATATGTATTGAATCAGATTGGTATTACTGATAAATCAAAAATAATGGTTATATTTGATGATGACACATGGGATGGTTTTGATAATAAACAACAAAATACTATCTACTGGTTCGAGAATTCTGAGGATAAGAAAGGAAGAGAAAAAGCTGATAGACATTCTATAAACCTATTAAAACCTTTAGGAGACAAGGTTGTTTTTGGATTTCAAAAATACATATCAGAATATGTTAATGACAATGATATTAAGGAACGATATTTAAAAATAAAAAATCATGTTGTAACTGGTATGTCATCAATTTCGCCATGGAATTATAGACAACCTGGATGGAGTGATTTTTCCATGTCAAAAACGATAGATACATATAAAAAAAAAATATATGAAATTTACCCACCAAATTCACAAGTAAACCAAGTTCAAAATACAATTACATTCCTCCCAAAACAAGGAAGGCGTTCTGTTTTGAACAATGATTCAATATGCTTGACATTAAAAAATTTTGCCGATAAAAATAATTTAGTTTTTGAACAACTAAACCCAGAAGAAGTGTCGTTTAACTACCAACTTGAAGTTTTATCTAGAACTAAACTACTTGTTACTAATGGTGGAGCAATCTCGTATTGTTCGTTTTTTCTTAACCCCGAGTCTATCATGATTTTGTTTCCAACAATAGGTAATGATTTTGACTCTCAATTGTTCAGAAGATTTCCTGAACGCTTTAAATTCATAGATTACGATAATCACGATGCAAAGTGGAAGGATAACATAAAACGAGAAGATGGCTCATTTGATGTAGACATTTCTATATTGGAAAAAATATTGGTTTTACGATGAGCAATTGTAATTGTAATTGTAATAGTTTCAAAGGTGTATCCAAGTGATTTATAATTTACTCTCATTTCAAAATAATATCTTGAAATGAAACTACTTCATTCAAATTAATTAAGCAAATCTTTATTCTTTATCAAGAATCAATTCTAGTACCTCGTCGATTGTCTCTACGCAATGAAATTTAACCCCCTTGATTATATCCTTATCTTTGAATTTATCCATCATCTTTTCAAAGTCACGTTTATTCTCTTTAGGAAAGATGAACTCTTTAACACCTGACGGAATCGAATGTATTATCTTGTATTCTAGACCACCTATTTCGCTGAGTATGTAATCAAAACTAGTCTCTCCGGTTATACCAAACGTGTTTTTTATTTTTATATCATTGAATAAGCTGTATATTAATATAGTAAAAGCGGTTGTTGCAGATGGACCATCCTTCTTTGTGCTTATGCTAGGGCAATGCAAATGCAAACCACATACACTATTTGTTTTTGGATTATTGTATGTCTCTATCAAATACTGCTGTCTAGACTTGCTTGTTAAATTCCACGCATTCGTCAAACTAACACGAATAGACTCCTTCATAACATCACCTAGCGATCCTGTTAATGTCAAACTCAAAAATTCAGCGGAAGGAATAAAACTCACTTGTAGTGGTAAAACTCCGCCTTGCGATAACTCATTTGCCCACAACGCATTTATTACTCCAACCTTACTTTCCGTGTGGATTTTGAATGGTACTACTTCCCGTTTATCCTTAAAATAAAGTTTCTTGACATCGTCAATCGTAACTTCGAAAGGCAGTTGTATATCATTGGTTGGATTCTGTAAAATATTCAGGTTTATAGCACCGACAATTTCAAACATTTTTTCCTTGAGCTTACGAACACCCGGTTCCTGAGTATAGTCGTTTACAATAATTTTGATTGTTTCATCTGAAAAGGTTATCATATTATCAAGACCAATGTTTTTAAGAATATCTGGTAACAAGTGCTTTTTCACGATTACTATTTTATCGTCTGTAGTTAAGCTGTCAAACTTTACTCGATGAATACGATCAAGCAGTACTCTATCGATAGAATTTGGGTCATTGTAGCAAACAATAAATAAAGTCTTAGACATATCAATGTCGATACCAGCAAAATATTTATCCTGAAATAAATGATTCTGTGTTTTGTCTAACAAATGTGTCAAGATACCTGTGATCTCCTTTCCATGTTCAGTTTTAGATATCTTATCTGCTTCATCTATAACAATTACTGGATTCATGCATCCAGAGTCTTGTAAATATTGTACGATTAACCCCCAGCCACTACCTACATATGTAAAACTATGTCCTACCAAACTAGCTGCATTTGCATCACCGCCCATCATTAATATCTTGAATGGTCTTGGTTTTCCATCATTGCCAACTAAACAATTAGCTATACCCTTAGCGAGAGACGTCTTCCCAACACCTGGGTTCCCCTCAAATCCTATGACATATCCATTTCCATTGTCGCCAGAGTTTATCCATTCACCTAATATCATCTCGATTTGTTTTTTAGGTTTGTCATGACCATATACAGAGGAATCTAATGTTTTACGAATAAATTTTGTATAATCAACAATCTTATCGATATTGTTTTGTATAATATCAATTGATAGATTTGAATCTTCTACTCCAATGTTTTTCTTGTCAGGAAGCAATAAACCAAATAATTCTTCTTTTATAAGTGGATTTGATTTACACAACTTGAAGAAAGTGTTTATACCTATCTTCAAATTGCTTTTGTTTGTTCCCAACTTTATTTTATTGTCGTCTAGATTGTTGTTAATTAAAATTTCATTCATAATATTAATATTATTAACAAGCGATTGTTTATCACCTTGTAATATCTGATCCTGTAAAATTTGTAAAGTGTCTAGCGATGATATATTTGATGATTGAATATGCTTCACATACTTGTAAATTTCCATACTAGTATAACTGGTCTTCTTTGGAATGTCTGGAAACTTTATGAATATATTTTCTGAATCACAATAATCTATAAATTGTTTTTTGATTGTAGTCATAATATTTAGTATTGGTTCATGTCTAAAAACACCGAATGGAATTTTTAACAGACCATCTAAATATTGTCTTGCTTTTGCACCGGAATCTTCAGATTTATTTTTCACCTCTTTTAATTTCATCATACCCTTTTCTTTTACACTATCTGGTGCATTCATCAAACAGATCTGTTGTTCAAGAGGTATTTTGTTCATATCAAAGTTATAAAGACTATTTGTGTAATTGAGTGTTTTCTTCATCGCTTGCTTAAAAAATACCTTAGTCTTGTATGTAAAGCTCTCATATAACATAGTCTGGTCTTTTGAATCCACAATTCCATTCACATCATTCGATAAAAGATCATATAACATATATGATAAATATTGGTTATCAATTCTATTTGACATGATTAATAATTGAATCAATGTCGACCGCTTTTTATACAGATCTTCAGTCATAAAATCCTTTATAATAAATGATATCTGTTTCTGGTGTATTATATTTGACTTTGTTATATAATCATTATATTTATTGATAATATGTGAAGCACTATTAGTGAGATAATCCTTAAGGTTCAGTGACGAGAGAAAACGCTCAAATGTTTCATCTTTTAGTTCAATGGTCAAATTAGAATGCACTTGATTTTTCTTGTTTTCAATATATGAATTACCAAGAAATTCTAAAGCAATATCATCTACTATACCAAATATAAATAAACTTTTATTAAGTGCTGCACTATGAACGTACAATTTCATTCCATACACTTTAACATGAAACTGCTTATATGTCGTAATAATATCGAAACAATCTAAGTGTTTTATAGATGTCTCATCGTATGAATCGTCGGATTGTTTTTTTTGTTTGAACTCTTCATTTTTTGTCACAATCTTATAACTTATTGGGTGGAAGTATTTCTTCAATAAGTCAAACTTAGAATGGTCTGATTCTAACAAATTATTACCAAAACATATAACAAGTAAATCTTCTAAATACATAGTTCCATAGTTTTTTAATATACTAGAGAGATCGTTATTAATTAACTGGAGTTTATTTACTATGGCATCTTTATTTTGATCATCTACAATCAAATCATGTATTGAATTATTTAATTCTGTTAATCTTTCATTACACGTTGTCACGTCAACAATAGATAATATATCTTTATACTGATTATTCTGCGTATGTATAAATGTCCTCTGGATTACATCTCTAAAAAATAATAGTTTCTTTTCAATTATAGACCCTACCTCCTGTGGATTGTCGGGTTTTACCTTATAATCGTGTTTTTTCATAAGGTGAATATATATTATATCATTATTATAATATACAGAATGTATTTCATTGTCTAGAGATATTGTTTATATAAATAAAAATAGTAGGTTTATATCAAATATGCTAAAAAAATGATTTTTATTTTGACATAGACATAAAACATATAATTACAGAAAGGAAAATGGGCATACCATCATACTTCAGTTACATTGTGAAGAATCACCCAGAAGTTATTCGTAAATTAGATGATAAGTTTAATGTTAATAATTTATACTTGGATGCAAATTCTGTAATATATGACTGCGTGCATAAGATAGATTTTACAAAGCTTGTTGAAACAGATATTGCTACCATTCAAAATGCTGTTTTTGCCAAACTGGATGAGTATATTTATTTAATTAAGCCCAATAACAATATATTTATTGCATTTGATGGTGTTGCCCCTGTTGCAAAACTAGAACAACAGCGTCAAAGAAGATATAAATCCTCTTATCAAAACAAGGTATTTGAAACCATCACAAAAAATTCTGATCCCTGGAATACAACTGCTATAACACCTGGGACTGATTTCATGCATCAATTGAACAAACAAGTGCGTGTCAGATTCAATGATCCAAAGAAATACAATGTAAAACGCTTGATAGTATCACCAAGTGACGAGTATGGAGAAGGCGAGCACAAGTTGTTTAAATATATTCGAGATAACGAGACAGAACACAAGAACGCAACCACTATTATTTATGGTCTGGATGCAGATCTTATTATGTTGTCTATCAACCATTTGCCGATTAGTAGAAATATCTATTTGTATCGCGAGACCCCGCATTTTATTCAATCTATAAACAGCGACTTGCTGCCAGATGAGTCATATCTGATTGATATTCCAGAGCTTTCTAATATAATAACGTCGAATATGAATAGTTTTACGGGTGATGATCTTGAGATCGCAGATTGCAATGACGATAAAAAGATAACTAAGATGAATCGTGTTTACGACTATATATTGTTGTGCTTCTTTCTTGGCAATGATTTTATGCCTCACTTCCCGTCCATTAATATACGAACTGGAGGTGTTGATAAGATGTTGAATGCGTACAAGGCAACGATGGGTCCTAAGGATGTACTCACTGATGGGAAAAAGATCAATTGGAGGAACATGCGTAAACTTATATTATTCTTGGCCAAGGCAGAAGAGAATAATTTTAAACAAGAGATGAAATTGCGAGACAAGAGAGAAAATGCGAACATGTCAGAGGATACGCCAGAAGACAAAATAAAGAAATTCGAGGCATTACCTACATACAAGAGGGATATTGAAAAGTATATTAACCCTTTCAATCCGAATTGGGAGAAGCGATATTATAAGTCGCTGTTTGAACTTGAAATTGATGACACTAGAAAACAACAGATCTGTGTCAATTATCTAGAGGGGCTTGAATGGACTCTCAAATATTATACATCGGGGTGTCCTGATTGGCGATGGCATTATAAATATAACTACCCTCCTTTGTTGGCAGATTTGATTCAACACGTCCCTTACTTTGATACTGAGTTTATTAGTAAGAAGGCGGATAGTCCAGTTTCAGAGGTTACTCAATTGTGTTATGTCTTGCCTAAACAAAGCATGAAGATGTTACCATCCAAGGTATATGACAAGGTAATTCGTGATCATAAGCATTTGTACAATGACGAATTTAAATTTCAATGGGCATTTTGTAGGTATTTCTGGGAATCACATGCTGTTTTGCCAGAGATTGATATAGAAGACCTTGAAAATAGTGTTGGGACTATATAACTATCCAAAATAAAATAATGCAAAATATAACTATTTCTTCTTCTTTTTGCGTTTCTTATTGGCTGATATAAAATTGTCCTTCTCAACAAAGGTAGTTGTGTTATCTGTATCAGTAGCATTATCAGTATCAATATTCTCATCTGTAGTTTCATTTGTAGTTTCATCGTTAGTAGTCTTATCATCAGTAGTCTTATCATCAGTAGTCTTATCATCTGTAGTCTTATCATCAGTAGTCTTATCATCAGTATTTTCATTGTTTGTATTTACAACATCTTCTTTTACATCATTTGTATCTTCAAAGCACGGAATAAATTTAGGTTCTACCGATTCATCAAAATCTATATCTTTATCTATCTGTAAATACATGGCTTGTAATTTATTGACAAACCGCCCTAGCATTTTGTTATGGTTTCGCTGAAAGAAATGCATATATTTTACAAATAACCCAAACTTTTCTCTCGTATTATTTACATCATAGTTAAATGTTGAAACAAAGTTATCTATATTCAACCCTATATTTAATTTCTTGTTGTATGTCCCCAACTCCCGGTCTTTTATGCTGATGTAATTAATAAGGGATGAAAACAATATTAATATATTATTTTGTAACTCATTAATAACTGCAAAGTCATATTCCTTGAATGGTTCAAGGTCGAGATATATTGGAAAGGTCCCAATATTTAATTTTTCTGATATCGTTTTTTCTTGTATATTTTCGTTTATATAAGAACAGAGTATACGATATAATTTGTAATAATCGCAGTAGATTCTATTGCTAATAGCCAGATACATGCGTTTCATGTCAATAAATTCAATATCCATAAGTTTACTTTGAAATCTAAAGGAGTCTAACCCAAAAATAAAAATCTGTTTTTCATTTTTACTTATAAATTCATTGTATATTGTTTTTAATTTTTTTATTCGAGCTTCCAGAATATCAAAGATTTTTGTTATTGTATCTCTATTATTTATAATCATAATAAATTCTGTTTTCAAATCACTTATTTGTGACTCCATTCTTATAATTCAGCTATACTTTTTTTTTTACAAAATAAAATCTTCTATTAATATACGTGTGTTATGTCAACTGAAATAGAGTTAAAAACCGAAGAACCTTATATAAACAACACTCAAATTGAGTGGACAAAAGAACACGAACAAATATTGATTGAATGGGCAGACAAAGCGATGTGTTACAGATGGTTGCATTCGAAAGCAAATATGTTATATTCCTATTTGAATACTTGGTATACGATACCAGTAATAGTCATATCCACATTAACTGGAACAGGTAATTTCGCACAAGATCGCGTTCCACCGGATTATCAATCATATTTTGTCATGTTGATTGGTTCTCTCAATCTTTTAGCTGGTATAATAACTACCATTCAGCAGTTTTTAAAGATTACCCAATTAAACGAAGCTCATCGAGTAAGCAGTATATCATGGGACAAGTTTTACAGAAATATCAAAATTGAGCTGGCAAAACATCCACATGAGAGAATTGACGTGAAACACATGATAAAAATTAGTAAAGAAGAGTATGATAGACTTATGGAGACCAGTCCACCCATACCAGAAGAGATAATTGCAAAATTTAAACAGAATTTCAATAATACAGAGACATTCTTAAAAATAATTAAACCTGAAATATGTGATATTTTGATTCCGACAGATGATTTCAGAAACCAGTGGTTTAATGAAGAAAATCAAATGAAAAATCAAAATGACCAACTCAGGATTGAGATCACAAATGAGATGAAACAAAAACAAATTGTGGCTTTAAATCAAAAACGTGTTGAAGACTTCCATAATTTATTTGTTCAATTGAATAATCGCGAACCAATGGACAATGAAATTATCGATAATCTTAAAAACGATATTGCTTTAGATGTATTAGAGAAGATCATAGAAAATAACAAAATTGAACATGCTGTTTAAAAAATATAATCACAATATTTATATAATAAATTCAGAATATCTATTTATTATATACCAAAAATATATTATGGATAATGATATTATAAAAAGATTAAAAAAAATTAATCATATATATTTAAGTGGTGGAGCATTTGGTGTTATCTATCAAATGGGTGCATTGAATAAACTCTCAAAATACTTAAAAAAATATAATATAACACAAAAACCAATAATATATGGTGATTCTGTAGGTGCATTGATAGGTATGCTCTTTCTTCTAGGGATGAAAAGTTCAAAGCAAATGGATATATACATGGATATTTACAAATTAGCAACCAAACGAATCAGTGAGAAACCCTTTTCTGTTTCATCTTATTACCTCACAGAATATCCGTTGAAAATATTAAGATTGATAAATGAAGAATATCCTGATGCATATCGTATTGTAACCGATAAACTTTTTATAGGAGTTGTTCTATTACACAAGGATGGACATTGTGAAAAAAAATGGTATTCAAAATTTAAAAATCAAAAAGATTTTTTTAATATCCTTCTGTGTAGTTTTAATATACCATTCTTGTCGACTTATGATGCAAAGATAGTAGATAACGGAAATACAATGTTAGCGATGGATGGTTGTTTGAGACAAGAAAAATTGCCAGATGGTATTTTACGAATCATAAACGGAAACAATGAAGGCGAATTGGTGGGTAACATTTCTTTATATGAGAGTTTAGTTCCTCCTACAAAAAATGGTATAACTTATTATTATGAAAAGGGTAAAGAAGAGATGAAAAAAAAAATTTGCAATGATGAAAATACAACTGCATCGATTAGAAACTATTTTGCCAGTTCTAGTTTACCATTGTTTATGTTGAGTTTTTTGAGAAGGAATACACAAAACATCAATACGAAACATAATCTCAACTCTATTTTTGATTATTGATATTGACGAATTAGTTATTATATGAAATATACGATATCATATAATATAAATGCAAAAGGAGATTATAACCGAAATACCATCAGTTGATTTGTTTATGAGCTTGCTGAAAAAAAATCCTGGGCTTGTTATACTTAAACTAGGTGCTACTTGGTGTGGACCATGCGACATTATTAAAGAGGATGTTTATACATTTTTCAAGAACTCCCCACCCGATGTAATATGCTGCGACATTGATATTGATAAATCTACTCAGCTTTATTCATACTTGAAAAACAAGCGAATGGTTAATGGAATACCCGTTCTGTTGTGTTATGTAAAAGGCAATGAATCATATATTCCTGATGACAGCATTACCGGCGCAAGAAAAAACGAACTACATATGTTTTTTGATAGATGTAAACAACATTTATTAGATACGAAATAAATAAAAATATAATTGTATTGTATGCTTGAGAGATTGTTTTTTGCTATCATATTAATTATTTTGCTTGTATTCTATAACAGATTTGAGGAAAAAAATAAACAATACGAAGAAAATAACAACTATAATGCAATCAAAGAGTATTTATTGGATGTCGATAGTTTAGCCAAGAGTAGAAAACCTATATTATGGATTCATGTCCCATATGAATATAATTCACGTAATTGGGTTAGTTTTGGCTCGAGAAGTTCATATGATTTGAATCAACCATATTTATATTTGACTATAAAAAGCATTATAAATAAATGCGATGATTCATTTACTATATGTATTATTGACGACAACTCATTTAAAAAATTAATACCCGAATGGGTAATCGATATGAACGGAATTTCAAATCCAATTTTGAAAAACATGCGTGTGTTGGGTATGTTAAAACTACTTGATGTTTATGGCGGCATGACTTGTCCTATATCATTTTTGTGTATGCGTGATTTATATGAAATGTACTCGAAAGGAACCGAAGGTGATAAAATGTTTGTTTGTGAAACTACTAATCGCAGTATAACATCGACGTTGTCTAATTATTACCCGTCTCTCGCTTTTTGTGGTGTAAAGAAGGATAACAATATAACAAAACAGCTTATCGCACACGTTCAAGAAACAATGTCAACGGATTTCACAAGCGAGTCGGAATTCCAAGGTAAATTTGAACAATGGATCAGCTCAAAACTAAACAAGAATATTAACCTTATAAATGGTACTGAGATTGGTGTAAAAATGAGTGATGAGTCGCCAATAATTGTAGACGACCTAATGTCAAACAACTACCTGAGTCTCAGCAAAACGGCATTTGGTATTTTTATACCCGCTGATGATGTCTTAAAACGAAATAAGTTTATGTGGTTTGCTAGGGCAAGTGAAAAACAGGTACTAGAATCGAATACAATTATCGGAAACCATATTCTCACTTGTATGGGAAAAAGTAAGGGTAAGGATGTGAGATATGTAATGCCTGAACATAGATAAAGACATAGATAAATCAGATTATTATTGTTTTGAACAATAATAATTTATATAAATTGCCTTGATTACATTACATCTTGTCGAGAGGTCTTTGGTGCTTTTCAATAACAAGATGCTCTGGTAAGAAAACAGGCTCCTTTTTGTAAACATCGGTCGTCTGTAAATTAATCAAACTCGGCTTCGTTGGTTTGGCAGGGTTCACCAAATTAGTGGAATTTATACCAAATAGTGATGACTCGATATCCACTGGGTTGTGAGACATGTGGGTTCGCGGTATACGTGCGACATTGAGACCATTACCGGGCAACATTGTTTTGTATGCTGCACCATTCTGCGAATTTTCATACAACTTATATTGCTCCGATAATGTAGAGTTACGTTGTTCTAAATAATAATTACCAGGTGTGTTTTTATTACGGGTAGATGCCATAATGGTTTCTATATTATGAGAATATAATCTTTTCTAATTCTGTCGTATTTGCATCGCATGTTTCTATGTATTGACAAATACATGGGTGTGTCAAATGCAGATAGTCATATGAAAACAAAATCATTAATCCCATGAGATCATCACCTTTACCTATATATTTGATTATATTAACAAACTTTGAATTGTTTCGTATTAAATCATATATAGTTTCAATAGATGCGTTTATTACATCAGGCTCAAAATTTTCAATCTCAAAAATATTCAACATATCCTGGCGATAAATGCAATTACGAATGAAATCACGCTCGTCATCAGTTACATAATCAGTTTCAACAAATACATCTGAATCCAGATAGCTGCAAACATATTTGGTATTGTATTTCATACATTTTGAATGACTATTTGACATTATAATACTAATATATTAGATTGCTCTTATATAATTTATGATAAATATTATAATTTATCATAAAAAGCAATTTAACCGACCAAAAATATTGTTAGCATATTAAGCGTGTGTAGAACGGCTCAGCTCACGCGACGGAACACCACCTCTTACCCACCCATTAGATGCCGAGCTCTCAACATAATTCGCTGGGTTGCTAACACGCTCCTTCATGCTGTCGATCATTGGTGTGTGGTGGTAGTTAATGTAGCTCTTCTCGCTAAGATTTGTGATGCTTCTCTTGTTGGTCAATAACTCGCCCTGCAATATTTGCGATTCCATGACCGGATTAACAGATCCACGACCTAAATATGGGATGGTGGCAAATGGGCGGTGAAACAAATCAAGTTTTGACCGGTGGTCCATTTGAGTGGTTCCTAACTCTAACTCGGTCGAAGTATCAATATTGCAACCACCAGCAGCGACCTGATTACCTCCCTTGTAAAACACGCCTGCTTGAGATGTGGCTAATCCAATCGGTTTACTCATTGTGCAATCAGAACTATAGAAATTCTGCAACATGTAATTTGTCTGTTGGACGTTTTGCATATCTAACTGAGAGCTAGTTGACTCGTCCAAACCTATTCGACTCATGTTTTCGAACATAAAATTTGTGGTACTGGCCATTCTATATAGTTACTAAATATAATAATTACAAGTATACTGCTAAAAACAAGAAGTGTTTAGGATCATATAGGTTAATTATTTTACAAATGTAGTGTAAAACAATGAGTTCCGACTTTGATCTGAATATTTATAATTATAATACACAAGAACTTGAAAAATTTCTAGGTCTAAGAGAGAACTATAATTTGAGTGATATCAAGGAGAAACATGATAATATATATATTGCTGTTAGTAAAAGCAGTGATTACGACAATGATAAAAAAATACAAGTGTATGATTTTCTAAATTCTGCGAAAAATAAACTGATTCGTGATTTATCAAAAGATAATAGTGGGTTCATCGAAGACTATGAACAATTGTTGATTCCAACCGAAGAGGGCAAAGTTATTAATCAAACTACTGCGGTATTCGCAGGTAATAACTTCACATTAAACAAAGAAACAACATCCTTCAATAATTCGATAAATAAAAATGAATATCTAAATCCTGTTGAAACATATCCTACAAATGTAGCTAGAAGCTTACTTAACAACCTCAAAAGAAAGACTATAATACAGACGCTTATTCTGCACTCGTTGTACAGAGAAGATCACGCAAATACAACCTCATCCGATTTCAGTATCATACTGCCACAGACATTTAAAAACGTATTGTCGCTTCGTTTATCGTCGATTCACCTCCCAGAATTGATTTACAATATAACACATGCAAATGCAAGTAATGTGTTTTACATTCATGAATCAAATATAGGCTCGATCGACAGCTCATTTGTCGAGATTGTTATACCAGAAGGAAGTTATAGTCCTGCTGAGTTTACTAACAAATTGAAGGCTACTATAAATACAACAATGGACCCTTTCGACGCCTCCAAAAACAGATACGATGTATCAATAAATACATACAATCAACAGATAACAATATCAAATATATACAATAATTTCAATATGTATTTCTTGAAGGATCCGTTGTTTGGAAGCTACAATCCAAACGATAAAGATAAATATGTACATGATAAAATTACCCAGGCGATACATAAAAAAATTGGCTGGACTATGGGATATCGTAACACATCGTATTCAGGCAAAAAAACATACACTACTGAGGGTATGTTTAATACAAATTCAAGTGAATATTTGTATTTTATATTGAATGATTTTAATAATTCACAATCTCAGAATATTATAGGCTTGTTCTCTCAAAGCATCATCAGCAATAATATACTTGCTATTATTCCATTATCTAAAAATAACACGACAAATATTTATACAGAAAAATGTAGTGATATTATAGAAAAGAAACGCGAATATTTTGGTCCTGTAAAGATACAAAAAATCAAGGTGCAATTGTTGAATCAGCACGGAGACTTGATAAATCTCAATAATATGGACTTTTCGTTTTCAATTGACCTTGAGATGGGTTATGATTGGTGAATTAGTATATATTCAACAAGCGGACTATATTATTTTTTATTTTGCATATATACGACATACGATTTCCGTTGTAATATAACAACTCCATAGTTTTGTCATTAGAGAGATTAAATAGAATCTTATTTTTATGAACTGGTTTTATTAGTAATTGCAAACGCGGATCAGTTTCTGGTATTTTGTACATCAATACCAAATTTCTTAGTTTCGCATGATTACTAAATTCTAATATCTCATATACCACATCCATTGGAAGATAGGTCCACAAGTGAGCTAACATCAATATAGTAATATAGCAATATATTATTATATATTATTGTATTCTACTATATAAAATACGACATGACACGAGGTAATAAACCAAGGATACAATATAATCCTGTATTTAGAGACTCTAGTAGCAACAGCCCCTTTGAAGATGTATTTTTATATGATAATCCTACTACTAGTAATTATAAGGAACAACCAAATTTCAATCGATCAAATCTAAGCGATGACAAAGAGAAAGAAAAAGAAAACGATATTGATAATCACGGATGTTTTTATTCGTTTAATAAAATAATCATATGGATAGGTAGTTATTTTATAGATGCAAAATAGTTTAAAAAATATTTTTAAATTATTATGTATAAAAACCCCATTAATATTCAGGAGTGTGTTTCTTAAACAAACATCCATGTGAACTCAAACCCTTTAGGTCGCTTGTTACAACATCAGGATTTTGGTTCGAACAATCAGACAACCAGATCTTAATAATACAGAAATTTTTTTTTGGTGAGATGGTAACTCCAGTTACGTTTTTCACGTAATTCTGTTGTTTACTGATAGAACCGCCAACCACAACATAACTCAACTCCTTCCAGACCTTGTAAACATTCTTGTTTGTAATTTTATAAGAGAAACATCCTCCGTTTTTGTTTCGCGGATCTTCCCACATTGGTTTGATACCATCTCTCATCAAGAATAACATACAATTCTCAACTAAAACTGAGGGTAGTGTTTCAGTTACCGCTATTGTCTCTTCGGCGGTTCCAAACGTGAATATCTTTATATAGCTATCTAGACCCCAATTGGTATCATGAGGTAAATGGGCCCATAAAGTCCATTTGTCAGACAAATAATGCATCTCGTCGGGTACGACAGAAGGAGTATCTGCCATTGTTGTGGTTGTGGTATAGCTATCTACCATCTATATTATATAAATTCATTTTTTTATATCTTTTTATTTAACATATTAAACCCTTGAAGAATGAAAATGGGACGCCTTCCATTTTGATTTTTCAAGGTTATTACCGACGAAGTTTTCATTCGGATGCGTTCAGTGCCCCAATTTAAATCATCGTCGCTTTAAACTATCGCATACGTGTCTTTCTTCAAGATAAGAGACTTCTCTTCATCGAATTCTATAGATTCCACGTTATTATCGAGAATTTTTACGTGGTATTGTTTTACGTCATCCAAGTCGTAAAATTTCTTTAACAAATAAGACACGATGGTTTGATTGAAAACATTTCCTACTACATAAAAATTATAATCATCTGTCTTCAAATCCAGCTTATATTTCTCTGTTTCTACAACTACTTCTACCAGCATAAATGTATAATCAGTAACTTCACATTCAAGACTATCTTCTTCGAGTTCATAGGAAAACAAGCAATTGTTTTGCCCATCTTGAAAAATCAGAAAGTCACACTCGGGAAACTCTTCTAGCTTCAACACCTCGTCCGCTTCAAGAACAAGGACACTTGTATTATTATTAATAAAAGTAATATATTCATTTATATTGTTAATCTGTAAAGATTTTATATTGTTTCTGTAGAATAATTCTGCCTTGCTATACAAGCGAATCAAATTGTATGCTACTCCAACAGCAAGTTGCTTGTAGAATCCTGGATACTTTTTATTTACAATAGTTGTAGTTAAATAAATTAACATGCACATATTGTAGAAATACAAAACATTTGTAGGGTTTAATGCAGTGCATGATGCAGTTGTACACACTGACAAATCCGTCATTTTATAACAAACAACATATCTGTTTATGTTGTTTATTTATATTGTTTGGAATTATATTGTTTGGATTTATATTTTTGGATTTATATTGTTTGGATTTATATTGTTTAGATTTAATATTTATGATTGTTATTGCAATCATGGTGATGATTTGGATCGTTGTGTTTTTTATGATGCTCTGGCCCTTTATTATCATCTTCTTTTTGAATACACGTTTTGTCAATTTTTCCAGTGGAGACATCGAGACCAAATATATACAATAACATTGCAACTATAAATGTCATGAACATAAATGGAATAAAAACGATTAACCATGAAACTATTCCCATACCGCGTTCACATAAAATATTCAATAAAAGAGTTATTACAACCGCAACTATAACTTTCATAGCAGCAGTATTGTATAAGCCTTTAAAAGTGTCAATTATAATTTGTACTGCTGAAAAAATCAAATATATTAATGCTGGCGAACACAATTGCATTTGCTTATATTACATCAATAGAAAATAGGTTTTCCATTTACTAAATGACCGACCTTGTCTCCTACATCCCCATCGCTGGTTAGAATATACAACGATCCCTTGACATCATCGTCTGTACAATATGTCGTCGAATTAAATACAATCTCGTATAACTCCTCCTCCTCGCCGCCAGCATCTTCGGTAACCTGCTCATCTTCGTCTAGCTGCTCTTTCTCTTCGTCAGAATCATCGGATTCCTCTTCCTCCTCCTCTTCCTCTTCTTCCTCTTCCTCTACCTCTACCTCTGAAGCAGTGCTTACACCACAAGCAGTTGTGGAGACTTGAATATGCTTTTCCGTAGTAACAACTGGCTTCTCCTGCTCCTCTTCGGATTCCTCTTCCTCATCTTCCTCTTCCTCTTCAGATTCCTCTTCCTCTTCAGATTCCTCTTCATGCTTATCACCTGCAACAACATTAACCTTATCATCAAGTGCTCCTCCAATCAAATTATCGATTGTTTCCTTCTTAATCTCCTCGATCTTCAAAGTGATATTAGCCTTCGTTTCCTCGTCAGACTCATTCGAAATATCAACGATATCCCTTGACAACAAGGTAGCCATATGTTGTTTCATAGTCGCTAGCTCTTTCATAAGCTCTTGATTTTGCTTTGAACGCGATTCAAATTCATATGCAATATGCTTCATGAGTTCTTGGTTTTGCTTTGCAAGTGCATTGAATTCTGCACGTGATACATAATTATTTGTATCTAGACTTATATTCGTTACACATGTATTTGCACTTGCACTTGCAGTCGTTGCACTTGCACTTGCAGTCGTTGCACTTGTCCCCTCTTGTTTCACCTGCTTAGACATACACTCCGCCATCTTCACTACGCAATTATGAGACTCCTCATATAACTTATATTTTGTTTCGATTTCAGAAAGAATCTCCTTTAGTCCATTTTGCACGACCTTCGTAACGTCATTTACAATGGACTCTGTATTTAGGTTCATCTCGTTACTTTATACTAGCAAGATTCGTTTAATATGATTTAGAAAATCATTTATCTAAATCATATGGTCGAACTTGTTGATAACGAAGCATTCAATGAAAAGATTCAAGTAATCCTTAGAAATACTGATTACACTGAAGAGGTTGCAACTAGCAAACTGAAATTGTTTAGTTATGATCATGTGAAAGTGATACGCGATTATTTAGGTATTGTTGATAAGAAGCCATCTGCTATCAAGTCTATTAATCAAGAGATCTACAAACAATTTAGAGAGAAATTACATATCGAAAAAACAGATATTGAACAGACAAAAGAATAATTTCATTTCATTTCATTGTTATTTATGAAATGAAATTAAGTTAGAAATTAACTAGGTTTTGATGTGACACCGATAGTTATATTATTAACACCATTTTGATAATATGATTCACTTGATAATGTAAGCGTATTTGAATTGATATTGTTGTTCAAATGAATTGCACTAGGCACTATTACTGGACCCACTTTGGGATTTCCTGCGACGCCGTTACCACCAGTTGAGAAAATAGATGTTGAGACTGGACTCCAAGTTATCCCATCAGAAGAATACGCAATTGAATTTGTACCTGTTCCAACTGCTACAAATCGCGATCCGTTCCAGGATACGCCTCTACCAATCGTAAAAATAGACTTTGAACCTGAAACTCCGGACCAGGTAATCCCATCAAGCGAATATGCAATTGAATAATTTATACCTTGACCAACTGCAACCATTCGTATTCCGTTCCATGCTACACTATAACAATCAGTGAAGGGTGCAGATGCACCTGCAACTCCAATCCAATTGATCCCATCGTACGAATATAATATTGAATAGTAAGAATTATTTAGTGAATTACCAACCGCAACCCATAGTTTTCCATTCCATGCTATGCCTCTACCTTGAGAGAAAAATTCTACTGAACCTTCAACTGGAGTCCAGGTGATCCCATCAGATGAATATGCGAGTGTATATGCTCCCCAACCAACAACAACAAATTGTACTCCGTTCCATGCGATTCCATAACCCTCATTGAATGCACCTTCGTTAGGGTCATACTTTGCAGTTTGAGTCCATTTAATCCCATCAGACGAATATGCTATTGGAAAATCTGTATCACTACCAACCGCAACCCATATTGTTCCGTTCCATGCTACGCCTCTACCACTAGTTGAGAAAATAGTGTTACCTAATCCAGTCCAATTAATACCATCAGAAGAATATGCAATAGTGTTTGTTCCCTGACCAACCGCAACCCATCGCGTTCCGTTCCATGCTACGCCATTACCAATAGAAAAAATAGAATTAAGATAGTTAACCGGAGTCCATCTAATACCATCAGGTGAATAAGCTATAGTATTTGTTCCTTGACCAACTGCAATTGTTGGATGTTGGATTTTTACCGAAGGTATATTTTGATTATATGCGACAGCATTACCACCCCCGGTAAAAATAGTATTACTAATTGCTACTGATGTCCAGTTATTGGATCCATCAGATGAATATGCTATTGTTTTTGAGCTTGGCAGTGATCCAACGGCGATCCACTTTGTTCCATTCCACGTTACACCAGAACAATCCGTAAAACCACTAGTAACCCTGGTCCAATTAATTCCATCAGAAGAAATTGCAAGTGTTGATCCTCCTTTACCACCAGCAACCCATTTGTAACCATTCCAAGCAACGCTTTTACAAGAGCTTGTACAAATACCTGTTGCTGTTCCTGCCGTCCAGTTGTTAGACCCATCAAATGAATATGCTATTGTTTGGTTACTAGATGCAACTATTGGAAACCCACCAGCAACCCATATTGTTCCACTCCAAGCTATTGCATTTGCACCATTTGTATTTGCAAGAAATATGCTTGTTACACCAAACCAATTAATCCCGTCAAAAGAATTTGCAATAGAGTGCGTTCCACCTTTACCAACTGCAACCCATTTGTAACCATTCCATGCAATACCACGACCTGACGTTAAAATGTTATAAGAGCCAGACACTTGTGACCATGTAATTCCGTCATACGAATAGGCAATAGAACCTCTAGTAGAAGACCCTGAACCAACGGCAACCCACATGTTACCATTCCATGCAATTCCATTACCAATTGTAAATACATTACTAGACGTATCAGTCCAGTTATTACTTCCGTCATATGAATAAGCAATTGGTCCCTTTCCTGTTTTACCCGTTCCAACAGCAACCCAGATAGTACCATTCCAGGCGATTCCATTACATTGGTTTAACGAATTATTTACTACAACCCAGTTATTGCTTCCGTCTGGTGAACATGCTATACTATTAGTACCTGAACCACCCGCAAGTGTTAAATTTCTTGGGAACGTGATTGTGTGGGGTAAATTATAACCACCCCATGCTACCTTTATAGCGGATAAAATAGACTTTGAACCTGCAACTCCAGTCCAATTAATTCCATCAGATGAATATGCAATTGAAAAATTTGTTCCTGAACCAACCGCAACCCATCGTGTTCCGTTCCATGCAACGGAATAACCATTTGAGAAAATAGTCTTTGATTTTGTAACTCCAGTCCAATTAATTCCATCAGGTGAATATGCGATTGAAAAATTTGTTCCTATTCCAACCGCTACCCATTGTTTTCCGTTCCATGCAATACCAAAACCATCGCCTGAGAAAATATCAGTTGAGTTTGTTACTTTGATCCAATTTATACCATCAAATGAATATGAAATTGTATTTGATGTATATAATACTGATATCTCTTGTTCTTTGCCAACGGCTACAAATAGCCTTCCGTTCCACGCGATGTCGCTACATACACCAGTTGAGAAAACAGAGCTACCTAATCCAATCCAATTAATTCCATCTAATGAATATGCAATTTTATGTGTTGTTCCTAACCCACAGGCAACCCATAGTTTTCCGTTCCATGTTACACTTCTACCATGACCTTCGCGGTCGAAAATAGAGTTACCTACTCCTGTCCAATTAATCCCATCATATGAATATGCAATTGAATTTCCAGGACCATCCTCCTCATATCGTGTTCCGTATCCAACCACAACCCATTGTGTTCCATTCCATGCTACGCCACCACCACCCTCATAACCTGTTAAATCCTCAACCCCAGTCCAATTAATCCCATCATATGAATATGCAATTGTATTTGTTCCTGAACCAAGTGCAACCCATTGTTTTCCATTCCATGCTATACCGCCACAATTTGATGTGAAAATAGAAGTACCTAAGCCTGTCCAATTTATTCCATCATATGAGTAGGCAATTGTATTTTTAGGTGTCGCTTCCCCACCCGCACCGGCAAGCCATATACCATTATCTCCATATCTCGTTTTCGCACCAAATGATATTGATGTATTTCCATTGACAGAACTTCCACTCATCGATGGATAAATGCAGTTATCGTAAATAACATGCTGATTAGAAGAGTTAAAATTCATGCTTATAGGAATATTTGTTACCCCAGAAGTAGGAATATTGATCGTTCGTGTATTAGTGTTACGAACTATAGTTCCTAAATCCTTGTTTACACCATTAACATTTACATTATAATTTGTTATTGTATTTGTCATCGTATATATAATTTGTATATTATTATCAAATGCCCATTCAAATATTATTTTGTAAAAATCACATTTACTATGTGATTTTTGCTTAACTTTATAGTTTCCAAGTATTGACCTGGTTAGTTACTTTGTATTTACATCGATGCTTATGTTATTGACACCACTTTGATAATATGATTCACTTGAAAACGTTAGCGTATTTGAATTGATATTGTTGTTTAAATGAATTGCACTAGGCACTATTAGTGGACCTACTTTGGGATTTCCTGCAACGGCGTTACCCATATATGAGAAAATATTCATTGAATTTGTAACTCCTGCCCAAGTTATCCCATCAGATGAATATGCAATAGTATTTGAATTTCCTGTACCAACCGCAACAAATCGCGTTCCATTCCATGTAACTCCAGTACAATCTGTGAAAATATTAGTGAATGAATTCGTAACTGGTTCCCAAGTTATTCCATCAGATGAATATGCAATTGTATATCCTTCCAATCCAACCGCAACAAATCGTGTTCCGTTCCATGTTACACTTTTACCCACGTCTGAGAAAATATTAGTTGAATTTATAACTGGAGACCAATTTATCCCATCAGATGAATATGCAATTGTATTTGTCGCCGATAAATTTTGTCCAACCGCAACAAATCGTGTTCCATTCCACGCTACGCCGTTAGCCTCATATAAAATATCAGTATGTGAATCTTCAGCACCGAACCAATTTATTCCATCCGATGAGTATGCAATTGAATTTGTATTTCCTTGTCCAACTGCAACAAATCGTGTTCCATTCCATACTACACTTCTACCCTCGGTTGAGAAAATAGAAGTTGAATTTATAACTCGAGACCAAGTTATTCCATCCGATGAATATGCAATCGTATGTGGGAATCCTTGATTTATTCTTCCAACAGCAACCCATCTCGTTCCGTTCCATGCTACACTTTTACCCTGATATAAAATATTAGTTGACCCTGTAACACCAGTCCAATTAATTCCATCAGAAGAATATGCAATTGAATTTGTTCCTTGACCAACCGCAACCCATCGCGTTCCGTTCCATGCAACTCCGTAACCATCATTTGAGAATATAGAATTTCCTAATCCTGTCCATTTAATACCATCAGGGGAATAGGCTATTGTATTTGTTCCGGATCCAACTGCTATTGTTGGATGTTGGATTTTTACCGAAGGTATATTTTGATTATATGCGACAGCATTACCACCCCCGCTAAAAATAGTATTACTATTTGCTACTGATGTCCAGTTATTGGATCCATCAGATGAATATGCAATTGTTTTTGAGCTTGGTAGTGATCCAACCCCGATCCACTTTGTTCCATTCCAAGTTACACCAGAACAATCTGTAAAACCGCTAGTAACCCTGGTCCAATTAATTCCATCAGAAGAATTTGCAATTGTTGATCCTCCTTGACCACCAGCAACCCATTTGTAACCATTCCATGCAACGCTTTTGCAAGAGCTTGTACAAATACCTGTTGCTGTTCCTTCCGTCCAGTTGTTAGACCCATCAAATGAATATGCTATTGACTGACCACCAGTTGGAAACCCACCAGCAACCCATATTGTTCCACTCCAAGCTATTGCATTTACACCATTTGTAATAAATATTCTTGTTACACCAAACCAATTAATTCCGTCAAAAGAATTTGCAATAGAGTGCGTTCCGCCTTTACCAACTGCGACCCATTTGTAACCATTCCATGCAATCCCGCGACCTGAAGTTAAAATGTTATAAGAGCCAGACACTTGTGACCATGTAATTCCGTCATACGAATAGGCAATAGAACCTCTAGTAGATGACCCCGAACCAACTGCAACCCACATGTTACCATTCCATGCAATTCCATTACCGATTGTAAATACATTACTAGATGTATCAGTCCAGTTATTACTTCCGTCATATGAATAAGCAATTGGTCCCTTTCCTGTTTTGCCTGTTCCAACAGCAACCCAGATAGTCCCATTCCAGGCGATTCCATTACATTGGTTTAACGAATTATCTACTACAACCCAGTTATTGCTTCCATCTGGTGAACATGCTATACTATTAGTACCTGAACCACCCGCGAGTGTTAAATTTCTTGGAAAGGTGATTGTATTTGGTAAATTATAACCGCCCCATGCTATACCATGACCCTTAGTTGAGAAAATATTACCTAAACCAGACCAAGTTATCCCATCAGATGAATATGCAATTGAATTCGTTCCTTCACCAACAGCAACCCATATTTTTCCGTTCCATGCTACGCCGATACCCTGAGTTGAGAAAATAGATGCAGATGTACCTGTAACTGCGGTCCAGTTATTACTTCCATCAGATGAATATGCAATTTCATTTGTTCCGTAGCCAACTGCAACAAATCGTGTTCCATTCCATTCTATGCCGTTACCACTTGTTGTGAATGTACCTGTAACTGGAGTCCAATTTATCCCATCAGATGAATATGCAATTTTATTTGTTCCTGAACCAACCGCAACCCATCGCGTTCCGTTCCATACAACATCGTTACCTTGAGATGAGAAGATAGATTTAGAATTTGCAACTCCGAACCAATTTATTCCATCATATGAATATGCAATTGTATAATCTGTTCCTTGACCAACCGCAACCCATAGTATTCCATTCCACGCAACTTTTATACCAGCATTTGAGAAAATATATGGAGATGTAGTAACTGGAGTCCAATTTATCCCATCATATGAATATGCAATTGCACATGGTGGTTCATATCCTATACCAACTGCAACCCATAGTTTTCCATTCCATGCTATGCCATAACCAATAAGCGAGAAACCAGAATCACCCAATCCAGTCCAATTAATTCCATCATATGAATATGCAATTGTATTTCCCGATCCTGAACCAACCGCAACCCATATTTTTCCATTATACGCAACACTAAAACCAAAAATTGAGAAAATAGATTTACCCAAACCAGTCCAATTAATCCCATCAGATGAGTATGCAATTGTATTTGTTCCCTGACCAACGGCAACCCACATACCATTATCTCCATATCTCGTTTTCGCACCAAATGATATTGATGTATTTCCATTAACAGAACTTCCGCTCATTGATGGATAAATGCAGTTATCGTAAATAACTTGTTGATTATTTGTGTCAACATCGACACTTGTCAAAATATTTGTTACACCAGAAGTAGGAATATTGATTGTTTGTGTACTATTATTTTGTATAATGGTTCCTAAATCCTTGTTTATACCATTAACATTTATATTGTAATTTGTTAATAGATTTGACATATATACAAGTTGTATTTTATTATCAAACTCTAGTTAAAAATATCTTGTAAAAATCACATTTGACTATGTGATTTTTGCTTAAGTTTATAGTTTTGAAGTATTGTCTTGATTACATTGTATTTACGTTGATACTTATGTTATTGACACCACTTTGATAATACGATTCACTTGAAAACGTTAGTGTGTTTGAGTTAATGTTATTGTTTAAATGAATTGCACTAGGCACTATCGCTGCACCAACTTTGGGGTTTCCTGCTACTCCGTTACCCCTAGATGAAAAAATATTATTTGAATCTGTAACTCCTGCCCAAGTTATCCCATCAGATGAATACGCAATTGAATATGTTCCTGTTCCAACCGCAATAAAACGTGTCCCATTCCATGCTACTCCGTAACTATTGTTTGAAATTGTCTTTGATCCTGCAACTCCTGACCACGTAATCCCATCACTCGAATATGCAATTGAAAATGTTGTTCCTGAACCAACTGCAACAAAACGTGTTCCGTTCCATGCTACACCATTACCAGCAGTTGAGAAAGTAGAAGCACCATATCCAACCCAAGTGATTCCATCATCTGAAGATGCAATTGTATTTGGACTTGTTCCAACAGCTACTAATCGCGTTCCGTTCCATGTAACGCCATAACCACTTGTGAAAACATTAGTTGAACCACTTGGATATGACCAAATTATTCCGTCTAATGAATATGCAATTGTAATTGTAGTTGTTCCTGAACCAACTGCAACAAAACGTTTTCCGTTCCATGTAACTCCATTACCACTTGTATCAAAGATATTCTTAGAGTCAATAACATTATTCCAACTAATACCATCAGAAGAATACGCAATTGTATTTGTTCCTGATCCGACAGCTACAAATCGTGTTCCATTCCATGCAACGCCTCTACCTTCAGAGAAAATATTATTACCCAGACCAGTCCAAATTATCCCATCAGAAGAATATGCAATTGAATTTGCTCCTGATCCAACCGCAACCCATCGTGTTCCATTCCATGCAACACCCCTACCAGTAGTGAAGATAGTATTACCCAATCCTGTCCATTTAATACCATCAGATGAATATGCAATTGAATTTGTTCCGGTTCCAACTGCAATTGTAGGATGTTGGATTTTTACCGAAGGTATGTTTTTATTTGATGCTACACCATAACCATTTGATAAAATAGATGAAGATATAGCAGTCCAATTTATTCCATCAGATGAATATGCAATTGAATTTGGACCTTTTTCTCCTGTATTACGAGCTTCACCACCAACTGCAACCCATCGCGTTCCATTCCATGTAACGCCGTAACCAATGGTGAAAATATTTGTTGAACCTGTAACTGGAGTCCAATTTATCCCATCGTCGGAATATGCTATAGTATATGTTGTTCCAGAACCTACTATAACAAATCGCGTTCCGTTCCATGCTACGCCTGTACCTCTAGAGAAAATAGACGTTGAACCTGTAATTGGAATCCATGTTATCCCATCAGAAGAATATGCAATTGAATATGGTTCGGTTCCACCTGTAAGTGATTGGAGTCCTACTGCAACAAACCGCGTTCCATTCCATGCTACGCCGTAACCCACTACTGGGAAAATAGATCTTGAATCTGTAACTGGAAACCAATTTATCCCATCATATGAATATGCAATTGTATATGTATTACTTTGACCAACCGCGACCCATAGTTTTCCGTTCCATGCTACGCTGTATCCAGAACCTCCAAAAATAGAATTTGAATCTGTAACTCCTGTCCAAGTTATCCCATCATATGAATATGCAATTGCATATGTTGTTCCAGAACCAACAGCAACCCATAGTGTTCCGTTCCACGCTATTCCGAAACCATTATATGTGAAAATAGATGTTGAATCTGTAGCTGGAGTCCAAGTTATCCCATCATATGAATATGCAATTGTATTTGTTCCTCGACCAACCGCAACCCACATTGCTCCATTCCATGCTACGCCAAAACTTTCTACAAAAATAGAATTTGAACCTGTAACTCCAGTCCAATTATTACTTCCATCTGGCGAATATGCAATTGAAAAATTTGTTCCTGAACTATCTCCAACAGCAATAGTTAAATTTCTTGGGAACGTGATTGTGTTTGGTAAATTATAACCACCCCATGCTACGGAAAAAGAACCGACAGAGAAAACAGAAGTTGATCCTGTAACTCCGGCCCAGTTAATCCCATTAGAAGAATATGCAATTGTATATTTTATCCCTAATGAAGGAGTTCCAACCGCAACAAAACTAGTTCCGTTCCATGCAACGCTATGACCCTCAAATAAAATATCGTATGCACTTGCAACACCTTGCCATTTTATCCCATCATAAGAATATGCAATTGAGTATTCTCCTCCTGTACCAACAGCAACAAACATTTTTCCATTCCATTCAACATCTAGACCAATTAAACCAAATATTCCAAATGAATCTGTAACTCCAACCCAATTTATCCCATCATATGAATATGCAATTGAATATGTTCCCATACCAACTGCAACCCATAGTGTTCCGTTCCATGTAATTCCTCTACTATCCTCAAAAATATTTTCATATGAATTTGTAATTCCGGTCCAGTTATTGCTTCCATCATATGAATATGCAATAGAATAATCTCCTACGCCAACAGCAATAAACATTTTTCCATTCCATGCAACACTATTACCAGTTGATAAAATAGAAGTTGAATCTATAACCGGTATCCAAGTTATCCCGTCAGATGAGTATGCAATTTTATTTGTTCCTGTTCCAACAGCAACCCATCTTGTTCCATTCCACACAACTCCGTTACAAACTGAGAAAATAGATGCAGATATACCTGTAACTGGAGTCCAATTAATTCCATCTGATGAATATGCAATTTCATTTGTTCCTTGACCAACCGCAACCCATCGTGTTCCGTTCCATTCAACACCATTACCTCGCGACGAGAAAATAGAAGTACCTAAGCCTGTCCAATTAATCCCATCAGATGAGTATGCAATTGTATTTGTTCCCTGACCAACGGCAACCCACATACCATTATCTCCATATCTTTTTTTTTCACCGAATGATATCAACGTGTTTCCATTGACAGAACTTCCGCTCATCGATGGGTAAATGCAGTTATCGTAAATAACTTGTTGACCATCTGGATCGAAAGACAAACTGGTTGTCATGTTTGTAAATCCAGATGTAGGAATATTGATTGTTTGCTTACTAGTATTCTCTATAATGGTTCCTAAATCCTTTTTTACACCATTCACATTTACATTGTAATTTGTTATTAGGTTTGACATATATATACAAGTTGTATTTTATTATCAAACACTCATCCCAAATTTGTCTTGTAAAATATCACTCTTGTTCTTCTGAGATTTTCGTTTAATCTTGTATGTGTTCGAAGGTATCACTTTGTTGTTGATAATAAAATCATCGTTGTCCTCATGTAACTCCGGCAGAACTCTAGTAAGAGGTTTGTCTACTACTAAAAATAGTCTATCCTTTCGCAACAACATACGATATTCTTGAATTGTTAAATTTCCATAAAACTTATCGAGCATATAATATGGATTAGGAGCAGGTTTAATGTTCTTCGAGTAATCATGGATCTTGGAGTAAATGTGGTTCAGAAGTTGGTATCTCTCAAACTTAACCGAGCTGTCAATATTCTCATTCATAAGCGATGCCGCAGCACACTCCGGAGTACAAAAACAACCATATACATTATAAGAGTCCTTAATAAAGAACTTGGGAATGTAAATTGGCTGGTTGTCGAAATCGCATGTACACCAGAAACAGGCCGACTTCTTATTATTAATGTTATTGTGATACAAATCATTTTCTAACATTTTCAGCTTATTTAAAATCTCGTTAGTTTTTGGTTGTTCATCTAATTTGTTTTCGTCAGTCGTATCACTAGTTTTATCTTCTACGCTAACAGGTTCTTCATCTAGAGGTTTATTTATCACTTCATACAACAACTCGTTTTTTGTGTTAGAGAGAAAATTGTAACTTTCAATATTAGAAGTTACGTCAGTCTCCAAGTCTTTTAGAGAACACTTCAAATGTAAAATTATATTAGGTTCGCTCTTAACATCGTCATCACCAGACGTTGCATTCTGAACAATCTTACCCCCCTTTGGCTTCCTACCTCTCCGCTTTGCGGGTGGCTTTTCAATCACTTCAATATAATTTTTCACATCCTCTTCTATAATTTGTTTGTCTTCCACATCTACCACTTTACTTGCTCGCTTTACCATATAACAGAGTTACTTGTTACTAATTTAAATCGTTTTTTAATATATATTTTCAAAAAAACAATTATTTTCCATTGTTTTCATTTTCATGTCTTGCGTTTTGGTTTCCTAGTTTTAGTTCGTTTGTTGGTTTTTAGTGGTTTACATACCAAATATTACTTCGATTGTTTTTATTTATGATAAACTTGATAAATCCTAAGCAGTTCAAGATTCATAACATTTCCTACAAACAGGAATATAGCTATCCGAACCAACCATTGTTTGACTAGTCGAATCCGTCAAACGCATTGAAAATATACCCGGCGTCCCATCTCTACACTTTGAACACAATGAAGTCAGTTTTGTTATCTTATCGCACATTGGAATCAGATCCAAGATATTACCAAACTTCTTGCGTCTGAAATCACCATCTAGACCGCACACATATACTTTCTTTCTTGACTGAAGCAGCTCGATAACAACACTAGACAAATCTCCGAAAAACTGGCCCTCATTGATGAGAATCACATCATATTTTTCTATCAGTTCTGACTTGACATCGGCCAATTGTGATGTCTGAATACATGGTGCCAAAACTTTATCATGACTGGAAACCATCGTATCGTGATAACGCTTGTCAATCTCATGGTTCACAATAATAACTCGAATATTACAAAACTTGCACTGCTTGTAGATATCAAGCAACTTCGAGGTCTTTCCCGAAAACATAGGACCTACGATAATTTCTAGATAAGACTCCATTGGATATTGAATGACTTATTATTATATTGTAAAATGTATTCATTTTTACAATATAAATATATTTCAGATATACTAACATATGACAACCAAGATACCATTGGTCGAAGCATTCAGACCATCTAGGTTTGAGGATATTGTATTAGACCCAAATAACAAGCTTATCTTGTCTCGTATAATAGAAACATCTTATTTTTCGAATCTATTGTTTTATGGTCCACCAGGAACCGGAAAAACCACGACTATCATCAATCTAATAAATGCATATCAAGAAAGAATAAATAATGTCAATCGAGAATTAGTTATCCATTTGAATGCATCAGACGAGAGAGGAATCGACATAATTCGCAATCAAATAAGTTCGTTTGTAAATTCGAAGCCCCTCTTTTGCAGCGGGTTGAAATTTGTTATATTGGATGAAGTAGACTACATGACAAAGAATGCACAACAAGCACTTCGGTATTTGATACAAGACTATGCATCAAATGTTCGATTTTGTCTGATATGCAATTATATCAGTAAGATAGACGAGGGTCTCCAGAACGAATTTATTCGCCTTCGTTTCAACCAATTACCGCCAGATGAGATAGTAAAATTTCTGGTACATATTTCTGATTCGGAGAAAATGAACATGCCGAACGAGTATATACAAGGCATACAGAAATTATACAAATCTGATATCCGCAGTATGATCAATTATATGCAGACGAATCAGGGTCTTGTAGACTATAAAATTTTAAACGACGATACATGGGTTAAAATTATAAACTTGATAAAGAATAGAGAAAATATTGAAGATATCTGCACACATATACATGAGATAAGTATTTCATACAACATAGACAAGAAAAATATAATAAAGAACTTGTTTAACTTTATGATCAAGAAAAAAAAGGGTTGTATAAATAGAAAATTTTTATCCTTTGTTGAAAATATTTTACACTCAGAGACAACAAATAATCAGATATTTGTAAAATATGTTATATCGTATATATATGACATTGAATTATTAATGAAGAATGAAGAATGAAGAATTAATATTTTCATACATTTTTGTCTTTATTCCACTTTATTAATTCTTCAATGTTTTAATCTTATTTTTTTCTATGATATTATTTTTACATATGATATCCTCAAACTTACTAATACGACACTTCAAATTATTAATGAAAACATTCGGAGGCGATTTTTGAAAGGGATCGAATAAATTATTCGAAAGAGTATACTCTTCCTTTCTATTTGGAATATTCATTGGTACAGATGATTGCAACTTAGATAACATTTATATATAAGTAGAAAAGAATTGAAATATAATAATTTAAAGAGGTTAAATATATAACAGGTAGTTTTACTATACATACACATGTCATTATCAATTGATTCCGAATGGGAAGACTTTCTTTGTGGTTCCCTAGACAATTGTTCTTCTTTGTTAGAGGAAACTGAACCTGTAAATGATGTTTTAAATGAATATGAACGTGGATACAATTCCGATAATTCAAAAAAACAAAAACAAAATAATAGTGATGAAAATAATCAGTCGATTGATTCCGAAACTCCTAAACCATCTGATATTTATATTTCAACCAAGACCAAAATTGCACATTTCAATCAACCGATTGATTTAAAAAATGTTTTCTGGAAAATAAATGTTCAGCGTTATTGTACTCATAAAGAAGGGGTTATAAAGAAACAGATGAAATTTAATTCACTTGTCAAATCAGACTATGATGAAATACAAACCAACTTGAATAACGAATACTTTTATGATGAACATGTAATAACACACATTGAAAACTCAACTGGTCGGATTCTGTTCAAGGACATAAGAAAGGTCAGTATCGGTGTATGTAAGAAAGATCTTCTTCAATATAGGTCTAAGAAAAAGAGTGCATTTTATAATTGCTTCGTATTGATTATACGTCTATTGGATGACTCTTCAAATTATAAAGAATATCATGTAAAGATTTTTAACACGGGTAAAATTGAGATACCTGGAGTTCAGAATGATGTTTTATTTAAGCGTGTATTGTTATTGTTGCTTACGATTATACAGCCGCATGTAGAAACCCCCTTGAAATACAAATCGGATGTATATGAAACTGTGCTGATCAATTCCATTTTCAAATGCGGGTATTACATAAACAGAGAATCACTCTATGATATCCTGAAGTATAAATATAACATACAGACGATATATGATCCGTGCTCTTATCCAGGCATTCAGTGTAAGTTTTACTATAATCCAGATATTGGGATACAAACTGGTTCACAGATATCAGAAGAAGGCAAGAAGAAGTACAAAAACATCAACCAAGTATCGTTCATGATATTTCGAACAGGTAGTGTATTGATTGTTGGAAAATGTGAAGAGAATGTGCTAAGAGAAATTTACGAATTCATAAAAAATATATTGGTTGTTGAGTATAAAGAGGTTTTTGAAGAAAACACAGAAATTTCACTACCAGTAAAGGACAAGAAGCAGAAACAACGAAAGTATGAGTTTAATGTAAATAACGATGAGCTTTAGCTTTAGACCTTACCTTACTCACAGATAACTATCAACTTTATCTGCGTTTTTAATTATTAAAAGTGTAATGGTATCAATAAATGTCGTCAAATCATCAATCGCATAAAATAAGCTATCTATCTCCGTATTAAATGTCTTTATATCATTCACAACAACACCATTTTTTATTTGTTCAACAAATGATTCGAGTACACTAATTTCAAAACCACTATTCAGAATTTTAATGGTTATTGTTTTATACAAAATTAAATGTTCATCAATAATATTTATCTTTTCAATTGTATTTGAAGAATGGGGAATTTCTGAATTAACAAATGTTTTATTTAGCTCACATATAGTCTTCTTGTATACATATGTAACTGCATCACGAGATGTCATCTGAAGAAATAGTTTTTCCATTTCCGAAGTCTGGCATATAAACTCTACATAATAATAGAATGCTTTTTGTGTGTAACAATATACATATTCTAGATTTTTAGTATATAATATTACAAATTTAAATACATATGTCAGTGTATCCAAGCCGCGATTTATTATAAACATATCGCATTTTTTATCCTTTATGTTGTCCTTTATAAAATGACAATATTCTATTACTAACTCATTATACATAGTAACTGCATCTTTAACATCAAACTCAATCTCATGCTTATAATCATTTGTATTTGATAATGAAAATTTATTGTTTTTTATGTTTATCTTCATCTTCATCTTTTATAGAACTATAAAATAAATTTATAGAATATATCAAATATATCGAATATATTGAATATAACTTAAAGAATATACTAATAGTTCAATATAAATGTCGACTCGTTTAGATGAAAAAAGTTCCAGTGCAGTAAAGTCTAGTAGCGAAGAGTTAAATTATAGGTTGCCGTCTGATACCACTTTAAAGCATGCTGTTAAGCTTGGTATTGTAGATGACAAGCCCATCTTGATGGATTATTGGACCGCTTCTCTTGAGCAGAAGGCTGTAATTGGTGGACGTGATAATGGAGAGAAGATTCTTGTCAAGAACCAAGACGAGTATACGTCTACGATCCAAAAGTTCTATAAGAGTGGTGAGGATTATATCATAATGACTGAGAATTCTATTTATCTTGTATCAGCTGAGATTCAAAAGCGTAAGGTCTCGTAATAAATATGCTGAACCTTTATTATTAATTCGTGTTTATTCATTCTCGTCATTGAATATTCGAATTGTTTTTTTTACCCATGGATAGTTTAACTTGTCTTGTGTTATATGAGCGTTGAGAATATCCTGTACTGGTATCCATACGTGACTTGATAATAAAACCTCAGGAGCCAGATTCCATAGAGAACTTATATACCTAGTGAGTTTTTTTTTCAAAATAACTTCAGAATCTGGTATTTCATTGATTATCCTTTGTGTTATTTCCGAAACATCTCTACTGATAGGTTTTTGTTTTGCATCCATATATTATGTCAAGTTCTTTTGTTATCTATTATTGTTCACTTAATTTATAGACTTTTATTTCATTTTTATAATTAATTTTTATAATATACTATGCTTAATAATATATTATAAGTTGCTCGTTTTGTGACTCGAACACAACACCTTTTGCTTACAAAGCAAATGCTCTGACCTGATGAGCTAAACGAGCTATCACCTACCATCCCTTCCAGTATACAACCATGATTATTCTTTATATTGTTTGTTGTAAGTAAAGTTATTTACAATATAGCCCGAAGTTTTTCGACCTGTTCATCAGTCAATTTTTCTGGATATTCAACATTGAAATTAATAATCATATTACCTGTGTGATTATCGCGTTTAAACCCCATATTTGGCATCACCTTCTTATAGTTTGTGTATATTATGGTTCCATTTGTATTATTTAATGTATAAACCTTACCATTAATGTATTTAAACTCGACGGAAAACCCGCATAACGAGTCCTTGAAGGAAATCTTCTGGTTGATTATTAGATCCAGACCAGATCGCTGAAACGATGAATCTGCTGTAATTTTAACAAAGACCTTTACATCACTTCTGGAACCATTTATAGAGTTGCCTTTTTCAGGTATACATATTATCTCTCCCTCATCTATCCCTTGTGGAATATCTACATATATTGTTTCCTTTTCTAGAACCCTCATATTATTTTCAATAATTTGACGTTCGATTTCAATCGGAACTTTACACCCAGTATATACCTGCTCCATTGTGATTGTTATGTTCTTTGATATTGGGCTGGGTTTATGTATTACTCTCACGTTTGTTCGTCCTGACCCATCCATTGATGTTGTAAACATTTGAACTCCTCCTGGGAATCCACCTCCTGGCCCTGCTGGGAATCCACCTGCTCCCTGAAACATTGCACCTAAACCACCCATGCCACCCATGCCACCCATGCCACCCAATCCACCAAAGAATGCGTTCAATATATCATGCTCCATTCCACCACCCATACCACCCATACCAAGTTTTGAAAATGGATTCCTACGTTGTGCATCATAAATGCTACGCTTCTCATCATCACCAATCTGTTCATAAGCCTCGTTAATTTTTTGGAACTTTTCTACAGCACCAGGCTCACTATTTCTATCCGGATGCCATTTTAACGATAATGTACGGAATGCCTTCTTTATCTCATCATGACTTGCGTTTTCATCTACACCCAAAGTTGAATAATGAGAATCCTCCATGTATAAAAATATAACTAATTCTTAAATACTTTAATATGAAATAATAAATCATCAATTATAAATCATCCATTATAAATCATCAATTACTTTGTTAACTCGTTCACTAAATTATTTGTAAACAATGCAAGCTCTATTTCATCTTCGTGAAGGTCGTAAAATATTGTTATATATTTGCAAATATATGGTATTATCTTGTACTTTATATCATCCGAAATAATCTTTGTTATTTTTATGAACAAAAAATAATTGTCCAATATATCAATTACAGAATAACCTTTGTCATATATATCGTATATCAAATCACATGCTAATATAAGTTCTGAATTCAAAATATATGACGTATATTTTTCAAATATACCAAAGTCTATGTTGGAACACAACTGACGAACCAAATTAATATCAACATGTTTGTTGATGAGCTTAAATTTTTCCATGTAATTTATCATTACATTTACAGATGAATTGGATATATTTATCATGAATTCTTCTGCGTCAGGATCAATTGTTATATTCTCCTTTGTTTTTATCTTCAAAATAATATCTTTTATATGCTCTATTTTCATAGATTGAAGTTTAATCATTGTAAATCTGGATTGTATACTATCAATAACCTTTTGGATATTACTACACGAAGACATAAAATGTACCTTATGTTTGTATTTATCAATACAATTACGAAAAACCTGTTGATTCTGTTCATTTATAAAATCAATATCATCCAATACAATAAACTTCTTCTTTCCTGGTATAACGGAACATGTCTGACAAAATGTTTTTACCTCTGAACGATAATAGTTTATCCCTTGTTCCTTTAAATTATTTATATATAAAATATTATCACTATACTTATTTTGCTGATATCCAGTGTAATATTCGCGAATTATAGAATTTAATATAGATGTCTTGCCAGAGGCCATTGATCCACAAAATAATAGATTTAGGTTATCTATTTCCATTAATGTTTTTATTAATAATCGTAAACAATCATCCAGTTTAAAATCTTCTAATATAAGTGGTTGATATTTAATTATAAGATTTTGCATATTTGTAACTTGGTATTATACAGAAGGAATATTTAAGTATAAACAATATTTATTACTATTATTATGGTATTATATATTTTATTTTTTCATTTTAATTCTTCAAAATTGTAAATGAGAAGGTTGTAAATGAGAAGGTTATAAATGAAAAGTTGTAAATATTTTTAGTATTATCCAATAATAACAAATATTGGATAATACTAAAGATATGAAAGATTACTATAATGTACTTGGGGTAAATGAAGATGCAGATATTAAGGACATAAAAAAGGCATTTCGTGAACTATCATTAAAATGGCATCCGGATAGGAATAAGGAACCTGAAGCAATAAACAAGATTCAAGAAATTAATGAAGCATATGAAACGATAGGTGACGATGAAAAACGAAGAATATATGATGAAGAAAGAAGGAATCCACGATGTGTTCAACATATTCATCAACCATTTCATCAACCATTTCATCAAACTTTTCACAGAGAGTTTAAAACTGGGTTTTGTTTTTCTACAAATAATCACCCATTTTTTAATCCTCAACAACAACAAAATTATATGCAACAACAGATGCATGATCAGCTGGCAGAACTTTTAAGAGGATTAGGATGTCAGGGTTTCACGAACGGAACTACACAATTTAACATGAATAAATCAGGGGTATTTGTTACTTCATTTAGAACCTATAGTAGTAAGTAGTAACTAGTAATTAGTAAGTAGTAAGTAATTATAAATAGTGTAATATATTACCAAGCAATTGTTTGGTGCTCTTGTTATATTTTTATTGTAAAATATATTATATTGTCGACTTAATGTGTGTAATTTTCACAGAATTATTATCCTTCCTACCGATACGTGATAATAATTCTGTGAAAATAATAATATAACGATATTATAGTTCGGATGACGACTTTTTTTACAAAAATGATAGACAATAGTATTATCGTTGAATTGCTCAAAAAAAACTGCGTTAAAATAAACAATTATTATATATTTGATATTATATCATTTAAAAAAGGTATTTATAATGAATCTATAATTAATTTTATTGAACATTGTCGTTTATGTTATAAACCAAAATACCACCATTATTTAGAACGTAAATTAACGGCAAAGTCGTTTTTGACAATACTGCGTCAAATTTGCAATTACAACAATATCATCTTTACAAACGAGATAAAATATAGTAATTCGACTTATGAAACTATATATAAAATTTGGATAGATGAAACGCTAGATACTGAAAATTCAGACTAGTAATCTCGTGTAAAAATATAATAGTATTTATTATATTTTTGAATGTGATTGTATAATTAATATAAATTGTAACGTTGAGTATTTGCAACCCTCATCCTTGCACCATCCTCTGTAAACTCTTTACTAGAACTCATACCACCATACAAAAAATTAATAAAATCCGACTGATCGCTTACAACCTTTGTATTTGCAGTGCTGAAAAACGCTCTGTTTGATTGGTCTAATTCAAACAATTCAGCATTGTCTCCATACAGCGATTTTTCGACGTTTTTAATACCAGGATTAATTTTCTGCACAGCTTGTTTAATATTATTTGTTATCTTTTTTTCAGACTCAAATGCTAGCGGTGCTGATTTCCGGTTAGGTTCATCTTGTATGTCGGTTAACAGAACATTACTAAATGGGTTGTTGGACGTACCCTCTTTGAATTCTACCAGTTTTACATTTACATCACTACTTGTTAACTTATCAAAATTTTCGACCAGCTTAGGCTTTCGTGTTTTATATATTCCAAAAATCACAAGATTTGTAATGAATCCAACTACTAGTATCCTTAAGTTAAGCGTAAACAAATATCCTAAAATAGTCACAAGTGTGATAACTCGTGTAATAGCATTTAATTTCTGTTCATACGTCATATTATTTGTAGGCCACAAATCAAATATGTAATCGCTATTCAGTAAAATAGAAGGTTCATCTGCGTAAAACGGAATTTGTTTTGTCATTATTATAGATATATAAATTTATTTCTTACCCTTCTTCTTTTTGTTTTGCGTTGGTTTAGCTCCCCTTGGAGTCTTTTCTACCTTTTCACCTGTTGAGAATATAGAAATTAGTTCTTCATCATTTATAACTTGTTCACACGATACATTCGCGTGTTGCTGAGAGAGTTTTTCCTGTTCCATCTTTTCTCTTAATATACGATTCACCTCGGCCTTTGCTCGAATGCGTTCTTTCATTTGTGCCGTCTTCATATTACGATTCAACTGAGACTCCATCGCCCCCATGTTAACCTTACCATTTGCTCCTCCCATAGCACCCTGCATACCCATCTTATTCAACATCGACTGAATATCACCCATTCCTGGCATGTTCTTCATCTTCTTCATTAATTCCGCCGCCTCTGCAATCAACTCACTCTCTTTCAACTCTCCAGACTTGATCTTGCTATCGAGCTTAGAACCGACGCTCTTAACTAATCCTGTCAACTTAGTCGGGTTCTTCAGCAAATTTGTGAAGACATCCTTTACATCAGTCACGTTATCCATGTCAATATTCAAATCATTCGCCGCATCCTCTGCAATCTCCTTAGCAAGTTTGCCTAGCTTGCCATCTAACATTCCGGAGATATGGTCATGAATGTCTTCCGCATTCGGAAAATTCGCACCCGGCTGTGGATTGGTACTCCCATCTGCACCAGAGTCAGTGCCAGTTTTCATGTTATCAAACATACCCTGCATATTCTTAAGAGCCTCCTCCAATTTTGTCTTAAGTTCAGCTCCATCCACATCATCAAACATCTTGGCAGTATCACCAAACATCTCCTTGTTCTCAATAGAACCAACGATTGAAAACAGCATTAATTGCAAGTACTTCCAAATGGTATCGCGAGTTGATTGCGTGATATCAAACCCCCAGAGACTCTTGAAGTAAATGTTGGGAAGAAACTCGGTATCAATACCTGACTCTTCCTTGAACATATCTTCATTCTGATTCAAAATATCAAAGAAACGCGGAGGCATCTTCTTCTTGCAATGTTCGAATACAAGCTTGCCACTGGCCTCGTCATCCTTCCACCACTTATCGATCAACGGAGTGTATTCTGGGAATGTGGTCTTCAAATCACATACGAAATCATGGATTATTTTCTGAAATTCAACCGACATTTTATATTATTTCATCAAAACATCTGTTTATATCTTTTATTTACTAATTCGTTTGTAGGTGTATTTTTATACAGCCTAAATATGTATGTGGTTAATATGGGCATTATTGCTAAACACCTGCAGCTTTGTTATCGGATTTATTTCATATGATGAGTATATTAGAGTGGTATTGTTGAATCTAACCCAGTCGAATGTTCTCTTTATAAAATTGTTTCAGTCTCTCTCTGCGAATAAGAGTGTTTCCCCTCACATGCTAACTCTCTTTAGGAAAAATACAAATAGTTCTGAATATTATCAAGATGATATTGACTACAAACTGATTGACCAAATTAGAGAGAAATATGACATCGTCATTGAAAACCTTGTTCCAATAAACTCTGGTATGATTGCAATTGTATTTAAGGGTAATACAAGAGAGGGTAAGGAGCTAGTGATTAAGATCAAACGCAAGGATATAGCAGCACGTTTGGAGAGAGGATACAAACAATTTGTTTTTTGGTATCAGGTTGCAAAAGTCATCACCTATCCTATCCAAGCAAATGATTTTCTAGAGTCGATTGCTAGTTTCATCGAATCGAAGGACTATATAATGACCCAGTGTGATTTCAACAATGAAATTGAAGTCATGCGAACCACCAAGGAAGAGGTTGAGGATTTTTCAGAAAATAATACCATCTCTGATTTGGACAAAATACTAATACCAGATGTGTATAACTTGCCAGGTGATGATGATTTCATTATAATGGACTATCTTTCTGGTACTACTTGTTTTGAAATCGATGAGAATGAGAAAGAACAATATGTTCGTCTTCTATTAAAATTTGCATTGTGTTCTAATTATTTGTTTCGTTATATGCATACAGATCTCCATCCAGGAAATTTAATATGCATGAATCACGAGGGGACGTTAAAACTAGGCATCATTGACTTTGGAATGTCTTTGAATATCGGTGATTCGAATATAAAGCTGGCATTGAGTAGGGTGTCAGATATTCTATTGAATAGTAACGATAAACAAAAAGATTTTATATTTTACGTGAAGGATTTACTGAATCCTGCACCAGATATTTCATTGTATACTTCAGAACAGAGGATCAAACTTAATATTATCATAGAAAACTTATTCACTGATTTGTTAAAAGGAAAGCTAACTGAATTGACAATCCGTAAATATAAATCAAAAATAGATACGATCGTTCCTGGTCTTAGTAAGAATCATTTTGATGTGGATGTGGTTAAGATATTGCTTGCGTTTACAATGATAAACTCGACAATTCTCTCACTTACCAGAGATACAGAGTTTATATACGAAACACAAAAAAAAATTATTGTGGAGATATATTCCTAATATATACATATTGTGTGCGGTTTATAATAAAATTGATATGTTTTTTATTATAAATTTAAATTGTACATGAATATTAATATTAATAATGAACGTCAGCGACTATTGCTTTACAAAGGGGGCCGTTTTTAACCGGGAGGGTACAATGTATCGCTACTTGGATACTCTTGCTCTGCCTTTCCTGCCGAAATTTTATGGGTATGACAAGGAAGGTTGTATACTAACCACCCAAAGGATATATGGTCATTGCTTAGCAGATTATTATGGTGATTGTTATGACGATCTACCTGCAAGGATTAAACTAAAAATAAAGGAAATAATAACAGATTTGTATAAAAATGGGATTGTATACCCGAACATTACAGGCTATAACTTTATCGAAGATATAAATAAGAAAATATGGCTTATTAGTTTCAAGCATAGTTTTGGTGTTAATAATTACAAACAAGGGTTTGAGAATGAAGAGAGTGATATTATGGATTACAAAGAACATGTGGAGTTCGTAAAGCAGTTTTGCTTTGCTAATGAGAACAATTGGAATCCATATTTCGCTTAACTTATAAGCGTGATTTGATATATAATTTATTTGCGTTGTTTTCGGCTACGTTTATTACTGAATCTGACTCTTTTTCTGGAACGTTTTATCTGTTTTTTTCCAGCAGCATTTTGAATTACAGCTGAAGTATCATCTATTGACATTTCTATAGCTTTTAAATATGCTGATTCAAAATCAATGTTTGGTGTACATCCACCTCCATTTTGTTCAATACCACCTCCATTTTGATCAGTCGCCGCTAGTTCTTTGGTAGCATCTTCTTCTGCAGTTGGTAGTTGTACTTCTAAAGGCCGTTGTTCCAAAACAACCTTTGGTGTCCTTTGTTTTTTAATCACAAGATAAGACACTCTAACGCTAGAAACAAATTGATAAGAACCATAGTTGATAAAATCAGACATATCCTTCAAACTCTCAAACATCGTAATGAACTTTTTCATAAACTCACAATCAGATTTGAAATACATACAATCTGTTAAATCTATCTTAGGTCTATAAATATCATTGAATTTACTACTCTCGTTGAATATAGGAACAAATGCAAATTCTGTGTTTTTATATTTTGTTTCCCTATTAGCAATGAATTCTTTGTATATAGCATCACCTCCATTTTCAGCAGGTTTTGGATTATACAAGACATCTTTACCTTCGCTAAGCAACTTGTAAATAAGAGCTAGAATCTTAGTTGTATCGGGTTTATTATCTTCCTCTGGACCTTTTGTAAAAGTTCCATTTACAATAATAGCTAAATTATTTTCCTCGTCAAATTCATACAATCCTTCTGTAGCCATTTTTGTTGACCTATCTATAATCGCCTCACTTAACTCATTACGACCTGCTCCATATTTTTTATCAAAACTAGTGATATACAAAGGCTGCTCATTAAACGCAACATCTCTACCCGGTTCAACGAATCCCTTCTCATACAAAAGTTTGTTTCCATCGTCAAGGTAGTATGTTTCACTCATGAAGTCATGATAAGACTTGACACCTTCTACATATGATTTATCTGGGAAAGCAAGATGCTCAAAGTATTGCTCTGATACAGGATCAACATTACCCTCTATAAAACAATAGAAACACGGCTCTCTGTCATTACATGCGCCGGATGATGCAGCAGTATCTTCACTTGTTAAGCATTCTGGGTGATCAATAAATATGCTAGAGTCCATCTTTTTAAAATTATAATCATATACATCTGTTTCAATCAATCTGTCACTATAATCAAGTGTCAACCACAAGTATTCAATAGGTAACTGAATGATCTTCATCTTTAGCAGCAGTTTTCTTGAGTTAAATATAAGTGAAATAATTCTATCATCTGCCTTACCTACCTGATAACAAGATGCAGACGTGCTTATCCATATTTGCAATAATTCTAGACTCTCGGGAGAAGTTGAAAAAAACATAGTTCCACCAGATGTTTCAAATGTATATGGATCATATGTGATACTTTCATCTAATTTATAACTTGAACGTGGATCCATATGCCAACCTCTTGCCATATAATCAACACCTGGTAAGTCAAAAATTATCGGATACTTTCTAATTCTCATATCACCATCAATATACAACACTGATCTACCGCGACATAATTCAATACACTTTTTTATAAATAATGGTTTTGCATTGATAGCCATTTGGTAACCACCCGGCATAGCAAACTCAGGATATTCAACAGCCATATAATTGCACTTGTTATCATGACATGTTTTTTCCCAATTAGCCAACATATCTTTAAAATCTAGGGGGTTCAAGTATCTCATTTCTTGTACTAATATTTCATTCAATGATTTATTTTGAAATTTATCTAGAACACGTAATTCATTTAATAATTCTTCTTTGGATTTTACACCATCGACACTTGGTTTCACGTCTACTGGCACATAACTATTTTTTGTTCTAGGTGATAATTTAATTTTCTTAGTTAACTCTGATTTTTCCTTACTAAGAACGTCAAGTTTTTCTTTGTAAGCTTTAAAAAGTTGCATGTCCGCTTCACCCACTTGTCGTCCACCTATTTGTAATTGTACCATTCCTCTAGCAGATTTCCCCTCCTCCTTCTTCTTGCTCAGGGTGGAAAATGCCTCCTTCAAGTCGCTCCTACTCTGGAGCGACTTGGGTGGCGACCTTGATCTTTCCTTTCTGACGTTTTTATCATCGGATCTAGCTGCGACTGCACTATCGTCCTCATACTCTTCGGCGGGCATTTTTGTGGAGACTCCGTCGTCGAGTTGGGGAGGAGGGACAGCCATCTCATCAACGTCACTCTTGGCGGACGGGGAAACATCCATTTTTTTTTCGTCGAGCGGTACAGCTGACTTTACTTTATTTAAATATTGAGTTTTTATATCAGCAACCTCCGTTTTTATTTCATATATACGAATAATGTCTTCTTTATTCAATCTAATAAACTCACTTGCGATGAATAACAATAACATATATATCTCTTCTCTCGACTTGTATGTGTAACCTCTTGGTGTTTTTCCGGTATCCTTCTCGCCGTTAAGATCCTTCAAGCCTTCAAGAAGTGAGGCTGTTTTTTCTAACGCTAGGCATCTTTCCCTTGAATTAGTTGGAAATTCTAAATACGAATAAATTTCATTATAATATTCTTCAGTTTTCTTTTTTAGAATAGTGTAGAAAGCTGATAATTTTGTTATATTTCTGAGTTGGCCTTCTAAATCTGGTTTCGTCTCTTCAAGTCGACCTTCTAAAGATGATACTTCAGGAGCAGCCAGTTGATTAATAGTAAATAGCGTATCAATACAGATTCTCAAAACCTTACTGAATAAATCTTCATAAAAAGATATACAAGGTCTGGCTGTATTATTATTTAGATTACCACTTCCCCACCAGTATGTCACTACAACAAATTTACTAGCATCATTTACAATTGTTGGTTCGGCTTTTGTTGCAGCTATTATTCCTTTCAAATCGGCCATTATAATATATGAGTTTATAATATGGCACTAAACCTCTTATATATTAAAAAATGAATAATATTTGAGATATATTGTAAATGTTAAATAATACAAATGAGCAATATACAAAGTAACATTGACCTCTTGCTAAGTTTACTTGATCACGCGAGTAAACTCAAAAGTTCAACATATATTGATGTCGAAGATATAATTCAGAGGATGAATAATGATATTGGTTTGCTAAAAAATGAATACAATGGCGTTCTACTTGGTGGTGTGATAAACCCGTTCTTTTGTATATTAGACAACGCTGTAATTACATGCAAATATGCACAGGAATACATTAATATTGTATATGAAAAGGGTTTGCTTATTGATGAGAATCATTTGATTATTTCAAAACAAATGATTAAACCTATTGAAATTGTGGCAGATGAAATACATTTGTTGAAGGGTAAACTTTGTAATCATTAATTAGATGGTTATATGGTTATATTTTATGTGTTTACTAATTTACTTACCCGAGTTGTAAATATCAGCAAGTTTCGTAAGGTTCTGGATATACTTCATTGCTTTTTTCTGATCATCTGGCTTCATCTGCTTGATAGGAGATCGGAATCGATCAATCGCATCTGTAATATAACTCGAACTGCTAGTATCGCCAATATCCTCTGAATAATCCTTGTTAATGAAAAAATCAATGTCGCCCTTCTCAATCTCCGGCTTGTATTTACCGACAACGAATTGCGTCCAAATCTTGATAATCATCTTTGGATTTGCTTTGCGAATTGTTATAAGTGAGTTCTTGGCAACTAGAATGTCTTCGTCGTTTGGGAAAACATTTTCTACATCCTTGACAAACTCAAAGAAATGATCATTGAATGCTTGTAAAATGTTTGCTGCCATTGTAATAAATATATGGTATTTTTCTAAATATATTTATTAACGCATTATCTGATTCTTATTTAGTGTTTTTTATTATAAAATATTGGTTAATAGTATGTCTGGTAAAAGGAGGAAGGTTGATGAATATTATCCTTTTTCTGATGAATCTGAAGCTGCCTCTTATAATCCTATTGATAGGGATGCTTTTGTTAGACAAAAAGACGTTGGGGTTCCTGTACCACAGGTACCATCACGAGGATTAGTGAGAGAATCTGGACGCCAAATTTACCCTCTTACTAAGATGCAAAAACTTCATCGTGATACGGAGGATATACATAATAGTTTACCTAGTATTAAAGAAAGTGTTGACGGCATCGTGGTTCAAGCTATGAGTCGAATGGAGGAGATCCATAATAGGCAAGACGGAAGTCTTTTGAATCCTGGTCGATTATCTCAAGAAGCTGATCAATCTATTGCAGATTTACAACAACTTCAACTTACTTTAGTGTCAGCACAAGAACGAATACGTCAGCTTAATGAATATGTGCAGAGAGCTCAGGATAATATACGAGGAAAATTAAGTCAAACTATTTCTGTAAATTATTCGCTTCAACAAAGATCGTTACAAAATATATTGGATCAACTTGTAAATAGAAGTATTAGGTTCGAAGATCTGGATCCCGATCAACAATTTATGGTTATAAATTCTACTCCAAAACTTCAATTGCAAGACTTAATTACAAGAGGAATCATTACTGAAGATATGGAGGAGGAGGGGACAAATAGTTCTAGTGGACGTGGTGGTAAAACCAAACGAAGGCAACAACGGAAAAATAAAACACGTAAGAAGAATAAACGTCAAAGGTCAAAAGTTATACGTTAGTTTTTATCTGTATACAACAAATTATTTTATTACTTTGTTCTATATGCAACCTTTTGAAATTCTTGTTCTCTCTGCTGTTGTAATTGATCTACCGTTAGTCCTTCTGGTAGTTTACTGGACTTCTTGTACTCCGCTTCATCTACCGGTGTGCTTATCTGGTCGCTAAAATTAAGATCAACATAATTGTGCATTTGTCTCGTACCGCCATTTCCAGTAGCCTTTAACGCCTCCGCATCCGAATCCAAGAAACTATAGTTGTCCGATGTGACATTACTGAATCCTGCTCCAAATGAGAATGCAGATGGTTCCATGTTGTTTTGGGTTGCTTGTCGCACGTTTGCCTCATGCTTAGGTTTGAGCTGCTGCAAGATCGCCTCACCATACAACACCTTGTACCCTTTTGTCAATAATAATAATGCAGGAACACGATTTACATTTTCTGGCATAACTATTTTTTGTCCTGATTCCATTACGATATATGTTTTGCCATTTTCCTTTATTCGTTTATCGATGCAGATGAAATGCATATCCTTTTGTTCTGTTTTTCCAAGTGCCTGTAATAATTTCTTTGAGTGTTCACAATAATTGCTATAGTACAAAATATACGACATGCTATAATTTATTATTAGTTTATCGAAAAATATATTTAACTCATTAAAAATTGAATTAAATATATACCACAGATTTATAATATACTAAATTAATATGGCTCCACAAGTGAAAATTACCTCGTCTGTGAATGATGTCCTCTCGTTCACGCTTAGTGGCGTAAATGTCAGCGTTGCCAATGCTTTGCGGCGTACAATGTTGTCTGATATCAATTCTATCGTATTTAGAACTTCCCCACATGAAAAGAGTAAGGCTACGATTTATACAAATACAACTCGTCTAAACAACGAGATTATCAAAATGAGACTGAGTTGTATTCCGATACATATCAAGGATGTTGATACGTTTCCAATTGATAAGTATAGGGTCGAGGTTAATGTCGAGAATACTACTGATATGATAATGTTTGTTACCACAAAGGATTTCGTAATGATTGACAAGACGACTGATAAGCCTGTGGATAGTTCGGAAATATTCCCCATGAATGACCAGACAAGACACTACATCGACTTTGTTCGCCTCAGGCCTAAGGTATCTGATGAGTTGCCTGGTGAGAAGATTCACATGAGCTGTGATTTGTCTATTGGGAACGCCAAGCAGGATGCCGCATTTAATATGGTGTCAACTTGTGCGTATGGGATGACGCCTGATGAAGCTGCTGTTGAGGATGCTCTTGCTAAAAAGATCATTGATTGGAAAAACGAGGAAAAGGATATTGAGTTTGAGACGAAGAATTGGAGGTTGTTGGATGGAATGCGGTTTTACAAGCCCGATAGTTTTGATTTTAAGCTGCAGTCTGTCGGGGTATTTACGAATGAAGAGTTGGTTCAGAAGGCTGTTGAGGTATTGAATGAGACGTTGAAGGGAATTGATGTGCTGATAGACACAGATAAGATGGAGATCAAGCCTTCGCAGTCTACTATGAAGAATTCGTATGATATTATTTTGGATAACGAAGATTATACGATTGGCAAGACGTTGGAGTACTATTTGTATGCCAAGTATTACGAGACTAAGGTATTGACGTATTGTGGGTTTAAGAAGATGCATCCTCATGATAGTTATAGTATTATTCGTATTGCATATGAGAATCCAGTTGACCTAATGACCATCAAGGGACATTTGAAGGAGTGTATTCGGGATGCTATCAAGACATTCGGTGAAATTGGCGACGAGATTACCAGGAAGTAGTTCACAAAAAGAGTTATATTCGTCTTTAGTAATTATTAAATATTTATCTTTATTTTTATCTAGATAATGACTTGCTATAAGATGATTACAACATACATACTCATTCATATAATTATTACCATAACGACGACATAAAAAATCATTATAATTAGAAGGTATGTTATATGATCTTCCATTTAAAATGTTTGTGGTTACGTTAGTATGATAAGGAAGATTGTATAATATATAGTATACCTGATAAAAAATATCAATTGATTTGCCTAGTATTTTATTATTACTAATATCAACACACCAAACCTGATAAAAAAAATATGGAGTTTGTGTTATTATATAATTATAATTTCCATATGAAATTTTGTATATCATATGTTTATCAGTTGTAAAAGAAAAATCAGCTTGATCATTGAATATTTTCATATCTTTCTCAAACATAAAAATGTCAAAATCATCATCCCATAAAATTCTTTTTTGGTCTCGAATACAACCTAATAATGTTCCAAATGCCAATACATATTTACCATTTTGTTTCTCTATAAAGTCTATAAAATTGACAAATGCCGGATAGGCATATTTTTCAAATGTGGTTCCGCGAACTATAGCATTAACTATAACTTTTCTATGTACAATCGAAGATGAATCATATATCATCTATATATTATAGTTATATAAATATACCACTATTATTCTTATTGCTTATGAAAATCTTATTTACATAATAATCTAATGAACATCAATAGACATTTGAAGTTATGCGGTTTTAATTCTTCAAAGTTGTAATAAATTTATTCTTCAGTTCACTAAGAAGAAACGACTTCTGTTCGCTACGAAGTAATAACATATTAACAAAAGAATTATAATCGTCTCTAGTAATTATTAAATATTTATCTCTATTTTTATCTAGGTAACAACTTGCAACAATATGATTGAAACATACATATTCATTTATATAATTATTACCATAAGATGAGACTAATATTTCGTGATAGTTTGAAGGTATATTATATAATCTTCCATTGAAAAATTCTGTAGTTATGGAATTATAATACGGCTTTTTATATTTATGGTAATATTTTTCATAAAAAATATCAGTTACTTTATTTAGTATTTGATTATTAATAATATTAACATTCCAAACCTGATAGAAATCATTTTTATTCTTGGTTATTATATAATTATAAAAACCATAATTAATTTTATATATAATATCTTTCTCAGGAATACACCTTCGAACATTAGAAACTCCCCCTTCAGGGGGCGTTATAAATGGTGAATAATAGAACGGGCGTAAATGTAATGAAGGGAGACAATTATGAAAAACATTCATGTCTTTTTCAAACATAAATATATCGAAATCATCGTCCCATAAAGTTCTTTTATTATCACGAATACATCCCAATAACGTTCCATATGTTAGTACATACTTACCATTTTGTTTCTCTATAAAGTCTATAAAATTTACAAAGGATGGATAAACACGTTGTTCAAAATTGTTTCCACGAACTATTGCATCAAAAATAATATTTCGGTGTATAATCGAAGATGAATCATATATCATTTATAGTATATTTATTATGTATAATAAATATATTCCTATTTAATAAATCTCATATTTATAATCAAACAGACATTTTGTTTCCTCTCTCAAGTAAATCTATATCCCTTATGATATTTATATATTCATCTGTTTCACATAAAAGTCGTTTGCTTTGTCTTTCCTTTATAGTAAACTCACTACATGTTCCTTTAGTAACCCCTATAAAATCATCCAATTTTGGATCTATATGTATATCTTTATAATGAACAAAGTATATATTCCTAGAAGATGACTTCCAAGATGCCCAATGTTTAATAATTCCAAGATTTTCAGTTTTGGTTTTCAAAACATCTTCTATATATTCTTCAAATGTATTGAATTTTATATATTTATTCAATTTTCGATGAAGAGGGTTCATAAATTTTTGTATATTGTCATAAAAATATGATATTTCGAGTAAATTACGACGAAACAAAGATCGTATTGTAGCATCTAAATCTCCGTATTGATATATTACATGAGTTGGGTCGTATGCATTTACTAAATAGCTATCATCCAAACAATGTTTTAAACCATCATATATATCACCATAACTATTAGGAGTATTAATAATTATATTTTTATTTTGTAAAAATTGTAAAAAGGAAGTGCATGCAGAACCACCAGGCGAAACCAATAAAACACGTCTTGGTTGCATTAATTTAAAGCAAAACCTATGTAAGGAAGGTTTAAAATCTATTTCATTATGTGTTAGGAATGAAGTACATTCCGCATCTTCTCTTTTTCCTATGTAAAATTCAACACATCTGTAGGTATTTAATTTTTTTTTAATAGTAAAATATGAATCGTATGTAACGACTATGTTATTTTTGTCTATTTCATATATAATTTTATCAATTTGATTATTACTTTCATCAATAAAAATAGTTCTTTTATTATGAAAATATTTATTTAAATATAATGTTAAGTCTTCACAATATCTCTCCTTTTCACCATATAAAATAATAATTATTTTTTTAGACCTTAATTCTAACTCATCATTAATTATGTATTTTGTAATAGGTGATTTATATTTCCAACATGATTCTTGTGTAAATGGCCCAGGCGAATCGTTCCAAAACGGATGATTTAGTTCTAATCCAAGTGGTAAAAAAGAAATTGTTGTTATGTAACAACTCCCTGTATTTGAATAAGAATCTTGCAGACTATTTTGCTCACATGTAAACCCCATGTTTAAAAATCCATCCTTGTCATATACTTCTTTATTCAAAATAGTAACAAGAACTTTTGTTAATGCGTTTCTCAATTGTCCATAACTATGACCTACAGAAATATGATTATTATAAATACAATAAGATAACAAATGAAATGCAGCAAATCTATATGTAATTGATCTTCCGATGGGTGGAAATGTACCATCCGAACCTATAATTCTCTCTAAAAATTCACTATATCTAATACATCTTTGTATAGCAACATCTAATAAAGAAGAATTGAATACTTTCAATATTTCTAAAAAAAAAGGCTGAATAACATAGGAATTGTAATAATCCATTTTGAATTTTCTCTCCCCATCAAAATAAAATCCATCTCCGCAATACCATTCATTAACAGAATGAATCATTTCTATTATAAATTCTTCGTCATAATCGATGTTGATTGTTTTAAAAAAAGTTTCAATGATTCCGTGAAATAGATACCAATTACAATTATAATGATATTCGCGAATTAAAAGTCGAACCTTTTTAAGAATTTGTATTATATTCTTCTGTGTCTCTTCTTTTAATAAAAGCCATATTTTGTTTTTAGTTATTATAAAACCATAACAAATATACGCACATTCTACAATCGATTGTTCGATTGAAAAAAGGTCCATTTCTTTATCAAAAAAGGGTATGAGTTTATCAAAACAATCATAGACAAGCGATGATATTAATTCTTTTTGTTTATTTTCATAATTATTGTCATAATTATTATCATCATTATTATCGTCATTTGATATAATCCATGTACTTATACCAGCAAAAATTCTAGAGAAACATTCTAAGTATCCAATATTAAGTTTATTAACATTATTACTAACATCAATGTAGTATTTTTTTATTTTGAAACTATTAAAGTCTAATTTTGACATATGAAAAAGTGGTTTAGTTAATTCTAATAAATGTTTCACCCATATTGCTCTATCTTTTTTATAATTTTTTATTGCATTCGACCTTTGTACATTCAGTCCGTCTAGTGAAGCAACAGCTTTTATAAGTTCTGATTGGAGATTTTTATTTGCCAATGGTGTAAAATCTGTATTATCTCCATCAGACGTTAATATTGTCATTTATGTAAGTATAAAAAATACTTTAAATTCTAAAATTTACATAAAAATATTATATAAATTGTGCTTTGCTTATAAATAAAAATATATTTGCTTCTAAATAGTTTGTTTTCTCTAATAATTATCTTTTATTGAATTATACATAATACTTATCGGTGAAACGCTTGACACATTCAATTGTCTTTTTATAGTCATCTAATGTTTTTTGTTCGTCAGTAGTCAATGTTGACTCTACTTTTTTCATACATAGTACATTATATTCAGTATTAATAACTTCTCGGGTACATGTATAGTATTTTGACATGTGTGTTTCGATGAGTTCCTTGTTAGTATTGATAAAGTTGTCATAGTGTTCCAAGATGAATGTAAATATATTCCGTAGACGATATGATAAACGACTCTTGTCTGTTATTTTCTGTGAAATAACAAACTCCTCCTTCAGCAAAGACAACATGTTGTTGTAAACGGCATCAATATGTTGATGATTCATTTGTATGATACATTATCATTAGTTGTTCGTTAACATTTCATTTTTTTGTTTTGTTTGAATTATCATGTAACTCTGATACTCGTCTAAAATATTTGAAGTGTTCGTTAAATAGCATATTACACGGGATTTCGTTATCCGTTAAATTCATTTCGCGTTGTTTTCGTAAACAATCTACATGATAAAATAAGAAAAGACTAGAGAGGTTGTTTAGTTTATCCTCTGGAAGCTTGGTATAGTCATACTTTTGCTCGTTGTTGCTCATATAAATATATAGTCTTTAGAAAATAATATCACCGGAATATATAATGTCGTCAACGCGTAAGAACAGAGGTTCACCGACCAAAGGATGGATAGCCCCTAGCAGGCGTGAGAGAACCAGAATGTTATCTCGTTGCGGTAAAAAGTGTTTTCTTGGTCCCAACAAGTCATTTCCAATTTGTTCACGAAATACATGCAAGAGAAATCCAAGGGGTGTTTATTCTGCATATGTTCGTGCACGTCAATATAGCAAGAAGGGACGTTTATACAATACTATTTCGAGAAAAGCCAACAACATGCTAGTTAAAATGAAGATTAAACGTTAACGTAAGACTTTAAGGAAGAGTAAAAAGAGAAACAGACGTATTTAGAGTGATTTATGATATAGAGATATATCATATATTATAATTAAGAACCTCACTATGATATGGGATGACATGGATCACCAAATTTCAATCAATAATAAATATATTGGAATTATCCAGACAAATAAATTACTATCACATATCATTCAAGTACCCAATATTCAACGCATTCGCGATAATGCCAAAATTACAGAGATTGTTGCTTATCAGCAATCGTGCCTTCAGAAAACTGGTGCTTGTAATTTTCTAGGCGTCATTAATATACATTTTTGCAAAGAGACTGGCGATCTGTATATTGTCGACGGCCAACATCGGTTCGAGTCTATTAAGATCATCAGCCAGTTGATTTCCTTTCCTGTAAGCATTGAAATTGTGGTTGTTGACACCCTAGAACAACTCCGAGAGAACTATAACATGATCAACAAGAACACTCCGTTGCCAGAGTTTCCAGAGACCATTGACAAAAGTATCCCCGAAAAGGTCGCCATGTATTTTCACGATAAGTATCCTGCGATTTGGTCGAAGAATTCGCGTGCAAGACGACCTCACATTTATTTCAACTTCTTCCAAGAAGCCTTAGGTGTTCTCACAGAACGTCTGCAAATAAAATCAGCTGTTGTTTTGCAGCAAATTATTGAAGACCACAACACAAAGATCAGTCAATGGTCAATCGAACAATATCCCGACTCCAAAAATGTCTCTGAGAATATTATTAAGAAATGCAAAGAGACTGGTTTTTATCTAGGAATCTATAACCATATTTCTGACGATTATCGTTACGAATGGGTTAAGGAAATTATACATATTGAAACTGGTATCATTGTCAAAAAGGCCAAGAGTGATCCAAAGAAACGGACCAGTGTACCAGGTAAAGTCCGTTGTGATTCCTGGAATCGACATGTCGGAAGTGACAAAGGTGAGGTGTTATGTCTTTGTTGCCGCGAAACTACAATCACCGCATTAAATTTTGAAGCTGGTCACGTGTTATCCGTTGCTAATGGCGGAACAACGGATGTTGATAATATACGACCTATCTGTAGCGGTTGCAATAAATCCATGTCAACAACCAGCATGGATCAGTATATCCAAACCTATTATCCTAAGAACATTGATTTTTTCAAAACGACAACCTATTTAGAACCCAACAAGAAGACCACTAAAAAATGGTCTCTGTTCTCCTAAAAAAATGATAATTTTACTTATTAAATACTTATTATACATTTGTACATAATAAGTATGAGCGACTCTGAATGGAACTTATATAAGCCGAACGAAGCCAAAATTTATGAGATCAATACATTCGACGACGGAAATGAAAAATATCAACAATTTGTCAATGAATGGCTCATGATCGGAGAATGGCTAGGCAAAGTTAGATTGATCAACCTAGAAAACAAAAAAATAATAATTCATAGTATATCTCGCTGGAAGATAGATGACAAATTCAGCTGACATATCTCACATTCTATTTCCTTATCCACCCACCACATTATTGGTCTGGTAGGCGTTTGACAATTTTTAGTTTAATTTTTTTTATTATGTTTACTTCCGGTTTTATAGTTGTTTCAATAATATTATTGATCTGTCTCTGCTTTTTCAAACAGATAGGTCGGCCCTGATGTCTAGGTAGAGTTCCCTTGGCAATCGTCTTGTTACAGAGCGGGCAGTTAGTCGGTTGGTTTTGACGTTCCTTTGCAAGACGACACAGCTTTTCCTTGTTATCTTTATAATATTGTTTCTGGTACTCAAGAATATCGTCGCGATGCTCTCTGTTGTAGTTCTTCTGATACTCTAGAATTTCATTACGATGTTCTTTGTACTTTGTTTTCTCTGCCGTTTTATCACGCTTGTTACGAAAGTAATCAGGGTCTGCAGCAAGTTTCTTTTGATAGTACTTGCTGTATTGCTTGGTGTCCTGGTTGTTATCGGTGTTAATGATAGTGTCCATTTAATTGAATAGGTTTGTGTGTAATTGAATATAAATAGAAATTTCTATTCAATTTTTTATATACACTTTATCCACTTTTTTCGCGAAGCTTATGAAAAGTGGAGCAAAATGTGAATAAAGTGTAATGTAATTTTTGCTCCACTTTTTCTAAAAGTGGATTATTTTAACTGATATGATAAATCATATTTATTTAATTTGAATCGTTTTATTTCACTATTTTTGTAATGAAAATTATCATTTACATCTCCTTCCATAAAATAATTACCATATCTTCTACTCAATGATTCTATACTACAAAATGGTGCATATATATATGTATATCCAAATATCTGTTTTGCTACATTTTTATATTCATTGATACTACAATAAGTTCTAGCATCTCCATCGTAACTATTATTCTTCAAACTTAGACAAAAACAATCTATTAATCCAAAATGACAATGCAAACTATAACATTCTTTATATTCAAACCCATTTTCATGTAATTCTTCTTTGATCAACATAAGTTTTTTCCATTCACTATCTATAAAACCTATATCTATATCATTGTCCCATGGAATTATACCACCATGTCTATTTAAACCTAATATTGTACCTGCAACAGCGACATATTTTATATTATGTTTCTCTAATATTATATTAAATTTATTCATATCATCGTAAGAATCAATAGATTCTTTGTTAAACAATGATACGACCTCTTTGTAACTATTATAATTTTCACTTCTTTCATAGTAAGGTAACAATTTTTTTCTGCATATAAACCTTATTAACAATGGATCTTCTGTTTCTGTGTTTACATTCGGTGAAAAATAATCCTCATCGCAATATAATACATCACAATCATTATCATCTGCTAATTTTATACACATATCATTTGTATACAACCATCTCTTATGAGTTGATTCATATGACGAATCATTTGGGTCATATTTACTTATTTGTTTCAATTCAATGTCATTTAATGAACGTACCTCTATACAAATTAAACCACCTGGTTTAATATTTTCAACTGAATAGTTAAATATATTTTTTGATTTATCATATGGCAATGCATGCATAAACCACCGCATATAAATCATATCAAATAATGTTTTTGATTTCTTTTCTTTTAAAAAATCTTCTACGTCGTCTTTTATTTTGTAACAATTTAGATATTCTTCTTTTGTTGTATTATTTATGTCAACAGCATAACACAAGTTTCCGTGTCCAGAAAAAAATATACTATCTCTACAATTACCGCTACCAATATCTGCTATTTTTAATCGTATATCTTTCTTATTATATTCACTTATGTATTTTTCATATACAAAAGATGAAAACGAGCTATTTTCTTTTATTTTTTCTATATTGTCTTTGTTGTCGTAAAAGTTTTTCCAAAAATCTTTGTTTATGTTATTCATGACATATATTTTTATTGTTTAAAACACAAAATATATAATAATATATGTATTATATATTTTATTTTATAAAATCAATATATAGCAGATGAAACCAATCAAATTTCCAGCCAGGTATATACCAAAAAACATATCACAAAAAGACAAGAAGAAACAACTTGGTATGTTGTTAAAGTCAAAAAGAATGTATAAAAACAAGAAATACTTTACGCGTAAAAAGGTTTCATCATATAAAAACAAGAAATCAAACCATGTATCCGACGCCAGAAAAATATATAATATTGAAAATGTTACACCGAATGAAGAATTAGCTAGTAAGACGGGTTGTACATTGTCTGCTCTTCAGCAAATTGTAAAAAAGGGTGAAGGAGCGTATTACTCATCAGGATCAAGACCAAATCAGACACCGCAATCTTGGGGTTTAGCTCGTCTGGCGAGTTCGATTACGGCGGGTAAAGCAGCGGCGGTTGATTATGATATTATAAGCGAAGGATGTGATCACAAAAAGAAGGCGTTTATTCTGGCGAACAAATCGAGGAGGAAATATAAACGAGGTCATTCAAAAACAAGGAAATACACGTTTACATATTAGAAGCTATTATCGTTTGGTGTTCCGACGAGTTTTCTTTTTTTTATTTAGTGTTGTCTTTCTCTTTGTAATTTTACTTCGGCGTTTCTTGCTTTTCCCTTTTATTTTTCCGCCTTCTTCAAAAAAACCAGTTATATGATCATCTACATAATCTCCTAACCCACTCTGTTTAGAGTATTTTATACCATCAAAACCAGGTGGATTCCATTCTGGAGGTATTGGTTCCAGACCAGCTTGTCTTGCCCCTTCTAGGAACGCAATTTTTCTTCGTCTGTTTTTCTCATGAACAACCTCATTCATACGTATTTCCAACAATCTACGTTGTTCATCAGTTAGTATAGGAAAGTCTAGGTTTCGCATACGAGAATATTGATATTCACAGGAGTAAATTTTCATTTGCATAGACCTAAATATACGTGGATCTCCTCTGAATGGATCTATTGGTGTTCCTAAGTCTCGCCTTCTTCTATATATTGCATTAGAATATTCAAGGTATCCAGGGTATCTATCACGCTTTCCCCATTCTAGAGATACAAGAAGACACATCCGTAGTATTACAGCAGCATTTGGCGGGTTTTGATCCAACCCAACACCAAAATTTATTTGGTGTGTAATTTCGTCTATACGCCGAGATGTATTTATCATTATTTCCTCCATTCGTGTTAACTCATCCTTCTCAGCTTGTGTTAGTTCAGCTTCTGTATTCTTATCGAACGTAAATCTTGAAAAATCAATCGTTAATATTTCTAATGCTAAATCTAATAATTTATTAAACGGGTCTGCCATATATATATCATCTTTTTATATTTTTCCTCTAGCCTTATCATTTTTACTCAACCTTTTATAATTTTTGCTCCACTTTTTATATTTTTGCTCCACTTTTTCCAAAAGTGGATATTATTTTTTGCTCCACTTTTTCCAAAAGTGGATAAAGTGGATAAAGTGGATATTCAAAACGACGCAATATACTCATTCACAATCTCAGGAGTGACATGCTGGTTGTTTGGACGCAGCTCCGTCTTGTATAGCTGATGCAGAGCGTACATATGCTTCTTGGTCTCTGGTTCCATTGCCGCGATCGGCTGCCTCTTATTTACATAACAATTTAAATAACAACGAAATAGTCCGTTTGCTGTCTTTGTGATCTCTGCATTGAACTCGGCAAACCGATCCGAGTGCTCAGGAAACATCTCAAGAAACTTCTCGGCACGACCCTCTCGCTTCAGGCTCTGGAACAGGTATTTCAGCTTCTCCTTCTCCCCTCGAATATTCTTTGCAGTCTCAAACTTCTTGTTACGATACTTCATTCGCTCATCAGTTATCTTGTTGTAGATCACAACACCCATCAGAAAACACGAGGCATTCGTAAAGATCTTCTGGATCTGGTTGTAGTCGTTGTACTCGTAAATATTCGGGACTCTTACATTCTTGATACGATAACGCTCCTCATAGATATCATGATGAATAATATTCGTCTGATCCTCGAAGCTATACATTGCAACTAGGCAGAGGGCTGGATTCTTGTTAGGGGTTACAATACGATTATCGGGATGCTGCAAAACAAAACTATAACACATATTCTTGTCCAGGGTCTCCTCCATGTTTAGTCCACACTCGGCAACAGCCTCGAAGAACATATCGCGAAACTGCTTTTCAGAAGAGAAAGACGCACGAGCTCCAATAACCTTGCGTGTAGCAATCTCCCATGCACTCGTCTCTGTATCCCAAAAAGCATTAATCATCGTTCCCTCGACAAACTCCTGCACTACAATATCAGGCGTGATAGCAGGATACTTCTCCTTGAAATGTTCAGGTGCAAGCGTCTTTGGAGGAGAATAACAAACTACATGATGGTCTCTTACAACAACAGATCTGTACAACCCAATAGTCGAATGCTTCCCACCCATATTCTTCTTGTCATATGTAATAATACTATAAGAGAAGCTGCTCGCCTTGACATTGACACCATCGAGATTAATTAAGTCGAGATACATTATATTTATTCGCGGATTGTCTTTATGTCGTTTGGATAAAACATTTCTATCGTGATGTTATCGTGACAATTACCTTCAGCAATGACACTTTCTGGGCAGTCAAATTGTGTATACGTGTTGGGGGTTATGCATACTAAAATTTCAAATAAATATTTCGATTTGCATGTCGGAACAACAATCGTGTCGTATGCGTTCAAGAGGTCTTGTTTACTAATTGTTTTTCCATAATTATATGATATTATTGTAGGCGTGATTGGTCTGTTTTTCAATGTCGTCGTAAAATAGGTTTTCTGGTCTAATCCTGAACATGTCCCATGTTTAGTCCATTCATGTTCCCAAAAACTCGCGTATGCTTTATCATTTGGTTCATATCTGACATTTGGCCAATAATCATAAAATGTGTTGGTGTCTAAATCCTCGTATATAATACTCGAATCAAATGCCTCGTTTGTACAATAAGACGGCCATGATCCGTTGTTAAACTGAGGCCACATACCATGTATGGTTAGTTGCGATGACCATATTTTATTTGGATTATTGCATCCAGAATAGGTCGGCTCATTGTAGCACTCCTCTGGTTGCCACGAGGTTGCAAATACGAAAAAATCAAATGATGCCTTTGCTAATGTTACCAGTGTTGGTTTATGCATTATATATTGTTGTAACATAATAATATATATTGTTCTTGTTTATTGTTACAATAAAGTAGTGTTGATTTTCTAAAAAATATCTTTTGTATTTATAGACAATGTCCAAGATTGAATTGAGATTGGGAGATGTCATAAATTTAACAGATCCTACAAATGAATTATTGAACGAGCAGACATTTCTGATAGATTACATAGATAACGAAAAGGTTGAACTAGTTCACACGAACACATTTAAGAAGATAAAATTGAAGGTTGGAGAGAATGGGGCTATTGGAAGCGTGACGCGAATTGTGATATTGAGCAGAAGTCCCGACGAGGGATATGCAAAGCAGCATAAACTGGTAACTGGGACTTGGGTTGATATACTGCTCCAAAATGAGGTGTCATTGATATTAACATGTGAAATCACGAATACGGAGGGGGATATGATCGAGCTGAAAACAACAGATGGTGATATTTTGTTTATCAACTTTGATTACAAGGGAATACCCGAAAACCTCCCTATTGTCTGGATCAAGAGGAGAGAAAAACCGAATCTTGCGAAGAAGCAAGAACCTGAACCGCTTTCAGTTGTTGAAGATTTTCCACCAGAATCTGGCTTTATAGACGATATGGATGGCATGAGAGATGAGGATAAGGAGAACGATAAGCTAAGCGATAAGCAAGGCGATAAGCAAGGCGATAAGCAAGGCGATAAGCAAGGCGATAAGCGAAGCGAAAAGCTAGCAAATGGCCCGATAGATTTGGAAGACATGGATGATGACAACTACGATTTTAAGCCACCTGTTAATTTGGTAGATAAACTTCGCGAGCTTATCATCGATGCTGACAAGTTTACAATTTTGGATGAAGAAGTCGGTGAGGTAACGCAGTACGTCGATGTCTCAACAAAAAGTCAGCGTTTCAATCTCGAAACACAAATAAGTGATTTATTAGATGATATGTTGTCTACTATACCCACTTACAAACGCAGTCCGGTTGTTCTAAGCGAACTCAATAAAATAACAGACAGGTTTAAACAGCTCAGGGAAACCTTCTCCAAGTTTGACGCAAATGGTAACATTGTTAGTTTCAACAAGATGAGCAATCAGAAACCTCTTCTAGACTATTTTTTATCATTTGATCGAATTTTATACTGGCTTCTACCCGTAGTAACCAATATAAAGAAGGTATACGAAACCAAGGGAGATGATTTCGACGCATTTGATGATATAGAAATCCTAGATTTGTCCGAAGACATGAAGCAGATTGAGGAAATTATTGCCAGTTATTCTTCAAATGTCTCGATGGATACTAATAAATACTCGTTTTTATACAATAAACTCAATTCTAAATTTGTCCCTTACATTAATACCGAAAAAACAGAACATGCAATTGGTGTTGATATAAATGCAGTCGTTGATAATTTGGATATAACCGATAATGAGAATGACACATATTCCTCCGTGGTAAAGGATAACAAAATACAAGCCAGGCGTTTCTTGACACAGCAGTATAATACTGGCATTCAACGTGCTTATGTTGATAACAAAGTAACCAAATTTGATATGTTAATGGGTGACGAGAAGATGTGTGTCAAATCAATGATCATGTTACCCGAGCCTGTGATTCGGTTCTCTCGAATTAGAACCCCCAACACTTCCATTTTAGACAAAGCTAATCTCAATCAGTCATTTTTAAATCTTTGGCTAATGTTAAAACACGATACACGTGTCAAAAAAACTGATGTGACAGATGACGAAATATTATTCAGCGATGCAAACTTTACCAAGAACATTAACCATTTTGTTTATACAGATAAGATCGATTATACGAAATTTTCTGATAAGATCACACCAAGCATCGATGTGTTTTTCAAACTTATGCAGAAACATATGAACAATAAGTTATCCGTTGTGGATGCGTTAAATATTTTAGAGCCATTCTTAGTGTATTCTGAAAATCTGACTCTTACCGAATATCAGGTTATGACGACATTCATAGATCAGCGTGTTTCCGAGTATAATAAAAATCTACTAAATCGAGCTGGTTTTTTCTCTTCGTTGAAGAAGGCGAAGAGCAAGAAATATTACAACAAGTCATCTGGTTCTCTGCATGTGCTATTGAATGGATTTAAACAGGTAAATGATGTACTGGAATCTTACAGGAAAGACTCGGATATTTCTACCGAAACAGAAATGCTGAGAAATATATATTCGAGAGACTATTCGCGGTTATTTACGGCTGCCCTTTCTCTCCAACATAAGACTCTGATGTTCCCTGACGATTTTGCAGGTCTGTTGAATCCGGAAAAGGTACAACGTAATGAAAACGACCCCTCTGTCGAAAAGTGTGATCTCATTGTTATTGCGAAGAAGTACAGATCTGGTGAAGAGTTGGAGGGTGATAACAATCGTGTAGTTTATTTCGACAAGCGTTATGATACAACAAAGTATTCGCTGATTGATGGTTACGAATACCAAATATCAACTATGCAAACGGATGAATTTGAAGCCTACTTGTCAAATGATCTTGCTAAGAAATTCAAAATGAACGAAGTTGATTCGAAAAAACTCGCAATGTCTTTGATTAATGGATACAAGCCAGTAGAAGACGGACACTATGCTCTATTATACAAGGGTCATCGCGACAATGTCAATGACGAGTTTGATTATTATAAGCGAACGAACAATGTATGGTTAAAGGTGGATTCTCCCGTCGACAAGGTTATCACCGATGATTCTGCGTTGATTTGTAATTTACAAGACAAGTGTGTCAGTGTAACTGCGGACAAATGTGTGACTGATGAGCAAGTCAAGCTTAACATTAAAAACAAGTTGATGAATGATTTAATTGGTGAATTTGATGATAAATATAAACTCACAAAAGAGGAGACTGCCGCCAAATTACAGGCCGAGTTTGATTATCAATTATCGATTGCCGATGCACTCCGTGATATTCGCAATTCAAACTTGATGATGGATAACGATTACAAATATAAAATGTTTTTCGCAGAGGATGATGATGCGATTATTATATCCCCACATATTAAGTTGCGTGATCTTATTTTGAGTCAAAATGATTTTGATGCGAAACAAGAGAACATTATCAAATTTGTCAATTCTTACACGCGTCAGTATATACCAATCGACGTGAACGAATCACCGCATTGGTTATATTGCAATGTCACAAATACGAAACTTTTACCCAAGTTCAAATATGATCTGGCGTTGGCACATATTCGTGGAGGTAAGTACACTGAGTGTCTCGACCAGTTGAAGAATGAGATTGGTCAGATCAGTGACGATGGTGATAAAATGGTCGACAAACATTCGGGTTGGTTCTTAGTGAAGATCGATTCTGATGTTGAAGAGGGTTATGACGATAAAGGCTTTAAACAGGTGTCGCGGAGTGTCATGGAGGCTGATACCATGTTCGTATCCACCCAAGAAACTATTGTAAAGAAGGCTGCGTTTAGTACATCACAGGCGATCATGGTATCTGGCGTTGTGAACGAGATAACCAAGAGCATGGGAATAAGCTTAGATCACCAAATTGATTTCATTGTGAATAGCGTGTTGTCTATAACACGCGGCATTGAGACTGAACAGCAATATGATGCACGCGAAGCAAACAGCACCAAGAAGAATAAACTGACATATAAAGAGTATTCCAATTCGATGATTTTGTATTCTACACTTGGTATGATTATCATCGCTATTCAAACGAGTATCCCGTCCATGCGAACCAGAAAGACGTTTCCAGGGTGTGTTCGGTCGTTTACTGGATTTCCGCTTGAAGGTAATGGCGATTTCGGTAGTGTCCAGTATCTCTCTTGTATTGTCTACCAGCTTCGGAAATCTAAGCGTGATCCTTGGAATGTCTTGTTGAACACAAAGGAGAGTGTTATAATGGAACGTATCAAGATGACAATTACGGCGAATTTGATGTCACTTTCTGAAGTCAAACGAAAGATTGATGAGAAAACACACAATATGATCGAGAACCCAGAGGAGAACGTAATGCTTGCTCAATATAATGTTGTCAAGTGGAAGAACTTCCTCCCTCCGCTCTTCACTTTCAACATCAAGACCATAAGCAAATTGTCTCGTGAATTCCAAGAAAACTTGTTGAATGATATGAAGGTCGATATGGGAAGACAACGAGAGAAGATGCTCACTATTGAATCGAAACGGATACACTTTTCCATGGCTATCCAGCAAAAAATACAGGCGGTTGTGAATCGTCATGATCTCATTCTCAAGAATGCAAACAATGAGCCATTCTTGGAGAACGCGTGTTGTGGTGATGTGGCTGGAAAAACAACTATCCGTTATTTCGAGAATGAAGATTCGGACATTTCTGATTATAACAAGGTTGTTCGCCAATTGAGTTTGTTGTTGGACGATCTCAACGGGTACTCACGAGCAAGTATGTTTTTGCCAATGGGTAATACTAGATCAACTATTCCCGTTACTAACAAAATATTTGACGAAACCACAATTTACTTGGCATTTGTGAAATTCTGTAAATTCAACAATGATGCACCAGTTCCCAGTGACCTGGCTGTTTTGTGCGGTGCAAAACCAGAGGATGGCTTACTTCATACATCCGATTCGCTTTCCGAAATTATCCGGAAACTCAAGAATGATAACCGAAACTATGATAATGCTTCATTTTTACGCTTATTACAGCTTGTTTCTAGGAACAATATCATCCATTCGGATGTTTCACAGCCAAAGTTGTCATATATCGGAAAGATCCGTAATGTTGTGGATTCTTTGAAAGAAAAAGAAAAAGAAAAAGAAAAAGGTGTTGAGAAAACAATAATTAGCAATAAGGTTGTAAAATTAATAAGTGATGTACTAGATACATACGATGTTGCGTCTAATGAGGTTGAAGAAGAATCCAAACGTTTGAATGACGAGTTATTCGAAGATAGTAAATTGCTCAGGTCCAAGATTGTCAAGTTTATAACGGATCATCGTGGTGTCACCTCAAAGAAGAATATCAACGCGGTGTTTAGCTTTTTAAACACCCTCACAAAGTGGTCTGCGGATGATTACAAGTTTAACCCGGAAATCACTATTTCGCATGATTCTACCTACTCTTCTGTTACATTTTTCAAGACATTCATTGATAATATTACAAACGTATTCCCAAGTATTATTTTGAACAAGGGTGACTATGAAATCAATGAAAAACAAATGGCTTCTTGGAATTTGTCGTCGAGCCATGCGTCAGAGTTGACGTCCGTGATAAATGCGTACTATGATAAATTCAAACCATTTTATGAGATCCCTATTCTAACAGGTGTTTTGCGGAGAATGGCGGACGACACAAAGCACATACTGCCTTTGATTGCAAACACACCCAGTCTTACTACTATTCAATACAAGAGCAAAACAATTAAACCAATATTCGATGAAACCACAAGCAAGTATTTGTTTGAGTATTATCTATTGAGCATTCTAAGTCACTATATCGATTTATGTGATGATGATGAAGTTTTGCATACGGATAGTGACAAAGGCGGTTTGTTTTCTGTTGGTCATATGGATGCTCTTACAAGAGGGGATGATTATGACGATGACGAGACCAATGGTATCAATGATGGTTCTCTCGATTATCAATTGAGTGGTGATAAGACTCAGCTAAAAGGCCATGTTGTTAAATTATTGTTGGCTTATTGCAATATCATGCAGAACTACAAGGAGAATATGGATTACTCTCACGAGGATATTGTTGAGCGTGTTTTCAAGATGAAACAAAAGGAGAAGAATATGGTGACATCGCGTCTAAGTAGCATGACAGATGAAGAGAGAAACGCAGACACGATACTGAAGGTAAACAAACTGGGTGTGTGGAACAAGGGACTTCAAAAGGGTCTCACTCGTTATGACAAGAAAACATATGACGATGATAAGGTTCTTGCAAGTAATATGGAACGTGTCGAGAGAGAACTAACGCGAAAAAATAAACTTAACAAGACGGATCAAGATGTTGATGATTATTTAGAAGAAAATGAACGCGGGGAGTTAGAGGAGAATGAAGCGTTTGATATGTCTGCTTTGAATCAGGATTACGATAATGGTGGGACGGATGAGATTGAGAATTACGACGAGGATAATTGATTTTTTATTGTTCAATTGTATATAGAAACAGAATGATTCGAGATTTGATTTGTAAGAATATATTAAATACATCCGTGTTACTTTTTTTAGTGATCTTTTTTGGGATTCAATATATGAAACCGCCGTTCTTGTATAATTTGGATGGTAGTATACGTCAGTTTGGTGTTGGGTATAAAAATAAAACAATCTTACCTGTTTGGTTATTATCATTTATATTGGGTATTTTATGTTATCTAGGTGTTAATTTTTACGTGATACATCCTAGAATAGTTTTTTAATATTGCTTTGTCGGATAAATGCTCTTCGTATTTGTATCTACTCCAAACAGCTTCTTGATCTCTCTGAATGCTATTTGCCTAGCGGATAGTGTTTTTGAAACAATATCTGACTTGGGTTCTTCTGTTGGTACATTTGAGTTGTGTATAACTCGCTTTCGCAGTCTGATAAATGCACTATTGGGATGTTCAACAAATTCTTTCGGTTGTTCCATATTATTATATTTGTAATTTGATTTACAAATATAAATTACATTCATTTTTTTATTGTTTATTTGTATTAGAATTATATCACTCTATGTTATGAGCTATCCACAACAAAATTTAGTAGATTCTTTTTATGTATATGAAAAAAGTGCTCCCTATGTGTTAATGACAGGTATAGTAGCGATTGGTCTCGCAAACCAAAACCTAAGTTGGCTTTTCTACTTGATTTTTCTCGCAGTTACCATTTTTTTTAGGATGCTTGTTTACAAGGGTGTAGAAAATGGAAACAAACCTTATGCACTCGCAACTGAAAATGGTCTCAGATCTATCGGTATGTTTATAGGTGCGTTCACCTTCATGTACTTGACACTTCCGATGTTGCTGAACAAATCGGTTAATTTCTGGATTATGTGTGTTTTAGTATTGTATATGGTTTCTGATTTCTTTATTAGAAAGGTAAATAATAGTAGTAGTTTACCAGTAGATATATTCATAAACTTCATAGCCGGTGCAGGTACCGCAATTGGGGCTGTATTTTTTATGACTGGACTCAAGATAGACCAACATTTGATGTTCAATGAGACATCGAGCAATAAGGTTATGTGCTCTGTGCCCAAGAAACAGACATTCAAGTGTGCTGTTTACAAGAACGGCGAGCTGATTGGGTCTGCATAAGCAAAGCGAAATGAAGCAAATTAATTCTTTACGAAAAAACGCCTATTTTCAAATAACCATTTTCCAAAATTGGCACGTATTATTTTTCGCTGACCCTCTTCTGCCATTAGTTTAAAATTACCTGTTGTATTGTATGCTGTTAAAAATGTTGTAAATACATTCAAGAGATCTTGTGTTGCATATTTTGATTGTATTTCTGCATAATTCACCGGCATACGCTTATGCTTCTTTTTGTTTACCATATTATGAAACACAAAGAGCAAATCTATGAAACCCTGTTTGGTTTTTATTCTATTTATATCGATTTGATTCAACATTATAGTGGCATCTTTTGAACATTCCGGGCATGGTAAGAACATACATATTTGTTTTATATTGTTGAATAATTGTGGGATTATTGATTCGTCGTTCATGTGTTCTGCAAGTGTATGAAATAATGTCCATGTAGCAGGACCCCAGATTTCAGGTGGAGACATATTATTACTTTATATTAAAATATAAAGGTTTTTTTGGCTTTTTAAATATGACGACAAAAAATTATATAATAGAGGGAGATATCGATTTTTATGCAGAATTGTATAGTTCATTGGACAATAAAAGTACAGAAAACCAAATTGATGAGACCGATAAAAATGTTTGCTTAATTACAGATGAGCCGCTAGAAGCCAACTCTGTTACATTAATCTGCAATCATAAATTTAATTATATTCCATTGTACAAGGACTTGGTGAATCACAAGCGAAAATTCAATACCATGGAATCGTCAGGTGCTCTTACTCAAGGAGAGATACGATGTCCATACTGCCGACACAAACAGAAGTTTGTTTTGCCGTATTATGAAGAGCTTGGTCTGCCTAAGGTGTCTGGTGTCAATGAAGTTTATAAATATGAGCCTCCTACTCCTTATCATTATCCTTCTTACTATAACATCAAGAAATGTGATTTTGTTTCATCTTTTCCATTTTTACAAGATGTTTCTGCAGCCGATAATATAGTTACTCTCAGTTGCAAGAAATATGGTTATAAGTTTGCTGGATTTGAGGAGGGGGACGAACATTCCGAGAAGTATTATTGTTGTGAGCACAAACGTGTTATTACGAAGCAACATAAACAGGATGTTAGAAATAAGCTGAAAGCTGCAAAGGAGGCCGAGAAGAAGCTCAAGAAGGATGAAGCTATCAAAGCAAAGGAGGAAGCAATGGAGCAGAAGAAGTTGCTCAAGGCTGAGAGTAAGTTAAATGATAAGACTAAGGCGAAGAGTAATGTCAAGATCTCAGAAAATGTTTATAGTGATGAAAACACGATTGTTTGTGTTGGGTGTCAGCAGTATTTAGTGTCTGGACCAAGGAAGGGCCTCCAGTGTAACTTAAGTGTATTCCAGGGTGATCGATGCAAAAGACATTATGATAAAAAAACCAGTTAAAATTTATTGGTTTATATGTATAGCATGGAATCAAAGGAACAATTGATCAGTAACGTCAAAGAGTGGGTTAAGATTGATACGGAAATAGCAAAGTTGAAGGCGGAAATAAAGGAACGCAATAATAAAAAGAAGGGACTCACGGAATCTCTTGTTTCAGTAATGAAAACGAACAAAATTGATTGTTTTGATATTACAGGAGGATCATTGGTCTATAAGAAAAATACATTGAAGAAGCCGTTGAACTCCAAAACCCTTTTGTCTGTGTTGCAGAAGTATTACAAGAATGATGCGAAGGTAGCAGAGGAACTAGCGAAACATATTATGGATAGCCGGGAGGAGCATGTGAAGGAGACTATACAGATGAAGGGTTGTTAATCATATATTATTTCATATATTCTTATGAATCCGATCAACATCACTGCATATCCATGGTCAGTTTTGTTGAAGACTGAACGCATGACTCTCATGTTTGTAAGTGTTTGATAGCCTGTTAATACTAGCATATTTTCTAGATATAATACTCGCTTGCGAATTGTTCTGAAATTGAGAGTAAGATACTCTTTAAACATCTCTGGAAGTAGGTGTCTGTTAGTTCGCCTGTTTTCTAGCATGCGTTCCATCTCGTTTGTCATGCGTCCGCTTCTTAGCTGCATGATGATAGTTTGTTTTTTATATTGGATTGCAATATAAAAATCATTTCATTTTTTTAGTTTTGTTACACCTGACTTATTCCTGCTATATTTTAAACATTTTTTACTTCATTTAATACTGGTGTGTTAAAAATCTTTTTTTGTTTTTATAAGTTATATCATGTTTAGACTAAAAAGCTCGTGTTCCAATCTTTCACTTAGTCTTCTTGACCCTCTTCCTCTCGCCGACCCATCGGCCTCAACCGCGAGCTCAACTACCACCCCCGCGGTAGCCAGTGCATTTTCCCCAAACGACCTTTCCCAATCGTCGATCTTCTCGGAACCACCCCTCCCGACAAAAAAGGCATACTTGTTTACAGGAAAAATACACCCTTCAACTCTTGATATTCTAATTGAACAAACAAAAAATATTACTGACAAATTTGCGTCTATTTGGGAAAACGAAAAAAGTGAATATATTATTAAACTTAGCGAAAATAATTTTAAAATTATTTATAACAATATAAAAGAACAGAGACTATATAAACCACAATTTATTACATGGTTTAATGGTTTGAATTATCTCAAAGATAATGGATATGAATATGTATTAAAAACCCGTCTCGACATTATTTCGGAAGATTATGAAAAATATTTAAATCTAATAATTAATTTGTATCCTGAAAAGATAACGTGTATTTGTGGTATACAAACTGATACTATATATTTTTTAGATATAATTATTAGTGGTAGAATAGATAATATGTGTAAATTTTGTGCATTACAATTTAATTCTGACGATAGATATTACGAGAAATTTTTAATAGAAAATTATTCTAATAAAACTAATCTAACACGTAATGAAATAAGAGAAATCTTAAATTTTTCATTAGATGCTTGTATTACCAATAACATTGAGTTTATATGGTACAGACCATCACCACCATGGAAAACTCCACATATGCGTGTAATAAAAGACTATTGTACATCTGAATTTATATTTGTGTAAAAATTTATATTTGCTTGTCTGATATTTGATTGTATCACGATTAAATCAAAACCCCAACATAGCGAATTTTGATTTATCTATATACATTTCTCTCGCAATCTTTTTGATAATCTTGTTCTCGTTATTCGTAATATCTTGTCCACCTTTACCACCTATCGACTCTGATACAATTTTTAAATAGTGATCCGAATGTACCGAATCACTCTTTACACAATCAGGGTGCTTTTCCTTGAACAAATGGAAGTTGCGGCAGTTCTTGAAAGAGACCTCTTTGATACTTTTTCTAAGACGCTGATTCTCAGTATCCTCTTTCGTCCAAACATCATTCTCTTTGATATATATGATTTCGCGTTTCGAATCTGCACATTGGATTGGTCGTGAATAAACATCCATTTCCTTCAGTTTATTGATTATTATATTTGATATTCCATCCACATAACCCAACTTCCCCACATTTTCAAGATCATCAATACTAAGCTCTATTGAGTTCATAAAGTCCGACAGATTTGATGCATTCTTGCACTTCTCATTCAAGAAAATGTGCAAATTAAATGATGTTTTATTGTTTGAGTTAATATTATTTATTACACTATTGTTTTGATTTACAATAACATTTGAAAAAGTATCAACCATCTTCGTCTGAAAATCACTATTTTGTTTTTGTAATTCCATATTATGTTTTTGTAGTTCGTTATTGTTTTGTACAACCTCTAAAACCATAGTGGTTAACGTGTCAATATTATTGGCGACTTTTTTGTCGCGACATGTTTTTTCGTGATACCATAAACTATTACGAACCTTGTAAATTTTGTTACAATACTTGCAGTTAAAAATATTCAAGGACACATTATTATCAGTTTTTGTTTGAATATTTTGCTGTTCTAAAAGTTCCAATAAGTCGCCGTTTTGGTGTTTACGTGTGAGTAAATGTTTGTTAAAATCAGACTTTTTGCTACAACAATAGTCACAATTATCACAAACAAATTTATGGTAGTTTTTATTTGGCGACTTTGTTGGCATTTGTTCTAAAAGTCGCCGAGAAAAAAAAATGTCCAAATGTACGAAATTTGTCCAAAAAAAAAGTTATGCTCACAAATTTGAAAATTCTTTGAAAACTTTGTGACCTTAATTTTTTTCTCAGTAACAAATGTTAAAAATCTCCAAGACCTTTCTCGAAAAAAAAAAAATGGACAAATATTTGTCCATTTTTTCAAAAAACCAAAAACACTTTTGAAAAAACGTAATTATTTGATATCTCTCATTATCCAATAGTTGGCGAACATGTAGGTGTTTATTTGTTAGGTGTTTGTGTTATTATGTCATCATATATCATGCGATAAATAACCAATGTAAAAACACTCTATTTTTGGCTGCTATTATGCTTACGATCATTGAAAAACGCATTGAAAATAATCGACACCATAATAACCCGGCATAACAGCATTCTAGTTTGACTGCTATTATGCTTACGATCATTGAAAAACGTATTGAAATTATTCGACACCATAATAACCCGGCATAACAGCATTCTTGTTTGACTTCTATTATGCTTACAAACCTTGAAGATACCTTAAAATTATTCACACGTAAAAATAAAAAATCGCGACTTTTCTGTTCTATAATTACCAAAAAGTCGCCGTTTTTTTGTTTACATGTGAATATTTTTTTATAAAAATAATATTTTCAATGCATTAATAGTGACAATTACAACAAACAAATTTATTGTAGTTTTTATTTGGCGACTTTATTGGTATTTGTTCTAAAAATCGCCGAGAAGAAAAATGTCCAATTGTCCGATTTTTTTTCGAAAAAAAAAGTTATGCTCACAAAATGAAAAATTCTCAGAATTTTTTGTTACGCTAATTTTTTTCTCAGTAACAAATGTTAAAAATTCCCAAGACCTTTCTCGAAAAAAAAAAAATGGACAAATATTTGTCCATTTTTTGAAAAAACCAAAAACACTTTTGAAAAACGTCAATTATTTGATATCTCTCTTATATCCAATAGTTGGTCGATACCTAGGTAATTTATATGTGATCATTTGACTAAAATCACATCATATGACATAACATGAATAAACTTTTGTAAATAATTGATTTTTTGTTTTTTCAAATTAATAGTAAAATTATTAGTAAATTACAATAATTTCATTATTATATAAAACAAAAACGTATTTTGTTATATGGACAACCTAAAATATAATATATATGACTTCGATGGAATCAAGAAAATATGTGTTTGTGGATACAGGGTCGAAAACTATGAAGGTCAAACATTTGCAAGTTATTTATTGTTCCAAAATGAGGATCGATTGAATTTTTATGAAATTGATATTTCTGATTATTGCGAGATGAATATTAAAAAAATATACGCATTATCTAGAAATGTATTGTGTAAAAATATTAACATGATATCCAATGTTAATTATGAAGGGTGTTTGACAGATAGTCATATATTATATGTTTTTTATAAACTGAATGATGAATATATACCAGAACCAGTTGATACTTGTTTAGTTTTACTAGATGAAATCATCAATAGAAAGCATGTTTGTTTATCTCTTGTAGATCCAAGTGTTGTTGACTTTTTCTTGCGAAATATTAAAAATATTTTATATATCGAAAATTATCCAATTGTTGCATACAAACAAATAGATCCGTTGATTGCTGATTATACATGTAACATGGGCATTAGCTTATCAGAAATAGATGCGAGTCAAGGCCAGTTTTATTACTTTACGACATATGATAATGTGCAATCTTCTTCGTTTGTACGCGTAGTGTTATTTATGGGAAAGCAACTAACCAAACAGAACTTTAGTTCAGATAAACTCGATGGTTCCTATATGAAACGAGAGAAATTATCAGATAGATCTAATGATACTAGATATGAATCACTTATCAATCGAATTACAGATTATGATGGTACATGGTCGGAACATTATGATAGTGTCTATTTAGGATATATCAAGTTAGATAATGGAGCTGTACTCAAAAACACACCTTGTATAGTTGTTAAGTCATTTACACAATATAAAATATTGTCTGTACATTTGTAATTTTATTCTGTTTGAAATATATGAACATTGTAACTATCATTGGAGTATCGATACTATTCTTTTATAGTTTGATCAATATTTTAAAGTTTTATGGTATTCAAGAGGATGTATATGGGATATACATATCATTTTATCTGCTGCTTGTAGCATGTGTGGTTTTTCTACCGAATGAGTATTCGAAGATGTAGAATATAAAAAAATGAATGAATATAATTAGATAAACGTAATTATATTTAAAATGGAACGCCGTGTAAACAAGCTTCTCGATACTTATGTTTCTGACCTTAAGAGTAATATCTTAGAGAAGTCGAAGGAACTTGGAATCGATGATGATGACAAAGTGCGAAGTCTATTGCAATATATTTATGACTACAACAAGCTTGTACTAGAGAAATCTGATTTCGTGAAACAGAAGCGAACAAGCAACTTTATCCCTGATGTTGAGCGTTGCGTTGCAAAGCGTGCAAATGATGAGCAATGCAGTCGTCGTAAGAAGGAGGGATGTGACTATTGTGGAACGCACGAGAAGGGTGTTCCTAACGGGTCGGTAACAAAGAGCGATACGGGTGCAACTAATTCATCGCATAAGGTCGAGGTATGGTCGGAAGAGATTGTTGGTATTATTTACTATGTAGACAAGAATGAAAATGTATATGAGGCGGAGGATATCTTGCGGAAGGTTTCTAATCCGAAGGTAATTGGCTCGTTCAAGAAGGAGGGTAAGGTGCTTACGTTGTTTTCATAAACAAACGCGGAACATAATACAAAAAATAACTCAATATAACCATTATTTTTTATGATTATAAAAAACAATGTAAATAGAAGACAACTATTATATCAATTTGATGGATCGTGTTGAGCAGCTTAGACAGATACAGAGCGATGCATTGGAACTTTTCACGAAGAAGAACGCAGATTATGGGGATGCGTTTGCAAAATTTGGGCTTGTTGGAGTTTTAATGCGTATCGAAGATAAGATTCAGAGAGCTTTGTCTATCTCAAAGAGTGGAATAGTCTTGGTAGATGATGAGGGAATAAAGGATACTCTTCTCGATCTGCATAATTACGCTGCGATGGCTCTTATGTTGCTGTAATTTATTTCTTATTTTTCTTCGATTGTTTTCGTTTTTATTCGTTGTAAGATATAGTAATCTAATCTAAAGATAACTACTTTATTTTGTAAATGACGGGTACAATTTACTACAATGGTATTGGTTGTAAAGATGGATTTTTACATACAAACATCGAATTTCTTCGTATTATGAACGTAAACTTCCCCCATAAGGTTTATGTGCGAAGAAATGGTGATCCAAAGGGGTGTCCTATTGGAAAATTGAGGATAAATGATATTGAGGGTTGGATGACATTTGCCAATGCATATCGAACTAAAACAAAAAAATATAATGAAGAACATCATATATTGGCTGACCACCCATTAGTATTGGCAGACACGTAGATTTAACTTTTTGTGCGTTTTATTATTTATATAAGATATATGAAAGATTATTTGAATACAATCAGGTATTGTTGTATATATTTTAGAACAATAAACGATTCAAAGTCAAACCACTTTAGTTTGTTGTTATTTAAATATCTAGTAATTAAATTAAAAACGTGCAATATAGAATATCAGGATCTTCAGTCATCTGAGTGTGTTAATATGAGTGTGATTTATGAATATATAAAAAATAATAAAATTAAGTTAGTTGAACCAGCACATCTGCGTATTATTGAGAAGAATGATGAATCTATTACTGAGCAATTTCTGTTGTCTTATATAGTGAATCATTTTCAATCTAGAAATGAATATTGTTTGTAATATTATAAAAAATGAATTATTATATTTATTGTCTTGGAATAAATATAATATTGGTATGAAAACCGAAATTGTTGTATTTGACCATATCGAGTCAGACGTTGTTTATTACATAGGAACAAATGCAAACGACAATCATAGTGTCATTGACAAGGGTACTCCTGATGATTTGTGGTTTCATATAGCCAACGTCCCTTCTTGTCATGTTGTAGTCAGATTACCAGATGAATGCGATAAGAAGGAACTGCGTAGTATTATCAAGAAAGGTTCGTTGTTATGCAAACAAAATACAAAGCGTGTTGCAAGCCTTGATAATGTCGAAATAATGTATGCACATATAAAAAATATAAGTAAAACTCATGTTGCTGGAGAAGTGGTTGTTTCAAAGTATAAATCAATCGTTGTTTGAAGTAAAGTGTGCGTATTGGATATCGTATGAAACAAGTGGGTGTTTTGTGTGAACGTCGTCTAATGCGTATATGTAATCAGACATGTCGATGTGAGAGTGTCCAACCTCACTAATAATTCCAAACTCAGTCATTATAATTAGTGCTCTCATTAGATCTGGTGTGATTTCATCATTAGGTTTAGTGAATGTGATATTATCATCGCGTGATATGCAGCAAATACTATCGTCATTGTTTTCGTAGGTAAATGCAAAACCCCAGTCGTATACTTCAAGTTTGGTTTTGGGGTCGAGCATCTTGCGTATTATTTTAGCAGAATTCGCCCATGCAATATCTGATGCGTTGTGTCTTCTCCAATTAAGTGTATATCCCATTTTATTGTTGTGTGATATAGGTAAATAATATATAACGAAATCAATTTTATTGTATTGATATTATATAATGGAAGCACCAACCCCAACCATAAGAGAACAACTTTTTAATAAAGTTTTTGTTAAAACACCAGATTGTTCTGAAAAATTAGCAGACGCACAATTGATTCCTGGTATGATTGATATGACAAGATTTAATGGTTTAACTGATAGAAAAGGAAGAGAAATACTTCAAGGTATGATAGTTTCATATAAATATATAAATGAAGCTGGTAAAACTATGCAAGTGATAAATTCAAGGGTTTTAAAACACATACCATGCATTGAATATCAATTACCTGCAGATAACCCACAAATTTTTCTCAGTGGTGTTGCTGAAAAACGAAATGATTGGGTAGAAGATAACCAAAAAGAAAAATTTTGTAATAATCAATTTGAGTCTTATAAGAATAAGGAAATATCTGTACCTGTGAATATTCCGTTTGATATTGACATAACTGGTTCGAGTATAGGTAAGCGAATGTTTGGATCCGTGAATGCAGGTTCACAAATAACAATGAAATACAAGAAAAAACGTGTGCGTGGCTCGAAAAAGAGACGCAGATCAGTTAAACGTAGATCTCGTATATCAAGACGTAAATGAAAATTACCACAAGTAAATCCGTGATGTATAATTTTTTGTATAGTTATAAAATATGTGTTTTATAACTTATTGAGTAATTATAATAATGTCGTCTATTTTGGTTTTAGTATATGGTTCACGTGGTTGGATAGGAGGTCAGTTTATCAATTTATTACATGATGCTGGTATAGCTTTTATGAATGGTAAATCACGTGTTGATGACAAATATGCAGTCGAAAAAGAAATAAATGAAGTAAAACCATCACATGTAATATCGTTCATAGGTCGTACTCATGGTAAGATAGGAGAAACTGAATACCCAACAATCGACTATCTTGAACAGCCAGGTAAATTATATGAGAATGTACGTGATAATTTGTTCTCTCCTTTAGTTTTGGCTCATGTATGTAGTAAACTTAAAATTCATTTTACATATCTTGGAACTGGTTGCATTTTTACATATGACGATAACCATGTATATGGCGATGAATCGTCTGGATTTACAGAAGGTTCTACTCCTAATTTTTTCGGTTCTGGATATTCGTGTGTGAAAGGATTTACTGATCGTCTTATGTCAATGTATAGTGAAACAACGCTAAATCTAAGAATTAGGATGCCAATATCATACGAACAAAATACACGAAATTTTATAACAAAGATAACAACTTATGAAAAGATATGTAGTGTACCAAATTCTATGTCAGTTTTGCCTGATTTATTGCCGCTTGTCATTAATATGATGAAAAAATTTACAACTGGTACAATAAACTTAACTAATCCTGGATTAATAACTCACAATGAAATACTAGAATTGTTTACCGAGATTGTCGACCCATCCTTTAAATGGAACAATTTTACAATTGATGAACAGCGACAAATTTTGACAAGTGAACGTTCTAATAATTGTTTAGATACGACTAAATTAGAATCGCTCTATCCTAACGTTCCAACAATAAAATCATCTTTGCATAATGTGTTAGCTAGATACAAAGCCACATATAACCCTAAGGTATCAAAATCTGTAGAACCAATCATAAAGTGTTTGTTTGTAACTGGTGGTGCAGGATTTATAGGATCTAACTTTGTAAATACATTTGTAAACAACAATCCAGATGTATTCTTGATAAATTATGATGCACTTTATTATTGTGGTAACGAGAATAATATCGATGAGTGTGTTCGTAAATCACCAAATTATAAGTTTGTGAAAGGAAACTTGTCTTCGTATGATTTATTGAGACATATCTTCCAAAGTTACTCGATAACACATGTGCTTCATTTTGCAGCTCAATCTCATGTACAAACATCATTCACAGATGCTTTGCAATATACTCAAGACAATATTGTTGGAACACATAACCTTTTGGAAGTGGCACGTTTGTATTGTCCAAAATTGGTTAAATTTGTTCATGTATCAACAGATGAAGTATATGGTCAATCATTGTTATGTGATACTGAACAAAAAACAGAGAACTCTATTTTGTGTCCAACTAATCCATATGCAGCAACAAAAGCAGCTGCTGAGTTAATTGCACAATCATATCATCATTCTTTCAAGATGCCAATTATTATTACACGAGGTAACAATGTATATGGTCCAAACCAATATGATGAAAAAGTAATACCTCGTTTTATTAGTCTTCTGAATAATAACAAAAAAATTACAATACAAGGCGACGGATCGTGTATGAGGTCGTTTTTACATTCTTCGGATGCAACTAGTGCATTTGATATTATATTGAAAAAAGGTATTATCGGTGAAATATATAATATAGGATGTGATGCGGATATGGAATTCAGTATTAGTGATATTGGAAAGATCCTGATAAGGATGATAAAGAATACTGACGAATATGATGAATGGATTGAATATATCGAAGATAGACCATTTAATGATAAGCGTTATTACATCAGCAATGAAAAACTAAAGGGTTTGGGTTGGGAAATAAAGGTGGATCTTATGAAAGGGTTAGAAGAATTAGTAAATAATAAATAATTTATTCAAACCATTAAATACGTCTCTGCTTAGGATATAATACATTTCCATCTCGGCTTATAATTTGCTTGCAGTTATATCCACCTACATATGACAAAATTTCTTCAGCCTGTGCCTTCCATGCACAATTGATCATTTCATCAACTACCTTGCAAACAAACTCGGTCTGTGACAGATCGTTTGGATGTGATCGTACAAAGTCTTTCTCTCTCTTTATCCTGTTCAAACACAATTTGGCTGTTATTTGAAGCTCTTTTGTTTCGTTCAACCTGTCTAATAATTTGATTCCATTGTCACCATCTAACCCATCGATACAATCGCCTGATATCTGATACCATGCATCATTATACTTTTGAAATACATGAGTTTCAACTGCATCACAATCTTTGCAGTCTTCTAAGAGAAAATACCCGTCACCATAATATTTTTCATAAGCTTGATAAAAAACATCAACAATCTGTCGTTCTTTTCCGTAATATCTAGTATCCCCGTTTGTGTAAATGCAAAATAGTTTGATCTCGTTAGGTGTCATAGATTTTAGTTTAGAGTTTATATCGGGATGGTCATAGCCTTTTTGCCGCATCTCTTTTAAAAGTTGAACGTATGCTGATGCTAACATCATTATTATTAGCTTTTTAGTATTTAGTAATATATTTTTATATGGTTTATAAAATATATTAGCATATATCATGTGTTTTTTAATATATGGCTCCTTTACATAATGTGTATATATTTAATACCCGTTGATTTTATCTCGTTTAATCAATATGTGCTATTTTTGGATTATAAATAAAACTATATTATGGGTATATTATATTCAGAATGTCAACGCGAAAAGTAGGTAAGTTTAGTAAAAATAGTCGCAAATCAAATAAGAAGTATATTAAGAAACGACGTAAGTATACACAGAAGGGTAAAGGTTTGGGTGACGAGCTTAAAAAGGTCTATAGAAAGGCGTCAAGATCAGCTAGTAAATTTACACGCGGTCCATTGAATAGAGAATCTATGAGAGAACTTCAACAAGAACTGGAAACAAGAAAGATAAATAGTGTTCGGTTAAATCATGATTGTCCTTTATGTTTAGATCCAACAATCGAAGCTAAAGTCCCACCAATAACAGGAACACCAGATGAATTAGAACGTTTAAAAACTGAAAGTGGTACATGTCAACCTTGTAATCAGTGTGCTCATCCGTTTCACTTGAAATGCGTAGAGGAATATTATGATAGTAAGAATAAGAAAAGTAGCGTATGTCCAATGTGTAGAGATGAAAGTTTCAAAGAGTTCCAAAATAAAAACTACGTAACAAAAAGACTAGAAAGAAACAATGCCGAACTTACAAATTTACAAGCAGAATTGAGAGAAATGGCTAACCAAAAAGGCCCTCCTCCTCCACGTTACAATGAAATCCAAACTAGATTAAAAGACTTAGAGTTAGATATACAATGCGACACAGACTGGTTGAATCCTAATATAAGTGAAGATGAGTATATTAAACGATGGCGAAAAAGACGTTAGTAATGTATATTCTGAGTGTTCTTCTTTATTGTAGTATATAGTATTCATAAATCTAATCTCGTTTAAGAGTTTTAACCATTGAATTAGAATGTGATAATAATAAATTAAATTTTTCCATTTTTAGAAAAAGTGGAGAAAAAATTCTAGTTTTGTGAAAAGTATATAAAAATAACGTAAAAAAAGTATATAAAAATAGAATGCAAAATAGTTGAAAATGTAGTGTGTGTGAAATAGCG